ATATTTTATCTGATTGGAATATTGAACAAGATTCTTCAATTATTAATTTAAGACTTAGAATTGATAATCATGATGCTTCAATAAATATTTTATCTGATTGGAATATTGAACAAGATTCTTCAATTATAAGAATTGATGCATCTTTAGGAGACTATGTTCGAAAAGATGGTGATACAATGTCTGGTAAATTAATTACACCTGATATTGATGTTATAAATGATATCTCTATTGGTGGTAATATTAATTTATCCAAACATATACATTTTGAAAAAGAGATAGAAGCACATATAGATGGAGATTTATGGAGAGATCCATCTTTTGGGCATATATTTTATAAACATAATTTCGAAATTGGTGATGCATCGACATATGATTTAATTGATAAATTAACCAGAAGTGCAAATGATTGGTTTAATTTTGGAGATTCATCAACATTAGATCCAGGAGATAGAATACTAATTGAGGACGCTCAAGATGGATTTAAAAAGAAATATATTGGAGCAGAAGCATTTAAAGAAGCTGTTACTGGAGGTTTTGGTGATTATGCAGCATACGCACAAGATTTAACAATTAGTTCCACAACCTCATCTGCATATCAAAATAAATTAACATTAGTGACAGATGCCTCTGCTGTTTCATCTACTTATAGAGTTGGATGGACTTTCCAACTTTCTAATAGTAATAATTCTAAAGAATCAGGATATAGAGTAACATTAGATGGTGCGATTTTGGCTGAGGATATAGTTGCATTCCCTTCCGGGGGTTCATATCTTTCATTCTCAGTGTTTCAACATATTGATTTAACACCAGGAGCACATAGTTTAGCTATTGATTACTTAGCCGATAAAAATACAGCACGTATAAAGGATGTAAGATTAGAATATTTTAGAGCAGCAACTGAAGCAGTATAAAAATAATAAATTATGGCAAAAAAAATAAAAGATGAAGTAGCATTGGATGCTATTGTTATAAAAAAACAATGTTTGACTTATGCAATAGTGAGTGGTATATTAACTTGTTCTGATCCATCATGTAATGGTGATTATCATAAAGCAAGAAAAATTAAAAACGTTAAAAAAACATATTAAAAATGACTTTTACATATACATATTTATTAAGTGACTTCCTAAACTCATTAGTTGATTTAGATACATTAACTATACAAGTACAGGATAGTGTAATTACAGTTTCATTAGATTATATAAACGATGGAGCAGGTTCAGGGACAGATGTTGATTTTTATTTTAAAGCAACATTACCATCAGATGATATTATAACATTAAATACAATTGTTGCTAATCATACTGGAGAACCTATTACAGAAGAAACACAAATAGTTCAAGCATCTATATTAACAGAACATATAAAATATATTGAGTCAGGAGAAACCACTCAAGACTTATATGCGGCAGAATCACTAATTATTGATGTTTCCAGTAATGATACGAAAAAAACAGTAGATTTTACATGGTCATACTTAATATCTTTAATGTCCGGAACACTAGGAATTTCTGAGGATATGATAGGAGATAGTTTATGTATAGAAATTGCACCAAATACTTTGATAGGAGCATTTACACAAAATGTAAATCTTGGAGATACTTCATTAAATGTATCTCCAACAGTATTAGATTATGTAAAAAGAGGTTTTTATATAGGCAAATATGGAGATATGGATTCAGGATCAGAAATGAGTCAAGTTTTATCTATTGATACAGAAAATGGAAGGATAAATTTAACATCACCTTCTATATCTACTGCCACCGCCGGCAATTATTGTGCAATGAGTGCTAAATTAATTCCTAATTTGTATATACACTCTCTAGATAAAATAGAAATAGGAAAACAAATACCAACAGGCCAACGAATAACTGCAGGAACTCCTGTTAGAGTTTGTTATTCTAATAATAATAATGTGGCTAAAAAAATATCTTTTTTTGTAGAATATCTTTATTAAGATTGCTATTATTTATAAATATTGAAAGGGACTTAGGTCCCTTTTCTTTTTGAATAAATAATAAAAATAAGAAGTCTTAATGGCAAAACGTCAACAATTCATATTTAATGATAAAACAGTAGGCATAACTACTATTCTTTTTAGAAATCAATCACCTATTTTAAATATAGATAAAATTGTATTTTTTAAAGAAACTGGATTAAATGGTAACTGGATTAAAAAAGAATTTAAATATTCTTTTGATAATATAGTGTGGTCATCAATGAGAACTTTGACCCAATATAATGTTTCTTCTATTGATTTTACCAACCATCCTAATTTTTACATGGAAATTTTATATACTAGAGCAAATTATAATACTGCTCATATAAACGATTTTTATTTATTTTATGATTCTAATAATGGTACCCCTGTAGATCCTAGTGTAGGACCTATTAATGCAGATACCTTACAAGGGGAACCTGGTTCTTTTTATTTAGATAGAGCTAATCACACAGGTCCTTTAAGCGATTTAGGCGTATATAATGTTACTGATGGATCAGGTGCCGGGGTGTATTCTCACAGAGAAGATTCTTCTAATGGTACTAATATCTATTTTAAACGAATAGAAGGTAAAGGTGGTGTTCAAGTATCTGATAATTCGTTAGGTACTATAATAATTGATGCATCCGGAATATCAGCAGGAAATACTTATATCAATGAATTATCAACTGCTATAGGTGTTGGCGGAATTATACAAGATTCTTCATTCTTTTATACTCCAGGTAAAACATTTGAAGAAACAATGGAAGCAATGTTTTACCCTACATTATATCCTACATTAACTAATCCAAATAATTCTTTTGTTATTCAAAGTGGAGCTAATTCTTTAGAAGAAATAAATGATGCATTAACTGTCGTTTTTTATTCTTCTTTAAATAGAGGATCAATTAGTCCCGCATATGGCACAAACGGTTTTAGATCTGGAGATTCTAGTGTATTTCATTATACCGGAGTTGATTTACCATTATCGGATAGGGATGATTCAGGAGGTAACACACAACAAATTGGACCATATACTGTATTAATTGGTATGCAAGCCGGATGGACATCTGCAATTTCATATAATGAAGGGGATCAACCACTTGATAGTATAGGAAATCCATATGATACATCTTTAGCAGCAGGAACTACATCTTATAAATCGGTTAATTTCGAAGGAGTTTATCCAATATATGCTACTACTGTAAATATTGACGTATATACAAAACAAATATTGTATTCTATGTTGAATGCAAATAATATAGTAATTCCAATGAGACCGGAATCAGGAGGATATAAACAATCCTTTGATATAGCAAATGCTTGGATTGGATTACCTACTGATAGAAGAGTTAGAGGAATAGAAACTTTTAATACATTTGCCCAGATATGGGAATATCAAGGTGGAACAGAAAATACTTCTATGACATATTGGACAGAAACTATTACAAACTATAGTGGAGTTCCTTATACCAGATATACATATAATGGTATTGATAGAAGTAGTATACAAATAAGATTAAAATTTTAATAAGATATGGGAAGAAATAAAGGAACATTTAATTTCGCTGCAAATTTTGAAGTTTTAACAAAAGCTCCATTAGATGCAAGAACTCTAGTTAGCTCTTACTCTGACTTAGTTGATCCTTTGACATGGAATGATGCAGATAGTCTTAGTTGGCTTTTTAACGGTGCATTAGTTGTTGTTATAGATGATCCATCTTCAGGTGTTTATATGTTAAAAGATGCTGCTAATTATAATTTATATAATAATTGGGAACAAGTTGGAGGAGTAACACCTAAAGATATAGAGGATTTATATGATTATATTGACGGTTCTATTGCTTCATTAGATTCAAGTATAAATGATTTATATACTACATTAACTATAATAGATTCTTCAGTAAGTTACTTAATTGATTGGAATACTACACAAGATATAAGTATTGGAGATATTCAGGAATCAATCATCAAAATAGATTCAAGTATTAATGAATTATATTCCAAGCAATCAGGAGTTATTAATATAGGTGATGGTTCTGCAAATATATTCGCTGGATATGATCCATCTAATAATATTCAATTAAGAACATTATCAGGTTCGGGAGCTGCTATAGTAACTCAAGTTGGTGATAATATAATTATTGGTTTGGATGCTTCTTTTGCAGGCGAAGTTAATTACGGTGTTAATGTTGGATCTGGAGATGCAAGTATATACTATAGAAAATTAGGTGATGAATTACAATTTAGAGAATTATCAGCAGGAACAAATATAACATTAGATGTTTCAGATAATTTAATTATAATTAATTCAATTGGAGCGGCTGGAATTGATGGAGGTGTTTGGATTACAGATATAACTCCTCAAGGTTCAGGGAATGTAGGTGATAAAACATTCTCATCAGATGGAAATGTTTTAGATTCATGTTTATCAGATACCAATCAGTTATCTGTGCATATTCTAGCACTACCTGGTCACACTAATTATAAACCTATAGTATCTATTAACTCTAATCCTGTAAGTATCTCTGCTGATGCAGATAGACCTCTGTGGGAAGGTATATACAACCTTATATATAATCCTTTAGATGCTAGTATTACAGTTAAACATGAAGATGGTGCAACTTGGACAACAATTGTTGATCAAGATACTCCAGCGGTTATAACAAGTGCTATATTTGTTGGTGGATATCCAGGATCACAAACTGAATTAAAAGCAGGTGATTCTTATTCAATACAAATACAAACTGATGTACCCGTAACGTCTATTTCATTAGATAATTATGGAGCATTCTTAGCCGGAACATATTCTGTAAGTGGAACAAATGTAAATATCACCGGAACAATAGCAGATAGAGGAAATTCTGTTCAAGATTTAGGATTTAGATTAAGTGCTATAAAATCAACAGGATCAGAAAGTTTAAAATATACTAGTATTGATTATGGTACTACTGATGGAATATACAGAGTTAAATTAAATAACATTTATCCAACTATTACGTTTGGAACAGTAACATATCCAGGAGTTCAAAAAGCTATTAAACTCGGAGAAACTGCATCGGTAGTTAATACAATAACTAATTACGATACAATGACATATAGTACTCCTAATTCAGAATTAGGAATAACTGCACCAACAACATTTGCGAATCCTAAAGTTGTTTCTTATTCAACTGGAACTTATAACATAACAAATTCTAATTTACGAATTGTAGCAAATAGAGCCGCTAATAATGCAACATCTACACAAAATAGTATAGTATGGATTGCTAATACGCCTGCTACATTATCTATTGCAAATCCTGCATCTAGATTACGATCTGGAGGAAATGATAATACATCTGCTCAAAATCACACCATTACAATTTCAGGTAATGGACAAAGATTATTACAAGCGCCTAGTTTAGTAAAAGATTCAGGCGGAACATGGATTGGGGGAGGATTTTCTTGGATAAATAGTGCCACATCTTTTACTAGATCACTTGAAGTCCATGATAATGATACAAAAGGATCATATACATGGGGAGCAATATCAGGTATTAATTTAGCAGGTATCACAACTACTGTTAATTCAGGAGAAACAACATATATATTAGGCGGGTTTGTTAATAGAACTATTACAGTTGCCCCCTTTGGTACAACTGGGATTATTAATACAGAAATATCAGATTATAGCAAAATACCTTCTACCTTAGCATGGACAGGAAAAGCATTAACAATAAAAGCAGGTATTGGTATAACTGCACCACCAGCCGTTGTAGGTGGTTGGTCAGCAAGTTCTACATTTACTAATCCAACAACTATAAATATACTTGATCTTGCTACTGCATCATCTGTTTCGGCTCCTAGTACATTTACAATACAAGAAAATATTTAAAATAAAGAAACCATATACATGGCAACATTAGATAGTTTACAATTTGAAATGGAAAGAAGAGTAATTCTCTTCAAACCTACAACTACAATGCCGGATAATACTCAATTAGGGTATAATGCCGATCCTAATATAATAGTGACGCCATCTACACCAGGAGAACAACTTTTATTTTATAGTCCAAATAATACAAGATATGTTAATTATGATCCTTCTGGAAATACTGTTCAAGAATGGTATAAACATTCTCAACCTAATGGATGGTTACCTTTTGGAGGAGCAACAGTAGGAAGTGGCACTGATTCTTCGACATGGCAGCTTAATCAAACTGCTGAAGGCGTAGTTCTTCAAGATGCATCCGGTAATTTAATAGTTAGAGCTTATGATGGTAGTTTAGCTACAATAACAGTAGGAAATTTAGTTATTAATAATTATACTGGAGTATTAGTAGCAAAAGACGGTGTTATAACAGCAGACCCTTCTGCCGGATTATTAAAATCAGTAGCTGCTTTATTATTAGGAGATGATATTACTAAAAACTTTGTAATACCTCACAATTTAGATACATTAAATCATTTAATTACTATATATGAATCAACTAATGCAATAATATATCCTGATATATCAATTGGAGGTTTCAATGATACAATTTCATTTTTGAGTCCTCCACCAACAGGAACAGATCACAGAGCTGTTATAATGGGTTTTTAGGCAGAGACATATAAAAAAGAATAAGTAATTATAAATAAATAAAATAAAAATAAAATAAAAATAACTTAAAATTATGGCAAAGTACGTACAACCAATTTTTGATGTTTATGGAGTGGCTGATTTTTATAATCAGGTGACATTTGATGCATCAATTTTTTTACAGGGCGCCACCCATATAAGTTCGCCAGTAGAATCTACTGATAATACACCTTATACCTTATTAGTTGAATCTATAGGGGATGATGTTGTTATCAAGCAGAGACAACTTGGTACAATGGCTTGGGAAAACGCTTCTGCGTGGGATGGATCACTTGGAGATATAAACACAGATATTGGATATCTGGAAACTTCAATAGGGGATTTAGACACGTTAACACAAACCCATGATATATCAATTGGATCTAATACTAGTTTATTATCGATTCATGATACATCAATAGGTAACTTATTTTCAACTAACTTAATTCAAGATGCTTCAATACAAGCTGTTTGGGATAGATGGAAAGAAACTAATAGAACAGGATTTGTAGATAATACACAAACAATTGTATCGTTTGCACCTGGAACACCAGTAGGATCTGGTACATTTACAATTACACCAACTGGTACAGATTGGGAGTATTATAGAACAGGAGAAAAATTCACTATTACAGGTGCAAAAACTGTAACTCTTGATGGTGGTGGTGCTGCTGCAAAAGGCGAATATTATATTTCGATAGATTCTAATGATGGAACTTTATTATCATCAACTAGTCCATGGACAGGTGAAAGTAATACTGTATTTGTTGCTAAAATAATCTGGGACCCTACTTCAACACCAACATATTGGATTGCTGAAGAAAGACACACGATGACTATTGATCGAAAAATGCATTCTTATTTACATCGAACAATAGGTACCCAATTTGTAACCGGAGATGGTTTAACTGGCCCTGATGTTGCAGGTGTTGGATCTAATGGTATTGGATTAACTGATGCATCAAATGCTTTTGGTGTTGCTACAACAACTATTGCAGATGAAGATTTATTTCAAAATTTAGCAGAATTAGTAAGACCAACAAGTCCTTCTAATGATTATATCGTATGGTATAGAACTGGTGGAGAATGGGAATGGAGATATGAAAATACACCATTAGCTGAAAGTGGATCTTATATTCAGTATGATGATACATCTGATTTAGTTACGGCTGATCCAGGTAAATTCGTTAATACTTATTTATTATTTACTAATTTAAACAATTCAGCAGTTGGAGATACTGCTAGATTCTCTATTGTTATTGGTCAAGGCCAATATGATACATTAGACGAAGCCGAGGCTGAAAATCTTAATGATATGAATCAAGATGCTCTGCCTATTGGAGAATGGGTCGCTGCATATCAATTCTCATGGGAAACTTCTACAGGTTATACCACTTCTGGTAAGGTCGCATTAGCTGCCACTCCAAAACCAATTGAAATAAGTGCTGTTCAATCTTCTTCAGCAACAACAACTAGTCACAATAGTTTATTAGGCTTACAAGGTGGAACAACAAATGAACGTTATCACTTAAATAATGCACAATTCCTTGACTATATTGGAAAAACTGATGTTGATGTTTCATTAGGTGATGTTTGGTCAAAATTAGGAAATATAGATAATTCTATTGCTGGTTTAGATACAATTACACAAACAAATACAACAGATATAAATAATGTTGAAACTTCTATTGGAGCTTTAGATACATTAACAAAGATTCATGATATCAGCATTGGAGTTAATACTTCAGATATTGGTAATTTAGAAACTTCTGTAGGAGCTTTAGATGCTAGCATCCAAACATTGTCTACTAGTATTTCTACTAATATTACAAATATTTCTACAAATGCTACAGATATTACTAATTTAGAATCTTCTGTAGGTGCTTTAGATACATTAACACAAACTCATGAAGCTTCAATTGGTTTCTTATGGACATATGATAAAGTTCAAGATGCTTCAATTGCTTTAGCTGTTGCAGGTACAACTACAGCATGGAATGGTTTAACTCTTTCTGCAGATAATTCAATTGGATTAGGTGGAACTCTTAGTGAAGATACTACTATTGAAACTGGTGGATATGGATTTGGTATTACCGGTTCTATGAGTGTTTTTGGAGATTTAACTGTTGATGGTTCAGTAACATATTTAAATACGAATAATTTAGATGTTTCTGATAATATTATAACTATTAATACAGGAATGACAGGTACCCCACCAGTTAATATGGTGTCAGGTATGAAAGTTGATAGAGGTGATGCTTCTGCATACTACTTCTTATTCTCTGAAGCTACTGATACATTTAGAGTAGGTATTAGTGGTCCGGAACCTGGATTACCAGGTGATACACAAGCTGTTGCAACCAGAGAAGATACACCTAATACTAATGGTGTTGCATTTTGGGATAATGTTAATAACAGATTTAATACCGTTTCTGATTTTACATTTAATGAATCTACAGGTCTTTCTATAGCAGATTCAATTACTGCTACAGGTGGTATGGATTTATCTGGACTTTCTGGAGATACACAATCAACTGCCTTAATGGTTACTGGTGGTGCAGGTGGAACTATTTCTACTAGAGCATTAGGTACAATGGCATTTGAAACTGCTACTAATTATACTACGCATACATATGTTAATATTAATTTTGCACAAAGAGATTCATCTATAACAGTTTTATATAATGAAAATGATGTTCAAGATTTACATCTTTCTGCATTAGATGCTTCTGTTACCAATCTTTGGTCTTATGATGCTATTCAAGATGCTTCAATAACTGCTGCTCTTAATAGTGGTGCCGAAGCGTGGAATGGTTTAACTAAAGTTGATAATTCAATTGGATTAGGTGGAATACTAAATTCTGATGTATCAATTGCAGGAAGTAAAACTGGAAGATCGTTCGATATAACATTAGCAGATGCTTCTGATTTTGCAGATACTAATATTAATTTATCAGTTGGAAATGAATTCGATTATGATGGTGGATTAGAATCAAATAAAGCAAGTTTAACATTAAATAATAATCCAGGATTTGGAGGTATAGGTGCTAGCACTAAATACTCTTTAAATGTATTAATTGATGCAAGTTACATGTCATTTAACGGCGATGGTGTTAAAGGAATGTATATACTTGATCAATTCTTCAAAAGAGGCTTGGTAAATGATCAAGATTATTCTGATAATTTTGTTGATGAATCTCTTGTTACTAAACGTTGGGTAGATGCTTCTTTAGCAACTATTGATACTGGTTTAGCTTCTAAGCTTAATTTATCTGGTGGTTTAATGACTGGATTACTTCAATTAGGATCTGCTGGATTCTCTTTAGATGGTCAAACAATTACAGATGTTGCTGTAAAAGGCGGTGCCTTAACAGATAATGATACTACAATTGCTACAAGTGGATTAATCAATGAAGCAATTAGTGCTGCTATTGGTGCAGGTGTTGCAGCATGGAATGGTTTAACTGAATCAGTTGATGGTTCAATTGGATTAGGTGGAACTTTAACTCATGATACTTCTATATCACTTAATGGAAATGATTTAACTATAAATCAAACTATTTTTAGTGATAGTGTAGTTACATTATCAATTCCAACTTTAGGAACTGTTGCTCAAGATGATATTACTAATTTTATAGACATAAATGCTAATGGAATATCTATTAATGCTACAGATGATACTGAGAATAATTATGCTGGATTAGATGCTTATAGTACCGGTGAACTTTTTATTGGATTTTCTAATGCAGCCACTATTGTAGATGCATCTACAAATCCTCAAGGTTTAACTTATGATGATAATTATGCATCTACTTTTGTAGAAAGATCTCTTGTTGATAAAGGATTTGTTACATCTTATGTTGACGGTTCAATAAGTTCAGTTAATGAAAGTATTACAATTTTAGATGCTTCTATTGAAAGAATTGATATCGAACTTAATCAAATAGATAGTTCAATACAAGATATTAACACTGAGTTTATCAGAGTTGATGGTTCAATCACTGCTTTATTTAATCAAAATGATGTTCAAGATTTACATCTTTCTGCTGTTGATGCTTCAATAGTGAGATTAGATTCTTCAATGAATTCTACTATTATAGCTCTTGACTCTTTCTATTCTAAAACATATATTGATGGTTCATTAGGATTAAGAGATACTTCTATTAATAATTTATCTCAATACAATGTTATACAAGATGCTTCTATTCTTGCTGCAGGCTCATCTACTACTGGATGGAATGGTATTACAAGAACTGATAATTCTATTGGTTTAGGAGGTTCATTAGATATTCCTGTTACTACTATTACTACTAATGGTGCTACTAACTCATTAAGAATTGCTGGTTTAGCTACTTCTTCTGATAACAATCCTTACGCTGTTGTAATGGATACATCAGGTGATGATCTTAAGATTAGAGAACTTGGTACGTTAGCATGGGAATCAAAAACTAGTTTAGATGCTTCTATCGCACAATTAGATGCTTCAGTTGTAGATCTTTGGTCTTATAATGTTGTTCAAGATGCTTCAATTACTGCATTAGAAAACATCCAAGGCAATTATGTTGCTAAAGCTGGTGATTTAATGACTGGACCACTTCAAGTTGGTACAAATGGATCTCAAGCCGATGTTTCTATTTATGGTGGATTATATGTTCATAATTCTTTAACTGTTTCAGGTGATCTTATAATTGATGGATCATTATTCGTAAGAGATGTAGAAACAATTGATGTATCTGCTGGATTTATTACTCTTAATACAGGACAAACAGGAACACCACCTGCCAATATGCAATCTGGTATTGTAGTTGATAGAGGTGATGAACTTCCTTATGTATTCATATATGATGAATCTAATCAAACCTTTAGAATTGGTATTGCTCCGGCTCAAACAGGACCTTCATTCGATGATGCATCAACACAATCTGTTGCAACTAGAGAAGATGCTCCGAATTTATGGGGAATTGGATTCTGGAATAATAATCAAGACAGAATTGATACATCTTCAGGATTTACATTCGAACCTGGTGTTGGATTAGGATTACCTATTGCAACTGATATGTCATCTGAAGCTACAGCTTTAGTATGGAATGGAACAACTGTAGGTTCAAGAGAACTTGGAACTAATGCGTTTAATTCAGAACAATTTGCTACTCAAACTTATGTTGATACAGAACTTGATATAGTTGATGCATCTATTGATGCGTTAAGACAAGATAATCTTTCACAAGATTCTTCTATTACAAATCTTGTTTCCGATATCGCTAGAATTGATGCTTATGATGCTGTTCAAGATACTTCAATATCAACATTAGAAACTTCTATAACTGATTTATCAACCGGTAAATTAGATGCTGTTCAAACTGCTGGTGGTGGATCATATCAGATCGTATCTACAGAAGCTGATAATGTTGCATATATTAAAGAAATTGTCGCCGGTACAGGTGCTACGATTTCCCAAGATGCTTCAACAATAACAATTGGTGTTACAGGTGCGGCTGGATATGTAAGTAAATATGGCGGAACATTTAGTTCTGATGGATCTACTTCAATGGCTATAACATCTGCTACTCACAGTTTAGGAACTGGACCATTTAATATCTCCGTTTACGAAGGTAATGAACAGGTTTATGTTGGTGTTGTTAATGCTGCCAATGGAGATGTTACTCTTGATTGGACTAGTGGAGCACTTTCAGGTATATGTAAATATATTATTGCAGGTTAAGAAACATTTTACTCTTAATATCATATAAAAGGTTAGACATACGTATGTCTAACCTTTTATTTTTTACATGAATAAATATTAAAAATATTATCTAACTTATGAAATATGCTCAAGATGTTTCTATTTATGGCAATTTAAATGTCACCCAACATATTGTTGTTGGACCTTCAGATAAATCTGGTGATTCACTAAATTTATCAAATGATTCTTCAATAAGTATTTCATTAATAGATACTAGTATTGCTATATCTACTGATGTAGAATATCAAGCTCAACGAAGTGTTTACATGAAAAAAGGATCAATACTTTTCATTTATGATACTTCAACATCAACTTTACATATGGATGATGCTGAATATTCTCAAATTTTAGATATTGGATTAACATTTGATGGAGATGTATCAAATGGAATAATCCAATTAATCCCTATTACTTCTAATAATAGTATGGGAGATATAGATTTTAAATACGAATTAAAAATTTTAAAATAAGACATAAACATGGCTGACAGAATTGCTAGATATATCGGAAACGATCTTACAGTAGAACATGATCTAATTATAAATGGAGAAGTTGCAGGTGGCTCATCTAGTAGTTCAAGTGGTAACTACAGTAATGCAAAAGATGACTTTAATGTATCCATAATTGTCGGAACTAAAACAATTACACTTTCTCAACTGCCATTTACAATCGATATAAAAAATATCATCGGCGGCTCTGCTAAAGTTACAGGATTATCCGGAAATACTTACACTACAGAAATATTATCAGTGGACGCGATTGATTTAATTGGAGATAATATTACATTTAACGGTTTTGCTCGTGATTTCTCTACTAATGATGAAGTTACCTTAACTTTATCAGGACCTGATAAATCATATGATCAAGATTTAAATACTACATTAACACAAGAACAAAGTCCGATTTATTCATATTATTCTGATTCAGTTGTAATTGTATCTGATACTAATTTAGCTGTAAATAATTATTTTTCTTCTATTCCATGGGGAAATTATAATCATGGATATATATCACTTATTGCAACAGATCCATCTAATTGTACAGTTAAACTTTATGCTGAAATGGTACCTGATTCCGTAGTACCTGCAACTGGGGGTACTCCAGGAACAACATGGTTAGATATTACAAATGATGTGATAAGCGTTGATACAATTGATACATCAACTATTAAATTTATGAGTATTTTTGATAGAAGTTTTAGACCAGATAATTTATTATTAGAATATGAATTTTCTGGTGCAGTTAATGCAATTGATGCATATGTTAAAAAATGGTACTAATATAATTATAAGAAATGAGTTTATTCAACCTACTACAAATTAGTCAAATAGAAGAAGTTAATCAATTTAATGAAATATTATCTCTTAAAGTTATAGATAAATATGCTCAAAGCAATAGTGCTCCAGATATTATATCATGGAAACATGAATTATTTATTGATGCAAATACTTTACGTTCTAGTATAACGGATTTAGAACAAATAAAAAATTCTATAACATCTATAATGACAGGATTATCTATAGAAACTGAAGAAGAAAATCATTTTGATGACGAAGGTATTTTAATAATAGATCAAATTAGTATTCCATATAGTGTTCCTACTAGCATTGATGGATTAAAAAATACATTATTTGAAATAATTAAAAGAGATTTTGATCTTAAAAAAAATATAGAATATACATTTACTGATGAATCTCTTAAATATGTGACTAATTATATTGTAGACAATTTTATTAAATATATTGATGGCTCAGGCGTGGCAGAATTTGGTAGATTTGTTTCCATTATTACTAATCAATAAAATAATAAAATGAATGGCAATAGAAAGTATATACCATATAGATAAAACAGTATCGTTTAGAGAAACTTTTAATAGTGAAGTTGCTGTTAGAAATAATGGTGGTGTACCTACTGATGGTGTTTTGTTTGAAAATGGTATTATCACTGTAGATTTAAAAAATAATAATATTGAATATCCAGTAATTTTAAAAAATAGTACACCGGAATTTTCAATATTATTTAGATTTAGAATAAATAGTTTATCTCCTGATAGTAATATTTATTTTTATAATGATAGTGGTACTAATGGTATACTTATTTATATGGGTCGTGAAGATGGAAAAATACGTTCATATATAAAAGCAAATGTAACTACAACTACTAATAGATATGATGATGGTTTATGGCATGATTATATAATGACATATAATGGTACATCTTTTTCAGTTTATATTGATGGTGTATTTACTTCATCAACATCATCATATATCAGTAAGTCTAATAATACGTTTGTATTATCTGGTATAGATAGTGTTAGCACAAATTATAGTTCTGGTTCAATGGATTCTTTTGATATTTATGATAGAGAATTAAATGCAACAGAAGTGCAATTACTTTATAGTAAATCATTATATGTTAAACCAAAGACTATATTAATAAAGGGTTACCTAGTTTTTATAGCGAAGATACAAAGGCTTATTTATCTTTAGATACATTTACAGATTATAAGATAGATAACTTTGAATTAATATTATCTGTACATTTTAAAAACGAGATAAGCGATATTCTTACAATGTATTCAAATACAACTACTGGTAACGGGCAAGGTAAAGGTATTAGTTGTTTTTATAATGTATCACAATCTGAAATGAAGTGGGGTATTTTTAATAAAACAATTGATGATGATGATGTAATACCAAATAAACTAACAACATATACATTAAAAGTGTATAATAGTAATATTTATTTATATAGAAGTGGTTTTGGTTTGATTAATAACACAGTAACAATAGTAGACTGGAGTTCTACTGCAGGATTTTATTTAGGAGCTATTATACCAGAAGCTTTAAGCTTTAAAAGAGGTGATAAAAATATAACAGACTTTAAATTTTACGAGTTAGATAGTTCTGGTAATAGAATACAAGAATTAATTAATTTAGATTTTGATCAAGAGATTGGAACAAATGTACCAAATATTGCATTAGATGCACCTGTAAGTTCTGATGGATCAGTTATAGAAAACGGACAAACAACTGATTCTTATTGGCAGCAATATGATGGTTATGAAGAAGTATTAAAATTGACTGCTGAAAGGGGCGTTATTGAAAATAGAAAGAAAGGTGATTTTATAAATAATGGAGTAGATGTAATTAAAGCGGATAGCGTATTACCTGTCATGAAATTTGAAAATGGAAATTATATATCTTTATCAGATATATCAAATATAAATATCAATAAAGCATTAGTTATTAATGTATGGGTACAGGCATTGTCTACTGAAAATGGTATGATAATTTGTAAGAACCCTGTTAATACACAATGGCAATTAGCCTTTCAATCAGCAGGTCTTTATTATAAAGGCGGTGGGTCAACATCAGGTGTGGGCATATCAACTTATTTTTCAAGATTTTTATATAAATGGACCAATATTATACTCATACAACAAAATTCAAACGTATACATGTATATTAATGGTGTATTAGAAGCAACTAATGGAGTATATCCTAATTTTACTAATGATATAGGAGATATTACAATAGGAGTGTTTGGAACAAGTGGATACCCTTTACATGCTAATGTTAATGATTTACAGATATTAAGTGGTATATCATCTGACCAAGAAAAGTATGCAGCACAATACTATAATAGTACAAAAAATAAATACGGATTATAATGAGTAAAGTAGTAGATTATAAATTTTATAATGGTACACTTATTGAAAAATATAGTGGTACACAATTAACACCATCTACAATAAGATTTAATAAGATAAATGGTATTAATGCATTTGATACTAATACTACTGTCCCAATAATACAGTCTGATGTATTACCTAACACATTTGCAGGTAAGTCATATGGTTCAATAATTATATGGCATAATGATGTATTAGGTCTTTTAAATTTTTCATTTAATGTAGATGGTTTTGGTATGTATTGTTTTGGTGGTGGAGGATTTTATTATAACATAAATGCAGGAACTTCTGGCGGTGGTGGAACTGGTCCATATGATAATACATCAGGAACTAAAAATTTAAATCAATTAGTACTAATATTTGACGGTACACAATTGGTACATGATGATGCATTTTATGGATATATGAATCTAAAAGCATTATCTTGGAATCTTGATTGGAATGGTACATTGCCTCATGTATTACCAGGTGATAGTGGAGATATTCGATATTATGGAAAAGATAAAAATTTAATTAGAGTACAATATTTTGATCATTTATTGACACAGTCTGAAATTAATTCTGACTATGGAGATTTGAAAAGTGCTAAATTTTTATCATTCCCAATTAAATATGATTATTTTTCAAAAAAAGGGTTAAAACCACCAACACAATATGATGGAAGTTTGGTATCTGCAATCAATCCCAATAGTTTACAAGGAAAAGATGTTATTGATTTGAGTAATACACAACCAACACTTTTAAACGGGAATAATGGTTTATCTACATTAAATAATTCTATACTACATAACGCACCAAATGATACATATGGCACTATTAATAATATAGCTTATGCTGATATAAAAACAATTTCATTTAGATTTAAATATTTCGGAGGGACAAGACTAAAAATCATAGGTAGTGGTGCGTTTGGTGTAATGCCAGTGAATGTTAATTCAACAAGATCATATGTATTATTAACTAATAATACATATGTTATATGGAGTCAAGCAGCATTAATAATAGGTGAGGAATATACATATACTTATTATTGTATGGGGGATGATAAGGATAAAATGTCAGAATGGAGATGCTGGAAAAATGGTATTGAGTTAACACAATTAGCAGCAGTTGAACAAAATGATACTACAGGGGCATTTATAGATGAAATAGGTGGATCAACATATAGTACAAACTCTGATCCTGTAGAAATAAAAGAAATATTAATTCACGATAGATTTCTATCAAATAAAGAAATAATTGATTATCATAATAAATGGTCTACAGTAACTTTAAAGGAAGATTTTAGACAATATCCTATAGGTACACACCCACAGGAATGGAATAAATTAGTCACTAGTATAAATGGTGATATGACTGTTTATGAATCAGATGGTACAGATGGACTTAATTTAGGTGAACGATATTTATCTCATGATGATGATTCTGCAATTTCAACTTCTAGTGACCAAGCTTATGGCACATGGATATTTGAAGGTGTAGGGAAAAGTGCTGCATCAACTGCATATTTTTTTATTAATAGTTTACAAAATAAAACAAGTGCAGGTGGAAGTCCACAAACTTATTCTTTTATAATAGCTAGTCAAGAAGCATTACAATTTAAAGCTCAATCCACAACACTTTTTTCTACTGGAAATGACTTTTTCGATAATTCAAAATTATATGATTTTAGAATTGAAAGATTAAGTTCAACAGGTTATTTTAGTTTAATTAAAGACCAAACATATCCTGCTCATACTTTTGCAATATGGTATAAAGAACATGATACGAATGAATGGATTTTAATACCAGTAACTACTGGGACTAATCCAATTACTAATTCAACATATCAAACATCAAAATATTTAGTGATGGGTAGTTCAACAGATTGGTTTAGAATTTCAAAATTATTATTATCGAGTGGGATATATTAATAAAAAAATATTATTAATAATATTGATATCATTAATGTCATCTCTAAGTTATGTACAAGATAGAGATACTATATTGAGGTATGATAGTATATGTTTAAAATACGATACAACTATTTTAAACCTAAATTATATAAAACGTTTTAAAAATGATACCACAACTAAATTTATCAATTGGAATTACGGTTTTTATAAAATAGAGAAAATTGTATTACCAAAAGATTCCATTTATATAGGTGTTTATAAAAGTAAATATGATTTAGATAGTGTATCTGTATATACTAAATACTAATAAATAATAAGCTATTTTAATCCGTAAATATATAAAATAAAACATATTTATGACTTGGGTTAGTAAAATAAATCCTTATATACAATTAAAGGAACAAGAGAATGGTAGTTTTATAAATAAAACAAATAGTTTAGGATCTATATATGCTGATATTAGTAGTAATGTATGGTATCAACCAACTACTAATAATGGGTCTGCTTATTTAATTGGATCCCCAGATGCTTCTGTAGTTGTTACTACAACTTGGGGAGATATAACAGGCACATTAACAGATCAAACTGATTTAAATAGTGCTCTTAATAATAAATTAAATTTATCTGGAGGTACTTTAACCGGTGGTCTAGGTATCACTGGCGGAGTTGCAAATGAATTAACAATTAATTCATCTACACATATACGTGGTACAGCTTTGTCATCTCATATATACAATGATAATGGATTATCTGGATATGTATCATTTGGATTTGATTCAGATTTTACACATGCCATATTACAAGTTAATCAATTAAATGGTAGAGTAGAATTAAAGAATGGAGGATATATTAGATATTTATCTGAACCTTCTATAGGCAACACTTATGATCTTCCACATATTGGATATGTTACAGACAATTATCTTGGATTTGGAGGTGGAATATTAACAGGAGATTTAACAGTACCTTCTATTAAATATGATACTAGTATTGTGGCTTCGTCATCTGAAGGAACTACATATTGGAATGGTAATGATAATACATTAGATATCGTAACAGGCTTAAATGACACAATAATTAGTGTTGGACAAGATTTTGTGTATAAGGTATATAATGGCACTACAGAAACTCTTTTGGGTGGTAAAGTAGTACGATCAACAGGAACTATTGTTAACACATATCAAAGTGTTGTATATGCTCTAGCTGATAAATTTGAAAATTGTTCGGGACAATTAGCATTTTTAATAAGTGATATTGCTCCAGGAGAATATGGATTCGTAAAAACTGGTGGGAAAGTCAACGGATTAAATACTTCAGTTATTTCTATAGGAGATATTTATTTATCTGCTGATGTAAGTGGAAACACTACTAATACTGCTCCTGTATTTCCAAATTACAAATTTTATTTAGGATCATGTTCGAATGTGGATGTAACTAATGGAGAGATTATATCATCTCCATATGGATCTATAGAAGATACATTCGAAAATTTTTGGGATGGAACCATAAGAGAAACATTTTCATTAGATGTAAGTACTGATGGTACTACTGTATCCGGATATTTAAATCCTAAAAATGTTGGGCTATCTTCGCTTACTATGATATATCATGATGGGTTTTCATCTTTAGTTACTGAAGCATCAATTAATTTAAGTGTAGGTACTAGTGTAAGTCCTCAAACTAACTTTATATACATTCCACAATCAACTAAAATTCTTACTACAACAACCGGTGATTGGCCATCTTCAATTGAGCATATTAAAGTTGCAGAAGTAATTTTAAAAGATGCAACTTCTACATTAGAAAAAGGAGCATTAAAAAATCAAAATTGGAATGACGCAATAGAGAACGATATCCCTCAAGGTCATTTATCCCATATTACAGAACGAATTAGAATAGAAAATTGTAGATATCATGCAGGTATTGTTGCCGATGGTAGTATTGGCGAGTCTTCAACTCCCGATGATGTTTGGATAAGTAATACAGCTGGTAAAGTTTATCAAATGCATAAACAAGATTTTAGTAGTTTTGATACATTATCAGGAGATTATGTTAATATAGTTAATCATGATGTATCCGCATATTTACCTGTTACTAATTTAAATATTATAAATAATGATGCGTTAGGACAAACTTTAAATAATAAATCATTCTCTTTTGTATCATGGGGAGTAATTAATAGTAGAGGTAATGATCAATTAATGATTAATCTTCCTCATGGATCGTATGATTATGCAACTCCAGAAGATGCCGTTGCTGATTCAAATAATTATAGCGAATATAACATCCCAACTATATTTGTTGGTGTTGGATTCTTAATAGCACGATATACATACACTTATCTTAATGATTCTTGGACACTTTATGATATAGAAGACTTAAGAGGTAAGTTTCCTAATACATCTGCCGGTGGTGGAACAGGGGGAAGCGGTGGGGCATCTACGTTCCTAGAATTGAATGACGTCCCCGTAACTTATTCAGGAAATGGTCTTAAAATGGTTCGGGTTAGTTCAGGTGAATCTGGATTAGAATTTAGTGATGATTTTTATTCTAAAACTTATTTAGATAGTTCAATTACATATTTAGAAAATAATAAATTAAAAAATACTACAGATACTCTAACAGGAGATCTAACTATTACAAATGATGTATCTATAAACAATGATTTATATATTGGAGATAATGGAAAAATACGAAGTGATAGATCAACTCTAACTATAAGTAATAGTGGGGAATCTGTTCTTTCGTCAACTGGTTTAAGAACAGAAATACGGAATATTACTAATTCGGGAATCCCAGGTCATATTTCACTTCTATCTAGTAAAACGTATGTTGTTAATGATCAAATTATATTTGGTTCGGAAGATGATGTAAATTCATATATAACTATAAATGATGCTTCTGGAGTATTCGGGAACTCATTGAAAGTATTGGGAGATAATGCAGACAATTTATTATCTATAACTAAAAATGGAGGTATGCATATCCCTGAAATTACAGAAGGCTTACAAACTAAAGCATTATATTGGAATTCATCAAATGGTGAAATTACATACGGAGATCCATGCATTGGGGAAGCAGCCACGTGGGGAAACATCTCCGGTACATTATCAGATCAAACTGATCTACAAAATGCATTAAATGCTAAATTATCTACTTCTGGGGGTACAATATCTGGAGATTTAACAGTTGGCGGAGATTTAAATGTTGATGGTTCATTATTAGTAAGAAGTGTTGAATCAATTGATGTATCTTCTGCTTTTATTGTATTAAATACAGGCCAAACAGGGACACCTGTTAATACTATGCAATCTGGTATTGTAGTTGATAGAGGTGATTTAGAACCATATGTATTTTTATATGATGAATCTAATGAAACTTTCAGAATTGGTATTGCAGCCCCTTTAACAGGTCCACAATTTGATGATGCATCTACACAAGCTGTTGCAACAAGAGGAGATAATCCAGATCCAATGGCAATTCCTTATTGGAATGATACATTAGATATACTCGATATGTCTACTGGATTAACATTTGATGAAACATCTCATACTCTAGATATTGGAGGTTTAGGACTTAGAAGAATTGGTATAACTTCTAATTATATTCATGATGGGTCTACCTTTATGCAATTGAATAATGATTCTATGTTTATAACCAATAGTACATATGCAGGTAGTATGCAAATTAATAATGAAAAATTAGGTATAGATCATAATAACATTCAATTTGGTGGAGGAGCAGGGGATATTAATACATTTATGCTTATTAAAGATAATGCTACTGTTCCTAAGAATGAAACAGTTAAAATAACATCTCCAACTAATTTATTAGATGCTTATTTTACCATTTTTAAAACAGGCGAAATTTATTGTCCTAGTATAGGAGATTCATCTACTAATTATTTATTATTTTATAATAATGCTTCTGGAGAAATAACATATTCAGATGCTTCTATTTCTGGTGGAGGATCAGATTATTGGACTTTAGATGGATCAATATTAAAACCTACTGATGAGACAGTAGATGTTCAATTAAATGCCATTCAAATTGGTGCAGATCCAGGCGCTGTTAATATAGTAGATATGGAAGTTACTTCAACACCTACAGCAGGTACAGAAGAGTCATATGGCTTTAATATTGATGGAGATACTATAATGAAAATATACTCTGAAGCTGATGGAGCAGGTAGTGTACAAGAAACTGCAGTTGTAATAGAAGCTGATTATCAATATATGGGTTTACCTAATACAGATGGATCGTGGAGATTCTATGTTAATGGTACAGGGGATTTAGTATTTGAAAAACGAGTTTCCGGAACATGGACTGAAGGCGGGAAATTCTCAGTTTAAAATTTAAAAAATAAAATATGTCAAAACTTAATATTCAAACTGGTGTTATTGCCGGAAATGTAATAAAAATGAATGCAGATTTTAGTAATGCTCCACGGTTATTATTAAAAGGTATTATACCACCTCCTATAGTGACATTTACAGTAAATTTAGATCAAATTAATGCTAATTTTACAACATTAAGCTTTATTAATTCTATATCTCAAGATGGTAGCACATGGACATTTGAGGAAGGGACATATCCAGAAGCAATAATAAATGAAGATGCTTCTTTAACAGCAGACGTTTCAATTCAATTCAGTACTATTACCCCTAATGATGGAGATTTTTCTTTAATTGAAGATTCAACAAAACTATTAATAACAACTGATAATTTAGATAAGAATTATAAAATAAGAATAACATCTAAAAATCATTATTTATTAGAGTTTACTGGAGTTGATAATTTCAGCACCGGAAAGAATGTTAATGAGTATTTAGGTAAAAGTATTATAAACGCTGATTATACTAGTACTGATAAAATAGGAAATTCAGAATTTATGATACCTAATACAGTTGTTGATCTTGATGGTGATTTTGTTAGTGGATCAAATGATGATGGAAATGCTCCATTTAAAATAGATGATTTGCAAATTTATGATTTAACTTCATATTCAGGAATTACAGATATTAATAAGTGGGTTTATGGTGAGGACCATGAACATCCAACATCGTGGTATTTAAATGAATCAATGGTAGGCGATATTAAAATAGATATAGAAATTTCTAAATTATTATACAAAGGAATTGTTTATCATCCAAATTATGTTACATTTAGTACAAGTAATAATTTTGTTTATGGGCCAGATGGATCATCTAATGGAATAACATGGGGATATGGATTTGATTATAATGGAGCTTATACAGCAGGAGTAGATTATGATTATATGACTTTTGAAATAGATGGTGCATACGATATATCCAGTATAGATAATTCAGTTCATGGATATATTGAATTAACTAAATCTATATCTGGAGATTATTTATCATTTGAACCTGCGAATTATGAATTCCCATACACTGGATCTATTGATGTATCTTGTTATGCTACAACAGCTTCAGCAACATTTGAAGTAAATTTAGATCAAACTAATGCTAACTTCACAACGTTAAGTTTCACTAATTCTATATCTCAAGATGGTAGTACATGGACATTCTTAGAAGGTACTCAACCAATCGCAATAATAAACGAGGATGCTTCTTTAACAGCAGACGTTTCTATTCAATTTAGCAGTATACTTCCAAGTGATGGAGATTTTACATTAATTGAAGATTCAACTAAATTATTAATAACAACTGATGATGAAAATAAAAATTATAAAGTTAAGATAACTGCTAAAGATCATTATTTATTAGAGTATACTGGAGTTGATAATTTTAACACAGGCGAGAATGTCAATGAATATTTAGCTAATAGTGAGGTGGAAGCATATATTAATTATGCATATACAATAATAACAGATAAAATTGGAAATTCTGAATTCCTGATACCAAATATTAGTACTAGTACTGATATTTATATACAAGGTGATTTTATACCTACAGGAGGAGATCCTTTTTCTATAAATGATTTACAAATTTATGATGTAAGTAGTTATAATGGATTAACTATTAGCGATTGGGTTTATGGTTCAGATCATAATTTACCAACAGCCTGGTATTTAGATGTTGCAATGACAGAAGATATAAAAATGAATTTAGAAGTTTCTAAACTTCTTTATAAAGGAATTATATACCATGATGATAACCGAGCATTTGGTATTTCTACACCACATGTATATGGCCCTGAGGGATCTACTAATGGAGAAACATGGGCTTATGCTCAGGACGAAAGGGGATCATATTCATCATCACTTAATGGAGTGATTTTATTTACAGATAATGGCTTTGAGGTAACTGGAATAGATAATTCAGTAAATGGTTGGATTAGAGTCACTGTTGGAGATAAATGGATTGAGTTTGATTCACAAGAATATGAATTACCTTATACTGGATCTATAGATGTATCTTGTTTTGTTACTACATAACATATTTACACCAGTTTGAATTATAAAAATGGGTATAAAATGCTTCTTGGGCTTTTATACCCATTTCTTTTAAATCGTAATCAGAACTAATAATTTTTTCCACCTCTTTAATATCGTTTGTCCAAAAAGAGAATTCATCCCATTTTATCTTATCTTTAAAACATCTTATGTCTTCTCTTGTATAAATAAGAGGAACCGATCCTAACTGCATAGCTTCGTATATACGAATAGTATTATCAAACACCCCACCTGGACAATATGACATATATGAAGAAGCTAGTATATCTCCATATGATTTAGAATATGGGGGAAATACAGTCAATCCATGATTGTCACTTAAATGATCCAATGATCTTTGTCTTAATTGTGATGTTAGATTACCCATGAATGATATATGAATATTTTTAGATTTAGTGGATGATAATTTCCCCCCATGTATTAAAGGTATATGATGAAAATTCTTATATTTATAAGGTCGTACACTCCCCCCTGAAAATATTTGAAATTTTGTATTTCTAAGAATTTTAGACCACTCTAATTCCATAGTATTAATAGTGAAAATCTTTTCATGAGGTATGTCTCCAATTATATCTTCTAACCTATCAATAATTAAATGATTCTTATGACATTTATTCCAAAATATAGGTAGATAATATAGCTCCGGACCTTCATTTTCTAAAGCCCAATCATAAAATTGATCTTCTAGTGAATGATCTCCAAGAGCTTCTATTATTTTATTTCTTCGTTTATATAATTTAGGCCTATATTTACTATCTATATTAATTATTTTCATTTATGGATTTATTGAATATATAAAATATATATAAAAATTAAATATGATATGAGTTTTCAAACAGATAAAATAGGCATTAATAATAATATTTCCGGATTATATCATGTTGACGTAAGTGGTAATCTAAATATAGACGGATCGATTTTCCAAAGAGGACTACCTTTTGTTGGTGGGGGAGGAGACGTTGCATGGGCAAACGATGTTTTTGGATCTCAAAATGGTATGGTTTGGTCAAATGGAGATGGATCTATATCTACATCAACAACTATGTTTAATGATGGTGGAGGATTATCATTTAAAGCAGGTAATGGCTTAAATCTAATGGCTCCTCTAGATTCTTCGGATTGTGGGGACATTGTATTTTATAGAAATAATGGATCTGATGAGTTTGCTAGAATATATACTGAATCTACTACTGGATATCTTATATATAGAAGTGAATCTGATGGATTAACAGGTAGATACATGTATCATAGTGGTAATTTGCCTGTTGGTGGATCTAATATTAATAATAGATTAGCAACATTTACAGGAGCCGCGGCTAATGGAATATTAAATGGAGAATCTGGATTAACATATGATACTACTAATGGATTAGATTCTACTGGAAATATTACAACTGATTCTTCAATAGTATGCCAAGAAATAATTATAACAAATTCATCAGGAACAGCAAAATATAAGATATCATATAATGATACTACGGATTCATTAGATACTATTAAATTATAATGGCAAATACAACACTACATAGACAATCACTAACGGTTGAAGATGGATATTTAGACGAACTTAAACCTATTATAACTGATGGTTTAGTTGCTCATTTTCCTCTACATGGTACATTTGATGGCATAAGCTATCAGAATGACACCGAATCTGAAGGTGTCTGGGAAATTGGTACATCTGGAAATCAAGGTTTTTTTATACAAAATGGAGGTACTGCCGAGAATAGTATTATAGAAAAAGAAAATCCATGGGGAGCAAAAGCTGCTGTATGGCAAGCTGCTCCTGATGCAGTTTCGGGTCCGGATGGGGGATGGGACATGGCTAGCGTACCAATTGATCATACTAAAACATATAGATATAGTGTATGGATCAGAAGAGAATCAGTAGGAAATGGCGGGACATATTTTGGATGTGAGGGTAACTCTGTATATAATCTTGCTGGAGTACTTCAGACTAATCCATATTTTGTTACTAGTATTTCCGCTTCGACAATACCAATATGGGAGGATACATGGATATTATTTGTCTATTATGTACATCCTTCTGATTATACAGGATCAAAAGCTGCAGATAGTGGTGGATATACAACAGATGGTACTAAAGTATATACTAGTGGGATAGATTTTAAATGGTCAGCAACATATGGTTTAGGTGGATTAAGATCTTATTTATATTATTCAACAGATACATCAGAAAGACAATTTTTCTATGATCCAAGAATGGAAATTTATGATGCAGCTTCATCATCTACAATTATTGAAATGTTAAATGGTCTTCCAAAAAAATATCATCATAATACATCAACTAATGTTGGTATATCTAGTAATGAAGATATAGAAGTAGGAGATGTAGGTACTAATGTAATTATTAATCCAACTGGTTCTTATGGAGCTTCGGCAGACGGTAGTTATGATCCAGGTTGGGATGAAACTTTACACCCCAAAGCAATTACTGTTAACCAATGGTCTTTAGGTTATAATAGTGGAGTTTCAGAACCAAGTGTTGGATATTTCGGTCAATGGGTAAGGGAAGGATATGATGGAGGGCCTTGCATGAAATTCTTAGATTATAATTCTACCTACGGTCATATTCATAGATGGATGGGTATTAGTGAAGTCTTTACATTTGACATGTCCTCTATTGGATGGGCAACAGGAACAATAATTACTATTTCATGGAGACAAAAGGTTAATGATATAGGGAAATATTCTAGTGTTGGATTATATCATACAGAAACCGGTAGTACTTTTGGTACTGCTATATGGGATGTATTTAATAAATCCCATGGGATATGGGAAAATAAGTCTGTTACATATACAATCCCAGCTGAATGGGTGTCAACTACATCTATAAGGGTATACGTTTATGGAATGTATGGAGTTGAAGGTACTCTTTGGGTAGATAATATTCAAATAACAGAAACTAATAAACATGTACCTTTTATAGATGGAACAAGATCAGCTGCTAGCATTTATAGAGTAAAAATGAGAGAGGATCTAGATACTTACACTGTTGTTGGAAAATTTACTCCATTTACACCTTTTGATGGTACATATGATACTACAAATTCTTCCAGTAGCTTATTTAAATTAACTGATGGAGAAGGTGCAGGTAACATGTATTTTAGATATTATATATCATCTGGTTCTAGACCTTTTTTAGATGCTGATGGTACATTTGGAGCTACTCATACACATCAATTATACACAGTAAATAAAGACGAAGAACTTTTATATGCTATAACTAAAACAGGAACTACTTTTACTTTTAAAATATATCAAAATGGCTGGAAACTTGCTCATGTTGATTCCATTGATAATGATAATTTATTAACATATTTTGGATTTGACTCTCTTCCATGGAATGGAGCTCATAAAGAAGTAAGCTTTTATGATAGAATACTTACTACTGATGAATTAGAAACTATTGCAAAAACTGTTTATTCATTAGATACAACAAATATTAAAGCTGTTGTAGATGATAATGTATATCCTAATCTTTGGAGAAATGCAAATTTTGAATCAACATCTTATCCTGTTCAAGGAAATGGTACAGTTACTTTAGAGTATGATGAGTATGGATATTATCAACAGATGATTATTTCCGGATTAACATGGACATACAGAGGATATTCTTTATTAGAAGATAAAAGTGCTATAGGCATATCAGGTACTAAATATGTTATTTCCGGATGGTTTTGGATTTCTCCTGGTAATACATTTACCGTTCGACCCATTGTAATTGAAGGAGATTTGGTTGGTGATCAGTATGATTATAACGATTTTTCATCATGCCCAACAGGAGAATGGTTTTATGCAACAGCTGAAGGTATTTCAGATACAGATGGTATTAATGTATATGTGTATCCAACATCATCAACTACTGGAAGTGGTACTATAAAATGGAGAAATATGTCAGTTAGAAGAGCTTCTGAAGAAGAATTAAGAATAAATGAAGATATCATAGATATCGGCGATTATATAGAATAAATAAAATAAAATATAACTTTATGGCAAATTTAAAAGCCGGCACATCAATAGATGGATATTTAGCTTTACATACAGATAATGTTCAAAATGTTAGTATTAATGGACCATTAACAATTGTTAATGATATAGATTCAGCAGGAGGTGGTACTAAAGGTATTATAATTAAAAATACAGGATCTGGTGGTGAAGCCGCAGTCGCTTATAATAATTCTGTAACTGGTTCCAATTATTGGTTTACTGGTTTAAATGAATCTGGTAGTCTCCAATGGACTTATGGTTCTGCATTTAGTGGATATAATATGTTTCTTACATCTGCTGGAGTTTTAACAACTGCTGCAGGTATTACAGCTAATGGAACTATTAATGCTGCCGGTGGATCTAGTTCCGTATCTAATATTATTTCAGCCGGAACATCTCCCTATAATGTATTATCCTATTCGGGTGGTGCTCAATCTATTATAAAAAGATTAGATGTAGGAGGTGCAACACAAATAGGAGGTGATGAGGGATTATATTTATGTTCGGGTGAGGCTGGAACATCAGCTGTTGCAAATACAACGGTAGCAAGTGAAGTAGTACATATTTGTTCAGATGATGTTATTTATATGTATTCTAATTTACAAAATGGATGGGCAAGTAGAAGTACTGCTTCGCTTTCAACAGCTGGAGTTTTTACAGCACCTTCTTTTAGTGGTGCTAATGTTACATCAGGATCAAATCCAGGTCATACACACTCTAATTATCTTACATCAAATCAGACTATAACATTATCTGGTGATGTAACAGGATCAGGTACTACTGCTATTACAACAGTGGTTGGAGATGATAGTCACAATCATACAGGATCTACTATATCATCATTAGCAACAGGTGATGTAACATCCGGAACATTTTCTGTAGCCAGAGGTGGAACTGGATTAGCTACTATTACAGCAAATAGAATTCTCACTGGTAATGGTACTAGTGCAATGACACAAGAAAGTGGTTTAACATATGGCAGTTCCGTTTTATATGTTTCTGGTGCAATTCATGCAACAGGTGATATAACCGCTTATTATTCTGATATACGTTTAAAAACTGATATTGAACCTATTACAAATGCATTAGATAAACTTAACTCTTTAACTGGTTTTACATATAATGCAAATGATTTAGCAAAAGAATTAATACCAAATACCGATATAACCCGTAAAGTTGGTGTATCGGCTCAATCAGTTAAAGCTATATTACCAGAAGCTGTTAAACCTGCTCCATTTGATTCAATTAATGAAGAAGGAGAAGTAGTAGAATCCATATCAGGAGAAGATTATTTAACAGTTCAGTATGAAAAATTGGTACCTTTATTAATTGAATCTGTTAAAGAATTATCAAATAAAGTAAATTTATTAGAGAAGGAACTTGCAGATATTAAAAAATAAAATTTTATAAAAAGTAATAAAAAAGGAGAGTTTAGTGACTCTCCTTTTTTATTGTGAATAAATAGAATAAAAAGGTATGGCAGATTGTAACGCTAATAACAAAGGGGGAACTGGTAATTTAAGTGCGGCATTTCCAGATCAAAATAATCCTGATGGTAAATCTGGACTACAAATAAATGCAGTAGATAATCCAGCATTTAATGTTAATGCATTATTAATAGCCGCACAAAATTATAATGCGATGAATTCTGTTGTTAATAGAATGATTGGTATGGATTTAAGATGGTTTAGATCAATACCACAGCAAAGATCTCAAGATGTAATATTTCAAGAATATACATTAAGTAATGTAGAAGATACCCCAATATGTATTAAAGCTGTGTTACCATCTGGTAATTTTCCAGAAAGTAAATATAATTATGATATGATGGGTTTAGAGTATGAAATACCATTAGAGATACATATAGATAAACTATATTGGGAAGAAATAGCTGGTGGAGGGACAGCACCTCAGAAAAAAGACGTGGTTTATTTTGCCGTTCCTAATAAATTATATGAAGTTGTTTCATCATATTTAGCTAGAGGTTTTATGGAACAAGAAACCACATGGAAAATTAACCTCAGAAAATACCAACCAGAAGCTTCCAGAAGAGAAGGGGATGTTCTTAAAGAAACCATTAGCAAATATACTGTAAGTCAAGAAGAAATATTTGGAGAGAAAAAGAAATCAGATATAGAAAAAATTGTTGATAAAAAACAAATGAGTCCATTGAACTCCACAGAAATAGATGTTTATAAAATATTAGATCCACAACTTACTATAGTTAATTCAGATTTAGAAATTTATGGAATGAAAGTTGCAGAATCTTTTTATGATTTATCATCATCAAAATATTTTAATGCAGTAAAATATAAAGGTAAAGATATAATTACACAAACTACTGATAGATCTATAACAGCATGGACTATGATAGATCCTGGAGTTGTAGATGAATTATCTGTTAATAATATAACTCAAATTACAGGAGATGTAAATTCTAATTATCAAATATCTATTAATTCAAAACATGATAGATTACAAATAGGATCATATGTAGAAGTTTATAGACCCGGAGCATTAAATTTTTATGCTAAAATAATAGATGATGCTGGATCGGTTCCAAATTCATATAAAGTATGGATTGATCAACCTGTAATTGATCATTTAAATTCTATACGATTTGATTGGATGGGCCTAAGTAATTATAGATTAATCAGTCAGAATCCTGTATCAATTTTAGATGGAATTAATACAACTAAAGATACTGGATTTAAAATAGATATTTTTGCAAATCAATATGTTAAAATTAAATATGGACAACAAGAACATATAGCTGTTATAACAGACAAATTATTAAATAAAAAATGGTATGGTATAGTTGTTAATATAGCGAATACATTTAATCAATATTTTGTGTCAATATTTAAAGAACATCCAACAGATTCTACTTCAAAGTTAGAGAATATATTTTATGAAACTCTTGATTTATTACCTGAAGAAACAGAAGTAGAATTCTATACAATAAATAAATCACCATCATTGTATACAAATTTAAGATTATATGCAACTGGAATTGAAGAAGAAAAACAAATTAATGATTTATTACGATATTTTGTAAAAGATGGTGATCAACTTATTATTGGAGATAATGCAGATATTCGTATGCATGCTCCATATACTGGTCAACAAAGATAATCAAGAAACTTAAAAATTTAAAAATGAAATTAAAGGATGAACGGGATAAATTAGAGAATCTATTAGATGATTCTCCAGATAAGATGACAGATAATGTCCCTGTACCTGGAGCCGTACCAACTGAGCTCCAACAAGAATCTGTTATGGGTTTAAATTTTACAGAAGTAAAAGATAAATGTAATGATGAAGCAAGAGTAATGTTAAATAACTCTATTGGTTTTATTTTAAATAAAGATCAAATTGAAAATAATGCATATTTAGAAAATAAATTAGAGGTTGATGTTATGTCATTATCTGGTATGTTATATCAATTACGAGTTAATGAAGCTATGCAAAAGGCAATGATGGAGGAAGTTGATAGAGGATTTATGCATCCAAGAATGTTTGAAGTTTTTGGAGGATTATCTAAAACTATTGCAGATATAAATAAACAATTAATCGGTACAGTAGAAGCAATTAAACTTACATATAAAGATGTCAAAAATGACATAAGAGAAAAAGAAACCGAAGCATTAGGTCCTAGTCAAGGAGCTAATGGAATGATCACTCAAGGTGATGGTGGGGTTGTAACTCTAGGTACTAAAGAACTTATCAATAATATGAAAGAAGCTAGGAAAAAGCCAAAACAATTTGATACACCTTTTGATGATGATGCTGAAGAAGTAAAATAATTATTGACATATTTAAATATATAATTAAAATTATTTAAGCTTATGGCACAAACGACTATATGGACTACGGCTCTAGTTGAACAAACTATTGATAAACTTAGGTTTGGAATGGATACTGATATGAGTTGTTTTCATGATAAAGATACTGAATTAAAAGCTGGTAAAATATTATTTAAACTTACATCATTAGAAGTTGCTGAATTTCAAAAATGTTCAATTGATATTGTATATTTTGTTGAAAAATATTGTAGATTTGTAACAGATAGAGGTAGAGAAACTGTTAATTTAAGAGATTTCCAAAAAGAAATTCTGAATGAATTAGGAGAAGAAGAATGGAAAGATAAATTAGACGATATGGGGCCAAAATTTAGAAATTATATTCTAATGGCTTCTAGACAAACAGGAAAAACTACTACAGTAGCAGCTTTTTTTGCATGGTATTTATGTTTTCATACAGATAGAAATTTACTTATTCTAGCAAATAAAGAGAAAACCGCTGTTGAAATTGTTAATAAAGTAATGGATGTTTTCAGAGGATTACCATTCTTTCTCAAACCTGGTATTATTAATGCTGGAGCAACCGGTATGAGATTAGATAATGGATGTCAATTAATTTCTCAAGCTACTACAAAAACAGCTTCTATTGGATTTACTATTCATATATTATATGCTGATGAGTTTGCTCATATTGCTCCTAATATTGTTAGTGATTTCTGGAGATCTGTTTATCCTACACTTTCATCTTCTGAAATATCTCAATGTATAATTACATCAACCCCCTCAGGACAAGCTAATTTATTCTATGAAATATGGGATAGTGCTGTAAAAGGTAAAAATTCATTTAAATATAAACGTGTTGATTATTGGGAGGTACCTGGACATGATGAAGAATGGGCTGAAGCTATGAAAAGAGACTTTAGTGAAGAATTTTTTGCTCAAGAATTTGGTCTTCAGTTTAATGTTGATTCTAAATTATTATTAGGTGCTAAAGAATCTGCTTTTATAAAACGTATAGAACAAGAATATGTTTTTAAAGATTTAGATAAAACTACATTAGATGAAGAATTATATAGAAATCTTAAATGGAGAGAAGATTTTGATCCTAATGAATATTATGATCCTAATAAAAACTTATTTTTAGTTTCAGTAGATACAGGGGAAGGTAAAGAATATGATGAAACAAAAGATAATGATTATAACGTATTAACAATTTATAAATTAGAACTTAAAAGTTTAGTACAATTAAATAGATTAAGAAATGATGAATATACATTAAAAAATATGTTCAGATTTAAACAAGTTGGATTATATAGAGATAATTTTAAAGATGAAGAAATAGCAGCAAAAGTTGCTCAAGCTATCATATTTGATCAGTTAGGAGCAGAATCTTCTTTAGTTGTATTAGAAATGAATTTTAATGGAAAGTTCTTTCTTAATATATTCCAACAAGATGATGAATATTTTGATGATATTGTATTAAGAACTTATCATACAAAACCAGTACCTGGAGAAAAACCTCCTAGAAAGAAAGCCGGCTTTAAAGTTGGAAATGATAAAGAGCATTTTTGTAAAGCTGGGAGAAAATTAATTAGAGATAAAACATTAATCCCTAACGATTCAGTTACTGTTTTAGAATTTGCATCATTTGGTAGAGATAAAAGAGGAAAATTTAAAGGCATCGGAACTCATGATGATACAGTAATGGCTACACTTAATATAGCTAGACTATATGAAGAATCTGTATTAGATGATAGACTTTATGATATTCTAGAATATTTAGAAGATTGCGCCCAAAAACGATTAATGAATCACTATTTAAATAATGCTCAGGTTACCGAATCAGATATAACAGATGAACACTTCAGGGCATTATTTAGTAATGATGAGGAATATCCATCAATTGAAACAGATTATTTAGGGGAAATATTTAATATAGGTAGTCAGAGTAAAAATAGATATGTATCTCCTGGAAGAGTAATGATAGGAAAAGGATAAACTAATCCTATAAAATATTGATATATAATAAAAGATTACTTATTATCACTCAAATTTATTTGAGTGCAAAAAATAAAATATACTAATATGGCAAGAATAGCATTAGATCTCTCTCAATTTAAATCAGCAGGTGTATACACCGTTGAGGTTGACCAATCTGAAAGAATAACAGTAACTACTCAATCATTGAGATTAGTTCCTGGATTTTCTGCTCAGGGACCTTATAATGCCCCAGTTTTTATCCAATCAACTAGAGATTTAACAAGATTTTTCGGACCAATAGATAAGAAATTAGAACGTAAAGGATCTTTCTTTCAAAGATCAATCCAAACATGTTTATTAACAGCACCTATATTTGCTATTAATTTACTTAATGTAAATGAAGTTAATAATACTAGTAATCAAGATAGAGTTGAATTTATTCCTTTATCTACTGATTCAAGTACAATTAACAGTCCAATTGTTGATGATATATACATTAACTTTTTCAATAGAGAACGTTTTTGGAAAGCAGATCCTGATTATTTACAAGGTGTAGTTAATAATAGTGTGGCAGCATCTAATGATTTAAGTGCTCCATTATTTTCTGTATCAAATATAGGTACAAAAGATTTATCTTTTATCATAAGAAAAGCTACTGGATTAGCAGGATATGGCGTTACAGCAAAAGATTGGTACGGTAATGAATCAAACATTCCTTATGAGTGGATAAGACCATATGATTTAATGTCGGATTATTTTATACAAGTTATTGCATTCCAAGGAAAATGGGATAATTATGATCAATTATCTACAGACCCTTATTATTCAGAATTCTTTAATTCAAAAGGTCTTATACCTTCAAAAATTAATGATTTTATGAATGCTGATAATGTTAATCTTGTTGGATCATGGACAGGTACAATTATTCCTGATTTTAAAGATCAAACAGGATCAGAACAATATATTGAACCAATTATTAATGGTTCGGTTGCTTTAACTGGAGTATTTTGTAATGTTAATCAAGATGCATTAGACCAATTAATATGGGATGAAAATCAAAATAGATGGGAAATTGGAGATGGATCTTCTGAAGAAGCTGCTCCTTATTTAGTTGACTTTATTGGACATAATTTAATTAATAATGGTGGAGCAACTGGTATCTTAGGCGATACGTCTACATCATTCTTAAGTTATTCTATTGATGTTAGTAATAATGTTCTTCATAATTTAGTAGATATTAATGTCATTGGAACTTCAGGAAAGATATTTAGTATTGATTCATCAATTAATGCTGATCTTATTGGCGTTGGTTCTTATGTTAAATCAAATGCAGAAATACAACCAGGTATTACTAGAGTAACTGATAAATATTATGATGCTTCAAGTTATATAATAGAAACTGCTGAGGAAGCTGATTATATATCAGATCAACTTACTGTTCAAAAACCAATAGAAGATCCTTCTATTAATAAAGCATATAAGATGATCCAATTAGATGGATTAAATATAACTAATAGACATACTCCTGGATTTGATTTAGAAGGTGCTAGAAATGCTGAAGAAGGCCTTAATAAGATATATGTAATGTTACATGATCAAGGAATTCTTAGAGGATTAACAAATCCTGATATGATTAATTTCCGATATGTAGTAGATACAATGGCAAATGGATTACAAACTAATATGGGTGGTAAATCTTGGTTATCTTCATTAGCAAAGAAAAGAGGTAAATGTACCGCGATTATAAATGCACCTTCCATTAAACAATTTGCTGCTTCTCAAAATCCATATTTTGTAGACACATTTGTTGCAGGAGTTGATCCAACCCCTATTTTTAGTACAGAATATATTCCACAAGGTGGAAACTCTGACATGCCTAGATCATTTAAATTCACTCTTCCTAATGAAGAGTTAGGATCTAAATATTGTGGTGTATTTGGACCATTCTTAAAATATAATGAAAATGGAAAACTTATTGATGTTCCACCAGCAGCAGATGTAGCTAACGCTTATGCTAGAAAATTCTTAGGAGGAAATCCTTATGCAATTGTTGCAAATAGAAATGGAATACTTTCTAATCCAGCATTATCAGGAGTAGAATATATGATAGATAAGACTGATAGAGATTATTTAGAACCATTTGGTTATAATTCAATTATAGAACGCCCTGCTACAGGACAAACTATGATATATGCGAATGCTACTGCATTCCAAAATGTAAAAAGTGATATGAATAACTTACACGTTAGAGAATTACTTAATACATTAGAAATTCAAATAGATGAAACATTACAAGGATATGTATATGATTTTAATAATCCAATTACTCGATTAAATATTGTTAATTCAGTTGCCCCAATTCTAGAATCTGTTAAAGATGCCGGAGCAATAATTAAATATGAATTAACTATGGATGATTCAAATAATTCTAAAACAGTTATTGATGATGGATTTGGAATTATCGATATCGATTTATGGGTTACTGGAGCACTTACTAAAATTGTTGCTAGATACTCTGTTAATTCTGAAGGTTCAGTTAGTGCAGGTGGATTCGCGGCAAATTAATAATAAAATATATAAAATAAAATTACCAAATAATGGCTGAAAATTTTAAATCTCAAGGGACATACGGCTTATCACATTTTAGAAGCTCACGAGCAGCTCAAGAGTTATATGAACCAATATATCAGAATCTCTTTACTGTACAAATAGCATTGCCTTCAGGGGTAGGTGCTGATGAAGAAACAACTAGTTTAATGTTAGAAGGTATTACTAACATTAATGGATTACAATCACATTCATTTCCAACTAATTTAGCTGAACAGAAATTTAAATGGGCGTCTAGACGTTTCGCTGGTGCAAAACCAGAGAAAACTACTATGGACGTATCTTTTGATTTTGAAGTCAATGTTAATAGAACTCCTAGCGCATATACAGTTAAGACTTTAAGAAAGTGGTGTGATTTAGTATATGATCCTTTAACAGGTAGAACAGGACTTAAAGCAGATTATGTTTCACCTTGGACATTGATAACTTTATATGACCGTGGTGCAAGACCATTCTGGCAATGGAAGATGTATTATACATTCCCTATGACCGGATTACCAGAGGTTCCATTAGATTATAATAATGAAGAACTTTATAAGATTACAGGTTTTACACTTGCATGTGATATGTGGGATGAAACAATAGTTTAAACGTTAGGCTTTATATAAATAATATCTTTAGGAGAATCAAATTGATTCTCCTTTTTTTATGAAATAAACTATATCTTTTGCCACTTTTTCTCATATAATGAATATATAGATTATAATGTAAAAATATAAAAATGGAAAATAACAATACTGAAAAACAATTACAAGAATTTGTTGAAGCTCAAGAAGGTTCAAAAAATATACATGTGGGTAAACCTATAACTTCTGCACCAGCTCCTAAATTTCCTGGTCAAAGAAGTGACAATCAGATTAGTATGGCCAATAAAATAGGGTGGCAAAAGCTTCCTATTAAGGATTTACCTACAATGGGATTATTTTACTCAGAGGGCACCGAGGTGTCAATTAGAGCGGCATCTGCAAGTGAAATACGACATTGGTCTACATTAAATTCTGATAATGATTCAGAATTAGATGACATGCTTAATTATATCTTAGAACGATGCGTTTCTTTTAAAAATAGTGATACTTCATCATCATGGAGAGATATTAAAGAAATTGATAGATTCTATATATTGTTAGCTATCAGAGAATATACATTTGTTAAAGGAGAAAATCAATTAACAGTTAAAACATCAGAATCTTCTACTCTTAATGTTAATAAAGAAATGATTGATTATATAGAGTTTGATGATAAATTAATGAAATATCATGATCCAGTGAAAAGATGTTTTAATCTTAAGTTTAGATCTGGAAAAGAAATTGAAGTTACAATCCCTAGTGTAGGTGTAACAAATTATCTCAAAAATTATATTGGAAGAAAACAACAACAACAACAAGGATTCGATACAGATTTTATAACATTTGCACCTTTTGTTATAAAGGATTGGAGAGGATTAAATGATGACTCATATGAAAAAATCGTTATTGATTCAAATAATTGGTCAATAGAAGAAATTTCAGTACTTACACATCTAAGAGATTTATTTATTGATACTATTGATCCTGTTGTAAAATATCATGATGAGGGAGGTATGGAACGTAGAGCTCCATTGAACTTTCAAGGGGGAATCAAATCTGTTTTCCTTATTTCAGATCCATTTGGACAATTGGTCTAAAATTGAATTCTTATTTACAAAAAATCTAGGCATTACTCCTTTAGAACTCGATAAAATGGAATTTTATCGAGTGGAGTATATGATTCAAAATTATGAGGAATTTATAGAAGAAGAAAAGAAGCAACATGAAAATGCTAATAAAGAACAACAACATAGCATTTCAAAATCTTCTGGATCAATGAAATCTCCACAAATGAATATGCCAAAAATGAATATGCCAAAAATGCCTACACCTAAATTCTAGAGAATCCTCTAGAATTTTTTTTTCATTTTTTAAAAATAAGAGATATATAAAATAAAGAACTTTTATGGCTCAACATGGTAATGATATATTAGCCAAAATATTAGGTGTTTGTATTAAAATTAATAAAAAATTAGATGGAAAGCCATCTTCTGGGACAGAAGATGAAGGTAAGAGCGATAAAGGCACGGGCATGCTTTCTGATATGTTTGGAAAATCTAAAATAAAAGAAGCTATAAAAGGTGAAAAAGTTATTAAAGGAATATTTAAATCATTATCCGGATTTGCTAAAATTGGTGTCAAACCAAAGAGAATTACTGCAACCGCCAAAGCATTAGATTTATTAATGGGGGTAATTATAAAAACAGGTGAAAATTCAAAAACTATATATAGAGCTATTAATTTATTTGATTCTATGTCTAAAAGTTTAAAAGGAATAAATGAATTCATGTCTGGGTTTGCTAAATTATTATTCTCATTTGGAGCTTCTATTTTATTAATTGCTGGGTCTATATGGTTGGCAGGAAAATTGCTAAAAACTGATTCACCTGGAGGGACTATTATGGTTATCGCCGGCGTGATTTTAGGATTTATCGCATTAGTATACCTTTTAGGAAAAGCTGGAAAAGCAACTAAAAGCGGAGTATATACAGCCAAAAATATGGGTAAAGCATTAATGTTTCTTTCTGGAGGATTATTAGCATTTGTTATTTCATTACAATTAATTTCTGGTATTATGGGGGCAGGACAAGGTCCTAAAGCTATAGGATTAGGCATATTAACAATAGTAGGAGTTATAACTGCCTTTGCAGGGATATTTGCATTATTAGGATTTGTTGGCGCTGTTATTAAAAAAGGTACAGGTGTTGCTGTTGGGATGGCTATAGGTATGATTGCATTATCTGCGGGAGTATATTCTATTGCATTAGCTTCTAAAGCTCTTACTGGTTTAGGAGATGATGGTGTGGCAGTTAACAAAAAAGGAGAAAAGAAAGGTAGATTTGGTCAAATGATGTCTAATATTGGCCCTGGTTTAGGATTATTCGGTATTATTTTAGTTTCGTCTGCATTATTATTTGCGGCTTTAGGCGTATTTTCTCCACTTATTATTGCTGGGGCAGTTACAGCTATGGCCATTGGAGCATCATTAGTTATACTTGCAGCATCAGTTAAAAAAATGATGGAAATAACTAGTAAATTAGATAAAGATACTGTACAAGAATCCATAACAATATTAACTAGTTCTGTTCTTACTGGTATGATTGATGGTATTATGATGGCATTAAATCCTAATGGGAAAAAAGGTCTAAGAGGATTAGGGGCTAGTATGAAAAATACAGCGATATTATATAATGGTATTGCGTTATTAATGGGTGTATCGGTCTCATTATCAATGTTTGCTAAAGCATTAACTGCATTTGCAAACCTTGGAAATATGAGAGTTATTGAAAGTTATGATGAAAAAACAGGAAAACCAAGATTTGGAGAAACTGTTGATATAAGAGGTGTAGGAGATACAATTAGAGATTCTATATCTAGTTTCTTAATTGGATTAATAGATGCTACATCTGGATTATCTAGAAGACAAGCTAAAGCTATTAAAAAAATGGGTAGAGCTCTTACTGGAAGAAGAGGAATATTAACAGCAGTTGTTCAATTTGCTGATGTACTTACTACCTTTGCAAAATTTGGAAAAAAAGGTGAAATTGGATATGTTGAATTAGTTCCTAATGGTACAGATGAAGATGGGAATGCTAAATTTAAACAAGTACCTAAAACTGTTAAAATTGAAACTGTAGTAGGACATATAGGTAAATCATTTACTATATTTGTAAAAGAATTAGCTGCATTATCTAAAGATTTTGAATTTGGTGGTAAAGAAAAAAGAAAATTAGGTAGATTATCAAAAGCTCTTACTGGTAGAAAAGGTATTCTCACTCCTATAATTGAATTCACTAAAGCTATTGATGCATATGCAAAATATGGAAAAGATGGAACTATACAAAATTATAAAAGAGGAGCAGATGGCGGATATATATTAGATGATAAAGGTGATCTAATACCTGTGGGTGCTCCTGTAAGTATTAGCCAAATTGCTAAAAATACTGCCAGAATGATAACAGGATTTTCTACTGCCTTAGCAACAGAATTAGAAACTGCTGATACAAAATCAGGTAAAAAAGCAGGTAAAATGTTGGGCAGTTTCTCGGATATGATTGAAGAAATATCTTTATTAGGAGAGCATACACAAGGCTTAGATAGAACTGCAGCATCTTTAAATAATTTAGCTACAAGTATAGGAAAACTAGTTCAACAATTAAATGGTTTAGATAGTGGTAAATTAAATGGTTTAGCAGAAGTAGCTAAAAATAATAAATCTATTGGAAGTAGAGCATTTGGTGTTCATAGTAAAACTATAGCTAAAGGAAATTCAGACCAATCTGAACCTAAAACTTCATTCTTTAATAGATCAGATAATAAACAAACAAACCCACAAACTTCTAGAAGTAATATAGGTGATAAAAAGCTATATGAATTAATGGATAGTATTAACAAGAAAATGTCTATTATGCCTGAACAGGTAGGGGCAGCAACATCTAACGCTTTTAAAAATACACAATTTACTTTTGAATTTGCAACTGATAAATCTGGTGTATTAAGTACTGAATAAAACATCATAAATTAAATCTTTCACATCAATTTTACATATTAATATTAATAAGATTTGATATAGAATGCTATTATTCTTCAAATAATCCAAACTTATGAAAATTTTAAAATTTATTCTAATTTTTTGTTTAATTACTTTATCTTCATGTGCTACTGTTAGATACAGAAAAGAATATAATGAAAAAAGAGGATTAATGATGTTAGAAGTACATGAATATCCAAGAAATCACAAGATGTATGAAAAAACAAAAAAGATAAGAAAAACTAAGAAAAAATTAAAAAAAGAAAATAAACATCCAAAAAGAAACTATAAATCTTATAAAAGATAAAAAATGATAAAAAATATACATACAGGAGAAGAATTTCCAGTAGAATGGACTTTAGATAAAACTGCAAATTTAAATCCAACCGATCTGACATACCATAATCTAATGGTAACTATATTAAAAGAAGGTTTATGGAAAGAAAATAGAACAGGTGTTAAAACACTTTCTATATTTGGCCCTCAAGTTAAATTTTCAAATGTAGGAGAAAGATTTCCATTACTTACAACTAAGAAAATATTTACTAAAGGGGTTATTGGGGAATTACTTTGGTTCTTAGAAGGATCTACTGATAAAAATAGATTAAGAGATCATTATGGTACTAAAATTTGGGAAGAATGGAATGGTCCAAATCCAAAATTTGATGGAGATATGGGACCTATTTATGGTAACCAATGGGTAAATTGGACGTATAATCATATTTATGATGAAGGAGAAGAAGTTGAATTGGAAGGTGAAGATGGTTTTATTGTTTCAGAAAAGAGATCAATTAATCAATTACAAGGCATAATCGATACTCTTAAGACTAACCCAGATGATAGAAGAATGATTGTTTCCTGTTGGCATCCAGAGCAACTCAAAGATATGGCTTTACCTCCATGTCATTGGTCTTTCCAATTTTATACTAACGAATTATTAATAGATGAGAGATTTAGATTGTGGTTTGATGAGAACAAACCTAATCGTGATGTTGTTGATTATTGGGATGGATTAAGTAAAGTAGAAAAACATATAATGTTAGATGAAGCAGGTATAAAGAAAAGAAGCCTAAGTCTTCTTTGGAATCAACGTAGTGTCGACACAGGTTTAGGACTACCTTTTAATATTACATCTTATGCTTTATTGTTAATGATGGTAGCTCAACAAACCGATATGATAGCAGGTAATCTAATTGGTAATTTAGGAGACACTCATATATATGAGGATCATATGGATCAATTATGCAACCAGCTTACTAGAGAATCTACTACTCTTCCCGTCATAAAAATCGATAAACAAAAAGATTTATGGAGCTATAAACCAGAACATTTCCATATAGAAAATTATAATCCACACCCTTCTATTAAAATGAAAGTATCTGTTTAAATTAGTAAAAGTTAAAAGCACGTCCTAGAATATATAAAATAAAAATGGATGTTATTTATTTAATAGAAGATGAAATTTCAGGATTAAAATATTTGGGGTCTAAGAAAAATTGGCAAGGGGAAAATAGCTATTGGGGTTCGCCCTCTTGTAAAAACAAAAATAGAAAAAAATATAAATTACAACAAGACTGGAAAAATCATTTTAAAGAGCATAAAGATAGCTTTAAATTTAATATATTAAAACATTTTGAAAAAATATCCATAAAAAAATTATTATTAGAAGAAAAAAAGCTACAACTAGAATATGATGTTTTAAATAGAAATGATTTCATCAATGCCGGATTAGCCGGAGGACATGGATTTATGGGAGAAGGTGAAGAAAATCCGGTGTTTGGAAAAAAACATAGAAAAGATTCCATAAATAAAATGTCTATAAAGCAAAAAGAAAATGGTAAAAAATTATCTAAATTATATAAAGGGAAAACATATGAAGAAAGATGGGGGGATGAAAAAGCTAAAATAGCAAGAAAAAAATTATCTGAGCATTCTAAAAACCGAACAGGAGATAAAAATTCTTTTTTTGGAAATAACCACAGTGAAAAAACTATACAACAAATAAAAAATAAGCAGAGGGGAAATAAACCTATTAATACTAAAAAGGTTTACATTGAAGGAAATATTTATAACGGACTTAATGATGCATATATTGCAACTAATGTAAAGCCTACAACTATATGGTATAGGATTCATTCAAAAAATAAAAAATTCAAAGAATATAAATATATTTGATATTTTTCTTGGCGGGCCATTCAATATAGCTTCTTATGCTTATTTGTTATTAATGATGGCTCAAGAAGTAGATATGATTCTCGGAGATTTGATTATTTCTGCTGGAGATGTGCATATATATGAGAATCATTTAGAATATATTTATAAACAATTAGCTAGGGAATCTTCTTCTATAGAACCAACAGTTGTTTTAAATAAAGATAAAGGTTTTTGGGATTTTACATCAGAAGATTTTGTAACAAATGGATATAATCCTCATCCAAATTGGAAAAATGTACCAATAGCTGTATAAAATAAACAATTTAAATGTATAATATTGAATGGTTAAATACTTTTTTCATATATGGATCATATGTTATTGGATTAATAATAGTTGTATTAGTTTTCAAATTATCAATAAAATTAAATAAAGATATAAAAAAACTCGATAAATCATCTAAAGAAAATATGATTAAATATATGAGACAAACATCTAAATATAATAAAAAATGAAAGTAGAATTACATATACTTAATAATGAAAAGTCTAGTGGCGAAAAAGTAGAAGAATATAGTCCGTATTCAAGACGCAAAAGTTATAAAACTGATGATAATTTCTTAGATGATGATATTATATCATCTCCGATAAGTCATAAATTAGATAGATTATTACTAAATGATATACAAATCACATCTTTATATCAAATAGATAAAATAATTAAACTATTAGAAAATGCAAAACCTTGTTTTAAATAAAATGAATAAAATGAATAAAATAGAAGATTTAGTTAATATTATTACTATAGAAGGAGATCATAAAACTATACAATATGTTGATTATGGAATAGATAAACAAGCAAATTCGCTAGGAGCATATGGAATTAGTTTGTTTGAAAAATATGTTGAAATTTCTAGATTTAGTAAAGATATAAAAGATGAATCATATATTTCTGATTATATAGATAAAATTCAAGGTATCTTGAGTACTTATAACAATACTTTAGATATTAATGATAAGGTTAGACGTAATATATCTAAACTAATATCAAGTGCTTCAACAATAGCACATGAAGGTAGAATAGGTCCTGGCACCACAATACTAATAAATGAAAAGAATTTTGAATCATATTCATTACACAATATAAAAAGAATTTTTAACGTGATATTCGTGGATGAATTAAATGATATAATAATTACTAGGAAAAATGGATTAGATCAACCAGGTATTATTTTAGTTAAAAATGATGAAAATTATATGTTTACCACATTAGGATTTTATCCAGATAAACAATTTATAAAAATTAATTTAAATTAAATATGGCAATAAAGAAGTTAAGTTTAACTATAAATGCATTTGATGCATCAGAGTTATTAGAACCTCTTATTACAGAGATTAGAGATCAAGTTGATCATGTGGCAGCAATTTACCAAAAACTTTCATATTGGCAAAATCCCATGGATCGAGTTGATATGGATGAACTTCATAGATTAAAAAAGATTGGTTTAATAGATGAACTTATTGAATTTAAACCTAATTTTGCTAAATATTCTAGAGAACAAGAATGTGAGAAGCGAAATATGGGTATTGATCTAATGAAACAAAACGGATCATCACATATACTAAATATTGATTCTGATGAATTTTATAATGCCGATCAATTTAGATATGCAAAAGATAAAATTAATAAAATGGGATATAACGTAACATATTGGTCATATGTTAACTATTATAGAGATTTTGATCATTATCTTGTATATCCATTTAGACCATTTGTTCAAGGTATTCATTCTACATTCTTTAAGTATACATATCAAGGTCCGGCTCCTGGTCCTACTGATCCAACAAGACGAATTAATAATCCTTCTGGTTTAGGACAATATATTTTTGAGGATAATGAAATTAGAATGGCTCATGGCGCTTGGATTAGAAAGGACATTAGGAAAAAACTAGTTAACTGGAGTGCTAAAGATCATTTCAAAAAAGAGCTAATTGATGCGGCTGTAGAAAGATGGGAAAATTGGAAAGAAGGAGATAATGCAGTTATGTTATTTAATACTCCTGAAAATCAAGTAAGAGTTAACAAATTAGAAACTAGAATTCATGATTTTGAAGTACCATGGAATAAAAAAGGAGAATCTTAAGATTCTCCTTTTTTTATATTATTAAAATCTATGTCTATTCATTTCTTCTCGAGATTTTCTATATTCTGCTTCTTCATCATCTTCATCATTTTCATCCTCATCAGCAATATTATAATTTAAATATCCTGTACTTTCTAAGTCTTCAGCATAAGATGCTGGATTATCATCCCATATAGCAAATCTTCCTAGTTCATATCCATTAATTATAGTTTCTGGTTTTCCAGGTGACCCATCTTCTCTCCAAGATTGTTTAATTACAACTTTATTACCATTTTCTAGACTAATTACTATTTCTCTATACTCACTATTTAAATTTACATCAAATGAAATTAATTTACCACCTAACGCTTCTGCTACGATATTCCAATACTCATCTGTATCTATTGATTCATCATATATGTTACTATGATCATAAACTTCTTCATTTAATGATTCTTTTACTAATTTTGCTCTCATATTATTATTATTTAATTTTTCATCCATTTGTTGTTCTTGACTAAATAATTCCGGATCATCATAAGCAATTCCACCTTCATCATCAGGATCTTCATAATAATTTTCACCACTAAGTAATATAGCTGTAGTTGGATCAATCCTTAATTCTTGTGACGTCTGATTGTCTAATATAATGTAATATGATATCTTATTATTTGTTTTTTCTATTCTAATTATCGGTCCTCTGTGTGATTCTGTTGACCTCTTGTTAAGTTCTTTCCCTTCAATAACATTTCCTGCATGGATTGTTTCTGCATTTTCTGCATTTGATGGTTTTGGTTGTAATTCTCTATTTAGTGGTTTAATCTCATAAGTATACATCATATTTGGACCGCCTGTATTATTAGCTCCTCCAAAACCTTTACTTCCTCTTGATTGATAGATAGATTGTCCATATGAAAAACCTGCTCCACCCCACTCTTTTATTAATTTAGCTCTCATTTTATTCGTCGTAATTTAAACACATATATTCTACTTGTACAGGAAATGTTTGAGGATTAAAGATATAAAAACCTCCAATAAGATTTTTTGTATAATAATCAGGATGATCAGATGCAGTAAATCTAGATGAAAATGGTCCTACTTTAAACCACATATTATGTGTATTAATATAATCTAAGTATTCTGAAGCGCTCATTGTTTTTTCATCTCCACAGCCATTTCTTCCTACATCAACTATTTTCATAAATCTTTCATAATATAATGAAGAATCTAATGTATATGAAAGTGATGCATCCATTGTACCATTTATATATATAGTGGTACAATTTTCAAGAGAAGTTTTATCATCTAAATCTGTATTATAAAGAGTACAATTAATTATAGATGAATCATATATTTCAGAAGTATAAATACTTGCATCTGAAATAGTTGTATTATTTAATGATGTATCATGTATTACTCCGCCTTCAATATAAATTCTTTCACATGAAACATCATTAGTCCATAATCCCGGAATTACTTCAAAAGCATTAACCCATGAATTTTCTAAACTAGAATCTATCACAATAGAATCTTTATTAATATGACTACTTATAACAGAAACATTTTGTATTGATGAATCTTCAAATAAACTTTTATTTGTATAAGACGTTCCTATTCCAGATTCATATATTGAACAATTAATAATTGAAGCATCATACATATATGAACCATATAATGAACAATCTACAATATTAATGCCTATGGATGGTTCAGATATTATATCTACATTATAAAAAGCAGCATCGCTTGGATCTATTGCAATATCATCTACAATAACAGGATATACAATAGAAGGATCAAATGAAATAGATTTATATTCGCTAACATCATCAATAAAATTATCAACTTGTATTGATTCATAAACTTCAAAAGGACTATCTACATGATTCATATAAAGCCATGACGAATATTTACATGTGTCGCGTGGATATAATGTTTTTAACATATATCCTAACATAGCTCCATTTGGGTATTTAGATGCCGGTAACATACCATCAACATTTTCTGTTAATGGATATATTTGTTGGATATTTACACCATCTATTATAATAGAAGGAAATGGTGAATTTATATCCATAGATGCATCAATTATTCTAAGTGACACATTTGATATATCATAGTCATAACCAACATTATTTGCTTTGAATGTAAATGAACTTGGATCATATGTAGCTGATATATCTAATGTTGTATTAGATAGAACAATATTTAATGCATCATCAATATCGATATTTGCATCATTACTTGAACTAGCATCAATATTAATATCGAAATTCTTAAAATTATAATAATAATTAGCTGAAAGATCAATCATCATAAAAAACTCTTGTTTATCATATCCAAAATTAGGAATATCAAAAAGTTGAGTTCTATAAAGTAGTCCTCTAGATATTCCAGGAACATATGTTACTTCTCCACTTTGTAAAGTTTTTTTCTCTCCTGTCCAACTAGTAACAGGAATTGATATATCCGAAAGATCCATAAATTGTACTATATCGCTCCCGACTACTACACCTGCTCCATCATCAATAAATTTAAATTCTGCATCATCTCCTGCGTTTGCACATGGTGCTAATCCAGGATTGACATAATCGTTAGAAGGATTATTAAATACATCTGACATATATAAGACAATTATTTTATTTATTTATTCACTTGAAAAGATAATATAATGCTTTAAACTAAAAAAGAGGCACTTGCCTCTTTTTATATTTCATCAAAATTTCTATGTTCACCTTTATTAATAGGAATACCTAAATTATATCTATTTCCCAACCTAGATGGTTGATTATTTTTCTTTTTTAATCTTTCTATAGCTTTTACATCTACTACTTCCACTCCATCTTTAACCATACTATTATATTGGTCTTCTTTAGGTGCTGGGTGAATATCTACTATAGTATCTTCCTTTAAGATAGATGGATCAATATTATCTACCTCTTTTACTTTTGGATCATTCTTGAGCCTCTGAAGCATTTCTGTACCCTTTGAAACTTTATTAATTTCATCTAAGTTTTTTATCACCTTTGGTTTAGGCGCCTTTTTCTTAAGAGGATCAACCCGACGTTTTTTACGAGTTTTTTTAGGGATAGAGAATTCCTCAGGATTATCTACTACCCCTAAGCTTTTTTTGGTTCTTTCTTTGCTTTCTTATCTTCTTTTATCAATTTACCAAAGCTATAGATATCTCCATTAGAATCAATATATTCTTTTTTAAGATGCCATCCTCTTGTACGAACTAATGGTTTCTTTGGAATTGAATTATCTAATATCTCCATCTTTACTTTAGTAGTTTTCGGTTTTATATTTATTTCCGGTACTATTGGTTTTAAAATTACCCCTGGAATATCTTTATTAATTTTTTCAGCTACTTCTTTTGGAATTACTATTTTTTTAGATTCTACTTTATGATTAATACCATCAATTACTAATTCAGTTTTTTGTTTTTGGTCTACATTTTCTAGAGCAACATCTAATAAATCACGGCCATCTTTAATTGATTCTCCAATTACAGGTGCAACTGTTTCATTTACCCGGGGAATTTTTAAATCCGTTGATTTTTTAAGTTTATCTTGTAATTCTACTTCTTTTACATTATCATCAACATATTCACCATATATTTTATTTACTTTTTCAGTAAAACCAGGTTGTTGTTTTATAGAAGTATCTACGTATTGTTTTTCTTCATTAATATATGATAAATTTTGTGTAGGAAAATCAACTACTATTTGATCATGTAAAACATCTATACCTCCTTCTCCTTTTTTACTATGCTTTTCTGCTAATGAAGGAGGTCCTTCATTAGATAATATTTCTTCTGCTAAATTAGTAAGTCTTGATTCTTTTGATGGTATTTTCAATATTGGAGCAGATGGTTTATTATCTTCTATAACTTCTTTAATAGGTTCAGAATCTCCATCTTTTATTTTATTAAATGATTCTGTATTAGATTGTTCATCTTTAAGTTTTAAGTTATCTGCAACTAAAGCAGTCATTCCTAAAGCTACAACTGGTAATAATGCTCCAGAAATCCATGATATTATAACTTTAATCATTTCTGGTCCATCAGCTTCTACCCAAAATAATATTGATCTTTGCCAATATGTCCAATCCATTGAAGTACTAACATCCATAAATTTAAATGATGCATAAACATTTGCAGTTACTTGCAAGGCAGTTAATAAAATCATTAAAAACCAGGGCAGAAAATTATTCTTATTATCCGACATTAATATCGAAAATAATACAGTTGCTTGTCCTACTTCATATGTTATACCAAGAAGTACAGCCAGCCACATTTTATTAGCTAATTCGAAAAATGTAATAGAATGTAATGTTGATACAAAACCAACACACACATATAACAAAAAGAATGCTATTATAAGTCCCCAATAGAGACTTTTACTATTTCTTAAACTATTCATATTTTAATTTATTTTACAGATATTGTATCTGTTGGAGAGTTATTTTCTATTTTAATAGTAGTATTTTTACGAACTTTTTCGGCTGTTGATTGAACAGCAGCCGCCCGTTTATTAGCTCCATCTTTTTCGGATTTAGCTAATTTAACTTCATAAGATAATCTTTGATTATCATCCTCACATTCTCCTAATCTTAATAAGAGAGTATCTGCTTCTGCACCATATATACGATCCAACGAATCTGATGTATAAATCAACTCTTTATTTATTCTTTTAATCTTCATGTTTCTATTACAACTCTGAAAACTTTTTAATACAAATAAAATTGCTAATGCAATTGCAACATATCGTAGATTTTTCTGAAAAAATTGTTTAACTGCCATTTAATGTTTATTTTATATATTCACTATTTAAATATTATATCACTAAAAAGGACTCGCGATTCGAGTCCTTTTTAGTTATTTTATGAAATAATATGCTTATTTTTTACCAATTAAATCGTTTGCTGATGGAGCGGCAAATGTATCTGTTGCTTCTTTTTCTACACCATCTTCTTTCTCAAGATAAAAACCTTGAGACATTGCTGCAGCTTTATCTCCTAACCATTGTATATTTTTTAATTCCGCCCTGGCAATTTCTAATTCTTTACCTGACAATTCATACAAATTAATATACATTTCAGATACTTTTTCTAAAGCTTTAGCAGATTTTAATCCAAATCCTCCAGGATTAGATAATGCATAAAAAAGAAATTCCAATGCATGATAAGTAACATTAAATGATTCCCCATCTTTATGTTTCTTTTTATTAGTTTTAAGTTCTTCACTCATTCGGATAACACCCATCCAACCGTTCTTTGTCCATTGAACATATTTATCCATGAATTCTATAACAAAATCATATAATGCCATGGCTATATCAGGATTACCTAATTTAAATGATTTTATTTCAAACTCTCCTTTAGATGTTTCAAAATCTTCCAATGCTGCTTTAACTTCTTCATCAGATGGTTTATTTAATGAAGCATCTTTATTAAGTTCAGCTATTTTAGCTTGAGCTTCTTTAATACTATTTACTTCGATTTCTTTATTCTTACTTTTACTCATTATTATCTTTATTTATGTTTTTAAAATTTCCAGAGAATTTTTCCCAGTTTTTACTATAATTATTTTCTTCTATATTATATCGTCTCATCAAATAATTTACATCAGATGGATTTAAAGGATTTCTATCTATTTTATATTCGTTATAACATGATTTGCATCTAGCAAAATACCAGAAAAACCAATAATTATAATTTCCACATTCACACTGTAATGATTCGTCCATTTTTAATAATTTAAAATAATATTTTTAAAATTAGAGTTGGAATTTAACCTGTATATACATGTTTCTATTAATAATGGAACATTTTCTACTAATTTGAATTTTTTAATATCATTTAAAGGATATTTAAATATAACTTCATCTTCCATTGTATTTAATGGTTTATCATATATTGCTGTAAAAACTTCAACTTTAAACTTATTATTGTCATTATTAATACCTTCCATATATCCAATATCAATTAAATTTGATATATCCACGCCAGCTTCTTCTTTGATTTCTCTTTCAGCTGCTTGTTTATATGTTTCGTTATATTCAACTTTTCCACCAATACCATTAAGACTTCCTTTTTGCCATTCAGGCTTGATCTTACTAATCAACCATACATTTTCTAAACAAGTTGTAAAAATAAAACAAACTACATATTCTTTCATATATTTTAAATTTTATATAACACTATAATAAAAAAGATTTATATAAATGAATTAATTTTCTATTAAATATCCTTGTTCATGTTGGAAATGCCAATCTGATGCTAGTCCTTTAAATAATCCTTTATATTCTTCTAACTCGGATCCAGATAATACAATTTCTTGTAAATTCTCTGTTTTAGTATTAATACATAATATAGATGATCTTTTAAATTTTTTCTTTGTATGAGCATACATTTCATCTAAAGCATTTGCATATCCACCTAGTTGATATTTATATTTAAGCTCTTTTACCGAACCTTTTTTAATGAATCCATTACTAGTTTTATAATCTGTTACAGCTGGACCAAATATATTATCCATATAAACTACATCTGCTTTTCCTCTGTAAAAAAGTTTAGGAGACCAAATTCCTAATTCGGACTTAACTAAACGAGTGAAATTATTAGCAAATTCAGAATAATAAAATTTATAAAATAATTCTCTACCTTCATTTATTTTATATTCTGGAATCTTTTCTTCATTTAGAAGAATAGTGGGTGTTATAGTTTGAGTTACTCTAAGTGCTTCAGATGGATCTTTTGATTTAGCTAAAGTATCAACAAAATTCTCTATAAAAAGATGCATTGCCGTTCCTCTATATCCTGCTTTTGTCATGATATCATCAGCCTTTTCTTTACCGATTTTTCTTACCCATTCTTCCATTTCTGGATCAGGTATCATATCATTAATAATTGATGTAACACCCGGGGTTTTTATTTTAAAATCAACACCTTCTATATCAACATGACATTCAGGTAAATCTCTCCAACCTAAAGTCCATTTTACATCTTTTACATTAAAGTTTTTATCCATTCTATTATAAGATTAAACCATCCATATTTTAGTCCTGACCAAATCATTAATCCCCAAAATATTATTTTTTTAAGTATCCATTTTATAGATAAATGATTAAAAGAGAACCTATACATAACTAAAAAAGATAATGTTAATTCGCCTTCTTCATTTTCAAATCTACTAAATGATGGTTCAATACATTCAGCAAATCCTAATTCTTCATCTAGATATCTATGTAAAGGGGCTAATTGTTCCATTAGTCTAAGATGCATTACTTTATTAGGTAATTGAGATTCTGATTCTTCTATATCATGAGTAAAATAAACAGTATAAAAAGCATTAACTTTTAATTTCCATTTATTGAATTTAGAATTTAGATCTAATTCTTCACTTTTTAACATTCTTATCCAATCACGATAATTTATTACATCTCTATAAACTTTTGAAATACCCCAATTAGATGGTTTAAAAATTTTAAAAATATTCATATTGCTTTAATTGTTTTATGATGAAATATTATAATAGTTTCTATTATTTATGATTCATTCTCTGTATAAGCTAACACTAAATCTGGATAATCCTTCTTTATGTTAATGGCAATATCTCTTTTAGCTTTTCTTAAGCGAGTTTTAACTGTTGCTGTTTTCATTCCTAAGTCATCAGCAATAGTTTGTAATTGTTTTTTGTTAACCATTCGTTCAATCATTACTGATTTATATGGTTCTTTTAAATTATTGATAGCTATTACTGACGCATCATATAATTCTTGGATAAGATCTTCACCAGTTGGACCTATTACTTCTGTTTCAAATTCATATAATGGTGAATTTTTCTGGAGAGTTTTTGAATGGTTTTGAGATAATCTATCATGAGAAACAGATTTATTCATCGCATGAATTTGTCCTAGAGCTTCGTTTTTTGCAATTGCATAAACCCATGTAGAAAAATTATATTTAGAATTATATTGTTCGATTTTTTCCCAAACTGAAATAAAAGTTTGAGATATTACTTCATTAATTATATCAATATCTTGAATATATTTATATGCAAATGTTAATAAACCAGGTTTCATCCTATCAATTAATTCAGTAAATGAATGATTGTCTTTTCTTTCTATAAAATTTAATGCTATACTTTGTATTGATTGATTTCTTTTTTTCATACCTATGTATTTATGTTATTTTAATTATCATTTGTATATAATAAGAAAAATAATCTAAGATTAATGCATATTATTCCTAGATACATTTTTCTTATGTATTAAAATATAGAATTTGGCCTAACGTTATTATACTCGAAAGTATTAAGGTTATTAATCTTCAGGAACTACTTGCTCAACTAAAGTATTAATATTTTGTAATAGTTTTTCAACTCTTACATAAGGAAAATTTCCAATTACATTAATAACTTGTGTTAATGTATTGTGGTCCATTGTTGGAACATTAATTGCATTAATTAATCCTGCAATTTCATTAAAAGGTCTATCACCAATAGCTTTTAATACAGCCTGTTTAAGTTCTGGTTTTACTTTATATGTCGGAACATATGTATCAGTTTCAACTTCTTGACCTGGGTCAACTGCAGTAGTTACACCTTGTACTTCTTCAACTGTTTCAACTTTTTCAACTTTTTCTGTTGTCATCTTTAAAATTTTAAATGTTTAATTATAATTACTTATTATATATGTTTGAATATTGTAAAAGTTTTAATTAATTACAATACTTAATTATTTTTAACTCATTTGAATTCTTCTAAAATATCATGACCTGATATTTTACATAAATTCATATAATCCGGAATTTGTTTTCTTGTTATAATATAATTTTCGGATACAACGCCTGAAGATGGTTTATATTCAACTACATCTATCAACCATTCATCTGGTAAATCAATTGTACAAAATAATATCTTAAGAGGAGATCTGGTCTTAGATAATTCACAGATTTTTTTATATTTTATAAAATCTGATATGTGAGATAAATTTTTACTAGTTCCCATTAATTGTGTTATTAATTAAATGTTTATATGTGCTAAATAATTCTCCTGGAGTTAATACATTAATAACGTCTTGAGTATCATACATTTTACCAGTTTCAGCATTTACAGTAATTGCCATTTTATCAATAGTAGCACATTTAACTATATGATAATCTTCTTCTTCTGATAATTCTAATATGAGATAATTATCTCTAACTCTTGATTGAAATTCTAAATCGGCTTCATGTATATCTTCATTTCCTTCTAAATATTCTCTATCATCACCTTCCCTATTAGCTATTAGGCGGTTTTTTATTATATCCATAGGAAGATCTAAAAACAATGTTAAATCAGGATAAGGTAAATTTAAAAAGTTAAATTCAAGATGCATAATCCATTCACTAATTTTATTAGCTTTATACGGGTCTAGATATTTTGCGGCTTGATATGCAACATTTGAAAACACATAACGGTCTAATATTACAACGTCATAATTCTCCATTTTTATTTTAAGTTCATCTAAATACTTAAATCTATCCATTGCATAGATATTTGCAACAAAATAAGGATCTACTTCGTCAACATTTCCAAATTCACCTCTAAGAAACTGGGCTATAATTTTACTAAAATCATTATGTCCATACATAGGAAAATGCAAGAAATCACAAGTTAATCCTTGATCTTCAATATGTTTTTTTACTATTTTTATTTGTGTAGATTTACCGGCTCCATCACAAGACTCGAGCACTATTAATTTACTCATATTAAATATGTTTTTAATGTATTATTGAATTATTGAATTTATAAATGATTAGTCTTTTTTGAAAAATTCATAAATATTAGATATTAAATAAAAAGACGCTATACCTACAGTAGTAACTCCTAGGAAATTCCATGTAGTATCAAAAACTGTTTTTAATCCATATCCAAAACTTAAAGAATATATTGATAATCCAATAAGTGTTAATATTAATTCTACATTGTTTTTAAAATTAGTAACTTTAATATCTATTGGATTTTCTTGTATATTCTGACCATCTAGTGCATCTAGTGGATGGTTAGTTATTTTATTTAAAACAGCTTCTCTTATTTCTCGTTCAGGAATTGGAACTCCATCTTTAACAGCATTTAATCTATTAGCAAGCGCATCATTTTTTATCATCCTCATTCTTTTTAGTAGCATCTAGCTTCATAGATTGTCCTTTTGGAGATTTATCACTTTCTTTTTTTGTATCATTTTCTGATTCATTATCTCCTTTAGGTTCTTTGCTTTCAGCTGGTGTTTCTTCTTTATTATTTTTAGGAGATTTTGGGTCTGGGGATTCAGTTTCTGATGTTTTTATTTCACCAAACATTCCAGGTTTGAAGTCTTTAACTGATTTAACATCGGTTTGTAAATCATATCCTGGTTTGAAAGAAGAACCTTCACCTTTAACTTCAATTTTAACTTCAGTTTTTCCTTTTTGATATTCCTTTTTTAACCAATCAAAACTTTTTCTGGTAGCGTCATCTGGTATAAGTATACCATCTTTTTCACTTCCACTAAGAAATCCTTTATCAGTATTTCCTTCCGCTTCTTCATGAAGTTTATTAATATAATCGTTCGCGTTAAAATTTCCTGCTTTCATAATATGATTTTATTTTATATATTTAAAAAATTGGCTCACACTAAGGCAGTGAGCCATTCTCCAGGAAATATTAACCTCTTAGGCTGCCATTTCCATTTCACTTAATTTGCCATTTAAAGCAGTTTTACAAAGTTAATCACTAATATATTCAATATCCGGTCAATACCAGGTCAGGCCCATATGTTGAAAAAATAATGGTGGACCTGGGCGGAGTCGAACCGCCGTGTCGCATACTTATTCTACAGCTATCTTGTCAACTTGTTAACAAGAATACTTTGTATTTTTATCTAATTATATATTCAATTATGTTTTTTATGTTTATGTATATAATATAATACATAATTGAAATTTGGTTATTAATAATGTGTTAAAATTATATAACATGTTTGTTAAGAATGTTTAAAGGTCTACAGATGTATCTTCATCTCCTAATCCTAAATCTTCTCCACCATCATCTCCAAAGTCTCCACCACCAACATCTCCAAAGTCTCCACCACCTCCTCCAAAATCTCCACCAGCTCCGCCGGCTCCATCACCAGCTGGGGCAGCACCACCTTTGGCTGCATTTAATCTGGCATAAGCAGCCATTAATTTCTGTATTTCTATTTGTCGTGACTTGCGATATTTTTCATTAATTTTAATATCAATATCAGACATTTGCATATATTTCTCAACTAGAAATTTTGGATCAAAATAAGGTACATCTACTGGAGTTCCATCAGGACCTACACTAGGATGAGTAATGCCAGATAAGGTAGATACAAGTGCTGCCCCAGCAGAAGCAACTTCTCTTTCTTTTGCAACAGTAAATAAATTTTCTTCATTAAATAATAGTCCTATAGATCCTTTTAATTTTTTATCATTTTGAAATTCTGGATGTTTAAGAACAAACTGATACCATAGAGGTTTTAAAAGTATATCTTTGTATATACTTCTAACTCTGTTAATAAAGTATGAGAATCTCATTTCTTCTCTAGCTATACCATCCCCACCGGAAGACCAATTCCCACCTTCGGCACCTCCACCACCTGAACCACCTGATTCAGCAAAAGAACTAAATCTACTTTCTGGGACTTTAGATTCAATTATAAATCGTAACCAAAAATATTTAAGAGATTCAGTATCTGACATATCATATCCTTCTGGTTTAAATGAATCAATCACTGTTTCCATTCCATCTTTAGAAGGAATTATATAAGTTTTTCCAAAAGAAAAATTAGGTTGCCCATTAACAGTAACTTCTCCAGAATCATCAGTGATATTAATATCTTCTTTATACATACCTCTTAATTCAGCAAGTCTAGTACGAGCCTTTGCTTCAGATTGAGATCCAATTGGAACTACAATTTTCATTCTATATTGAGCATTAATAACATTCCATATAACTCTAGAATTTTCTAATGTTCTAAGCATATTAAATGATCTAACTAGTCTTTCTACATATGATAATCTGGATATAAAATTAGTTCTTGCCCATGACATATAAATTAAATTAGCATCTAATAATTCTCTTTCTCTTTCAGAATCTCCTCTATATTGTACCCACACTTTATATTCATTACCTGCATCGTCTTTTTTAAGTTCAGGTTCTAATGAAATTGGATCTAATTCTTTAAAACCGATTACATTTTCTGCATCTCCTTTATCATTCTGATCATATATAATTTCAAATGATAAAAAACCATCAATTAATAATTTTTTAATATAATGCCATGCATCATGACTTCCATTAAATCCAAAAGCATAATAAATCTTTTTAAATGCTGAGTTTAGATCATCAATTACTTCTTTTGCTTTATCTTCTTTTAAAACAGATTTAAGAATTCTAGTATTAGGATATGCAAAATATCCATTATCATCATTAATAATAGTTTCATCAGCAATTACTTCTAAAACATGTTCAATTTCACCATTCATTGCAAATCGTCTAAGGAAATCTCTTCTTGTTGGATATTCTTTATCATAAAACGCGATAAATTCCTTTTGACCTATATCTGATCCAGAGAAAATATGTGATTGACCATAAAGGTTATACATATTATCCTCAGTTGCTTCAGTAATACCAACAGCTCTAGATTGTTTGATGAGTTTATCATCCCATTTCATTCCAATTGCTGATAAATATCTTATATTTTTTTGTATTTTAGAGATTATACCAGATGGTCTACCATCCATAGTTCTCAAAGTAAATCCTGCCATTATTTTTTAATTAAAATTTAATTGTTTTATTATATATTTATCTAGATTTCCAATATGATTTGTAAATATCATTAAAGTTAATACCTTTTATAGCATTCTTTGGACTATAAAAAGGAATATAATCCCATTCACAATATTCAATCATACGAATATTAGCTATATTTCTTAAATTATATTTTCGGAATGCATAATTAAAGTTAGATCCAGATTTTTGGATAAATGCTTTTAATAACATTTGACCTAAAACAGAACTAGCTATTGTAATAAATTTTTTGTTTAATACTAATTCATCATTTTGAGTCTTTTTTTCTAAATCTCCAAAAAATGATTTATATGAGTTATAATATGTACTCAAAAAAGATAAACGTTCTATATCAGGTAATAAATTAAAATTTACTCCTGATAACATCCCATCTCTAATACCAGTGCAAAAAACCATTGGAACTACATCAATATATGATTTATTTTTAGGAAGTTCATTAATGCCTAATTGTGGCGGGTAAATAAAAGTATATACTGATCCAGGGAGCGGATATCCTCCATTTTTTGATAATATTAAACTCTCTTGATCTGTAGATTCCCATTCCCATAATTTATCATCCCCTTTTTTATTTTCTAAAATATACTTAACGAATAATGTATCATAAGATAATTTTAATATCCCATTAATATCTCGTAATTCTTTAAACCTACTTATTGGATCTTTCATACTCTTTTTTAAATTCTTTTAAACCATAAGAGAAATCTACAAATATATTTAAAACTCTATCAGCTTCTAAACGTTGTTGGTATTTAATCCATATTGGATGGTTTTCATCAAAATAAATCTCGGTGTATTCATAATCATCATGATCACAATGTAAACAAGCCATTCCATTGAAATTTGTTTCTTCAGATCTTAACATTTCTCCTTTACAATTTGGGCAAATAGGTATACCTGGATTAATATCATAAATTCTTCCGCTCATATTACATGTGTCTAGGTGGTTTTTCGTGCCAAAATCGGCCTGTTATTTTTTCTAATATATGTTCAGTAAACACAAAGAATTTAACTCCATTTTTTTCTGCCCAACCTTTAAGAGCAGCAAATTTTGCTTCATTAATAAGATATTCTTTTGCTGCATTATTGAAAGACCTTTGAATTTTTAAAGGTGCATCTCTATCAGGTGGTATAGGTTTAATTAATTTTTTAGCAGGTTTAATTTCAACAAACATTTTTTCAAATTCTCCTTCACCTCTATCTAATTCAAACCAAAAATCTGTGTTATAGTTTTTAACTTCCCAATTGGCTGGATCATTTGGATTTAATCCAAGTTTTGAACATTCTTCTAATCTAGAAACTCTATCATAATAAGGGACTGTAACAGGTTCGGATGACCATTTAGTTACAGATTTTGACATATCACAATATCTACAAAAGGAATATTCCCAAGCACTTCTGAATATAACTAATTCAGGATCGCCAATATATTTAGCTTTATTTTCTACTCTATAATAGCCTTGATGAGTAGTACCTTTTTTTAAACTTCCATTAGCATTATATTTATTTGCAGATGGTTTGTGCCAGTTTTTATAGCTAGAATTGTGATCAGACATACGTCAGTGATATTAAGTTATACATATTATATATTATAAGTTATAGATAGCATGGTGACTAATAGATATCTTAGATGACTTTGGCATATGTCCATATAATTTTCTCCAACCTTTAGCAAAGCCATTTTTTATAACCTGTGTATAATAAGCGAATGCATTTTGTGATTTCGCTGGATCATATCCTCTCCAATATTGAAAACAATCCATGATAGCTACTGAAATACAATCTTCTTTATCTTCAGAATATACATAAGTTAATTTATTAGCGAATTTTCTAGACATTAATATTAACATATCTAGTGCTACCGGTGTCAATTCATCTAATTCTTTAGATTTAAGTATCTCTTCTCTTAAATCGCGATTTTTTACATGGTGTGCCATATTTTATTTTTTAATTTAATCTTAACAACTATTTGTTTTTTATTATGATTTTTTTGGTTAATTTTATATGTGAATAACATTTGCAACAACACTTATAAAATTAGATATAATTATTATATCACAAAAAGCGCCACAAGTTTTGAGGCGCTTTAAATATTTAATTATTAATGAGAATTATCTTATAAATCTAGCTACATTATTAAGTTTTTGAAGTTGTTTGTTTTGTCTAAGCAACTCTTCAGTATGTCTACTTAATAGAGTATCCATTTCAGGTATTTTAACATCTAAATATGTTTTCATTAAACTAAATTCAACTACAACATCATCAATCTTTTTACTATATTTAGGCTGTACTACAGTTACATCTATAATCATATATGAATATAATGAAAGTAAAATTAATATTGTTATAATTATTGACCATGTTCGTTTAGATATAGATAAATTTTTCATTATTCTTATTTTTTTTGTTGAGAAACACTAATCTTATGTTTTAGTGATATATCTTCATTTTCTTCTTTAAATTCTTCTAATTCTTTAGGTATATATGCCTTTTTAATTTTATCAAAAGATTCATTTAAAATTGTGATATATTCTAATATATCGCCTGTATTCTCTCCTCCTTTTCTAAGTAGAATATCAAATTTTTTGTTTGTATTTTCATTTAATTCTCCTACTAAAGTGTAAATATTATCTAAATACAATATTACACCATTATTATATTCTGTTTGGAAATCTTGGAATGTTTCAAAATTATTAATCAACTTATATGTTGATTCAATAGATCGTTCTATTTCAGCTAATTCAACTTTTTGACTTTTGGTCACTTTATTTGCAAATAACAAATAACTAAGCATTATTATAACAGAAACCACCAAAATATATTTTAGTGGTTTAGGCGTTTTTTCATAGAAATTATTTAAATTAAATTTGTCTAATGGTATTATTCCCATATTTTTAATGACATTTTATATATATACCTGTAATTAGGTCTTATTTTATTTTTTTAATTAAACACTTAATGTTTTAACTAAAGCTATAGGTGCAGCAGAGAATTCTTGTTCCTGTCCAGAACCTTTTATGATTCTAACTTCTGCCGAATCTCCAATACCTGCTGTATAATCAATAATATTAACTAAAATATTTTCTATTGCTTCACCTGATTCTTCATCTATTAATACGCCTTCTGTATAATTGTCCGGATTTGCAAAATCATTAACATCTTCAAATATTCTAATACGTTCTTTAGGTAATATCGACGATCTTCCTTCTATTATAACTCTTATTGGACTATCATTTTTAGCTTCTTCCCATTCATTAAACATAACGAAACAATCATTAGTTTTAACAGGTGTCGAACCCATATATATTCCACATTTAACGTATTGTTCAAATAATGTCTTTGTAGTTAAATTTTGCAATGTTTTTTTATCAAATTCAAAAGGTGGTTTTACTAAAGGCTCTGGCTTTTCATGAGCACCTTTTATTTTTGAAGGATTTGCTTTTATAGTAGATCCTTGTACTTGAACAATAAAATCACCATCACTGGTTTGACTTATTATAGATCCTTTATTTTTATCTATAATTACATCATCTCCTAGTTGAAGATCTTCTTTTAATTGTTTAGTGTTTTTTTTTCCATTGACAGATTCTACAACTTTCTTTTTAAGGAATATTCTTGGAGCATTTGGAGCTTTTTCTTTGGCTTCAACATCTTCAACTTCAGCATCTCCACCATCAGATTTTTCTAAATCAGATTTTTCTAATTCTTCAGGTGCTATTGAATTTGGCTCGGCTTCTAATTCTTCACCTTCAACTTCTAAAGCTTCATCATCATTATCTCCTTCTTCAGATATATCTTTATTAGGATCATAACTTTCTCCTTCAGCTTCATCAGTGGCTTCTTCATCTTCATCTTCATCTTTTAAACCTAACTCATCATCTTCGGCTCCATCTTCGGCAGCTACATCTAGATTTTCTTCATCTGTATCTTCACTACCTTCGGTGCCTAAATCAGTTTCTTCGGAATCATCCCCTTCAGTTCCTTCAGTTCCTTCATCTTCAGTTCCTTCATCTTCCTCGGCATCTGAAGCAGCTTCGGCAGCATCAGCGGTTGCTTCAACATTATCAACTCCTAAATCTACTTCATCAGCTTGCATAGATGGAGAATCACCTAATAATTCAGATTGATCATCGTCAAATGTAATTTGACTTGCTGGTTCTGTTTCCATATTCTCAGCACCTATAACAGTACCTGCTGTTTGATCGGTTGTTTCTCCTTTGGCAGTAGAACTTGGTTCTGGGATTGGAACAGTATATTTTTGCCCATCAACATCAATAGTTACAGTTGTACCTTCTGATACTTCAGTATATTTCTCAATATGATTAACATAATCTTTATATTCAGTTTTAACATCAGCTAATTCTTCTTTTAATATAGAAATTACGTCAGTAGATGCAGAATTATCAATATTATTAAATTGATCAATCTTTTCATTTAATGATCTTATGTAATCTAAATATCCTTTTTTAGTTTCATCAATTTGAGCTAATATTTTAGTTTTATTTGGTAAAATATCTGCAAATGTTTTTGAAACATCAAAATGCATATGTTCATTCATTATCTTTTCAGCCTGTATAGGATTGATATTTCTAAAGAATGTTGCTTTGTTATTATTTGGATCAAATGTTGAAATGAATATATTGTTGCGCAATTTAATAATATCTGCAGCATGAGATTCATCTAGTTTCATATAAACTCTTTTAGCAAAATCTATTTCAACTATTTCATCAAAATTAGTTTTTAATCTTTCGGCTAACATAAAGAAATTAGTATTTCCTGTCCATTGTGAAAGTTCAGTTGCATCCTTTAATTCGGTCTCATTCATTACATGTGTATTGATTTCAACAGAATTTTCATTAATAACTGCCTTATCATTCCCAATATATAATGTTATGTCATTTTTAGAAATTTCAACGTTTGGTAAGTTAACAGCTTCACATAATGATTTAAAATTTTCATCTAATCCAGCAGCTTGATTTTTTTTGAGTTTATTAACATTATTACCTTTTTTAACATAAAAAGTACCTTTAACATTAAATACTACTTCATTTTCTCCTAAATACATAAGTGGGGAAAATACTTTTTCAATAGCAACTTCAGTATTTGCATATTCTAATTGCAAATCCTTAGCATCTGTCATCACAATATTAATAATATCGTGAATAAAAGGATCATAACTAAATTTAACTAAAGTTTCTTTTAAAATACTTTTAGTTTGTTCAGATTTTTCGGCTAAATATTTATTAACAACATCTTCAATAAGAGGTAAAAGATAACTACTCTTAGTTGATTTCATGGTTTCGATTATCTTAGTGATATCGATATCATTTTTATATTTTGTTGCTTTTTCTGAAAGAGTTTGTATTTGTTTTGAAACATCAGGCATCCAAGTATATTCAGATGATAACACATTAATAAATTCTTCATATATTAAAACTTCTGGATACTGATTAACTTTTTCTTCAAAATGTTCTAATATACCTGAAAGAGTTTCATCATTCTTTGCATCACTTTCTTTAAGACTATTAATAGCCTTTCTTACACCTATGTTCTTAATTGAAAAAAGACGTTTTTCGTTATCTAACCACTCTGATATTAAATCATCAGTTGGATGTTTTTCTAATCCTTCAAAAAGATTTTCTAAAGCTACTCTCTCTATTTCAAATCTTGCTTCTGGGGTTACGCTATTATAAATTGCAGAACTCATAGCTGCTATAGTAGTTTCACAAAGTGATTTTACTTGCCCTATAGTAGTTGTTCTTTTAAGTTTATTAATTTTTGCTATCATGCTCTTTCAATTATTTTGTTGAAGATATTTTTATTATATATTTATGTCTTGTATCAAAAAGCTGTCTTTTTCAATACTTTAGACTATCTTTAAATTTTTTATTACACCAAACACATCATTATTCACACTATTTGCTATATGAAGATCAATTTCCTTATAGTTAATACTTCCTGGAAATATTATACTAGCATCAGGTGTAACCCAGACAGGATTTGATGGATCTATCTTATAATGTTTTATGTTTATAAATATTTCATTATCTTTTGTGTATATTTTTCTATTTTCATCATCTGTCATTTCTAATATTATTCCAATACTTGTATCTTCTAATGGACCTGCTGATGTAGTAAAATAGCCGGCGTCATTTAAACTAGTATCTGTTGTATCAAAATACCCTTCATTTAATATCATAAAGGATTCAGATGTAATTTTTTTGGTATTTAAATCTGGAATTATTGATATAGAAGGAGTTCTATATACTTTTACAGAACTAGTTTCTTCCCATGTTATAATTGGTTCTTTAAAATCTGTAAATGTATCAGGGATATCCCATATCCAATATTCATGATTTTCAATACCTTTTTCAATAATATTCCACTCATTTGTATTTGAATATAACCAATAAGCATCAACTTTAGCTAATACTCCGTTTTCTCTTGTGAAATTCCATTCAATCATCAATGGATACGATTTTGGGATAGTTAGTCCAGAACTTGGAGATTTAATTTCTATTTTGCCATCATTTTTCTCATCATGATCATAGATTCTATAACCTATACTTTTCATTGTATTATCTGCCGACATTTCTGTAGTTGGATCAAATACAGGTTGATATGTTTCTGCTTCTATAGTAAAAGTGATCTTAATTCTATTATCAGTCTCAAATGAATATTCTATTAACTTATCTATTAAGATGTCCTCAGAGAAGCCTGCAGTGCACCCTAGCCGCATCCCTTTATAATATACATAAAACGTTTTTGTCTTATAAAAAACCTCGCGGATGGCTTGTTCAATTTTTAATGCAGTTGTATGTGTATCAATCCACATTTCACAATCAAACTTAATAGTAAGAGGTATTGAATATAAAAATGATACAAATGAATTAAGGTGTCCATCTGTTTCTTTAACATAACGTCCTTGTACAAATCTGTTAGTTATCCGTGTAGCATCAATATTTGCACCAGTATAAGTTATAACACCCCTAGGTATTCTATCAAAATTACCATCAACAGGCTTAGGAAATTTACAATCAGCATAATGAGTATAAAAATCTTGCATAAATCTTTCATCACCAGATTGATTATAATACCATGGCACTTCTACTTTTTCTACTTCTTTATTAGACCATACTTGATTGTATTTAATCTGATTGTTGAGAATATCTAACATACCGGCAATTACAGCCCTAGATATTAAATCCTCATTATTATAAGTGTTATATAACGACATTGAAATGTTTCTTTTATTATATATCTATATAAAAACAGTATAACGCAGAAAATCTTATCTAATAAATTCTCGAATGCCTGAATAATGTATATCTTTATTATTATCACGAATTATAAATCGCTTTTTTTCAATTACTATTAATTCTATAATGTCTTTTATTTCATAACTTAAATTTAATGAATCTAATATTTTTTGAATATCAAAGTTAACATCATATAAAAATATTCTATCTACATCGATATACAATATATTAGAAGTATATTTATAAATCATTCTTTTAAATACATCTCCTGTATAATTAGCTATATCTTCTGGACTATCAGCATATATAAAAAAGTCAGATCCTTTATAATTTAAAGCTCCCCATGTATAATTTAATAAAACCTTAAGTAGAAAATAAGTTTCAGGATTACCATGTTTTTTTACTTCAACTCTTTTATAAAATAAATTTTGAAATAAATTACCGAATTCAAATATATTAAAATTTATTGCATTATTATTGATAAGATTTACTAAACTATTTGGATAAAGAGAATTAAATTCAATAACTTTACAGTCTTTATGTATTCTCATCTTAGCTTTATTATTTAACATTACTGTACCGCATCGATTAGAATCAATACGTTCTAAATTATTTTGAGTTTTATATCCAGGATAAAATATATCTAATAATTTTTTAATTATCTGATTATAATCAGATAAACTGAAACTAGATCCATTTAATTTATTTAAAATAAAGCTAGATCCATTTAATTTATAATCTTTAGTAAAATGGTAAGAATCAAGAACAGAACATAGTTCTTTAGTGGAAATAATAGTTTTCATAAGAATTTATCTTTTAATTTTAGGGAAATTATCCCATTTAAAAATTATATGTATGAAATATAAATAAGTTTTATATTCTTTAATCTTTTACAATTATGCGTTGTAAAAATTCTACAGGAAATGCCTTTCTGTGTTTATGTATTAAATCTGCTAAAGAACCATCTAATATATAAGTCTTTGCCCAATCATTTTCATTTCTTACACTTCTACCAACTCCTTGTAATATATTTTTGATTGCGACCCATGAATACCAAGCAGGATTAATTTGCATCTTCGCTTTTACAAACCTATCACCAAGTGAAAGATATGGAACTTTTGCAAATATAGCAAACCTACTATATTCATCTTTAAGATCTAAACCTTCTAATAAGCTAGGACCTATAAGTACTTTAGATTTGTCATTCATTAACATACTAAGCACTTTTCTTTTTTCTTCGGCGCCTTCATATACTAAAACTCTCCTTTTATTTTTTTCAGAAAGCCCATTATGAATTTTCATTGTTAACGCATATGAAGCAGTATGTATTATACCATTTTCAGTAGTATGATCATCTAAAATTTCATCTATTTTATCACAAACCCATGGTAGATTAGCATCTAGATGTTTATACGACATTCTTCTTTTATTATAAAAATATATTGGAGATTTACTATAATCAAAAGTATTTGCAATTTTTATATATTTAGCTTTATTTAAAGCTATTCCTTTTAAATAAACGGCTGGATCTCCAAAAGTAGCACTCATCAATACTGTAAATCCAGTATGCTCATGAAAATATTTATTCATCATATAACTCTCTTCTAAACAATTAAATACAATTGCTTTTTCTCCTTGAGGATTTTTTATAATATTGTTAGTAGAAGTTTGATCTATAATTTCAACATAATCTTCTATTTTACAATGAACATCCTTTAACCAATCACATATTTTTAGTGCTTTTCTCCATTCTTTGGGAGGATCATCTTTAGGATATTCTTCTTTAATAGTATCTTTTAATGTTTCTATAGCTGGTTTATATTCTTCTAATAATAATTCCATCTCACTTAATGCTTTAAAAAGATCATCTTGGTCTTCAAATTTAAATAAAGATTTAGTAACAACTTTTATAGAATGTACAGTTTTACTTAAATCTTTAATTTTATATAAATTAAAGAAATCAGTTAATTCTTCTAATTTATCTAAAAAATGATCATCAAATCTAGGTGAATAATGATTTTGAACAATATCTAATATTTTATGAGCTTCATCACAAATAGTAAAAGCTCTAGATGGAAACAATTGATGTTCTTCATCCATATGTTGATTAGTATAATTCTGCATTATCAACCAATACGCATAATTTAATAATGAGGTTTGAGATCCAGATGCTTTATCTCTTGCCATAAAATATGGACATTCATCATAACAATGCATGGCTCTAGGTTTTTTATTTCGCATTCGGCAAGTTCCCAGCGAATTCTTTTCCATATTATCAATACACTTATAATTATCAATACCTTTTATAGAACCCCAATTAAATCTTCCTTTTCTAAAATCAGATTCATATTGTTCCTGTAATGCGATGTCAGATGCTAATATATAACCATCCTTACCTTTTTTATTAAGAATATATGATATTGCTAATCCTATAATGGATTTACCACTACCAACAGGGGCATCTAATATAACAGTGCCCACACCATTATCATAAGCTTCAATTATGTTTATAACTGCCTCTTTTTGTCCTATTCTCCATACAAAGCCTTTATCCATAAAAACTTCTACGAATTCTTCTAATTGTTTATTTACGTCCATGTATTTATTATGACAAAAAAAGACTGAAGTTTCCTTCAGTCTTTTTATTAATTTTTATATTTTAAACTTAAATTTTTATTGTCTTGATCCTTTTTTAATTTGAAATACTATCCATTCAGGTTTTTGTAATGCTTCTTCTAAAGCTTGTTCATGAACACCATCCCATGTAGAAGTCTGAAAATCATCTAAGATAATCTCAGCAAAAACTTCCCATTGGTCCAGGAGATCCTCCTCCATATTCTTTTAAAGATTACTGTAGTATTCCATTAACATAGCTAGCAACTGTTTGATTAGAATCAAACCAATCTTCTACCCTATAACTATCACTTCCAATCTTATTAACATGTTGAATAATTCCTGGATCTTCTTTTGTTATAATTATAGCTTCTTCTTTTGCTGCTTTTAATTCTTCAGATTCACCTTCAAATTCATTATATTCATTAAGAACATCACTAACTATTTTTGCTTCCATTACCATATCTTTTTTTTCAATTGTATCATTAACATTATCCATTCCAACTTTATTCCAATAATTGGGATCATCTAATTCATCTCTTCTAATATTATAGAAAAAAGTTAAAGCTAATCTTGCTTTATTATCAGGAAGTTTTTTTATAACTAAATTATAAATTTCTTCTAACTCTCTTTCATCTGAAACATCTTCAAAATATTCATCGTAATAATATGCATATAGTGCCCAAAATTCTGTATAATCTGGTACATTAGTAGGATCTATTCCATAATATTCAAATAATCTTTTTAAATTTCTTTTCATTATTTAGATGATTCTATTAGAATATTTTTAGTTAAAACTTTTTTAACTCCAGTTTGTGTTTTAAAAAGATAATAAGACCCTTCACCCATTTTAGCGATTGGTTTCCCTTCTACGGTTTCCCCTGATTCTTTATTCTTAAATATTAAAATATCTCTATTAAATTCAGGAGAAAGTAATTCATTATCAATTATAGTCGAAACTCTTTTTGACATTCCTAGATTTATTGCATTTGTTGGATCAACATCTTCTACATCATTAGAATCCGGATTATAATCATCTGGCATATCTCCAGCCATATAGTCTCTTTCATTAGATTCTTTTAGACTTTCTGCAACAAATTTTATTTTTTTCATAACTTTATATTATTTTATTTCTTCGACATTATAAATTATCCCTTTTTTTACATACTGATGTAAAACATCATTAACCTTATCTACGGAAGCTTTAGGATCTTTTATAATTATTCTTCTTATTCCATTTGCGTTAACCCCTGGTAATAATTCAACACCATCAAAAAATTGATCTAATAAAGAATCTACTGATGTACGAGATTTATATAACACTAGTATCTCTACTACATCTGTTTCAGAATTTTCATATTGTGCATTAGCTAAAACATAATCTCCATTTCTTTGATTCATAAACATATTTTCATGTAATGATTCTGAAACTAAAGTGTCTGATGAATACACAAATGTATCAATACCTGCTGTAACATCTTCTGAACTACAAAAAGCTGAAATTTTAATTTCATTTCCATCTTTAAGTGCAATATTTATAAAATCATTAACACCATCGAATTCTTCTTGTATAGTATGTATACGTTTACCTTGTAATTCTTCTTCAGACAATGATCCAAAGTCAACATCTAGTTGACCAACACCTTTATCTCCATTAGGATATGCAGTAATATTAAGTTTACCACCTTCCTTAAAGTTAATTATGATAAATGAGTTTTTACCATCTGAACTTTCTTTAATGTCCTTTATTGTTTTGCCTTCTAATCTCTTTAAATCATTCATCAAATAGATATTTTTATTATATATTCTTTATAATTTAATCTTCTTTATCTAAATCATTAACCTCTATATCACTAAACCCTGTATTTTTAGAAATAGTTACTGCATAATCAAAATGTTCTATTGGTAAAGGTGAATGATTAATAATGAAAATATTAATATTCATTTCTTTAGAAATTTTCTGTAATAACCCTATAATATCATAGATGCCATCACCATCAATTGATGATAATACTTCATCGAGCATAAATATATTCAATAAAGGATATTTTCTTTTTAACATTCTAATAATAGAAATTAATACAGCTAAATCAACTCGTTTCTTTTCTCCTGTACTTAGCGTATCAACACTAATTTCTAATCCTAATTGAAATAATTGGGGTTCAAAATCAGTATCAAAACTCAATGCATAAGGAAAATGTAATTCATTTAATGTATATTCAATTTCTTTATTTAAAGTCGGAAGATAACTCTCTAAGATTTTCTTTTTAACTCCTGTATCTGCATATATTTCTTCTAGTATTGCCAAATATTTATGGTCATCATCATATTTAACTTTATCTGTTTCTTTAGAAGCTAATTGTTTAGTGTTTTTATTTATAATATTTCTAATACTACTAAATTCCTTAGGTTTATTAACTTTTAGACGTGTTAATTCTGATTCTAATGTTTTGAAAGCAGATTCATATTGGATTATAAATTCATTAATCTTGTTAATTCCTTTATCTAATTTATTAAAAGCAACGCTATAAGTTTTTTCGTTTCCATTAATAGTTTCTAAATTATTATTTTTTGATATTATATCGCTTTTTAATTTCTCTTTAACTGAGTCAAATCTTGTATCAGAAAAAGTGGTTTCGCATGTTGGACATTTATCCTTATCATATAAATTTATTTGTCTATTAATTTGTGCAATTTCTTGTATAATTTTAGTTTTTTGCTGAATGAAAATATTATAAGACTCTGTTATTTCTTGTTTTTTACTTATATATGTATTCCGCTTATTATAACCATCTTGCAACTTAGGTTTATATTCAGTTAATTTTTTTGATATTTGAGATATTTTTTCTATATTATCATTTTTAACTTGTTTTTCTAACTTAGCTAATTCTTTTACAGCTGAATTTATATTTCCTTTTAATGATATTATTTCTCTATCAAATAATGTCATATTAACTTTTATATCTCTTAAGTCGTGTTTAACAAGATTATTCATCTTATTAATTATTTCCATTGCAAATAATTTATTAATAATAATTCTTTTATCATGAGGAGTCATTGAAATAAAAGATTTAAAATCATTTACAGATAAAGATATAATATTAGAGAAAATATGATAAGGCAATCCTGTAACTTCTGAATCTATATAATTTTGATAATTAGCTATACCACTTTTACCAATATTATTATCTTCTGATGGTTCTTCTCCTGGGGCGTATTTATAAACAGTTAAATCCATTGGAGATATCTTCCGTTCTATAGTAACATCGGTTGTAGGATTAACAGATATATCCATTTTAATATATCCGTGTTTATTCATTCTATTAGAAATTTCATCTTTTTTGAATCGATCTAATTTTCCATAATAACCGATTTTTGGTAAATTAACAAAAAAGGATTTGCCATGTCCATTTTTACCGGATACCATCCATAATCCACCAGATGCCGGCAGGTCTATAGTTTGTAATTTATTACCAAATGGACCTATATTCTTCCACTCTATTTTATTAATTCTCATATTTTACTTATGATAAGTTCTTTAATTTCATTAACAGATTCCCTTTCAGGTTTGATTCGATATATATTATAGCAATATGTATTAACGATTTTGTTTATTTTTTCATCTATTGTTATAGCCTCAACATGAGATTGCATTCTTCCATTCACTGAATATCTATGAATTCTATCCAATACAATGTTTATAGAGTCAAATTTATTATGGAGATCTAGTACCATATCTTTATAAGGAGCCGATTCCTTTTGGCCATAATATAATCCAAGTAAAAGAGGAGAATCTGTAACGATAACATCAACTTTGCCTGATAATCTAAATAATCTATGATACTGATTTGCCGTTACATATAATTGGTTATCTAAAATTTTTGTAGAGCCTTCCCATATCTTATCTTTTACATATTCAGGAGCCATTTCACATTCTACACCGTACATCTTTAATTCATAAAATAAACCTGCCATGAATGTACTTTTTCCAACTCCTGGACCTGCAAAGATATTTACTAACAATGTGTTTTTATTTACCATTTATTTCCTAATATTACTTTATTTCCTAATATTACTCTATCGACAAATTGATAAATTATAGATGCTTCTTTTCCTTTTGTATTTCTACATAATTCTTTAACTCCCTCATTACCACCTTCTTTATATGATTCTTCAATCATATCTATAAAACTTTGTTTTTCTTCTTTTTGAAAAATAATCTTTTTAATTTTCTGTAATTTATTCATTTCTATATTTTTTTGTTTCGTTTAACATAAGTCTTGCTAGTATAATTCCATCCATCATATTAGTTAGTGATGTATAATATAATGGTTTTCCAGAATCATCTAATCTAGATAATTCTTTAGATTCTTTATCCCATTCATTTATAGTTTTTCCTGAATACACATAAGTTTCTATATATCTAATATCTTCTTCTGAATATTCATTTTTATATAATTCTCTTACTGCCGAAAATTGTTCAGAATATAATACTCTTTCACCTCTAATTGGCTTAATATTTTTCATATTTAAATTTTCATAAGATCTATAATTTTTGAAGCGGCTTCATCTAATGTATTAACAAATGGTATTGCTGTTCTGGATAATGAAGTTTGAGTTATAACATCTACTTTTCGTTCATAATTTTTGTCTAATCCTATTATGATTTGTTTTTCTCCTGAATTTCCCCATCTTCCTAATTCATATAAAACTATAGGGTTAATAGATCCTTCTGCAAACCAGAATAAAATCATATCAGATTCTGCTAATTTATTGTATTCCCATGTAATTTGTTCTTCTGCTGCGTTTGGATCATCTATTGGAAAATCTTTTCTTCTTGGATTATATATTGTAAGATTTGGAACATTTTTAATTTTTCCAAGTAACTCACTTTGCCAATCAGGACAATTAGAAATTCCTCCTGCTAAAAATAATCTAAAATTCCTATTATTTTTAACAGAATATACTTCATTAGGTGATTCTATAATTATTGCCATATTTTTAATTTATTAGGGACAATCTAGTGAATAATTAAGTATTATTTAGATATCCTATTTATATTCGTTTTTATTTAATTAGAATGTATTAAAACTAACCCAGAATTAACACTAATCCTCTTTACTAGCTAATTTATAATAATGATTATTAAGAACCTTTAATTTAACTAAAACTTCTGTTTGATGTTGTAAATCATCTATACTGTTTTCTAATAATGTTAAAATATCTTTGATATCAATACCTTCGACAGCTTCAGACAATTCATCTCCAAGCATTTTTTTCTCTCCACCTGTTTCGATTTTTTTATAATTACAACCATCTAATACATCAATAAATTTAGTGAGATTAAATAGATGAATATGTTTATCAGGTACTATAACATCAGAATAATTATTTTCGAATAATTTAATTGCATCTTCTACAGTTAATTCTAAAATTCCACTTAGCATAATTCGCTGAAATATAGGGGAATAAATGTTTGGGGTAAAGCTAACTTCATTGGTGGCAGGTGAGAATATATAAACTCCTTTTGTGTTTCCAATATCGGATCTTTTTGTAGAATAAGGAGATCCAATGTATGTAAATTGTTGATATTCTTGTCTTTTATGAATATGTCCCGAAAATAATCTCTTGATTCCGGGAATCGCAGTAAAATCTGCACCTTTATGGATAGCTCTATCATTGTCATATCTAAATCCTGCTATATTTGTATGTGCGAACACATAATTATGATCATTTTCTTTTACATATTGTTCTTCTGCCTTTTGATCCCCAACCCATGGTAAAACTAAAATTTTTGAATCATTATTAGTAACAATAACTGGTTTTTCGTAAACTATTACATTAGGAATTCCCCTGAAAGGACGTAATGAATTTACATCCGTATCATATTTTTTGTATATGTCATGATTTCCAGTGATAAAATAGATAGGAATTATTTCTGATAATTGAATAACTATATCAATAGCAGAATTCATTACATAAATATCTAAAAATTGTCTATTATCAAAGAAATCTCCAAGAAAAAATAATACATCTCCTTTTTTCATATTCTTTTTTAAGAAAGGTATATAAAATTCTTTAAAAAAATTAATGTGATTTTGTAACCATTCAAGAGAATTATTTCTAACCCCGAAATGTAAATCAGATAAAAGAAATATATTTTTGTATTTTATTTCTACTGTATCAACTTTAAATGATGTTGGGATACTCATATAAATTGTTTATACATTATATAAAAAAATGGCCGAAAGGTTTTAACCTTTGGGCCATTTTAAAGTATTCTTAATATTTTTTAATCTCCTTTATAAATAGAAGCTTTATCTTGATAAAATTTAGTAATTCCTTCTCCTGTTTCTTTTTCTTGTTTAGAATCAAATCTTATTTTTGGGGAGTTCAGTGAATCACCTTCATCCACAAACCAGGTAATATTATCCATTTGATCATTTACAACTTCTAATGCATTTAATAATTTATCTAATTCACCTGACATATAATAGGCATATATTCCACCTGTTTTAATAACATATTCATCTGTACTTCCGGATTTTAGTGTAACAGAAGGTCCTAATATTTTTTTATAAGTCTTTCCTTCTATTTTTTGCATAAGTATGGTTGCAAATTCAACTGCTTCATCATATGAAACAGATTCTTCAACAGATTCATTAACAAATTTAGCTCTCATTATACTATTTTATTTTATATATTAAAATAGTTTTTTTGTCTTTATTCTATTTTCCATTTTATTTTTTGCAACAAAATCTCTTAATACTAATTCCTGATCTAATACACCTATACCCTTATATAATTGATCATAATTAAGTTGGAAACATTCAGCGAAACTTATAAATATTTCAACCGGACTATATTCACCGGTTCCACAACGTTCCTTGAAATAATAATACATATTTATCATATCTGTTTTATCAACCCTTTTTGGATTCTTATACTTTTTATGATAAGGAGAATTCTTAAATATTTCATAGATTTTTTCATTAAGAATATGTAAAGTTCTATGTTCTATTACATCTCCTAATTGATCATCATATAAACTAGATACTCTACTATCTATTTTAATAGATTGAGTAAATTCTTGAAATTGCATTTCCCCTGAATTAAAGGAATTATTTATTATTTTATCTTCAGCCATATTATAATCTTCTTTATTGTTTAAATTCATTTATTTATAATTATTTTAATTTAGATATTTATCATCTAAATTAAAATAAATTTGATCCAGTGATTTCCATTTCATCTATTGCAGCAAGAGGGTTAGATGCATCTAGATCTTTAATTGTTGGAGAATTATTCTCAAATGCTTGGATTGAAGATCCTACAAAGGATTCTGGAGATACCGGTTTTCCTGGTATTGGAGCAGCAACTACACTATTTATAATATAATCCATATCTTGTATAGGTGAATCTCTATCTTCTTCAATTTTTGCATATTTCCATTGAATGGTATATCTCTTTTTAGTATTTTCATAACCAGATACCCTATTAGCTAAACATTTAAGATAATATTCTCCTCTTGCTTTCATTTCTGCATTAGTAATTATACCAAATAATACATCAACAGTATGTAACAATGCAGCCGATTCAGAAATATTAGTTGTGTTTAAATCAGTAGTTTCCCATCCACCTCTATTTGTTTGTGTAGCAGTAATCACACACCATTTACCTTCAGATGCCATGGCTCTTAAATCCTCTGCAATCTGTTTAATTTTCATATAGGTATTTTCAGTATTAGGATTTCTCCAATTTTTCATAATATTAATGTAATCAACAAAAATATTATCGAATTTAATACCTAAAATTTCTTCTGCTTTAATTAAATAAGCCTTTAAATCATTAACAGAACAAGATGATGCTGGAAATTCTTTTACATGCAGAACACCTAAATCTTTAAGAGATCCACTTCTCATTTTATGGATATTATCCTTTAATAAAGATTGATCCTTTGCCCATTCTTCATAATCATCCATAGGAATATTAAAAGCATTTGAACCAATTCTCATATTAACAATTTCTTCCTGCAGTTCAAATGTTATGTAGGCAGTATTATGTCCTAATTGAGATGATTTTAAAGCTAAATTACCTAACCACATTGATTTACCTGCTTTTGGACCACTAAGAAAGGTTATAAGAGATCCTTTCCAATATCCCCCTTTTAAACATAAATCAATATAATCATATCCTGTAGTTGTTCTAGCTAATCTAGATTGTAAGTGAGTTGCTGCATCATAAAAATCAGAACCCATATTAAAACTAAAATCAATAGATGTTTCAGTAGTTAACATATGTCTGATTTTCTCAACAACTTCATTTGCGTTTTCTGCAGTTACTTTAGTTGTTTTCATGAAAGCTATAGCTTTCCTCATTACATTATCTAAATTACGAACCTGAATCCATGGCCCAACATTTTGTTCAAGCCATTCACTATCATAATTTGCAAGTAATTGTTTTGTATTATAAAGTCCTTCTACTTGTTCAATACTAAATCTTTCAGCGTAGCCTTTTATCCTTATAAGTTCCATCATCTGATCTTTAGAAGGTGGAGTTTTATATTGCAATGCATGTATCTTTGCAATATCGAATAATTCCCTCATATCAACATTTTGAAAATATTCAGATTTTGAAGAATTTAAGAAAATCTGATTATCTAATATATAATGGTAAAAAATTTGTTCCTGATAGGCTGACATCATAACGATATATGTTTTATATGTTTTATATGTTTAAAGTTTATATGTGATATTAATATTAAGATTTCAATCTATTCCCATAAATGCTTAAGTATTTTAAAGTTAGAGTATTTTAATTTTTCAATATATCCTTTATTAATTAATGATTGTAGATCTTCATTTATATCAGATGCTACTCTAACTCTTGTAAATAAAGAAACTTCTCTTAATTTAAACTCACCATCATATCTTTTTGAATTATCAAGAAATTGAACTATCTCAAATAGTAAATCTTCTATCATTGGATATTCAATAATACCAATAAGATTTTTTATTTTAACACTATTCTTTTGTATTGACTTCATATATGTTTATTCTTTATAATGACAAAAAAGGCTAGAGTTTTCTCTAGCCTTTTTAAAGTTTGTTAAATTTATTTATTTTATTTTATTTTTAACTTATTTTTTAATCGTCTGTTTCTTCAACTTGATCATGATCACCAGCTTCTAATTCTCTATCATCCATTTCAGTTCCGGCTAAATCTTCTGTTACATCAACTAAATCTTCTAATGATTCAATAGAAGGTAGCATAAATGTAGGTTTGATTGTAGTTTCATCTAATTCTCTAAGTACTTCTTCAGAAAATACTTCTGGTGTATAAAGATTTCCTAATGGTACCTCTCCACCTAAATGTTTACATACTAAAGTTCTCGCTGTATCTCTTGGTTGAGCATATTTCACAACATGTTCTTTTACAAAATTATCGCCATCAATTACAATCACTTTCTTTTTGTCTTTTTCATTTAATTTTTTGAAAGCTACACTTGAAAGTTTAACATTTTCATCTGTTTCAAATTTATGACAATTCGCTTGTTCTTTTTCAGATAATTTTAAATATTCTTTTTCAGATAATGCTTTACCTCTAACAATTCCACAATTTTCCCAAGATACAAACTTTTCTAATCCAACATAAGGATTAGGTTTCTTATAAAAAGGAATATGAATTTGAGTTTTAATAGGTCTAGCAAATCGTTGCTTAGTTGGGGATACGGTTACCACAATTCCAACTTTAGTATGTTTATCTAAACCTTTCTTTTCAACCTGTTCTTCTGAATCTTTATCAGTTAACTTAGATTTAGTTAACATAAAAATCATAGATGAATTATATTTAAGTCCACCACCACCAGAAACAGTATTACCACCGAAAAATGAACCAATTGACGCATATACGTGGTTACAAATAATAAAAGGGACAGCATTCTTAGCAAAATCAGTACCTACAACTCTAAACGTTCTACGAATAGCTTGTTGTTTAGTCATATCTCTTTTATTAGAACCTTCTGTAGTATCTTCTTTTTCTTTTGTGGATGAAAGGTTTCCTAATGAATCTAATACTACTATAACCTTTGGGGGGATGTCACCTTTTTCTCTTATAGCACTGAGCGTTTCATTTAACTTTGCTGTTAGATGAGCAAATTGTTCAATCGTAGAAATATTTTCTATTCGTATTTTAGAAGTATCAATTCCTAATCGTTTTGCAAAATCAATATCAATACCGCCTTCGGAATCATAGTATACTACAAAATATCCCATAGCCTGAGCATTTCTGCATATACTCATTGCTAAGTATGTTTTACCTGTTCCTTCTTCTCCTGCAAAAGTTAAAGATCTTCTATTTGGCATTCCACCAAATAAGGAACCACTTAATGCAGCATTTAAAATATAAGGACCGGTTGGGATAAATTCATCTATTCTAGCATATATACTTTTTTCTAGAATATCTCCATCAGGAGAAAAAACACTTAGTGCATCATTAAGTTCACTAAATGAAACAGTTTTTTTATTTGCATTCTTTTTAGCCATATTTTACATATTATTTTATATCTTATATGTAAAATTACCTATAAAGATTTCTAATCTAATAAGTCTATTAATGATGCAAATCTTCCAAAAATTCGTTTTTTAGCATCTTCTTTATTAACAAAACCTACCCAATCTACTTCCTCGAATTGAGGTTTAAAATCTATTGAATTAATTTTTTTAGATGGATATACGACAAAATAATATACTCGTTTAAAGATTCTGCCAGAACTATTTGTATAATTTATGATACCATTATTCGTTAGAGAAATATCTTTTCTTTTTATCTTTATACCTGTTTCTTCTTTTGTTTCTCTAATAGCTGCATCTAATGGATCTTCTTTTTTATCTACTCCTCCTTTTGGAATAGAATAAGTTTTATACCAAGGAGAATTAGTAGGATGTACTAATAGAATTTTATTATCTTGAATCACTACTAAACCAGCCGAAATCTTTATTCCTTTTTTGTTTTTCACTTCGTATAATTTTTCTAACTTTGACATTTTATAAACTCCTTAAAATTTCTTCTTCAAGTATTCCCATAGATTTCTTGTACATTATCATACAGATTTCATACAAATTGTAAGGTCTCCATATACCTATTCTATCTATTCCAACGTCAAATGATAATTTATCTTGTCCTTCTAATTGTCTACAGTGAACATGCCCAAATAATGACCAAGTCCCATGTACTCTTCTATTCCATGTCAACATAGGATAGTGACAAAGTACTATATGGATTTTAATACCAGCAGTTTTGTTATTATAAGTAAAATCTTTAATTTTAGTAATTTCGCCAAATCTTGTAGACTTCCTAATATTTTGATCATGATTGCCTTCAATTAATCGCTTATCACCATTTAATCTATCAAGAAATTTATCGCTAGCTATTTTATTAGCCATTGTAACATCTCCTAAAATATAAAGAGTATCTTTTCTACCAACAGTATTATTAATAACATCTTTGATAATCCACTCATCATTTCGTGGATTTATAAAAGACTTATATTGTTTACTATTTAAGATTTTATAATCAGGTGATTTGATTAATTCTTCCTTTTCTAAATTAGATAATATTATTTTTTCTTCTTGAGAAAGATAAACAGGCCTATTACATATGTCTACTATCTTTGGATGTTGGGCATGTAAATCTGCTGTAAACCATATAGATTCCATTTCTTTTTTTACATCCGAAGTTATTTTATCTAAAATATCTACTTTTATATCTTTCATTTGTTCTATTATATAAATGTATATTACATTCTACTGCTTCCTTGACCGTTTGATCTCCAAGGGTGAGCAAATACATAATCAAGTTGTTCTTTAAAATCATCTACCTCTTGATCAGATAAATGTTGAGTTTTACTATTAATAAAACTGATTACATCAATAACTAATTCACTGTATTTTACTGAATTTTCATCAAAACCTTCTGAAATATTGTTAGGTTTTAAACCTGCTCGTACTAATTTTTTCATATTTATTTTTATTTTATATATTTAAATGTTCCACTCATAATAATCCCAGACAGATGGATCATCTCTAAATATATCTTTCTGACGAGTGGTGCAATCTTCTAACAATATCCCTTTTTTATCTAGGAATTCTTTAATTAAATTTGATTTAAACATAATATCTATTAAAATAATGAACGCGCATATATTAAATTTCCAGGAACTTTATTAAATCCAGCAGATGTCATAAATCTATTAAAAGGTTCAATTATAATTTTTTCAAATTGTAAATCATAATCTACATCAGGGGCAATTTCAAATGGATAATTTCCAGGTAAGAAACCAAATGTCCCTTGATCATTTTTAGCATAAAAATACTTTAATTTATCACCTGTTCTAATTAAATTATATTTAGTTTTCCATTTAGTATTTAATAACGAATTGTTATAAATAGCTGCAGATCTAACATTTATAGGACATTTTGGAGCTAATCTAATTTCTTTTCTATCTTCTAAAACATATTTTTCATAATCTCCTATTGATACAGTTTTTGCTATATCATTAGGATCTTGTAATAAAAATTGTTTTTTATATTCTTTGAGTTTTTTTACTATTTCTGAATATTCTAATTTATCATTTTTTTCAAAAATCTCATTAAGCATTGCTTTTAATACCTTTCTAGAAAATGCCGGAGTAGATCCTTGTACAACTTCAACACCAACTGGAGTTATTTTTTGTTGTGGTTTAAAAGAAATTCCAGGATCTTTCCATGCTAAATCTAAGATATATTTTTTCTTAGCAACCATAAGAGCAGAATATGAAATTTTCTCTAATTCTAAATCTTGTAAGTTTTTAGTATTAAATTGTGCCGCATATTCATCAAATTTTACTTTAATATATCCTTCTAATCTTAATTCTTTAATTTTTAATATAAGATCTTTTGGATCTCCTTTCCAGTCACAAGATTTCACAATTGGATCTAATGTAACATATGTTGAATCTGTATCATTATAAATTACTATAGTTGATGCTTGTACTTTATTAGCATATGTTAAACCAAGTTTTTCATGTAATGATTTATCTAAATGCCATTTGTTTAAAAAATAATCATCTAGAAAATCATTAGCATATTTAATCATATTTTGACCTTGAAGCGTAACAGCTTCAGCTAATGCAACATTATAACATTCAAACCAAGGAGATCCAACACCACCATAAATTGAATTAATAAAGATTTTAATAGATTGCTCTAGATTAAAATATTCTTCTTTCAAAGATTTAAGTCTATTTATTTCTAGATCTAATTCTTCAATAGAACAATTATATGGATCTATTTTTACTAATTCAAATTCAAAACTCATAATCTATTTTTAATTTATTATTGAAAAATAGACTATAAGTTTCAAAAGATTAATTAAGACTTATGTTAATTTTTGAACCATTACCTGGATTCCATACGATAAAAAGTCTATGGCCACACCTTTTACTCTCAAATGCAGCAATAGCAGCCAACCTCATGTATTCATATGGGGTAATATGTCCATTTTTAAGATAGAGCTTAATATCACCACTTAAATTATTTTTTTCCATAATTGGTTTATTTATAATGGCAATATAACCAATTAATGTTAATTAAAAAATGTTAATTACAAATATTTACTCTAATGTATTTAATACTTCTAACACTTTTGGTATGATTTTATTTCTAACACATTCTTCGTTTACAAATTCAACTGTGCCAACAAAATCGTGTGGTTCAAATCCAGAGTGCACTTTCTGTAAACATGATGTATTCTTAGCTTTTCTATCGATTTGCTCAGTGTCACCAATAAATATCATTTTACTATTTCTACCTATGCGGGTAATTATAGTTTTAAATGTATGCATATCTATATTCTGAGTTTCATCAATTATAATAATTGAATTATCTAGAGTATTACCTCTAATAAAAGCAATAGGTTCAACACCAATGGTTCCATCTGCTATAAGTGCCTTAGTAACACCTCTATCACCAAATATTTTATTTAAATTACCAGTATACGATGTCATATATGGTTCCATTTTTTCTTGTAAAGTTCCAGGAAGAAACCCTGTTTCTTCTCCTTGAATGGTTTGTAATGATTTAATTAGAATTATTCTTCTATATTGTGGACTTGTTTTTAAAATATGTAAAGCAGTTATTAAACTTAAATATGTCTTACCCGTTCCGGCAGGGCCTACACAAATTGTGATTTCATTATTCTCAATTGATTTTTTTAACTTCTTTTGTTTTTCATTTTCACATTTAATTTTTATGGGTATGTCGTTAATCTGAATTTTATTAGTACCTGTAGTTTTCTGTTTGCGATCAAGCCATTGGTTAACATCCTCGACGTCATCCTTGGATAAATTTTTCTTTTTTGCCATACAATACTTATTTTTAATTTTAGTTATCACATATGTGATATCCCATTTTAATATCTATTCAGGCTTAATAAACTTTAATATGAATGCAATGCGCTTATAATTCATCTAAATAACTATCATAAAAATTAGTTGTTTTATGTTCTTTCCATTTCTTAAATGTTTTATCAACTGTTTGTTCATTCTTCCCTTCAGTGCGTCTATTTTTATTAACTATTTTTATAGCTTTTTGACTTATTGTATCAAATACATAATTTTCGAGCACATCTATTTCTATGCGTTCGGGCTGAAACACCATAAAATAATCAACATTTGAGCTACTACTATATTCATTTCCTATATCATCCAAATCTAATTGTAATTGTAAAGGATCTTTAACATATTTAATAGACATTAATTCAGATATTTTTATTAAGTCTAGATTATTTCGCTTTATTTTAATTCTTCTAACTTTTTCTTTTCTAGATTGTTTAATTTGTTGAATCTCTATAATTTCGGAATTAGCATTAGGACCTTTTAAAATAGCGTATGTAAAGTTAGTATTAGTAGAAATAATTTTTGAATATAAAAATTCATTAACTAAACAATAGAATACTTTTAGTATTGATATTTTACTAGAATTAACTTCACCTGCATCAATGGCTGAGCCAACTATTCTATTTTTTTGATAAGGATTATCTGATGCAACTAATTCCCATACTTTAAATAAGTTATCATTAGCTTTTAAATTTTTAAGAGTTTTTTCTAGATTTTCTTTTCCATAATCATTCATTATATCTCTAGCCATTTTTATAGTTCGCTCTATTTCTTTCCACCAGCTAAATCTAGTTAATGCCCCATGAGCTCCCAATCTTATAGATCCCCCTGCATCAGAATAATCCTTTAATTCATATGTTACATTATCAATGATAATATCGGCACCATCTTCTTCGTTTTTTATAGTAATATCATAAGATTCTGATCCTCCTGCAAATTTTGAATTTTGTACTAAATAAGCTATTAATACTTCACCCCTTCCCATTCCAGATGGTTCAGTTATCATAAGTACTTCTAAAAAACCTGCTCCTTTACTATTTTTATTAGTTTTACATACTATCTTGTCACTGTATGTGCCGTCTGTGTTAATATCTTTTAATGTATGAGAGTTATATTTACCAATGAATTCTAACATGTCAGATAGCCAGATATCAATTTCTTCTGGACTATTTAATGCTAGTAATGTTAATCCTTTTTTTACTTTAAACTTTTCTCCAGGTTGTATAGTTTTAGCTATAACTTTTGATATTAAACTAAACAAAGTATTTAATTCTCCTACTATAGATTTGCCTCCAGATTCTGTAACATTTTTTATGAAACTATTCCACTCGTTGATTTTATTATTTTTTTTAAAAAAAGGAGAAATATTAGTTGGTATATAATATTCAGATTCAAAATTACCAGATTTAGTAGTAGATTTAGAAGAGGATTCTTCATTTTTAAGTTTTTCAACTTTTTCTGATATTTCTATTGAATTATTTAATAATTGATAATTCCAAAACTTTCCATATGTAGTAGAAATTGGAAATAAAGGTATTTTAAGTGGAACCCATCCAGAAGGAGTTTTTCTTTTTAATTCTCGCTTTGCTTTATCAGAATTAATTTTAATATTATCTAACACATCAGAAACATTTAAATTAGTTTCGCTAGTTATAAAATTAGATATATGTTTCCTATGATTCCTAGGAAATGTTAAAATATCATCCCATATAGATATGATATCATTTTTGCGTTTATTATTTACATGCACAATATCTCTAGATATTGGATCTATTAATATATTAGAGTTTATGGCTCCAACATATGTGCCTAATAATTTTTCAAATTTACCTTTTGGTAATTCTTCGGTTCCTGTGTTATTAATACAAAATGACATAAGTATAAATTTTAATTTGTTTTAAATTACTTTCATATGTATTATGATCTAATACTAAAAAGTTTTTAAAAACAAATTAAAATTTATACTTATGTCATTTATAACGTATTATAGATTAAAGGATTAAACCTTTAGTCATCTTTTTCAACTCTGGAAATAACAGTAATAGTAGAAGTTTCTTCAGAAGAAAAAACTAATTTATCATCACCCATTTGAACATTATATTTCTCAGAATCAATAGATCCAAATTGATCTTTAAAAATACTTATTGAACTTTCTATAGGTGTTGGGGTTGTGATTGAATTTTCTCTAATCTTTAAATCAAAAGTTTTACCAGATACATATAGATTGTCTGAATTTTTAAATTCCATAAATTTATACTCATTATCTAGATTACATAATGCGTTAACTTGATCAATTGTTTCTGTTGTTAATTCAAATTTCGCATTAACATCATCTAATAAAGCAATTACTCCTGAGAATAAATCATCAGTTATATAATTAAAAATATTAAGTGATGTACAATCAATATTCATTTTAAGATTTTTATTCTTAAGAATCATTGATAATCCAGCCCATTCAGTTGTTTCGCCTGTAATTTCATCATAATTAATAGTAAAAGAGAATTCTTCTCCTTCGAATTGATCCATTATCTTCATCAATCTCGAAATATTATAAATTCCAACTTTAACTCTATGAGGATCTGTAGAAGTTTTTACAGTTAATCCGGCCTCATCAAATCTAATTTTTGATAATTTAACAACGGATCTTTCTTCATTGTACGTTTTTGCTATAAACTCGGAAGTATTTTCATCAATTTCAAGAAGAAGAGATGTATCGATAGAAGCAAATTTCTTAAGCCATGTAGAAAAGGCTTTCACATTTTTTGCTGTAAATTCTATTTTTTTTGGCATGTTGTAATAATTATTTATTGTTTAAATATTATATCAACAACATATTAAAAGGATTCATTTATAACAAAAAAAGTCCTAATTTAATAAATTAGGACTTTTTAATTTTTATTGGATAATATTTATATTCTGTTTGTATCTGATAATGCATCAGCATCAGGATATTTTGCAAGAATTTCATAGCCGGTTTCTGCAGCATCTTTAAGATCTGATATAGGAATTCTTTTATCATACCATTCCTCTTCACCATCTTCCATTAAATAATCTTGTTCAACTTGATACCATTCTTCTTCAGCTTCTTCATCTCCACTAGATCCTATCTGATATGATATTGATTCTATCGAGGAAATATATTCAAATCTTTTTTGTGGTATAACATTTTCTATTAATGATTCTTTTACTAATTTTGCTTTCATAATTTTTACTTATATTATTTATGTTATTTATTCTTCAGATTCATGAAGTTCTAGTTCTTTTTCATAAACATCATCTCCATTCCAAACCATCATACCATCTATTTCTTCTAGATCATTTGTATCAAATAAATCTACAACATTCTTTTTAGATCCAACTCCCCGTTCAATTGTTGGATCTTCAATTGATTCAAATAATTTTTTTGCAGCATTAAATTCTTTTAATTTATGTAATAATTCTGTTTCAAATCTCTTAATTTCAGATATTGTAAATTTTAATTCATCTTCTGTTAATTTTCTAGCAGTTAATCCCTCTAATTTAGGACGTACATTCTTTGGATAATCGCTTAAAAAATCTGTTATTTCTTGATCAGATCGTTTCTTACCCATCATAAACATAATAAATAATTTCTTAGCTTTATTAAATTCTAGACTATCCTTTAAAGTTTCACGTTCCCATTCTTTATTTCGATAATCTAATCGAAGTAATTGCCATTTAAAATCAGTAAGATATTGTTCAATATTTTGGTACACTAAAACTTGACCATCTTTTATAAAAACCGGATTTTCTGTTACAATAATAGAAAATGATTTGGTAATATATGCTTGTAATTCCTTAAATTGTTCTTTAGAATTTCCATTATATACAATACTAATATCAACTTTAGTATTAGAGTTATTAATAATTCTTACTTTGCCTTCAAATTTTAAAATAAGAGCATCTAATTTTTTAAGAACAGTTCCATATTTAAGTATTGGTGGTATTTCATCTATTTGAATTTTCTTATCTTCTATAGTAAATATTGATGATAATTTCCAAGTACTTTCTTTACCATTATATCTAGCAATTTGTCCATTAAATCCTTCAAAATATGGTTTTACAGATTTTCTCTTACCTGCCATAAATTCTTTAATATGGTTCAAGTTCCTAGGAAGAATAGTGGTTTTATATCCAACAGCAATACCAACAATAGAATTTGTTAATCCTAATGGAACTTCCATCCAAAACGGGTCGTATGGTCCCTCAGGCTCCTTTGTGGTGAGGTATTTATATTGGTTAAGTATTCCTATGGTCTTACTACTAAGTTTCACTGAGGTGTATCTAGCAGCGGCGGGGTCTGGACTAGCTTCGGTTCCAAAGAATCCATATCCTTCAAGTATCTGAAGTGCATTACCGAAAGGTCTGGCTAATTTATTAAGGGCTCCAGTGAGACTTGAATCGCTGTGGTGATATCCGTCTTGGATACATTTTCCGACAACGGTAAGGGATTTATTAAAGGTATTTGGACTGTTCTTAAGTATGAAACGTTGTACTGGGGTAAGGGCATCATAGAAACTTGGTATTCCTCTGGCCTCCAAAACATAAACTGCATAATCTCTATATTTGGTATCTATAAATTTTGATATAGGTAACTTAATTATTTTCTCTTTCGGTTTCGTCAGATCTCTGTTCCTTGCCATCTACTGTTATTTTTATTTTATTATGCCGATTTGATATTATAGTTTCAATAACATTATCTTTTAAATCATTTATAGATATTGAATCTAGTTCATCAGCTGTTAAATTTTTCAATAATGAAGGATCTTTAGAAAAATCCTTCATTATCTGAGGATATAAACCATAAATTTGATAAGTTGATGGTATCATATGGTATTTTTCAGATTCATTATTTAATGCTATTAATCTAATTTCTTCAGGATCTGTAATTACACCTTTCTTATAGATATCTAAATCATGTTCCATTTGTTTTAGACAATCATACATTTTATAATAATCATATGTATCCCCATAAAGACCCATATTTTCAAATTTACCTCTTTCATAGAAAAAAGCATCATGATAATCACGTAAATTAAGTGTATGAATTTCTTTGATTAATTCATCTATAGAACCTTCTTTAATAACTATAGGTTCCATATTATTTCTAAGTCTTACTAAAATCATATTTTAAAAAAATTTGAATATTTTAGAGAATTTAATATTATTAGTCTGTATATGTTCTCTTGTGAACATATATTCTTTATTATCTAATATATCATAAACATATATAATATCATTTGCTTTTACTGTTACTTTACATAGATTATATTTCCATATAGTATCTAGATATAAGCCTTTTGCTGTTCCTGACCATAAATACCATTTATTTTTAAGGACAGTATTATCTAATAAAATTGTCGACATATTAATTATTTATTTTTGAATATAAGTTTTTCATCGTTGTTAGCTAATCTAACATAACTAATTCCTATACTATCTTTTCTTCCATTATCATTATACCAAACAACTCCCCATTCATAATCATATTTAATACATTTAAATATTTCAGGGGTTTCATCACCTACAGACCATCTTAGATATTTTATAATATCTCCAATTTTATAATTAGTATACGTTTTATTGATTTCTTCTATCATAACAATCTTTTATTCTTTATTTCTTTTAGAGTACCATTGTCTCTAAGTTTTGTTAGTCTTGAACAAAATTCCCTAATTGTTAAAACAGTTTCCGATTCTTTTGATCTACCTATAGAGTGAGTGAGTTTAGATCCTTTACTAGATTCTAAAGCTTTTTTAAATTTAGTATTTTTATACATTTCAGTATAAGCTTTATCTAACAATTCTTGATAACCTCTTGATTTTCTTGGTATTTCAATACCTCTCCAATATAATATTTGGTATTGTTGCCAATTTTTATTTCTGCCTTTTTTCTTAGCTGCAAATCCAACTAATTTACACACCTCTACTTGCATCTCAGGAGATTTAAACTTTAAACTCTGTAAAAAGCCTTCCATAGAATTACAATCTACACCATCTATAATAAAAGGGTGAGGTGAAAAATTACTTAAAGCACTTGATGGGTATTTATTTCCTGATCCTATGTCCATGGGCTTATTTTTAAATATATTAATATTAAATCTGCAGCACATCCAGATGCGAAACCTTGTATGTGACCATCTTCTAAGTATTCTATTTCTAAAGGAGATTCACAAATAACGTGCCATCCAGCTTTTTCTAATATTTTGATATCTTTTTCCATTAGCTATTTAATTTATTATTTGTTATTAATCTAGCGGCTTTTCCTAAATCACTATAATTTGGGTTATTCTTAATTAATTCCGATAATTCAGTAGAATTTAAAGAATTCATATATTTTTCATTTAAATATTCTCCTAAATCATAATCATTAGAGAATTTTGCAGCAGCTTGCCCTAAAAGTAAAGTTTGATTATCCATTATGCTAATTTTTTACCTTTTAATAAATATCGCAAAAACACATTTTTTGAACCACCTAAACTAGTTTCCCATTCTGTATAAACTTTAGGTAATTGATGTCTTAATTCACATAAATCAACATCTCTAGAATTTCTGAATATTTCAAACCATGTATTCTTATCTATTCGATCTTTAAAGAATTTACTAATATCTGGAAATAAATCATAATTAAAAACAGGTTCATCTGCTATAAAACATATTGCAGTTAATGTATCATTTAAATCTGGTTCATAAAATTCAGAATAATTGATTATCGTTCCGGGGTTTTCTTCATTATAATTACATAAACTATTTACAGTTTGTTGCATACTACCTAATCTTGATACATTATTGTTAGTAGTTCCACCATTTAAAATTATCCAAGTTTTCCAATTGACAACAAAATCTTCATATAATGAAGAGTCAAAGAAATGCTGGGCATATTCTAAGGATGCATGTCCGGCTTGTATACCTTGTTGAATTGGTGATAAATTATAGGGTACAAAAAAGTACATTCTTTTTTCTAATAAGTTGTTCATTTTTTATTTTTTAATTGATTTTTACTCTGGTAATTCTGCAACAGTTATTAAATATAGATCTTTATATTTTAGATATACTTTTGATGTTATAATATAACATGTTGATTCATCTAGCATTATAAACTCTCCTTAAGATAAAACAAGGTCTTGTTTAGTGATAAATAACGTTTTATCGTCTGGTAATAATTGTACTTGTGTCATAATTTTTGATTTAATTATTAAATAGTATAAGGATATCTAACACCATATGTAGCAGTTGCCCCACATGAATTACAAGAATGTTCATATGATGGTGGGTTTGTTTGATTAACTATTCCATTAGGCCTCATCCATCCATTGTTACATGTTGGACATTTTTCATCTGCTTGTTTTGCTTGTACTTCTCTAATTTCCATTATTTTATTTTTTATTAAATTTATTTCCCAAATCCGACGTTTCGTTTAAAATCTTCAGATTTATTATTATTATCAGCTGAAACATATATATCTGCTAATGTCATAGGTTCTTTAACTTCTATATCATCGCGGCCTAATTTTTCAAGTAAAAATTTAGATTTATTAATTGCTAATTTTTCAAATTTATAACTAATAAGTAGTCTACCTTTTCTTAATAAAGCTTCATCTATATCTTTTTCTTTCGTATTTAATGTTACTACAATAGAAATATTTAAACAATCAGATAATAATCCATCAGTTAAATTAAGAATATTTGATACAGCTCCAGTTCTTCCCGAGAGTTCTCTTTTTCCTATAACCGGTTCTCCATCTTCAATAATAAGAATTGCATTAGCATTTTCCATTAAAAATGGAATAAATGCTGGTTCTGTTATATGGTTAACCATATCCGGAGATATAAAAATAATATTTTTCTTTAATTTATGAGCAAGATGTCGCAAATAAGTAGTTTTTCCTGTTCCTGGATCTCCTCTAAGAATAACAAGATTAGAAGTTTTTCTCTTATTAAGACCATCTATAATCTTATTTGATATATCACTAAATCCATTATTATAATTTTCATCTAGATTAATTTTACATGTTTTTACAGTGAATCCAGTTTTTTGAAAACCATGAGAATCTTGATATACAATATAAATTTTATTTTTTATATTATTTGGTACCACAACACCTTTTATTAAACTTATCATAGTATGAAGAGGACTTCTACTATCTGTTTCTATATGTTTAGGATAAAAAATCATTGCTGTGTCATGATTAACATAAACATAAATAGAAAAAGATTTATACTTAAGTGCAAAAGCAGAACTATAAAGTTTTATTAATCCATTAGAATCTCGTATAGATTTATAATAAGCTTCTTTAGGAACATTAGTATATTTAAATAATTCAGAAATAAATTTTTCACTTATAACATTTCGTAATGTATATACATCAGGTTCGATATTATATAGTTTATGATATCTATAAGCAAAATAAGATTCTTTATCATAGTCATTTAGGTATCCTTCTTGCCCATCTGCAGATTTCATAATATCATTAATATTTCCCCATATAATGTCTTTTAATATTTCTTTAGAAAATTTTTGTTTTTTAATAGGTTTAAAAAAGGTATTTTTCATTCCGCTTATTTTTTTAGGTTTATCACTTCCATCCCAAAATTCATCTTCAGTAAGTACGGGCATATGCTCAATCATTTTTTATCCTCCGTTTTCTAACCATTTTTTTCTTTTATGAGAACTAGTTCCAAATGCAATATCTAGAAACTTATTCGCGCCTCTATCATATATTATTTGGAATAAAGCTTTATTATTCATTACATGAGTCCAATCTTCTATTGATAAAGATCCTAATCCTTTTAAGTAAGTTATATTTGAAACTTTTTTAGATTTAGAATATTCATGATATTCATCCATAGAATAAAAATATTTTCTTTCTTTTCCATAATTACACGCAACTAAAGGTGTAATTATTTTATATAGTCTTTTGTCTTTAATAATATGAGGAAACCATTTATAAAATAAATTAATAATCAAAGAACTAATATGTTGTCCATCTGGATCTTCATCAGCAGCGATTACAATTCTATCAAAATCTGGCATTTTTTCATTATCAGGTTCTATATTTAAAATGCTCATAATTTCTAAAATTTCTGCATTATTGCTTAAATCTGATAGTTTCCGAGTATTTTTAACTTTTCCTTTTAATGCATATACTCCTTCTGATGCAGCTTCTCTTGCCTGTTTAACACTACCCGCCGCCGAAAGTCCTTCAGTTACATAAAGTGTCCCTTTCTTCCTAGAAGGTGGACTATATTTTTCAGATATCTTTCTTTTACTTTGTCGTTTTGCTTTCTTTATCTTAGAAATACTTTCAGAATGTAATCTATCCTCAATACGTTGTTCAATACTATTAGATATATCTGATTTTTTTAAACTTCTAATTAATTTAGTTTTAAAATTCTTAACTAAATCTTCTTCCAATTCTCCTCTACTCGTATCAAGTTTTGATTTATTTTGATCAGCCCATCTCATTAATTGTGATGGTAAATTAATAGATAACCAAGTTTCAAAGAAATGATGCGATAAATTATACTTAAAATAATCATTACCCCAATCATTTACTATCTTTTGATGGATTCCTGTACATTGTGATCCGTTAACAAATGATAAAGAACCAGAGTTTTCATACGATTCCCATAAATATAGTGTTCCGAAATCTGTATTGACCGATATAAAATCACCTTCTATGAATTCAGAAGTGACATTCATGGGCATTTCTTTACCATCTTTAATAAACTTACATTCCAGATTTAAATCCTTTATAATAGGATCAGACTTAATCAGAAAGGATTTGAATGAAAAATATGTATTAATTAATTCTTCATCCCATTTATATCCAGGAAATTGAGGTTTAGAAGGAATAAATGATACAGATGTACCAATTAAATCTCCTTTTTTCTTTTTTCTAATATCTTCTTTTACTACTTTAAAATCTACCCAATCATAAGATACAGAATGAGTTTTATTAACTGTAGATATTTTAAAAGATTCAGATAAAATATTAGTAACGGCAGCACCAACACCATGAGTACCTAAAATATTTGATTCTGTATCAGAAAAATTAGATCCTGCATGTAATTCTTCCATTGCAGTTCTAACTACATTTTTTTTAGTTTTAGAATGTATAGAATTAGCTTTATAAAATCCATTACCTTCATCTGTAATAATAACTTCATTTGTATCTAAATCAACAGTAACATGTACATTTTTCATATTACCATTACAACGTTTGGCTTCATCTAATGCATTTTCTAAAACCTCAACTATTAAATGCATATAACCGGGTGACCATGATTTTTCAATCATCTTGATTTTATTATCAACGATAATTGGTATTTTTTCTTCTACATAAGCAACTTGACCTATATACATTCCTGGACGAAGACGTACAGCTTCAAATGTATCTAATGCTATAATCTCATTTGAATGTTTTTGTTTAATAGTCATAAAATGTTTAATTATTATATCTTTTTATATAATAAAGTTTTAAAAATTATTCATCTTCATTAAAATCTTCTTCTGGAGTATTTGCTTCTCTTATATTTTCTGCCGATAAATAAAAAATGGCATCACCAAAACTATCACATGATATTAAATAATTTTTAAATTCTATAATTGTAAATGTATCTTCCATATTATTTAGTATTAAAATTAATTACCATGTTATGACAGTAGCTAATTCATTATTTCCACTTGAACAAATCTCTACAGAAAATCCATTAGATTCTAAATGCTCTTGAACTTTTATACTCAGTGGGAAAAAAATCTTAGTAGAATAATGTCCATTTTTAGATACAGCCTCTTCAATTCGAGAGTTAACTTTATTAAGTTGTTCAGTATGTTGTGCACTATTATAATTATCAGCTTGTTCTCTTGCTTCTTTTGCGTTCATAATTAATTATTACATGGATAAATATAAAGGACTTCAATAATACCTTGGCCTTTATCATTATTCCAAGGTGATTCTCTCCAGCCCCAACATGTATCTGGTTTATTATTTTCTTCTTCGGAAATTATACGCTCTATTCTAATATCAAATTCCAGAGCGGCTTTTTGTCCAAGAAAATATCCTTTTTCAAAAGATTTAGCTTCATATTGGTTTTGTTTATCATATAAAGTAGAAGGGTTGGGAATTAGCACGCATAATGCTATTATACATAATATTTGTAGCCATGCTAATACTCTGGAATTGATTTTAAAATTCATAGTTTTTGGTTTATTTTTTGATTATTTCAACAGCAACTGATTTCCAATAATTTATACCATTTTTTTCTTTATCAAATCTACCATCCAATTCTCTGACAATATACAAATCCTCATTCAAAGTTTTTGCAATATTTTCAAGTGTCTTTCTAGATATAGTTATATCAATATCGCCATACCATATTTTACCTGATTTTTTTGTGGCTATATTTGCATTAAATAATACAACATTACCTCTGTGTTCTGATAAATAACCTATTTTAGAACCAGATATCATTCTACCTAAAGAAAATTTATTATCTCGAAACACCTGATTATAATCAGGTGTTTCGATAGTTTTTGATCTTAATTTCATATTAAAATGGATTACTTTTTTTAGTGGTTGGCATGCTTTCACCAGGTGACATACCATTCTTACATCTATATATCCAAACCTTAACAGGTCCTTCATACATATATTTTTGTTCATCAAAATTAGCATATCGATGAGCGGCTAAGTTTTCTAAAGCTTTTCTAGAACCATCATCAGACTTTAACCACTCTTTGTAATCTTTGGCTGCTGATATTCTATTTGATTCAACAAAACTTTGTGTTTGTTCAAATACTTCCCGGTCAGCATTTTTCTGAGCTTTTCCAACTGTCTTAGTTTTAAGTACACCTAAATACCCAGTACCTAAATCTAGTGCAGCTAATATAACAATTAATAGGATTACTAATCCAAAAATTTTTCCTTTTGACATTCTTATAGTTTATAAGGTGAAACAATAATTTGTGGTTCGACATATAATGGTCGAGGTTCTTTAGTTTTAGGGTCAATCATAATTAACCAGGTAGCAGACATTCCTTCAGGTTTAAATAATCCATTAGGTTCGGCTTGTGGTAATAACAAATAATCATATACCCAATTTCTTCCTGAAAAATCTGCAACTTTATCAGTTGTAGCTCCTTGAAATTTTAATGGACTAGAAAATTGTGTAGAATAAGGTACTCCATATCCAATACATTCTCCTAAATATCGACCAACATCTCCGGTCATAACATTAACTAAATAAGCATGACATACAAGATTTTCTTGATCACATAGTTCATATATCCATTTTAATGTTTTCTTTTCTTGGAAATTATTCAATGCTGGTAATCCAACTTGTCTATTTCCTTCTGTTAGAAGATTTTCTAACTCGTCATTTAACTTGGTATCTGAAGTTTCGCCTTTTCTACAACTAAACGAAATTAAAGATAATAGCAAAATAAGTACAAATAATTTTTTCATGATTTTATTTTTATTAAGTTTAAAATTTATTTAATTATTTAAGTTTGAATGGAGATACTACAATAGTAGGCTCTATATAAACGGGCCGGGGTTCGCCATCTTCTGGATCAATTAAAAGTAACCAAGTAGCTGAAAGTCCATCAGGCATAAATAATCCATTAGGTTCAGGCTGTGGCATACCAATTCCCCAATAAGATCCACTGTAACCCCCTTTTTCTAATCTTTCTGGATTACTAAATTGTGTAGAATAAGGTAATCCATATCCAATACATTTTCCAATATAAGCACCTAATTCGCCTTTTAATTCATTAAAGAAATATGCATGACATACTAAGTTTTCTTGGTCACGAAGTTCATAAATATACTTCATAACTTTCTTTTCCTGAAAATTTATAATAGCTGGATAACCAACTTCTCTATTGGCTTCAGACATGGCTGTTTCAGTTTGTTTTTCTAATACCTGATCAGCAGTTGGAGCTGTTGGTGTACTAGTACAACTTGGTAATAATGTACTACCTAATGCAATTAGCACAACAATTAACGTTAACAATGTAATTCTTTTCATTTTTTATTATTTAAGTTTAACATTTATTTTATGATAATTATTTTATGATAATTGAAGTTCGGGCATAAATTCTTCGGCAATTCCCCAAAGTTGTTTATTTAAATCAATATTTCGGGTTGCATTTGTTAATTCTCTAACGGTTGATATTCTTCCTGAAGGGTTAGATCTTTGATATCCACCTTTAACCATTCGCTCCTGTATTACATTAAATACAGTCCAAAGATTATTTGCTTCATCTTCTCCTCTAATAGGGGTAATGATAGATTGTGGATTAGTAGATGTAGTAACAGCTTTAACATCAATAGTTCCATCATCTTTAATAAACATATGAGGTTCACGGGTGGCAATTGCTTTAATAGCAAATTGTTCTTTGTCATCATTAGACATGGTAATATCTTGCATGTCTCCGATATGGTCACCAATAGTTTTATATTGTTCCCCTGCAGCATCGAGAACTCTTTTAAGTTCTTCTTGATCAACACCCATATGTCTGAATTTAACAGCATTATACATACCAGGAATTGAAACAACCAGGCCATTTGTGCAAACAAGTCTAAACAGACCCATATGTAATTGTGTAGATGATCCTCTATTATGAGAATTATCAAGAATAATTTGGGGTTTTACGTTATCACCTTTGAGATTGAAATATCCCATTTTTGGATTAGTGAAACGAACAGAATGGCGGGAAAAAGGATTAGGACCATTTTGTTTTGCAGAATGTAGTTCCCATCCAAGATTAATAATACGTTTAACATATTCATCAGTAGGAATAAATGAATAATTTTTAGTTACACCACTAGCAGGGGCAGTAGCAAATACAGAAGGAGCTATATTTTTTAACTCATCTAAATTATGAACTCGATATCCAATTGAACTTAAAGTTGTATTTTCCATTTTTTAAATTTTGTTATGTATTTTTCTTATAATGTAAATATAACTATAATCTGTTAAAGAAAAAAACATTTGATGTAAAACTTTAAAAAAAATTAAAAACTTATATTTTTGTTTATAACTTATTCATCATGTTTTAGAATAAATTTATTAGATATTACTTTAAATGATAATCTTCCTTGATAATCATCTATTGGTCTTGTATCTGGAAATATTTCAGATTCAGCAACAAAAACAATACCTTCTCTTGCAGTATCTCGTAAAGCTGACCTCCCATCTGCTAATTTTATTAATTCATCAATTGTATCAGGAAGGGTCATATCTTTTTCTATTACTGGAACAGTTTTTAATCCCATAGATACACAGGCATCATCAAATTGCTCCCACGGGAGAAATTGGTATTTAAGAGGATCAAACATTCTAAATAACCTAATAGTTTGTCCTTTAATTTTATATTTATTTGATTGGATACCTTCACCTATTAATTCTCCTTGTAAAGTTAATGCTTTCAATCCATGTTCTTTCATATAGATACGCATCTCTTTTTCAATATTTAAAACTCTAGCAACTTTCCAAAGTGAATTACCTTCACTTTCTAATAATTCTAGGTTTCTAGAGCTTACTCCAAAGATATCATCATATATAGCATATGAACAAGATGAACCATCTAATTTTTCAGTAGCTACCCAAGTATAATTATCATGATAATTTTTGTAGCTATCTATTAAATTTTGGATTCTGTTTTCATCTGTTTTAATAGAATGTGATGGGAAATTACCTTTAGCTATTCCATCTAAACAAGCAGGTATAGGTGGATCATATTTTATAATACCAAGAGTATCTGTAACATCTGCGCCAACTGGTTCTATAAAACCAATTTCTGGATTTATTTCAACTGCTAGCCCTGATGGTGTATCTAAAAAGCTAACAGACATTGGTAAAATACTCAATGGGAATGTAATTCCTTGACTAATAACTCCTCTTAATTTAGTTGTTTTAATTCTATATTTTCTAGGAGCTAAAAATTCAAATTCTGGACGTTGCGGCATAAGTGAATCAATTTCACAATATATACCTAAATCTCCTTCTTTAAAATCTCCTTTTTTAATAACGACATTCCATCCTCTGATTGTACATTGCTCTATATTATCAGCACCTGTAATTGGTCTAATATTAGTAACTTTTTCAATTGTCGCTAGTTTTCTTTTAATTTCTGACATTTGTATTTTTATTAAATTTTAGTTGTTTCAAATCCAACAACATTATATTTGCTAATTTTCTTCGACATCAACCCTTCCAAATTTTCTAAATTTAGGTGGTCTGGTGTCGAATTTACTCTTCTTATTTCGTTATCCGGAATCCTATCCAAACTTTGATTATTATCTCTACTATCCGCACTAAAAAATTTAATAGCTCCCTTTATCCAATAAAATCTTCTATTTTATAAACAGAATCACATTTAATACATTTTTCTATCATTCTACCTCTTGACCATCTAAGTAAATGATCCAAAGATATAATATCTTTTTCCATTTCTATTTCGGCTACCTTAATTAATGTTAAGAGAGGCTCACTCCCATCATCAAGTGTTTTGAATTTGTATTCAATTTGTCCAAATAATATATCCGAATCAATTGGATCAACTTTAGGTCCATATTTATCTCTACACCATCTATATAGCCATCTTTCACCTTCACCATCTCCGTAATTAGGATCGTGAGTATCATAGTCAATTGTATAAATAATAGAGTTATGATTTATTTTCTCACCTGTAAAATCACATATTTCATGATCATATACTTTAGTAGGACTTTCTTCTCCTGTTTTACTATCAAATTGTGTAACTAACTTATATACTATCATAATTGTACTTTGTTTTCATATTCATTAGCAATTTTCTTTAGAATCTTTAAATATTTATCAATCTCTTTATTTTCTGGAGATAATATATATTCTGGTACTTTAATAATTTTTTCTTTTCTATTAAAACTTATACTTTTAAGCCATGTAAAGATTAAATCTAATATATGATAAATAAATATACAAATTGTAATAATACATAGGAGTATAATAACTATAGTTCCACCATATCTTTCACCTGATATATCTCCTTGTTCGCTTAAAAATTGTAATATTTCTGTTAACATGTTTTATTTTTTAAATATTAATATTTGAAACATAATTAAATGTATCTGTTTTAGATTTCCAATCAAATACATTTTCTAGTGCAGCTTTTCTAATTTTCTCTAATATTTGACCAATTTTTGGCAGATCTTTTTTAGATGAAATACCAAAAAGTTCCATTATTTCGTCTCCATTTATAAGAATATCAGAATTAGAAGATGGAATTTTACCTGCATTCATATCTAAAATAATATTTGCCATATCTGTTGGTAATAATACAACATTAGACATTATAGGGAGCTTAGACATTGTTTGAAGAGTTAAATACATTTGATCTGTTTCTCCTAAATTATCCCAATCTCTTAAAATATTATCTAATTTAAGAATTGCCGTTCCAACTTTTTGTTTATCAGATCCTTTAATTTTTTTCATGTAAAAAGTATAAGGATCAACACCTCCAACTAAGCCCATCATATAATAAAAAGATATTGGATCTAGATCATCAAAGCCTTTATCATAATGAAGCATTTTTTTATTAAATAATGCTTCATCAGCTCCTGTTTCATGAAGAAGATTAATAGCCATTTGAGTACTACCACCTTTATTTAGAATTTTTTGAAATTCATCATAGATTCGTTCGCCGGCGATCTCTTTAATAAGATGAGAATTCTTTTTCATTAAATCCATAGTACCTTTTTCGATATTGAATCTAAATCTGGCGGCAAATTGGATGCCTCTTAAAATTCTTAAAGGATCCTCTATAAATGCATTCTTATCTGTTGCTTTAAGTAATCTATTATGCAAATCTTTTAGTCCATTAAAAGGGTCTAGTAATTCATCTGACATTATATTAACAGCCATTGAGTTAAGAGTAAAATCTCTTCTTTTTAAATCTCCATGAACATCAACTCCATCTGTAACTACTTCAAAACCTTTATGTCCTGACCCTATTTTTCTATCTTCTCTAGGTACAGCTACATCATAATCTTCACCAACATGACCTTTAGGCTTAAATTTAATAACTGAGAATGATTCACCTTCTACATTAGCTCTTCCATATTCTCTGAGAATTTTAAGAATACCAGATACAGATAATCCATCTACGATAAGATCTATATCTTTCATAGGTTTTTCTAAATATGCATCACGAACACTACCTCCTACCACATATATTTCTGCGTTAGAAGCCATTTTTTGAATCCATATATGTTTTCTTAGATTTTCTGTTATTTGTTTTAAACTTTCAGGTATCATATCTTTTTATTATTTTTGAGGTAGCCTATTAATTACTCTATCTAATTTTATTTTAATATTTTCTAATTCTACTAAACTAGCTTTAATTGATTCATTTTGTATCATTATAGCCAATTGGTTTTCTAATAGCATTCTATCATGACTTGCTCTGTCATATGACATAATTCTATGTTTAGTATCACTTATTTGTTTATTAATATCCATAATTTTATTTAATTTCAAATTCTTTTCTTACAGTATTAATTGGTACTATTAATATTATTAATTGGTACTATTAATATAATATCGCTATAAATATATTTAGTTTTCCAATTTGATATATATTTTTTCCTATCTAGTAATAACCATTTAGAAGAATAACCTGGCTGTATAGTTCTAGTATAATATTGTTTAATCCTAGGAGATTCTTTATCGGTCTCATTAACATAAACATTATTAGCATATAGTTCCATACGTTTTACACCTTGTGGATATATACCTCGAATGATATATTTAGATGTAGCTGATCCAGATATCGTTCCACATCCTAATATAAACGAACCATGTAATTCCTGACTAGAAGAACTATACGCAGATTGAATTAATAAATCCTTTGTTTCTGAATATTCAGGGTGGAGATAATCTAATTTATCGCGGAAAAGAACAAAGCCTACTATAAAGATCGTAAAAATATTTTCGGAATATCCATATAACTTATATAAGTTATAGTTGCAATTAATACACAAACTCCGAAAATTATATAAAAAGCCATATTTTTATTTTTTTATAGACCAACTAGGGTCCGGTAAATAATTATTATATTTGCAATGTCTCAAAAATGAAAATAATTCAAGCCATTCTAATTCTGGAGAAAATCCTGCTTTGTCATCAAAAAGAGTATTAAAATAAAATTTATTTTTATAATATCCAAAATTCCCTTTAGCAGTATCTATTTCTGGATTTTCATTGACATATTTAAAATTAATATTATTTTCTTTAAATACTTTTTGATAATGTTCTATTTCTTCTGGATATGATGATGTGTATAATATTAATATAATATCATCTCTTTTAGATAAAAGTTGTAATGTCTCTTTTGCCCATGGGTAAAAATCAGAATCAAAGCTATTTTTCCTATATGTAGGTATCAAAATAGTACCATGAATATCAAAAGCCCAATAAGTTTCATACCATTGTTTCTCAAAAGAATGTTTAAACATTTTTAGTATCCAATGTTTCATCATTTTATTCTGTATTTTTCTAATCCTGTCCTAATTGTTTCAATAGCAGATAATTCCATACTTAACAAAAACATATCTTCTAAATTCTTTACAATATATACATTAGGATATTTTAGTTTTTTTAAATGAGCTTTAACTAATGCTCTTGCTCTTAAAGATTCTTTTTTAAGAAGCTCATGCTGAATCATTTCATTCATACTCATGGGTATATCATCCAAAACATCTAGATTTTGATCAATCATAATGATGACATTTCTATTAGTGTCTGCTTTAATAGCCTGTAAAATAGAAAATCCAACTTCTGACAAAGATCCAGTACCATATGTTTCATTAGTAACGGGAAATAAAATTATTTCATCGTTAATTAAATGTTCTGCTTCAATTACTGCATCTTCAGGTTTCCATTCATCTACCTGAGGATTATAATATTCTACATCATTTTCTTGATATCTTTTCATGAAGCTATCTCTCCATATACTACCACCACATGTACCAAATAATCCTATTGTCATTTTGTTTTTTCTTTTAAAATATACGAACTTAATTGTACTATTTGTTTAAGATTTAAAGAATTTACATCATCTGTTGAATAGTAATCATTTGCATATTTTAATCTATCTTCATTTGATAAATTATTCCACCAGTCAAATGCAGAAGATGGGGTTTGTTTATGTTTCTTTATTTTCATCATAATTTTTTATGCATATCCCATTTAAATGGATTAAAATAAAACCAATAATATTCTTCCATAATATTACAGCAGTTTATCCATGTACATCCATATCTATGTTTAAATTTATTCTTAAGTTCTTTTTTAAGTTTTCTAGGTATTCTTTTAAACTTATACATATTTATGAAATATTCTTAATCCAATATTTACCACATGTAAAAACACGATAGGTGGTATAATATCAATAAAAATATCTTTAAATGTTGGTGCATCTGGAAGAATTACAATCATAAAAGTGAAAATTAACCAAATTAAATTTATAATACCAAACATATACAAAAATCGTATATTTGCAGTTTTTATTTGTTTTTTGTTACTCATTTTTAAAAATCTCCATAAGTTTTAATTTCTATTCCTTTTTTAAGTGCTTCTGTCATTTTTTTAGAGATAGAAGATGGATTATCAGTAATAAGAAATTTACATGATGGATCATTTAATTTATTGACATCATATAAATTTGGATATTTAGCTAAAAAATCTTTTTTTGTTTTAAATCCATATTCTTTAGGTGATCCGGTCATAACAACAGGAATGATATTTGGATCTTCTTTAATATCAATAGGTCTATCAATAATTACACCTAATGATTCCAATCTACAAATAGCAGTATCAATATAAGTTACTACATCAGGCAAATGTAATTTAGCAACTAATGCTTTTTCTAAACTTGCATAACTAAAATCTAATCCAGCATGTTCTCTAGCTAATTGTTGAGTTATTTTTCTTCCAACATTATCATATCCAAGAATTTGAATGACTTTCTCATATGGTATAGACTTAATATTTTTAAATGCATTAACAAATATTTCATTAAGTCTAGTTCCTGGTTCTAATCCAAATTCTCCTAATGATTCTCCACCATTTTCTAAAACAAATGCCCATAATTCATACATATTAGCAAAACGTTTAGCAAATGGCTTTAATCTTTCACCACCAACACCTTTAAGATCTAAAATACCAGAGGCCGATGCTAATTTCTTAGAAATTCTACCAACACAATGTTCATTAGAACAAGATAAATGAATCTTATTGAATGTTAATTTAGTTCCACAATCAGGACAATTTGTTGGTAAATTTACTGGTTCTCCTGGTGTATAAATTACTTTTTGAATCTCAGGTATTATATCACCGGCTTTAGCTATTGAAACACTTGCCCCTATACATATACCATTATCAACCAAATATCCAGCATTATATCCAGACGCTCTTTTTACAATTGTTCCGGCTAATTCGACTGGATCCAAAAGAATAACTGGTGTAAGTTCTCCACGTTTCGAAACATTCCATTCAATTCCAATAACAGTTGTTATGGCTCCTTCAGGAACAAATTTTATAGCAATTGCCCATTCAGGATCATGATCATTTTCTCCTAATATTTCTCTAACCGGAACTGGCATAGATATTACAACACCATCCAATTGAAATTTATAAGTTTCTCTTAATTTTTCAAATTTCTTAATAATATTAATATAATCTTCATGTTCAAAAATTATATCATGATTAGTAGTACAAAATGTATTATGATTAAAATGAGATGGATGAACTTGTTTTCCGTTAACTAAAAAATGTAATGGAATAAGAGTAATATCGTCAATTTTTTCTTGGTCATAATCATCTTTTCCAATTACACCTGCCACAAAATTTCTAGCATTTGCATATTTTCCATCTTCTCGTTTACCAAAATATTTTTCTTTAAATAAAGAAAGTTTAATGACAGCTTCACATCTAATTTCAATTGTATCTTCTTCTTCAATATTTAATCCTTGTATGACTAATTCTTCTTTTACTTTAGACCTTAGTCTAGTTGTTACATCTTTACCTTCTAAACCATCTCCTCTAGTAAGAATATTATTTAAAGTTGTACACTGATAAATAATATTAATTGCTGATCCATCAAATTTAGGTGATCCAGAAAGTCTAAAACCATTTCCAACAACATTTTGACATTTTCTAAGCCATTTTTTATATTCATCCTCTTGATAATTAATAACTTTATCAATTCGTTCTGTTTGAATTTTTGCTAATGAAAGCATTTTTGTTGGGTGAGCAAAATCAAAATCTTTTCTTTTAGAACCAACCTGTTCAATAACTTTAGAACCATTATTCTTAAGAATTTTCTCAAGTTCATCAAATTCAGCATCTGTCATTAGATCTTCAATACGATCTTCATTACCTTCATAATAAGCAATTTTAGCTTTAAGATACTTATTTTCTAAAATTTGTTGATTATTCATTTATTCATTTTTAAATTAATAGTTAAATATAACAACAAAAGTTGGGATAAAAAATATTATCCCAACTTTATTTATAAAAAATTATTACTTTTTAAATCGATGATCATCAAATGGTAATTCCAATTCATGAATTTCACAAAATTTATCAATTGTTTTCATTTGAGCAAACGTCATCTTCTTAGGTAATATAAAATCAGATTTAGTACCGGACCATGACATTATTCTGACCCAACCTAAACCTTGTAAAAATTCAAATGGATAATTATGTACAGATTCAGCTAACTTTGTTGCCGAACCTTCTATACCATATTTTTGATCCATCCAAGAAGATGCCCATCTATTATGATTTGCATTATCTAATCCAGTATAATTTCCTGACCTATCTATCCAAGCATTTCGTAATTCCATTTCAGGAGCTTCTTTAAATTTCTTATCTAAAGTATCATCTACCTTAATATTATGAATTTCAGCATATTTTTCTTTTATACCTCTTTGGTCAGGTATAAAATATTGCCAATGTTTCTTATAATTATTATCAACCATAAGCCAATTGAGTTCATCATTAGTTAATTCACCCCACCCGCGTTCTTTTAATATAATATCATTAGATGACTTTAACTTAATTATATCATTTCTGATTATTTCTGCTTTTTTCTCTTCTTCCTTAGCAATTTTATTCCACATTGCTGTTTCTTCAATTAGGCGTTTGCATTCAACATCTATTGATGTAACATACTTTTCTAATTCAGAGGTTGACATATTAGCAGTCTCATTCTTAGATAATGGTTTAAATTTTATTTTCTTTTTCATATAAAGCAAATATAACCATTTATTTCTAAATAAAAAACTTTATGCATATTATTTTGGGAAATTAATCTCTTTTGTTAATTCTGAGCTCATATCGCATAAATCATTGGCTCTAATTTCAAATGTGGCGTTTGGATATCCATATATAGGATCAATTTCTAATTCAATATGGATTTCATCTGGGATAATATCTGTAATTGGACATATGAATTCTTTTCCAGATTGTTCAAATATTACTATTCTATTAAGAATTTCTTCCCATTCTTTACAAGTTCCATTTGAATATTTAACTTTTACTCTAGTTTTAAATCTAGTATCAGAAAAAAATCTGAATACAAGTGGGAAATCTGTAAAGAATGCAGTTTTGTCACCTATTATAGATATAGAGAACCTAGCAGTTCTTTTATTTTTTACTTTTTTATATCTAGGGGCAGTTATTTTAAATCTACATTTATTTACATCAGATTTATCATAAAGCTTTTGTATAAACAATAATAAGAAGATTGCAACAATAAGTAGTCCTAAAAAGATTCCAGCGTTTACTAACATAAAACGGAGTTATTTTTCTTCTAGGGCTTCAATTCGTTCCCTTAATATTAATATTTCATTCTTAAGATTAATATCAGTAGACGAATCTTCTATTATGATATTATTAGCTTTTATATTTCCGTCCACATTTAATTTATATATCCCTGGAATATTTCCAATTCCAACGTTTCCTGTAGATGATATAAGAAATTTAAAATCTGAATAACTACCAGATGAAATTCCTAAAATTGGTCTATTAATAACACATCCATTATTAACATTTCTAGCATCTAATATTATTGCTGGAATATCAGTATTTTCCCCTTCTATAACTTTACCTATAAAATATAAGCCTGAGTCATCATCATCAGATCCAACACCTATAATTTGAGGTAAAAACCCACTATCTGTAGCATTTCCTATAGATATACCAAATATACCATCCCCTATATGAAGAGCAGTTGTTCTCGTGTTAACAGGGACACTGATATCAAATCTATAATCATGTAAAGGATATCTATTTAAACCAACTTGTCCGTCTCTAAAAAGGAACGGAGTGTCGTCTAGAGGATTTTGAATAGAACAATCAATTTGTATATCTCCTGTAGAACTATTAGATATAATTATATTAGAAGAACCTATTAAAGAGGTCCATCCAATATTGTCATTATGAGATAAAAATTTAACATCGTTTTCTTCATTAGAAAATAATGGAACCAATTCAACTATATTAAAATTATCACTTCCATCTTTAGTTATTTGGTTAAGAATTAAATTTTTATTATCTTTTTTATTAAATGACATTTATTTTTTTGGATCGTCTTGTTTTTTATCAGAATTTTTAGATTCTAAAGGAGGTTTGCGCTTTTTCCATTCTTTTTTAAGTTCTCCTAAATATTTACAATTTTCATATTTTTCTTTATCTTTAAATGATTCTATCATTCGATCTATAACTTCATCGATATGTTTATTTTCTATAATTACAATGGTTTTAGTATCAGCAAAAATAACAAAAGGCTTATTTTCTTCAATTGGTTCCTTATCAAAATTTTCACGGACGTAATCATATATCTTCTGAGATAATTGTTCCCAACCTCCATCTATATAAAAATTATCATTTTGTTCGGTTGGATTAAAACTTAATAAAACTCTCTTATCTTCAGTGTATCCCATAGTCGTTAAGAAAATCATACTGGTAGGATTTATAGATTCAGATGCTTCAATATCCCGGGCATTTTCCTCAGCAATAATATGAGTTTTTTCATGGATAAATTCTCCCATTTGTTCTAACCATTTAGGATAGGTTTTATATTGAATATCATCAGTTAGATTCCATGAAGGATCTATTTCAGAGTCATGTATTAATATTATATGTGAATAAACATCATAATCGACCATATCAGAACAAATTCTATTAAATTCAATATCGACTGGTTCTTCTATCTCACCCCATAAACACCAAGTATTAGGTACTTCTGGTAATCTAAACGAAGATACAAATTTATAATCTTTAAATGTCTTGGATAATTCATCGTCGGTATAAACTTTATCTTTAGGATACATCTCTTCCGCTATTCCATTACTATATATAATTAGGCTCACATTAAAGTTTTTTATTTGAAAATATTTTATAATTATTATATGTATCTAAATCTAAAAAGTTTACTTTATTTGTTAAACCTTTTAAATGCTGCATTTGTGATATGTTCATAATCTACATATCCAATAAACTTATGAATTTTATCATATCCACAATAACTCATATTTGTCCGTAAATAATCTTCAAAATTCTCTATCCAAGATTCTAATGTATATTCTACTTTTTGTTTCTTTGTTATTCCTTCAGCTGTTTTAATTTTATCTTTACCCCATTTTCTTTGAACAGCTTTAGTACTCATTCCTCTATATTCTTTTTTAATAGTAAATCCCTTTTTCCATAATCTATTCGCTAGTTTATATGGGATTTTAAAACCTAAAAAATAATTACTTCCAGAACTTTCGATAGCTTTATTAAAAATAGATCCTAACATTATATAATCAGCACCTAATCCTAATGCTTTTATGATATCATCATATCCTTGCATACCACCATCAATAACTATTTTAGTATTCCAGAATCCTCCTTTTATCTTTTCTTCTCTACATTCTTTTATTAAAGATCCTATAGGATAATTAATTGCGGCATTTGCTGCAGTTGTACAAGCCCCACCAGTTCCTATAGAGCATCTTATATAATCTGCGCCGGCCATTGCTAAATTTTTATATGTTAAAGGGTGGGCAACATTACCAACCATTAAAATGATAAAAGGGCGTAGTTTCTTAATAGCTTTTATAACATCTATTAATCTTTGCATATGACCATTAGCTATATCTATTAATATACGCGGGTAATGTTGAATATATTTAGTATCATATATATCACCATTTGCTGCGCGCTCTAAATCTTTTTCTATTTCAACAAGTCCTAATGATTGAAAATATTTACCTTTATTTATAAGATGTTCATCTTCAAATCCTCTAGGTAAACAAGGCACTATTTTATTTTGTATATAATGTTCTAGATTTTTCTCTGAAATAACAGTATCCATTGGAGATGCCATTAATGGTAAAGTTCCATCTTGTTCTGTATCACATTCACTTCTACTATTAATTGGGCTAACAATAGCAGGAGTAATTACAATGTCTTTTAAATCGAATTTAATATCTTTCATAATTTTTATATGATAAAATATTTAAAAAGTTTAGATTAATTTATCTTCTTCATCTTCTTCATCAAATTCATCATCTTCAGGGAATGTAATTTCTTCTTTTGGTGGAAGATTAATTTCATCATCGGGTAACATTGCTGGTTGTGGTCCTGAAATTGAAGGTCTAACTAATGGTTCATTTTGAGATGAAGGCTGTTCAGGAACTTTTGAATCTATTTTTGGTTCTAGAGGTTCTTCTATATCATCTGGTTCATTAGTAGTAACAATAATATCGTCCTTTTTGACATTATCAACAGGAATACTTTTATCATGAATATCTAATGGTTTTTCTTCATCAGGTGATGATATATCTGTATCACTATAATCTGTTGGAATTTCTGGAACATCATCTGGAACAATAGATGGCTTAAATGTAGGTTCTGATTTAGGTACTACTGGTCTTTGTTCAACATCTTTTTCTTTTGGCATTAATTTGTCAGCAGGTTCTTCAGTTTTTGGAATTTTATCACTAATGGATATCTTAGGTTTTCCGGTTTCTTTATCTACATCTAATACAATTTCTTTACTTCTATTAGATACGCTTCTCCATTTATTTTTATCTAAATCATAAAATGCAGCCACTTTATCTGATGATGGATTTTCTCCTGTTGGCTGTTCGGCAGTTGGTACATATTTCATCATAGTTGTACCTTTTGCGGGTCTAACATCTCCATCAATTTTTATAAATTCGAAATTAAGAATCTTTTTATTAAGAACTTTTCTAAGTTCCTCAACAGAAACTGGTTCTCCAACTAAAAGTTTTTCATTAAGAGTAGACCTAACAATATGCATACAAAGTAGTTTATTTTATATATCCAATAAAAAAAGCTCTGAGTTATCAGAGCTTTTTTATCCTATTTTTAATAATTTATTAACCACACCTTGAAAAACTACAAGATGTACAATGAACACACCCTTCTTCTCTTATTAAATCAGCTTTACAATCAGGACATTTCTCTTCTAATTTTACAGATTCTTCATATCTGCTCAAGTATCTCCTAACAACTGATGAAAAAGAAGTAATATTTTCATCTATTTTTTTAATTACATTATTAACATGAGATATAGGGGCACCATGACGCAATAACATAGAGGCAGTTAACGTTAATATTTTAAACTCAATTCTATCTGCGGCTATTTGAAGTTCTTCTATTTCAAATTCACCATTAATAAACTTATAATGTCCTTTTTTAACTTTGATAATCTTACCTGTTGTGTTTTTAAGACTTGGAGGATTCTCAAACCCCATTATTTCATAAGGTCTATTAGTTCCAGGCCATTTACCTATAATAACAGCAAAATCTCTTCCATCTGCTTTAGCAGCATAATAATCTGCTTCTAATTCTTTAGGTCTTTTTGGTGCATTTGATTCTGGAAATTCTTCTATTTCATTTGTTTCTTCTTTTTTACTTAATATAACACCTGTTCTAGATCCTTCTCTATAAATAGTGCAACCTTTGCATCCGGCTTTCCAAGCTTCAAAGTATATATCATTAACTTCTTTCTTAGTTGTTTGTGATGGTAAATTATGAGTTACTGAGATTGAATGGTCAATCCATTTCTGAATAACACCTTGCATTCTTACTTTTTCTAAATAATCAATTTCATGAGATTCAGATCCTGCCCAAGGAGATTCTTTTATAATATCATTTAAATTAGATTCAGATAAACCATTAAGATAAATATCAACATCAATTATTTCTTTTCCTTCTTTAGTAGTTTTATACCATTCTAAGAATGTAGTATGTAAAACATTAAATTCTTCCCATGAATCACCATTTTCATCAACAAAATCAATTTTAACAGTAGGATCATTAGGATTAACTTTTTTCCTTCGTAATGATATAATTTTAAATACAGGCTCTATACCTGAAGTGGTTTGAGATGCTATTGCTAATGTACCAGTTGGAGCAATAGATAATGAAGCGATATTTCTTCTACCATATTTTATATAATCCTCATATTCTGCAGTACTAAAATTAGCAGAAATAATTCTATTAATGAATGGATTATTAGATTCTTTATCGTAATTCCATATAGGAAATGCTCCTCTTTCTTTTGCTAATTGAACAGTTTCTTTATAACAACTAACAGCTAGATTTTTAAATATTTTATCGATGAATTTAGTAGATTCTTTAGATCCATATCGCATACCTAATTTAGCTAGCATATCACCTAGTCCTAATACACCAATACCGGTTCTTCTTCCATTTCTTAGCACAGTCAAAACATTATTCCATGTTTCCAACTCAACTCTTTTTAATAGTTTAGCTTCCGGATCTTTTTTAATTTTTGCTAAAATCTTCTCTATTTTTTCTTCTTCTAATGATACAATATCATCCATAGTACGTTGAGCAAATCTAGCAGTTTTTTCTAATTTAGCCCAATCTATTTTAGCATTTTTCTTAAATGGATTTTTAACATGATTTGATAAATTAAGTGATCCTAATCTACATGAATCGTAAGATGACAAAGGAACTTCGCCACATGGATTTGTTCCTTTAGTTTCGAATCCTAAATCTGCATAACAATCTGATGGAGATTCGGATATTATTGAATCCCAAAATAAAATGCCTGGTTCTGCATTTTTATGGGCCATTTCAATAGTTTTATCCCATAATTCTTTGGCTTTTATCCTTTTTATATACATACCATTATCTAATTTATGAATAGCATCATATGGTGTTTGTATATCAATTTTAGGTTGTTTGTTTGTTGTTGGCCAATGTAGAATATAATCTTGATCTTGTTCAACAGCTTTCATAAACTCATCAGTTACTTTAAGAGAAACATTAGCTCCAGTAACTTTAGATAAATCCGCCTTTTTAATAACAAATGTAGGGGAATCTGGATGATTAACATGCATACTAATCATTAATGCTCCCCTCCTACCGTCTTGTGCAACTTCTCTAGTTGTGTTTGAATATCTATCCATAAATGAAGGAGCGCCGGTTGAAGATTGGGCTGAGTTATTAACATAACTGCCTATAGGTCGAAGATTTTCTATAGTAATACCAACACCTCCTCTTCTTTTCATTAATTGTGCAATTATTTCATCAATATTAATAATTGCGCCATAAGAATCAGAGTTATTATCTATAAAAAAACAATTTCCAAGAGATGACATTTGGTAATTATTTCCTAACCCAAATAATATAGACCCTCCATAAATGAAATTTCCAAATCCTTTTAAATTATCATATATCTCTTCTTTATTAAGAGGGTGTGGATATTCTTGTTCTTTCCTAAAAATCTCATTTGTTATTCTATTAATAGTATTATCAGGCATTAATTCTATAAACTTTCCTTTTTCTTTAAGTGCATACTTATTAATCCAAACTTGTGTTGCTAAATTATCACCCTTAAAATAAGGTAAAGTAGCATCATTAAGTTGATCAATTGTATAGGTTTCATTAGTCATATTAACATATTTATTTTAATTCATTATTTTTAAGCTGTATTATTAAATAGTAGCTTTTAATCTTCGTTCTTTAATTTTTTGCAATTCATCCATCTCAATATCTGCTCTTTGAGATGTCTTTTTAGCCACTTTTCGTTGAGCATAAAAGTTAGCTAATATTTCTGGTATTAATGGTTCAAATGACGCGTCAAAAACAGCTCCAGATGAACATTTTATTTGATTATCATTAGTTTTATAAAGTTTATCTTTGGTTATAAAATTCTCTATAGATATCATAAATTGTCTCATGATAGAAGGATAAAGAGATGCAAAGTCAAAAGAAGCTACCCAACCATATAAACCAGGTACAGGCTCAAATACAAAAGCTCCTTCGAATTGTTCTCTTTGTTTCTTATCCCATATTTTCGGAAATACTTGTTTCCTTTTATATGCATATCTAGATAAAGTGGCTTCCAACATTTGTATAGGAGAAAATGCATTCATAGCTTCAACCTGAGTAATATTTCCAAGTCCTAAGAAGGTACTCATGGTTTTCAACTTTTCGTCCATTAATTCAACAAGAACAGAATCAATAGCATTATAGAAAACATATAATTCATAATCTTTATTAAACAATTCTTGAAATGTTCCACCATATTTAACTTTTCTAATTCCGGTAGCTGCTTCAGCCACAAAATCTAATGTATTATTTTCCTTTACATCAATTGTTCTATCCCATTTCATATAAATGGACATATAATCAACAATTAATTTATGTTGAGGAAGCATGATAGTCTTTGTTTTACCTCTGTCTTTTATTCTGTGTTCATACCATTGTCCGGTGGGTGACATCCAAGATATATCCATTCCTAATCTTTTTGTACATCTATTATAAATATACAACCAATCATATCCCCAAAAATTCCACCCTGTTATAAGAGGTGCTGTTCTAGCATAATTATATAACCAATCATATAACATATCAGCTTCATTATCATATTGTTTATAAACAAATTTATATTGTCTATCGTATTTGTCAATATGTTTATTAATGCTTTTTTCTATTCTATCGCATTCTTCACCCGATAAAGGTTTTAAACCAAATACTATGATATCCGGATATCTAACCCATGATATTGAATTAATTCTATTTTTTGCCTCATCAGCTCCTGGAAATCCTTCATCAGTAACATCTACTTCAATATCACAAGCATATAATTTAGGGAGATTACGTTCGAATAAATGTTTTGTGTTAGCTTCGCCTGCATCCATAAAAAATTCTTGAATTCTGTGTTTATCAAGAAATTGTGATGGTCTTTTTGAAACTGGTTTATTGTCCCATGATTTAATACCAGGAACAGCTTTACTTTGTTGATTAGTATATGAATAAGAATATTGGTGGTTTGAGGGTATAGCTAATTGAGAAAAAGCTACTTCACCTTCTTTATTAATGTATGAGACGACCATACGTCCTTGTCTTTGTTCTATATTTATTACCATGTATCTTGTTTAAATATTATATTCTGATTTTGGAATAAAGTTTACCTAATATATGTTAAAGATTATTAACGCTTTTCTGATAACAAAGGTTTAGTGATATATATCACTAAACCTTTTATTTATAATAATCTCATTATTAATATTATAAGTCTATCAAAGCCTGATAACCATTGCATTTAAAATGATCATTTAGATCTTCTATTGAATGAAAAATAGGTATACTATGTTCTCTTGCAACTGCTTCTTCTCGATCTGCTCCTGAACTAGGTATTTCTTTTCCTTTTTCATCTACTGGATGAATTCGTAACAAAGCATTACATGTTTTCACAAAACAAAAATCTAATGTTAATAATTCTTCTTCAGAAATAGTAGGATCAAATATAGATTGGAAATGAGATAATAAAGGGGTGTATGGAAAATATCCTAACTTCATTAGTTTTGAAGCTGTTTGAATTTGAATATTAACCATATGTGGTATCCATCCTTTAGTATATGGACTAGCTATATAAACCTTTATTTCTTTTTTCATGAATTTAATTTTCCGTGTTCTTTCTTTATATCGTTAGCTGTTTTAATAGATATAATATCTAAGTCTGTTAATGTTGATATTGCTAACATATAAGCACCATCATTAGTTATTTCGCTTTGATTGGTTTTATAATTTAAAACAGTATCAACCATATGTTGTAAAGCATTACTAGAAATACTATCTTTTTCATGAGTTTGTTCTAATTCTGCTAATTTTTTAAAATTCAGTTTCATATCTTGTATTATTTGTTATTTGTACTTCCAAAACCACCTTCGCCTCTATCATCTTGTAAACCTTTAAAGAAGGTTTTCTCAGCTTGGGGTTTATCTTTAATATCGAATATTTCAACAGGAGAAGTAAAAACTGGAGTTTCTATAAATTGGATAATTTTCATATTCTCATAAATGCGAACATTTTTAGTAGATGTATTAATAACACTTATATGAATTTCTCCTTTATATGTATAATCGACTACTGCCGCTCCGAAAATTAATCCTAATTTTGTTGCAACACCTGATTTATTATTTACAATTAAAGCTCTCCCAGGGGAAGCCATTCTAGATTTTATACCTCCTGGAATCATAGCTCTACTATGTGGTGCTAATAGAAAATAATTTTCTCCTTTTTCATCATCGTATTTTATAATAGAATCATTATCATCATTTAAATCATAAACAATAGAAGCTCTTGTATCATTGGGATTTGATAATGTTCCGGATGCTATACACACTCTTGCATTTATTTCTAAATAATCAGGATTAACACATTCCCCAAAAATCAAAGGATTTATTTCTTTAATGTCTTTAATAAATTTTTTATCAAATTTAGGTACAAAAAAATCTATTCCGGCATCATATTCAAATGCTCTCTTTGGTGATATAACATCTCTTATTTTTAAGAACTTAATTGTTTCGTTAATTGGTTTACTCATAATATTTTATATGTTTGTTTTATTTTTATATAAAATTTAAACACATAAGTTTTAAAAAATCAATATTATTTATCATGTTTTAAATAAGGAGTAATAGAATTGGAAATTAAACGAGTTTTATATGATTCAGTTACATTTTCTTTAGAAGTTAAAGTGGCTCTAGGAAGTTGTTTTCCTTCAGCATATATAGTTAATATCTGATCTCCTTTAGAATATTTTCTTATAGTATTGTCTGGATTTTTACCATATTTTTCCCAACCACTTTTTTCTATTTTTTCTAATACATTTGGAATAGTATCTGTTATAAATACTCTATCAATTCCTGATTTTCCTGGTTTAAATTCATATGATATACCTAAACCATCTAGGGCATCTTTAGCTTTTACATCTTTTAATGCTATATCATCTCTTAAAGACGTTTCATTAACTGTATCAGATTTCTTCTTTTTTATTGAAGTTAATGGGTGATCAGGTACGTGTTTAGATGCCTTTTGGTAATCATCTAGAGTTTCTATATTAAATGATTCATTTTTATTTTTGAAATCTTGTAATATCGTATTTGTTTTAGAATCCTTTTTCTTGAATGGAGGTTTTACACCCATTTTTTTAGCCATCATATTTCCGATTTTATCATATGGATTTATATTATTTTCGTTAGTTTGTGTTCCTATAGAAGCATCACTCCAACTATCTCCTGAACCAGAAGGTCCATCTGTATTTAATCCAGCTGATGCAGCAGGTACTGCACTTCCCATTCCTGGTGTATTAACAGTAGTTGCCATTGGAGCAGATACGCCACCAACATCTTCATTCACAGTCCCCATCAATTCATCATCAGATAAATTTATTAATAATCCATCCCATTTTTTTATAGCCATTTCTTTTGTTTTAGAAGGAGGCCCTTCTGCATGACATATTGAACATGTTATTGCATAACTAGCTTTTTCACCACTTGGCATTTCAGCATCTTTTCCTAGAGAAAATACCCAAGTTTCATTTGAATTACAAAAAGGACATTGTTTCATAAATTATTCTATTAATTTTGTTAAAACACCTGATATTTTAGATGCCAAATTTATTGTTTTTTTATTATCATCATAAAAATATATAGTATCATATTGTTGTGATAATTCTATTAATTCTTTTTCTTTCTCTATAGAAACATCAGTAACTTTATCTTTAATACCAACAGTTATAATATTATTCATTGGAATATTAACATTATTTCGTTTAATAAAGGTATAAATAGCCATTTGTGCTTCTTTATTTCTTCCTGTTAGTATATATATTTCTGCATCAGTTCTTATAGATTTCTTATCCATATCTATTTTTTTAAGAAGTGGCCACATTTTATATTTATCTGCTTTTAAAGTAATCCGTGGATCATCAAAATCGCTAGTGTCTATAATTTCTCCATCGCTTAGTTCAAATTTATTAAATTCGTCTGGAGTTAAAGATTTAATTTTCTTATTATTTTTATATATATGGATTTTCGCTTTAGATTTAACTAATGTTTCATCAAAATCAAATATATAAGCTATTGTCTGAGGTACTATTCTTGCTCGCATAAAAATTAATTATATAATTTATTTATTCATAAAAAAGGAGACCCTGAGATCTCCTTTTTATATTATGTAAGTGTTTTTATTTTTATGCGAAAGGATTCACGCCTTTTTTGCCTGGTTCTGGTTTTGAATCTTTATCATCAGAATCTTTATCCTCATCGTCATCATCAGAATCTTTATCGTCATCATCAGAATCTTTATCGTCATCATCAGAATCTATACCAGGTTCGTTTGATTCTTCGCCAGTATCTTCTAAACCAGCAAAATCAATTGTATCTTCTACTCCTTCAGCGCCTTCTACTTCAATTTCTCCACCAAACATGTCTTCAATATCAACACCTTTACCTTCTAACCAACTTTTAAGTACTTCCCAATTTTCAGCATTAACTTTTATTTGTTTACCATCTGCGATTGGCTCTTCATCATCTATTGCAATATCTTCTCCTTCTCCTTCTCCTTTAGCAGGAACTTCATCTATAACTTCTTCTTCACCTGGTATTTCAGTAGATACTTCTTCATCATCTTCCCCAAATGTTTCTAAATCACCCATACTAAATTCATCATCTTCATCATCTTCAGTAAGATTAGGTATCATAGCTTTTTCTTCTTTTTCCATACCTGTAACAGATTCTTCAATTTCTGGAAGGTCACTTGTTTCGCTAGCATCTTCAGTTTCGCCATCAATGCCCCCATCAAGATTTAAATCAAAATCATCTATATCATCTCCACCTTCTTCTCCATCAATAGGTGCTAAAACATCAAGTCCTCCACCTTCTTCGCCATCAATAGGTGCTAAATCATCTGATTGATCTATTACTTCTTCAGCTTCAACACCTAATTCAGTTAATTCACTTATAGCTTCCTCTATATCATCAACAGTTATAATAAATTCGGTTATCTCCACTCTATCATCCGAATCTGCATCCGTATCTAGATCAGTATCTAGATCTTTATCATCATCGTCATCAGAATCTTTATCATCGTCATCAGAATCTTTATCATCGTCGTCAGAATCTTTATCATCGTCATCAGTATCTACATCAGTATCTACATCAGTATCTACATCAGTATCTACATCAGTATCTACATCAGAATCTTTATCATCGTCATCTTTATCTTCTTCATTTAGCTTAGTTAAACGTTTAGCTTTTATTTGTTCAACTAAAGCTCTGATACGAGCTTCTCTTTGCTCTTCTTCATTAAGTTGACTTTCTGATTTTTCCTTTTTTTGTATTACGGATTTAACTTCTTTTTCTTCATGAAGTTTTCCTTCTTCAATTCTAGCAGTTCTTTCTAATAATCGTTGTCCTAATTTAGATAATTTATAAGACACTAAACCATTTTTATTTTCAACCATAAAGAAATTAGCATTTCTTTTTAGCCACATGTTAGCTGCAGCATTAGGATTTTTAGAAGTTTCATTTAAACCAGCTATAAATCTCTTAAGACTACCTCTTGTAACTTTTTTACTTTCAGATACAAAGTTTAAAACTTGATCTCTTAAAGGAGCTCTAGATCCAACAACTACAGGTTGTTTATTCCCATATTTTCTTGTTAAAGTAATAGCTTTATTCTCGTTAAGATACTGACCTAAACTTGTCTGTACATACATTTTTTTCATATTGTTAACATTAATTTTATAATTTAATTTATATATTCATTTAAGTATTAATACTTTTGATAGTAAAGTGTAACATTGATTTAACTTGATGCGATTGAATTACTTGGCCATGATTCTTCCATATCATCTTCAATAAACTCATTATAATTTAATTTATCAATAATTTCTACCTTATTATAAGTCTTTCCTAAAAATTTAATGATATCCATTTCATCATATTCAGGATCATATGAAATTTTCTCAAATGTATCAGAATTTCCTTTTTTTACATGACCAAACCATTCACCATCAGGAGATACTTTATAAATTTTTCCTATAAAATTATTTTTACCATCATCTATCTTTACATAAAAAACATAATCATTTTCTATATAATTGTTCTCATCTCTTTTTTCTTGACCAACTAATTCAACATATGCTTCAGATAAATCATAAAAACTATCTGTTGCCATAGGATTAGTAACATCTATATTAATTTTTTCGTTTTTAGCTTCTTGAATTCTTTTACATATAGAAGTTAGCTCTTCTTTAGATCCATTAATTTTCAAATAAGCATACTCATCATATAGTTCTTCTAATAAACTTGGATTATTATCTGATATTAAAATTGATTCATTTGGAGGGGGTATAACAGAAGATTGGTCAGTTCCAGGTTGTGGTTGCGTTTTGGCTTGTTGAGCTAATGTTTCAGCCTCTTTTTGTTGTTGAGCTACTCCTGCTTTTTGTTCTATTTCTGCCATAGCTTTCTGAATAGGAATTTTAGCATTTTGTATATCGGCAACTTGTTTTTGTAAAGCATTTATTTGCGTATCTTTATCAAGAAGTTGTTTTTGCCCACTAGCGTATTGTTGCATTAAAGCTGGATCTGTTATGGCTACATCTTCATTTATTTTTTTCATATCGTTTAATTCTTTTAATTCTTTTAATAGTTCTTGGAGTTGGTCTTGGTCTCTCCAATCATGACCCTTTCTATTATCATGATTAAAGTCTTTAATTAATTGATCAGCCTTAGATGAATCAATTTTAATTTCCTCTAAACCATCCGGACCTGATATATCATACTTTTTATAATAATGGTCAGCAAAAGACGTCAATTGATCAGGATTTAAGTCATTTTTATGTGCTAAATCTATTATTTTTATTTTCATATTATGATATTATTTTTCGTTCAGTTTCTGGTAAATTACTAGGTTCAAATTGAGTAATTATAGAACCTTCCCATGTTCTATATTCATTTATAATACTATCATAAAAATTATGAATTGCTTTCGGCGTTATTTCCATAAATAATGAACCATTTCCATCTTCAATTGCTCTATATGCTGGTAATTTATCTTTATTATCCATAGCGCCAATATTAAATTCAGATAAAACATTAAGTTTACCTCCCATAATTTCTTCTTCAAAAAATAATTGCAAAGACATATCCGATTCTTTACCCTTATCTGTAAAGAATATTAATGGTTCGTAATGTGGTCTAACAAATTCAAATATTTCTTTAAGACTCCATGATTCTAACATCATAAAAGAAGGAATAAGCGATTTATTAAAGTTAGATAAAGATCTCATTTGAGCTTTTATTGCTTCATTACTTAAATGAAAATCTGATCCTTTGAGATCTTTTTCTCCACTAACTGCAGCTATTATAACTGGAACATTCCATTGATTATGTATTTGTTCTATATTTGTCATTTGAGCACTAGTGAATGGTGTAAATTCAGTAAGATATATAGCTACTCTATCTTCACCTTGAGGTACTTCTCTAGGATTTGGTACAAAAGCATTTTGAATAGAAGAAATAACTCTCATATTATCGATATCATTAGGTTGACGTCTTTTAAGAGTTTTAACTGTAATATTATCAGATCTTCTTTCATTTATAGATTCATTTATAAAATCTATTGAATTACGCTCTTCATTTGTTAAATCAGATATTCTATCTACAAAATTATTAAATTTAGTAACTATAGATTCTGATAATAATCCATATGGTTTTTTATATTTTCTAAATGATGAAAGTATTACTCTATATAATGCTTCATAAATAGGATCTTCATTAATTAAATTAAGTGCTTTTTCATTTTTAATGAATTTTTTATTTAATTTGCCAATATTATTATATTGAGGTGAAGTTAAATATTTTGGTTCTAATCCTTCTGCTATTTGTTCTGTTTTACAGTATTCTACAAATATATCACTAACTATTTCAATATACATTTCTGAAAGAGTTTCGGATTGTATATTCGGGAAAGAATAATCATTGACAAATTCAGTTAAACTTAATAATACGATATCATAAAAATCTCTAGAAGAATGTTGTTTTTGATAAGCTTCATTTAATAGTTTGAATTCATAAGAAAGTACTTGTAATAAAGATTTTTTAGATTTAATAACTATACCTTCTATAATATCTTCTCCTGAATATGATAATCCGAAAGTTTTAGAAACTAATTCACTTAATGTATCATATTTACAATCATCATAACTTTGAGTATCATAATCAATTAAACATTGTTTTTGTTCTTCATTTAATTTCCCTTCAAATAAAACTGGTGGTCTACCCATGCAAAGTATTCCAGCCCATTCATTTATTTCATTATAATTATAAGATTCTATTATCTTTCCATTTTCTCTTTTAGTAATATCTGTTAACACATATTTGGGTAAGTTTGTATATGGTATTCTATGAGGTCGTTCAATAGGAGTATATGCAATTCCAAATCTTATACCTTCTGGAATAAATGTATCATCTATTATAATAGGTATTTCTATTAAGGCGGATTCCCATATATCATTTAATGTTCTTTCAACTAATGTTATTTCAGAATTATCTTTTTTAAAGAAAATAATTTCTCCATCTACTTTTTCAAAGAGGATTCTAAATGTATCTAGTTTTTCGGATATAACTATCTCATCATTTAGTACTTTGTCAACGTAGTTTCGTCCTTTTTTTTCTAAGACCTGACTAATCGTATTTAATCCCATGTTTTTATAATATTTGTTTATTTTATTTATTCAATAAAAAAGGGAGACTATTAATAGTCTCCCTTTATTTTTATAATGATACGCTTATTTTTTTCTCCTAATATAGACTTTTGGTTTATGTGATTCATTAAGATCTTCATCTTTATCACAATTTTCTTCTATTTCTTCGTCTTTATCTATTTCTTCGTCTGATGAACTTTCTGATAATTCAGTTCTAATTTTTAAAATGAATTCATCTAATGAACCAGCAAATGCTTCTGTAATAATATCAGAAATTACAGTTGGAGATAATACATCTTTAATATTATCACCTTTAACTTGACTATACATTTCGTCAATAACAGTATAAAGTTTATATTTGAGATCTGTTTGTCTCATTGTTTCGTTTAACAATATAGTAGCTTTACCTTTTAAGAAATTCTTCTTTTGAAGAGGGGTTGAATTCTCAGTTAATGTAGTTTCTCGTTTCTGGAGAAAATTCATTCCGGATTCGCTTAAGCCTGATTCTTCTGACCAATATTTTCCTAATTCAGTAAGAAATGCAACTTGGCTTTTCTCATTTAAATCATGAATTGCTGTTAACTTATAATGTTCTAAAAGTGAAGCGTATATTTTTTTAAAATCTCCAAGAATATTACTCTCGTGTAATTTTTCGCTCTCATTAACTTTTCGTTTATATACAGTTGAAAATTTTCGCATTGTATAGTATCTTTTATTTTATATATTCTATATATTCGTGAAAATATTAATAGTTGTATTAGTTTTGTTATTTTTTCTTAATAGAATGAATACTTTCTATCATATAATCTTCATCCATTCCTAAATTATAGTAATCTTCAAAATCTTCTTGTTGTCTAGGTGACTTATCTTTTAACTCAGGAGCCTCAATATCAGATTGTCTAGCCATATCCATAACCATTTCAATGTTTTCCATAAAAAATTCAAATTCATCTTCTTCAAGTTGAGTTCTCATATAATCAACTACAACTTTATAATCAGCTGTTTTATCAGCTGATTTATTCATATCATAGAATTCTATGATATCCTCTACAAAATTTTGTAATATTTCTTTTACTCTTCCCATTCCGAATCAATTTTATTTTATATATTTAAGCTAGAATCTTTTAAAGTTGAATTTTGAATCTTTTATAAGGGAAACGTTTTTCAGCGTAAATATCTCTTCTAGCATCCGCATGTCTCATTAAATAATTTTTTCGTTGATATCCACTTCCAAACTCATAATTATCAAAAAAATCAATAACTATAACCTTTTCTTTACCTGACATAAGTCTCATACCTCTACCCAAAACTTGTCTTACTATAAAATCTGATTTATAAGATTCCACTACAAAAATAGTATGTAAGTTTAAAATATCTATACCTTCAGAAAAAGTACCAATAGATGCAACAATTATCACATCATTATTGTCTTCCATTTGTTTTTTATAATAGTCTCTATTATCTGCACCTGTACCACCATCTATGTAATAGACGCTTTTGTCTGTGTTCTCTTTTATCCAATTATATATAGTCCTACCATAATTATTTTTAATGTCACTAAATAACACTAGAGAGTTTTTAGTGGTTTTACTTATCATATCAACTATATAGTTAAAACGCTTTCTGGATTCCCTTGCAACATCCTTCTCTAAATTTAATAATTTAGCTCCATCTTTATCTTCAGCAGGTACATTTCTTAAATCATATAATTTTTTCTTTATATTGTTTTCAAGATAAGAAAATTCTAATCCTATTACTTCTATAGGGGTTGCATTCCCGGCATCAATTAAATCAGAAGAATGAATAGTATATACTTTTGGTCCTAAATATGATTGAATAGTAAATGAATCACAAGAATCTTCTTTTGGAAGTGTTCCAGTTAATCCAAATTTATATTCTGCATTAAAACATTTAACAAGAATACTTTTAATTGAATTGGCTTTAGCATGATGGGTTTCGTCTACACAAACAGCATCAAACTGTGCAAAATATTCTAATCCTTTTTTTGATAAAGTTTGATATGTTCCAAAAACTATATCAATATCTGTTTCATCATCTCTTTTCTTTGCTCCACCAAATGCGCATACAGATTTCCAATTAGGTCTCTTATCACATCCATCTTCATATTCATAGAATTTTTCTTCTGATTGTGTTACTAATCCTACATTAGGAACAACATATAACATTTTAGGTTTATTAAGAACATCATGTAAGTATTTAAATATTAAAAAGGCTATAAGTGTTTTACCTCCTGATGTTGAAATTTCTTCTGTACAATTCTTAAATTTAATAACTCGGGCAGCACCTTCTAATTGATAATCTCTAGGTGTTATTTTAGAAGCACTGAAATATTCAGTTGCCCAAATTTTAAATGTACTAGCATCAAATTTATCATCAATCATAGAATCCATACCATTTATAGATAAAGGGAAATGGAATTTTGTACAAACCTTTTTAATTTCCATCCACATACCGATAGGAATTCTACCCCATCTATCCATAAATTTAACATCTCCATCCCAATGAGGTACTTTTTTCTTAATGATGAAATAATTATCGACTTTTTTAGTCATAGAATATTCCAACTGTTCATATTCATTAGCTGTAGATTCTACTATTTGTAGAAATTTCTTATCATCTGTTACTTTTAGTACCATTAATTATATTTTCTTTTATTACCTCACCACAAGTTTGACATATATTAGCTTTCCTGATACTACCTATACGCCACATATAATCTTCTTCTTTTACTATTGTATGCGGACATTTTTTTCTAATTTTCTTTAGAGTTTCTGAAGCTACTTCAATATCTTTATAACATTTCTTTACCCATCTTTTAATATCAAAATTATTCATATATTTTTTTTGATATTATTTTTTCAAAAACTTCTTCCATATAATTTCTTCCTGATTCCATTTTATAATCTCTGGAAGATTTCCAACAATTCCACTTAAAGAACTTACCATCAGATTTTCTTTTAACGATAGTATCCCATGAAGGACCATCAGAATATTCATCAGTTCTTATAGTTTCTATAAAGTCATAAGTTTCTTCTCTTAATCCCCATTGTCTTCCACCAGTAAAATCAAAATCTTCTACTTCTTCTGACGTTAAATTAATTCTTTCTTTATTCATTTTATTTTCCTCTTGTTATTTGTTCAATTTCTATTCGTTTAGGAATTGCATATATAAGATTATCTATAGTACTACAAGTTCCTTGTATAAATTTAGAATGATTATCTAATATTTCTCTTTTTTCAAGCAAATCAGATAATTGTGTTTGTATTTTATTATTTTTAGAAGTTTCATTAGGATATCTAATATTAGACTTATATGTCCAATATTCATATTTTTCTACGTATTGTCTTCTATACTCTTTATTTATAATTATCAATTTTGATAAAAGATAATGATAATATTCTATACATATTTGACGTTCTGTATATACTTCAGTCATTAATTCGCTAACTTTAAGAACACTTTTCATCTTAGATGACATATCCTCAACTCTTTTATTCCATTCTTCTCTTTCAGTTATAAATTTTTCTTCTAAAGAAGGTTCTTTTTTTATATCTGGATTAATGTTAAAAAAATCTACTTCTCCCATGGCATAGGTATTAAATTTAAAAATTCGTGCGCTGTTTTTTTAAGTGTATCTAGATACACCCAATGTTCGGAAATTTCATTATTTGAATTCAAATATGTAATAAATGCAACATCTGCTGGATAAGTGCTAGAAGGATGGCCTTTCATTACTTGATGTATCTTTTTCTTAGATGTTACTTTTTCTGTCCAAGATTTTAGTTTATCTTCTTTAGATAATTTTAAAATTTCACATGGTATTACAGTTTGATCTGTATCCCATTCATTAGATTTAGATATAGAATTTAATTTATAAACTATATCATTTTTTTTAAAAGAGTTTTGTGCTAGCATCTTTTTTAAATTTATTTGTCTTAATTATTGATTTAACTGAAACTTCTACAACTTTCGCTTTCTTTTTTATTTTATCTTCTGTAAGTCCAAAAGAAAAATCAACATCTCCCATTAAATCACTTTCGATACCAAAAGAATGTGTTACTATAGTTTTTAACTTATGTTCCATATTTATTATATATCAATAGCATCTAAAGGATCTCCGGAGAAGTAACTTATAAAATCTACATTTTTAATTTTTTGTTGTTTAAAATAAATTACTATATCATTTAGATCCCATTTTTTTCGATAAGGTAAATTAAAATCTCTTTTGAATTTATCCCAAAGAAATACATTATGGTTTTTATTAATTTCAATTAATGCGTTTTTATCTCCTGTTGGATCGGAATCATAAAAGAAATTCACAGGTATATCAACGGGTAAATCTTTATTTGCTCCTGTGTTTGCAATAGAATTTTTAAATAGAAATGCATCCATTGGACCTTCAAATAGTGTAATAGTTCTACTAAAATTTATTAAACATATGTTATATATCATTGATAGCGTATCTAGATAATTAACTTGCTCATTAGTTAATAAAAGTAGAGGATTATTAATTTTATCTCTTAATTTTGATAAAGTAAAAGAATTAAATCTATTAAATCCTTTAAATAAACGCATTTGTGCTCCTAAAATCTTACCTGTTTGGGTAAGGTTTAAAATTAAGAGATAATTATCATTTGGATGATATAGAAATTTGTTAAAATCATATTGTTCTCTATTTTTTAACCATGACCACATAGGGGTATCTTTAACTTCTATAACACCTAAACTAGTTTTAATATCTTGACGATCAATAGCATATTTATCTATACTTTCCATATCTAAAAGTTCAGACATGTCATATTTTCCTCCTGATGTAGATTTAAAATCGCCTATATTATCCATTAAATAATTTATAGCGCCTAATTCTAAAATTATATCATGCTCTTTAAAGAATCTATCTATCCTCATAAATTCTGCACAATTATGACATTTGAAAAAACCAGCGTGTTTTCCTGCTAGTATAAAATTCCCCCTTTTAGCATAATCACTTTTCATACTATCTCCACAAATAGGACAAGCGAAACTGATACGATCATGATGAGGTTGGATTTGAGTTTTTCCATGTGAATTCGGAAATCTTTTCTCAAGAATAGGTTTTAATAAATCTGTTAATTTATCTTTATATTCTCCAGTAGTTAGCTTTGCATCTAAAGAAGAATGGAGAGATGAATCAAAGCTCATCTCTCCATTTAAAATCTTGTCAATTGACATGATTTTAAAGATTTCCTAAAACATCATTAATATCTCCTATTCCGCCAACACCAACTTCAGGTAAGTCCGGTAGATCAATACTAGGTAAACCTGCCCCGCCTGGTGTATTACCTACATTTAGATCATCTAGTGATATATCACTAGATGTAATACCACCATTATTAACATCAGATACTGGATTACTACCATGTGTTTGTGCTTGAACAGATGCTATATTATTAGTAGTATTAACTTGTCCTGTTACAGATGTTATAACTCCATTAACATAATCATATGTATCTTGATCCCATTCTTTGAAACCGTATTTTCCTAAATTAGGAGAATTATTAACAAGATAATCAAATACCATTTTCTTATCTGTTGTTGGAGTAATAGGATTTAATTTTCCTTCTCCATCTGGAATACATAATGGAATTACCTGATCAACAAATTTTGATTGATCATAGTTATTGAAACCTGATACCTTTGTAATAGTTAAAGCAAATGCTTTACCTCCTAATAATTCAAAAGGATTATGTGGTTCTCCAATTACAGGTTTCAATTCTGCATTAATTTTTTCCCATAATTTCTTACCAAAACGATATGCTAAGATTTTACCTTCAAGTTCTGGTTGTTGCTTATCTTTAATAACTTGTATTAAACATGCAAAATTATGTCGTCTTGAAAAAATATCGGCTTTTTTCTGTTCTTGAACTGACGGACTTTTCTTAAGTTTAAAATACATATCTTGTAAAAGAGATGGTTTTCCTACTGAAGATGGGCAGTCTACGAAACGTCCTTTTTGAGTTACTGGATCTACTAACCACGATACCCACTTTTCTTGAATTGATTGTCCTGGATTTTCATGCCATGGAATTAAACGGATAACTGATTGGTATACTCCGCCTTGGCCTTTGTCGGCGCCTACTTGGTAATCTTCGGCGTTTTTCTTGTTTTGTTCACCCATGTCTACTTTTGGGCTGAACAATGCATCAAAATTTTCTAATTCACTCATTGTTTTAAGTCTTTTTAGTTTTTAAGATTCTAAATTTTTTAGAATTCTAAGTTTATTAATATTTGTAATCTTTGTAATCTTTTAAGGTACCTTTTAGATTGTTTACTATAGTTTATATATCAAAAAAGCAGTAAAGTTTTTTAACTTTTTGTTAAAGTTTTACTACCTCTAAGTTATTACAATCCAATACATTAAAATCACATTAACATACTCTTAACACAAAAGACTTAACACTCATTTTTTACATTTTCTAATTTTTTAATATTTGGATTATATGTATCTAGTTTAATACATTTATGGAGGATTTCTAATGTTTCTACCTCAGTGTAATTATCAGGTCTTATATAAAAGCACTCTGGTTCTATTGGTATATTATTATACAAATAAATCATTTGCGCACTGTCTTTATAATCTACACTTATTAAAAACCGAATATTGTTTTTGATTTGATATTTTTCCATAAAAGCATTATCGGGAATAACTTCAAAATCCATAGATACAATATTAACATCTGTGTTAATTAATAAAGTTTTAATAGATTTATAAGATGCTTGAGAAAAAATATTTAACTCTTTAATAAATTCATTATTGTCCATATAATTAGTATGAACAATAATAGGTTTAGTTTTATATTAGTATAAAACTAAAGTATTTGGGTCATTATGGTCATATTCAGGATCAATTACGAATCCTTGTTTTATAAAAGCTTCTTCAGCATCATTTGTGAATGGGTGAAGTATAATAGGCAATTGATATTTTGTTTTTAGAAAGTTAAATACCTGTTTACTTATGCTAAATCCTCTAAATTTATATCCAATATAGATCCAGTTTATAATAATATCTTTTGTTCTTATTTTATAATCTATAACACCACATACTATATCATTATTATAAATTACAAAAATATTAGTTCCTTTGACAGAATCTAATATCATTTCATCTGTTTCATTGGTATAATCAAATTCTGAATCTATAAATTTTTCTGAATCCTTAAAATTTTTAACTAACTTGATATTATTTATTAATTTCGCTCTCATTTTATTCCCATCCTTTTTGAACATCTGGAGAGAAGTTCGCATACGAAAATTCATCTCTAGATACTAACTTAACTACATTACCATTTAAATCACTACATGCAAAACCCTCTTGATTAGTTTTCTTTAAATCTCCAGATTTCATCTTAAGATAAGTTTGGAATTTACCAATATTATTAAGTTTACTTATAAAGATTTCTTTTAGATTTGAAATTTCAGATATCATATGTATAATATATATCCATTCTTTATTTGATTGCTCTATAGCGTCAATCATCTCGGCAAATCTAACTATAACTTTATTTTGTCCTTTTTCAGTTTTAAGTTTACCTGCTTCCATTAACGATCTATTTTGAAGGAATTCTATAAATTCTGCAAGAACACCTTCTATCGAATTAAATGAATTAATTTTTACATTAGCTTTAATTAAAGAGTTCTGATAAATGTTAAATAATTTTATAAGCTTTGTTGATTTGATTATATCATGATAATTAGTAGATATTTTAAGTGTTTTACCTATTACATTTAGATCAGTTAAAATAATTTCTATTTCTTTAGATTCTTCTTCTGTAAAGTTTATAACCCCTGCAAATGACTCAATATAAGGGTCTGTCATTAACATATTATCAATACTTGTTAATTCGGAAGATTTAGCATCATAACTAGCGCTAACATTTTCTAAATCTTTTCCTGTATATCTAGTATGCCATGTAATACCTATATCTGCTTTATTTATAAGATTTCCTAAATCTGATTTTTTAGGTATAACATAATAAATAGTGTTTGGATGAAATGCCCAATAAGGTTCTCCTTCTATTTCGGCATCTTGTAATGACATATCATCAAATAAGAAATCACCTTGCCAAATTTCTCCTTTTGGAAGATTAATTTTATCTATGTATTTTAGAAATGTTTTTAATTTATAAACTAATTGAGGTCTTTCTCCTAATTCAGATTCTATTTCAGCAATTGTTGAAAATACTTTTGGAGATTTTGAAAAAAGTCCTTTCATTGCAATACCATTATCTGGTAATCCTGGAAATTTAGACCATGCAAATATAGCAGGGGCTCCATCTATCTTTACAGAAAGACTCATATCTTCTTTTTTAGTTGAACCCTTTAGATCATTATATAAATTATTAAACATTTTTAGAACCCAATCAATTCCCTCTACTCCACCAAGTAATACTAAATCCTCAGCATGTGTCATATGCTTATTTACTTTTGATACTATAGTAGATTCATCTAATTTATTAGACCCACCTAAATATTTCCATATATTTTCTATTTGATTTACTGAATTTTCAGGATATCCTGAAGCAAAACCTTTAAAATCGTCATTTTTGATATCTTCTCTTAATATAGATGCAGAAATTAATTCACCTTGATGTGGTCCATTTTTAAATTTCATAGGATCTACATCAATTACTAATTCAACTATTTCAACATCTTTAGGTACTCCATCAAAATATTTTCCTCCAGGTTGATTTTGTGTAGTAAAATCAACTACTCTTTTATAATCATCGCCTTTTGTACTAGCTCCTAACGCATAACGACCTGGAGGTAAATCTTCAACTGCTTTATATGCAGTCAAAATAGGTGATGGATATTTTGATTTTTCTATAGATACATTAGAGATATGATTAGTAAGTTCTTTAGCAATCTTTACTCCTAAATCTTGACTTATTCCATCTCGTTCTTTAGGACCAACTATTACTTTAACTTCTTTTACATTTGGATGTTGAGCATATCTATAAATTAAATCCAGATGAGCTCCTGTTGTTGGTTTAAACCCGCCCGGAATCATAATTATGATATCTGGTGGGTTTTTTGTTTTATCCCATTCTTTAATTGTCAGAAATCTTTTCATTATGCTAATGTAACCAATTTTTTAATACAAAAAATATTTTTTGTTAAAATATAATTAAGATTATAAATTTGATATTGTTCTTATCATTGAGATGAGACTAGGTTGTGGATGACAATCTTGTTTATCACTTGGTTTTCTAAAAGATACATGTGTCCATACTCCTGGTGTGCCATCTAGAGCCCTCTGAGATACATCCCACATATCTTCATTATATGTTAATGGTATATTATAACTAGCACCCCAAAGGAGCAGAAGTTCACCGACAGATGCTAATTGTTCATCTGTATATGTTTCATAATATTTAAAGCCTCTAAATCCATCTTTATATTCTGTAACAGGACAATTTACAATATTTCCATAACAGGCATAATACTTTCCAGAAACTGTTTTTTTCATTCGTGGTGTACCATCAGAATTCTTTCCGAATCTCATTTCTGTACCATCTCCTAAAACTAAGCCACCCCAATTATCGAATTCAATTCCAATTGAATATTTATCTAAAATATACTTTCCTTTTACACCTACATGAGATCCAAAAAATTTAGATGAAAATAGTTGATTAATAGTACCATCTCTGTCAATCATTGCACATGTTGATACTGACTTATAGTTTTCCCAATGTTTTAAGTCTCCTGTAATTCCATCTCCACTAACAGTATGATGTAATATTATTTGAGACTTAGGATGTACTTCTTTTTTATATCTAGTCCATGGAATTTGTTTAAGTTTTTCATCTTTTATATCTAAAGCTTTTAATGAACTCCACTTATTAGAACCATAAACAGTTACTTCTTCTATATTTGCCATAATTTTATTTTATATTATATATTCATATGACATAATTTCGACTTAAATTTTTAATAGATTTTTTTTATAGATTTTTATAATTCGCTCACATTTTTGTTTCCAATTAGGACTACCAAAAGAACTTATAGCTTTTGTTGGTGAACAATTTTTTAAAATCATTTTATTTTCTGTCCAATCATCATCAATATGCCAAACGAAATTGTTTTCTTTTAGATAAGGCCATTTATTATCCATATTTGTAAAGTGCACTTTTTCTAATGGAAGTCCTATATCTTTAATAAGATCAAATAATTCAAAGTTAGTCTCATCAACATGATGTGTGGTATGATATTCAGCTTTATAAAGAGCATCATCACCAAATCTAGTTGTAGTAATCCATACATCATACCCTTTAATTATTAATTCCCTAGCATATTCTTTTATTGAAGGGAGTTCAATAGTGCCATCAAAATCAAATGATAAGCTAATATTTTTATTTTCATTCATAGCGTTAAATATAACCAAAAAAATTAGACTAAAAAAGGGACATTATAATAATGTCCCTTTTTATTTTATTTTGATAATTATTATCCATGTACTACGTAATCTCTAATAGCTCTGGCTCCTTTTTCTGTCATACGACTTTTTGAATCTCCATTATCATCAATATATTTTTCAAAGAAGCCATATTTTAACATTATACCATAAAAACCAACAGCACCTTCTCTCATATCTACTATAACAGTCATTAATTCTGTATCAGTTAACACCGGAGTAGCATCCTTTATTAATTTTTGTTTAATTTTGCCTTCTATAATTTTTATTAACGATTCTTTATTAGCAAATGGAATACTAAGATATTCGTCAAATTCTCCATCTCTTATTCTCTGTTTAATTCCAGTTAAATATACATCTTTGCTTTCCATAGTTATTCATTTTATTTTATTTATGCAAGATATTTGTATATCAAGTATAAAAATAATGTTTTTAACAATAGCTTAACATCTTCATATTTAACTGATTTTTAACAATATTTATGAAACTTGTTCCAGAAAGTCCATATAAATATTACTTGAGCCCCGTGAAAAGTAATATCTTTATAGTATAAAGAAAAGAAAGCTGTTAAATAAATTTATTATTTCAGAAAGTTTAACTTAACTTTAACAACAGCTTGGAAACCAAGTTTTAAAAATCCATATAATAATTACTTGAGTTTTTGAAAAAAATGAAAAGTAATTTCTTAGTAAAGAAAAGAATTAAAGAGAATATCTTTAAAACCCGAGCTTTTCTATTAGAGTTTCTATAACAAAATAACTATCTACTAAATCATCTATACCAGGCACGTAATTAGTTTTCTTTTTAAGAGTAGAAGGATCTGTTCTTAATAATTCATTTAACTTATTATCTAACACTTTTTCAGAAAAAGCATTTATCATTGAATCCTTTCCTCTCTTATCCTTTCCTGCACAACCTGCAATAGATTTTATTGTTAATGGAGCGTATGTATATATATTCTCATACCCATAAAGTTCAGATAAACCTCGCACCAAAATATATCTATATCCTGCTAATTGTAATCCAGCATCTCCTTTAGATCCAAAAGAAGATCCTTCAAATCCTATAATAACTTTTTCATCACCTACTATATCTTTAACTTTATCTATTATTTTATCAGATAAAATAGATGCCATTTGAACATGATATCTAAATTTTTCTGAAGAATCTGTTCCTTTTGGTAATCGTTCTCTATTATCAATGTCAATATTAGCTCTTCCTAATATCTCTATAGATTTTTTATCTAATTCTAATGGCCAAAATTTAAAACTCAATTTTCCATCTTTTAATATTGCACATGCAGTTTTATTACATGAAAAATCAAAACCGATATATATCATACTTTTTATTTTTAAATGTTTATAAATTATATAGAACCGTTGTAGAGTATACAGAGACGTATATCAGTTCTTTTGTTACATAAAGATTATAGTAATATATGACTTAATAAAATCTATCACTAAATTAAATATTGTATTTATTTTCCTAATGCAATACCTATTGCTGTTGTTACTAATCTACTTGTTAATAATTTACCAAATGTACCTTTTTGATCAATACCTAGAGCTTTACATATAGCTTTTCCTATTGAAGGACCAATTAATGCTCCAGCAGCTCCACCAATTAATCCACCAAGTAATCCTTCATCTAAATCTTCTCCTTTTTGGATTTTATCTAATATGATATCGTATGCTTTTTCGGCTTCATTTAATTCTTCAACCGATATATCTATATTTCTAAGATCTTCTGCTTCAAATATTCTACTTGAAGAACTTAATTTAATTTCATTGTATGTTGGTAAATGTTGCATGATCCTATTTTATTTTATATATTCGACTTTTAATCTTTATATGTGTCTCCTGTTCTATTTTTTATCTTAAATCTATTATATCTTATACCTAAAGTGAATGTATTAAATTCTGCTGCAGTTGTTGCATAACTTACCTCAAATTGAGATAAACCAGTTGGTACTATTTTTTCAAATTCAAATGCAACTAATTCAAACCCATGCATATCCAAAAAACTAACATACATAGGTGGCCAAAAAACATTACCTTCTTGATATTTTAAAAATTCTTGTATTTGTTCAAAAATAATCCAATATGTTATAAATCCTTCAGATAACTTAAAAGTTACATCTAAATTCTTATCAAAAATAGCCTCTAATTCTTTTCCACCTTTATATCCAATTTCAAATTGAGATTGTTGTTGAATAAGAACATTTAAATCCATAGGAGGCATTGTAACACTTTGTATAGAAGCATTAAAAAAATCTTCTATAGTCTGATATGGTAATTTTAGACGTTTAATAATTGGTTCCCATTTAGTAACTACCGAAGGATAGAAAAAATTTGGTGGGAACCAAATTGTAAACATATTAGATTTAGCATTTAATATTGGCATAATTAATTAATTTTTATAAGCGGCTAGCTAATTTTTTATTTGGGTTAATTTTAGGCGTTGCAACTTTAGTTCCTCTCATTCTTTGATAATCAACTTTAATAATTTCTTTAGCTGGAAGAACAGGTTTAGTTGGTTTTCTTGGTTTCTTAATTGTAGGTTGAACTTTTTCTAATGTATTATTTGTTATTGTTAAGGCTAAATTTTCTTTTTCTAATATATTAATTCTGTCAGCTAACTCTTTTTCTTTAGTTGAAACCTGTTTTGTATTATCTTTCACTGGTTGTTTTGTTAAAGTAGAATTTTTATTAACTGTACTAATTTCTGAATTTCCTTTTTTATTAGCTTTATCGGTATCTAATTCTTTTTGTAGATTACTATTAGATGCTTTCGCTGTAACTAATTGTTTATTTAATTGAGCTATTACTTGTTGGTAATTTTGTTTAGAAGTATTTTCTTCGTTTTTATCTTGTAAACTACTAAAAACTCCTTCATAAAAAGCATAACTTGTCCCATTAGGATTCTTAACCAAAATAGAGAAATTATTATTAGTTTGACTTAATAAATTAGCTATTTGATTTTTAGATAATTTAAATTCTAATTCCCCTAAAGCAGTATTCATATTAGTAGAATATGTAGGAACTATATTAATTTCAGAATTGTCAGCTAATACAAATGATAACTCATAATTATAAGCACCAGATAAATCTACATTTTCTCTTTGTGAAGCTGTTTCATTATATTTTTCAAATTTAAATTTATATAAAGAATCAGTTTGTTTAAAATAAAGTTGTCCTGTACCTTGTTCATATATAACATTTTCTTCATTATATACAATATTTGTAGTATCAAAAAATACCTTTGTAAATTTAGTTTGTATTGGACCACCACCTGCTAATATATTAGCTTGTTCAGGCTCTAGTTTATTAAATACTTTATAAGGTAATATATTATCTACATTAATTCTCTGAAATTTAAGTCCGTATTTTTTAGGATCTACAGAAGAAAAACTAGCTCTTCTAATAATTTGGGATCCATCCATTCTATTACTTAATCTACATACATATTGAATAGTATAGCTTGAGTCTATATCAGAATTTCTTAAAACAGGTCTAAAATAATTAGGTATACTAAAATTAGAATCTTGAGTAAACGAGAATTGCTGATTTAGTATACTAGAATTTCCATAATGTTCATAAATATATAATTCATGAATGACTACCCATTTAGCTGTTTCAGAGCCATATATATTAGAAAATTCTTCATAATTATCATTAGGATTATTAGAAGTATATAATGGTATTCTCCCGCTTTCTATATCTCCCATTACTTCTCCAATAATATTATCATTCCATGTAGCATAAAATTCTATAAAATCACCTGCTGTTGATTCTAATATAAGAGCATTAAAACTATCTGCTACACTAGTAACTGGTAAATTTAAAGATACTTTTTCTGGTAAGGTAAATGTATTATCATCAGTTGTTGGATCAGCTTGAACTGTAGGAACAGTACTATATGTAATAAATACATCTGATAAAGGGGCGATGCCTAATAATTGACCTAAAGATGTATCATATATTCCGGGTGTTCCAGCTGATTCATTTCCTAAATCATAAATAGATGGTATTTTAAATTCTATATATTTGTCATAAAATCGATTTCCTAAATATAAAGATTGAGAAGAAAATTTTACTACATCTGCACTTCCTAATGCATCTGGTTGTTTAATATAAGTAAAATTAGAAAGATCAACTAAATCATCATCATCATCTTCTGCTCTTACTTGTAAAAGAAAACCAGCTATATCATCAAAATTATAACCAGATATTACATGTAATTTAATTGTATCATGTGCATATTCATTTGTATTAACGGCTATAGAAGAATCAAAAAATTGAAAACTTTGATTGGGATATGTATAATTATTAAACCATATACTTCTATCAACATCTGTCGCAATTGAATTTAATTCTAAAATATTATTAGTTGATCCTAATGCATATCCTTTATTATTATTAAAAAATTGTTTAACTCCAGAAGTTGTCTCAGCAACAACCGGACCCATATTAGATATATCTAATTGTTCACCATCTCTACTAAATTCATATTCTAAAAGAAGAAAATCATTTATTTGTACATATTTACTTATATTTTGAATAGCCATTGTTTATTCTTTATTTTTTTACCATTTAAAAAGATTATAATTTATTCCAAATCCTATTATTAAAGTTGGTTGTTGATTAATAAAATCATATCCCATACTAAATGATGGACCTATACCAAAACCTTTAAACCAACCACCTCCTGATTTATCATAATCAACATAAGTTCCTTCTAATAATTTGGCTTTAAAAGCAGGATGGGAAGTTCTAGCAAATATTTTTATTTTATCACCTTCATATTTTTGACCCCATTCAAAGTCCATTTTAGATTCTCTATTAGTGATAAATGATTTTTTATGATTAATAGAAATTTCTGGAAGATAATTTTTTGGAGCATTTATTCCTATTATTGTAGTACCTTTATAAATATCATATGTTATTTTTGTTGTATCGTAATAATAAGCTAATTTCCAATCTATACTCCAAGTAGAATCATTTAATTTTTTTGGTTTTTCATATTCTGATTTTAATTTATTAAAAGCTTTTTGAAGATCATCTTTATCTTGATTTAAATTAAAAATCATCCTTGAATATGTTATAACCTTTCCTTTTTCCTTATTAACTTGTTCTGCTAAATCTGAATTAAGTTTTTCTAACTCATCTATTCCAGCTTCAAAACCACCAACAGATGCTTCCATTTTATCTGATTTAGTTTTAATCATTTTAACCGAATCATTTAAAACTTCTATATTTCTTTCAGTACGATGTATAGTCTCCTTTAATTCTGAATTTTTGTTGCATGTATTTAAGAAAAATATAGCTAATGATAATATTACAATATATCCGAATATTTTACTATTAACAAACTCCCAAATTATTTTTAATGTTTTCATAATTTAATTTTTTATCCAATTGATGTGTCATCTATATCTACTATTAATACTTCATGTTCTTCTGCTATTTTAGGAACTCTTATATAAGTTTCATTAGTTTGTAAACCTGTAGATGGATCTATAATAGGATCATTAGTAGATGGATCAAATAAAGGTCTGATGCCTGTTACATCACTAATAATGATATTTTTAATCTTTTCATTTGCAAACATTAAGATATCACCACCATCTATATCTCTTAAATATTGAAAATATTGATTATCTGGTATTATATCTAAAATATTTAAGTTATCTCGTTCTTTTTTTAAATATGCATCCTTTGAAACATATTTTTTTGTATTAATCTTAACTGAATTGCTATTCATATCAACACTGTAACCTATGCGTATATAAACTTGATTAATTATTACCCCTCCTAATATACTAATCTCTTTTTCTATTAATAATGCCATAATTTTTTAATTTTTAATTTTTAAATATTTAAACTGTTTCTTTAAATGAGTTAGGATCTATTAATGTATCTGATGTACTAACAACATACCACCCATTTATAACTCCTGATGGGGAACCACCATTCCATATAAGCTTAGCATGGTAGTGTCTTGTACCTACTAAACTTGAACTCCATTGATATATTGTTGTTGTCCCTGATTTAATATTAATATTCATAGGATTTCCTGAATCCTCAATGGCTTCTAACATAATATCAACTTCAAATGGTATATTAGATAATGTAAAATTAGTTAAATCTATATTATAAATCTTAGTTCCTTCATAATCATTAATTAATCTATAATTAAGAAATCTTCTTTTTAATGGTGTATTTGTTGTAGAGGAACTAACTGAAACATCTATAGAATAATTTGCTTCATCTATATATTTATCTGCTTTTGTGACATCTTCTAGATATATATCACCGCCATTTGAATCAATATAAACTCCTTTATCACCATCTATGTTAATGAATCCATCGCCGGCGTTTATGTTAATATTAGCTACATTATCTGCATCATTTGTAATACCTGTTAATATATTGATATCTCCTGCCTTTGATGCACTTTCTTGGGTATTACCATCTCCACCTGCCCCTGAAACTATATTTATATCTCCTCCACTTCCAACATATGTATTACTTCCTATAGAATCTCCACCAGGTCCGGCGATAATGTCAATATCTGAACCTTTACCTGCTGATGAATCATCCGCATACGCATAACCACCTATACCACCTAATAATGATATAGTTCCTGTTCCGCCTCCAGTATCTGCATTACTATATACACTACCTCCATTACCTGCAATCAATGTTACGGCTCCTGATTTTTTAGCAGTACCAATAACACTTCTATTGGCAGCAGATCCTGATGTTATTAAAATATCTCCGCCAGCTCCCTCTGTTGAAAAAACACTCCCAGATCCTGAAGATGTTATATTAATTGATCTAGCAATAGTAGATTCTGAAATAAAATTTATATCTAGATTACCTGATATTGATGATTTTAAATCACCTTCTAATATAATATTTCCATCAACACTTACATCAGCAGTAATATATGCATTGGTAATAATAGCAGTATTACTAACATTAATATTATTATCAAAAACTGCATTGTTAATAACACTTAAATCATTATTAATAATTAAATCATTATTAATATATGAATCTCCAATAATATTAACATGTTTAAAATCTAAGGTTAAACTAACATCTCTGACTAAACCAGTATCTGTAGTATTTCCTAATCTCCAATGACTTATATTTGAATGTTCTTTAACTAATGCTATAGCACCTTCAGGTTTTGCAATATCATTGGTATTTGACCATATTGAATATGGATGATAATAATTATCATTTACACCTATAGAATTATCTACATATTTGATTTGAGCATAATCAACAGCTCCTATACCATATATACCATTTCCTGATTGAGGAGATAATGCATAATTATTAATAGTTCCAGATACATATACATTGTCAACTAAAAATTTCTCTGTTGAATAAGAATTTGAATATCTTATGAATTCTGGTAAACTTTCTGTCTCTGTACCTTCAACAAAAATGGTGCTAGTATTTAATCTTGAACCAGTTGTAGAATATAATAATGTGGCATTTAAATCTATTTCATATACCCTTCCATTAACATCCACAAATAAATCTCCAGTTTGATATTTTCTATCTGGATATCCAGGAATATAATCAGCAGATTGAAAAAGAATTTGATTATTTGCTATTTTTATACTTAATTGTGTAGTATCAACAGCCCCATCAAATTCTGAGAAATAGGTAGATATACCTAATAAACCATTTGAACCATCGGCTCCTTGCGTTCCATATCCAGGTAATCCAGGTGCATATATATATTTCATAATTATATTTTATTTTTTATTAAATGTAAATGTTGTAAAAAACGATTTATTAATATCCTTTGGAATTGATATTTTGTAAATATACTCATCATTTATTAATGATAAAGAAGATTTAAAATTTTCATATTTTTCTTTAAATTGATCATCTTTGTTATAAGCTAATATCTCTGCATTAAACAATTTAGATAATACCTCTATATCTATTTTATTTATAGAAATATTATAAGTATTAAGTACTGTTTTAATTATATATCTATTAATAATATCATCAGATACATTTGGTAAATTATTCCAATTTTCAATGAATTTTATAGTAGATGTAAATAAATCAAGAATAGTTTTAGTTAAGTTATATTCTAAAATATATTCGTCTTCTAGTGTATTTAAATTTGTATTACTAGAATTCCATTTATCTAATATTAATTGGTCTGGTAATGAAATAGTTTTAGATCCAAAGAATGAAGGTAGTTCTAGAGATGAGTTAAATCCATCTACATAACTATCAATTGTATTTGTATCTAATTTATAATAATCTCCATCCCATAATGATAGAAAAGGACTTCTATTAGTTAAAAATGCAATATTATTTGATGTATCATTAACTCTAACCTTATCAACAACTTTATTATGCCAATATTGTGTTATTCCATTATATGATAAAGTATTTGTATTTGATAAAATAAAATCCTTTTCAACTATGTTAATTAACTCCGATGCTTCATTATTACCAAAATTTAAAATATTATTAAAAATAGGTTTAAACCCTCCATTATGTATATAAATTCCTATTTCAGTGTTATTGTTAGAAATTAAATATTTAATAGGTTCATATAATGTTATCTCCATTGGTTTATCAGGGAAAGATTCTGAATCTATAATATTATCTTCTTGAATAACATAATATTGAACATTATTATTATCAATGATATCTTTAATTAAATCCATATCACATGTAGTATCTTTGTAAAAATTTTCATTATTACTGTAATTATAACCAACATTCACTATACTATCATTATAACTAACCGAATCTTTATTATAATTGTAATTAATATTTTTTTGATTAAATGATGAAAAGGATTCTAATCCAAAATTAAATATTCCATTATTAACCTCATTAACAGATGTAGAATACGCATTAAATATACTATTTGTTTTATCAACTGGTTGATAATTAAATTGTGCAAATGGTGAACATATACTAGAATCATAATATAAAGAAGTATCATATATATTTTTTATAGTTGTTGAAATACTAGCAGTATTTACTATAAAAGGTGATTTGATATAAGAATATTTAGATTCAGATGAATTAAATCCTGTAAAATTCTTATTATTTATTGAATTTTCATCAATTAGAATATTTTTTCCACCAACCTTTGTACTATATCTAGTATTATAATTCATAGAATCATTTCCTTGATACCATATTATTAAAACAGTTTGTGTATTTTCGTTAATTATAATCTCCATAGGAAGATTACTTTTCATATTTATAGATGGCGAAGATATCATTGAAAATTTATATCTATCCCAATTATTTACGTTCAATAATTTTTCTCCTGATGATGTAACAGCTATTCCTAAACGCAATCCTTTGATTAATGATATCACTTGATTTTCATATAAACTATAATATAATATAGAAGATCTCACACTAGTACCTTCTACATCATTATTTGTATATAACATTTTAGAAAAAATATCAACATAAGGATTATCAAATATAAGGTCTCTCAGAGTACTTCTGTTACCATTAGATTCAATTACATCATTAATGTCATAGTATATATAATCTTTCCAATTATCTTCATCAGATGATAAGTATTTAAAAACAGGATATGATATTTCTGAATTATATGTTGATATATCACTAGCCGCTAAGAAATTAGAATATTTTCCAGATGCATTATAACTATACATATTATTAGATAACATTAATCTCATTTCATTACTTCTTACATCATCACCTAAACCACTCCATTTTGAAACGGTAGGTACTACTAATCCATATTTTAAATTCCTTTTATATGTAGATGAATCATAATAATCATCTATATTTTCTTCAGATCTATTACTTCTATATGATGTATAATTATGAGATCCATCAATTTGGTTATATGTAATAGTAGTTTCAGCGTATGTATTAATATTTGCATCTCCAAAAAATGTATTAAATGGAAATGGTTCTATATTGGCGTTAAACGTAAATGTAGAATTATCTATGGTACATGTACCTTGTCCTTTTGTTATTTCAAATGAATTTCTTTTATTTAATGTGATTGTTTCACTAGTATTTAATTCTATTTTATATGTGTCTAAATCTGTTTCTCTTGTATTCCAGTATTTACTTTTGAAATCCATATCTGTTGATAAAGAATCATAAACAGTAAAATCAAAATCTTTAACAGGATTAATACCCATTAATGATACAGATATTGGATATACATCATATCCCCATAATTTTGATTCTTTATCTAATTTAATTAGATTACTTGATAATAATAAACATTTATTCTCACTTGATAATGGATCTTCTACTTTAAAAAATTCATGATTTTGAACTCCTGTACTTATATCAAACTTCATAAATAACCTATTCCAATTATCATAAGATGTATATAACATGTTATCTGTAAAATATTCACTTATTGAAGAATCAATAGAATATGTATATAAATTTTTCGCATTGATTAATCCTAATGTAATAGACATTCTATCTCCATATAACTCTAAATCTATAGGACCATATGAGGAGTCACTTAATATTCTAGTAAAATCCGAAGCATCTGGAGTAAAAGATCTATAAAATGATATATCAGAAGGTGTAGCTGTACCATTAAATGTACTATTAACATCTCCTATATTAAATGCAATTTGTGACGTAATTCTTTGAAATAAATAATCATCACCATTATCATCTATTTCTATAGATAATCCATCTTCTTTAACAACTATTACATTAAAAGGATTATTATTATCATAATCATTAAACATGTTAAAAGCTATACTAATAGCTTTTATCTGATCTGATATAGATCCTTTAGATGAAAATGATGTTCTATATAATTCCGGATATCCTGGTTTGGGTTCATTAAATGAAACATAAGGGCCAGCCTCTCCTGCTTCAAAAACATCAGACTCTGTACTATAAATTTCCCATATAATAGATTTAGATTTATTAATTAATCTCAAATGCTCACCTTGATATAACTCATTATTAAGATTAAATGATATAAATGTTTTTATTGTTTTATTTATAGATTTAGTGTTGAATATATTTGTTCCTAATTTATTAGAATAATCTGAAACTTCTTCTCCTATTCCATCAAATTGTGAAGTATTATTTATTCGTTCTATTTTATCTCCATCATTTCTAATAAATAATCTATTTTGATAATCAGTTGATATATATCCAAACTCATCAAATATTGATGAATCAATAAAAGATGACATATCTTTTGAATCTAAAGATATTACAGAAGAATCCATATAATATGGTTCATCTTTATAGTAAAAGAATTTATATAATTCATTTTCTGTAAGATATAAACCATAATATCTATTCATTGAGTATAAAGAAACATCAGGATCATTAAAAACAAATTCTATATTTAATAAATTCGGACATAATAAATTATTACGCTCAAATCCAGAAGAAACAAATGCATTTAAATCGGTAAAATTAGATGTAGCTTTTTCAAAGAAATAAGGAACTTCTGATCTTCCTGTTATGATACCTTTATCAACAGCTATACCTGACCATGTATTTGGATCATTTGAATTAAGAGATAAATTAACAGGAGATTGAATATTCAATAATTCATTTAAATGATTATTTAAATAATTTCCACTAGCTGTATTTTCTTTTAGATTCCAAGATTTAATTAAATCTCCATCTGATATATATTTATTAGCTAAATCGCTTAAATCGTAATTAATTTTGTCATATGTTTCTTCATTAAATGTTCCATCTAATCTAAGTACAACAAAATAATCAGGAATTTTAGAATTAACCCATAAAGGAGCTAATATTGAATATTCTTCATTATATAATTCATCTACTAATATTTTAGATCCATAATTATAAGTTGTATTATATTGATCAAAAAAATCGGTTTTTGGGTGAGATATATCTAATGTATTTTCATCATCTACTCTAAAGATTTCACCTTCTGGTAACGATTCAAAAACTCTTCTTATATCACCTGATAAGAATGAGTTTCCTGAAACACTTTGTTTCCTGTATTTTTTATTAGATAAAATATCAGAAACTTTAAATGTATCTAAAAACATATTATCACTACCATCAATTCTTAACTTAATATTTCCAGAATACTTAGGATTAGTTCTTAATAATAAATAAGATGCTTCATTATCAACTAATGTATTTCCTGTTTCATATGAATTTATATTTTCAGAATCTAATAAAAACGGACGATTATAGATGTTAACATAGATATCTGGCTCACTACCTAAAATATCTTCTAATAATATACTGGCATCAAAATCTTCTACTGAATCTGAAAAAATATGAAATGCTCCATTGATTCCTGATTCTACTCTTAATGCGCTAGACGCATCATTTGTATTATTAAGACTAGTATTCCAACCATTAACATAAATATCATTATTTGGTGAAATGACAGTTGGTTTTATTAAAGCATTTATACCATCATATTCTAAAACCAAAAACGCTGTTGGATCTTGAGATGTTAATATTATATTTTTTTCGAAATTCTTTATCATAATTAATTAAATATTTGCTTCAAATTCGTCATATATAGCTGGTGTAGTATTTACGATCGCTTGTAATAATTGTTGTAATGTACCTGTTATTTGAGGAGTAGTAGATGTTGCTCCTGGATTATGTAAAGTAACGTATGAGTTATTACTAACATTATTTAATTGATTTTGTATATCAGTAACGTTAGTTTCATTAATTGTACCATTTATATCTTTTTTTGATAAATCATACGCTAAGTTAACAGCTAGATGTTTAAAAAATGTACCATCACCTGAATTTGGATTAGGTACGCTATCAGCAATATGTGTTATTACTCCAGATGCATTTAATGTTTCTTCTAATTGTATATTATTTTCTTCACTTACTGCATCAGTTAATATATTTGTTATTTGATCTGATCCGAATAAATTAGCTGGAAAATCTTTAATTATAGATTCTGACCATGGGGATTTTCGTGGATTATTTGGCCATCCAGCTTCAGAAATAGATTTAATTCTAAATTCTACTTTTTCACCTTTTCTAATAGCTAAATCGATTTGATTAATATTAACTTCTTCTCCATCAGCTATATTAGGTTGCTCCCATACATATTGACCTAATGATACATCATATATTCTAGTTTTTATAGAAGACATAGATGTAATCCAATCAGAAAATACCCCTCTTTTTACTTGACCTGTACTAGAATCTGTATGTGTAAAAGTTTTTAAATCAACACCTGTATTATCTAATTTAAGATATCTATATGATAATTCAAACTGTATAATTTCTTGATTTTTTTCTGCATCATTATTTGACTTTCCAATTGGAATATCGAAAAATCCACGCACTCTATATTTAGGATTAGCATTTACTGCATCACTTTCATATGCTAGTGTTGATAATGATCTAACTAATGATTGATATTCAACAGTTCTTTTAGATAAATCACTAACATTTAACGCAATTTTAGTATTTAAGTCTTCTCTTTGAGCGGGATCTGTAATATTTACTAATTCAGCTTTTTGTTGAGCAATTGTAGATTTAAGACTATTTATAATAGTTTTAGTTGATTCTATCTGAGTTTGTGTTTTTTTAACTTCATCTGTATCTAATGCTGCATTTAATTGAGTATTGATTTGTACAACATTGAAAGCCGAAGCTTCTAATAATGGAGCATCAGGATCTATACCAAAGAAAGCAGGTATAAATTTTTCTTTTGCTTCCCCTTCCATTTTTTTACCAAAATCAGACACATATTCATTATAATATGATTCTAATGTAGTTTCTCCATTTTCAATAATTAAATTATTTGTGTAAAATGGCATACCTAAACTCCAATCATCCCCTAGTAAATTATAATCATCATTAATACCTTTAATAAAAATTATATTACATTCATTATATCCAACAGGTATTTGAGCTGTTTTAGTAGAAAATGGGGCGCTATATATTTCAAATGATTGATTAACAGTTGGGTGATCCATTCCTATCATTGCTACTAACTGAACTCTTTTCTCAGAAACTTCAAGATCAGAAACTTTATAAATAGAATTATTAAAACGAAGAAAATCTCCTTTTTTTAATTCTAAATTTTTTACAACTGGTTCATCTGATGGTATTCCATAATTTAGAGAATCTAAAATATACCATTGAGTTTCATCAATTTCTCTTTTATCTATAATTAAAAAATATCCTGTAAATGGTTCTGTATTAAGAGGTAAATCATGAATTTCATCATCTTGCCAATATTTTTTATCATTTTCTCCTAAATAAACAATTGTGTCATAATATGAACGTTCTTGATCAATTATGTTATCTAAAAACCACTGAGTTTCTGTATCTGAAGAATTATCAAAAATAACTCTTCTTACTGATATTCTATCAGATCTATCATCTATTTTATTTTTTAATTCAAACGATACAGTTAACTGTGGAAACATAAGAGATTCAAAAAACCAATTGTTTCTTATATCAAACGTTTTAGGAGGTATAATACCTTCTATCATTATTGGAGATATAGGTACAGGTATTGTCTTGACTTCTCTAAATGTACCATCTTCTAATAAAACTTTCCCTTCACCTTTTATAAAAGTATTCATTGACTCTACAGCAACATTAACTTTATTTATTGTAGTATTATATGACGGAATTTGATATGTTATTATAGAAGGATCTCCTGTTATAGAATCATCTTCCTCTATGTACATATTTACTGTATCATTTTGAGTAGTTAAACTCTCATTAGTTGCAACAGCAAATTCTAATGCTATATTAGATTGTTTAATTAAATTATTAACTGTTTCGGTAAAAGAATTAACTTTATTTGCCATTTTTATTTTTTATTTTATTATTAAACTCCTTTTAGAGTATTTATTTCTATTTGTTGATCATCTATCATAGATTTTAATTCTTTTATACCTTCCACTAAGTAAGCTATCATTTTGTCATATTCAATCTGTTTAAATGATTCCATAATGGAAGGATCTGGATATTTAACATTATTAACAACTTCAGGAAATACTATTTCTACTTCTTGAGCTATAAGACCAACATGTTTAGTACTCACATCATATCCAATTTCTTTAGATTTCTCATTATAATTGAAAGTATATCCATTAATAGCATTTAATTTATTTAATACATCTGCACCTGAAATATGAACTAAGTTTTCTTTAAATCTTTCATCTGATGTATTTGCTTCATAACTTAATTTTCTAGATGTTGTATTATAAACAACTTTATATGCTTGAGCACTACTAGATAAATATGTATATATGCCTCCACCATCTGACATATTAATATTTCCTGAAATATTAAAATTAGATGAATCTATAACTATAGTTTCTTTAGAGAACTTCATATATGAAGATGTATCTATTGTAATAGCCGGCGTATCAGTTCCAGTATAAATATAGACTTCTCTATTATTAGTAGTAGATCCAATTTGTAATGGAGATCCGTATCCAAGAATTGTATTTCCAGAAGAATCTTTAATTGCATTTTCAATTGTAAGATCATTAACTTTAAGATCTCCATTTATTTCCATATTAAATGATGGATCTGGGATATCAGTAAAAATTCCTACTCTACCCTTTAACATATAAATAGAAGAATCAACTAATGGATCTTCTCCATCTTTGAATAAAGCTAATGAATTATTAGTACCTTTTATATCTGTCCCTATATTATTAACTTGATATTGTAAATCTGATAATGAATCAGCTTGTTGATTTTGGATATCTGAAATATCCATGTATTGTTCTGTTATATAATTTATTGTTCCTGTATGAGCATTTAAAATTTGAAGAGATTTCTCTAAATTTGCAAATACATCAGTCCAATTTTCTAATGCAGCATCTGATGATGTAGACTTATCATATATTACAGCTTGTGTATCATCAATTATGTTTTCTGATTTGATATTTATTCTAAATGAATAAGACGATCCAAAACCAGATGGACCACTTTGGTATTTTTGTATTGTGGGTATAGATATCTCAGTATCTGGAAAACCAGATGTACTACCTTGCGCCGCATCTAAAAATAAAATACCTAATAGATTAGTTGTTAATATTTTATCTAAAGTATTATTATATACTGTATAATATATTAATACTGCATTAAATTCGAAAAAGTCATCAACGGCATCTTCAATAGCCATCTTATCATATGTTAATTCATCATCTCCAAATATATTTTTTAAATTATCTAAATTATATTCAATTCCTAATGCATCAACGTTTGATCTTTTAAATTCATATGTATCACTACCTGTATATTTTAAGTTATAATTGTAAATATTAGAATCTAACATAATAGAAGAATCTGTACCATAGAAATTTCCATCTGTATTAACTAATAATCCCTGGGCTGTATACCACCATCCAGGTTGATAACCTAGACCATCACTTGCATCAACAGACATACTCCATGATCCAACTGATGTACTAGAATCTGTTACATCATATGAAGCTCTAAAACTTAATCCGTCAGGATGTGGCGATGTATAGTCTTCCCTCCCTAATATAGAGTTTCCACCTTCCATTGACATTTCAGATTGATAATTATCATCATAATCTTGTTTAAAGTATACTCTAGTTTGACCATGAGAAGTAGGAATTAAAACATATGTTTCGTTATATGTACCAAAATTATCTGTTCTTATAGATCCAGCTGAAATTTCACCAACATATTTCACCACTGAATTATATCCAACTGAAGAATCTGTATCTATTTCTTCTATCCAATACCCTTCATTTGAATTATCTTTTTCCCAACGAACTGCCCCTGATTCTTTTAACCATTTCCAAAAAACTCTTTCTGAAACAGTTTTAAGTATAGCAGGATTATATGTTTTTTCTGATAATAAATTAGCTTCTAAATTTAAAGCATAATTCTGGAAACTTTCAGCTATTACAACTCTACCATCTTTAATATTATTAGATTCTTCATAATTTTTGAATGCTCCATTAATTCCTAACACATTAAATTTATTTTGTTCTAATGTATCAGGCGCAGTTACTTCTGGAATATCTAATAAAGCATAATGAGACATTTTAACTACATTATTTCTTTCATTGATATTTAAACCTATATCTTCAACAGCTGAACTAAATGTATACATAGTTCCACCCTGAGTTCTCATTCTCTTTACAAATGGTGTAATATTTGACATATTTTATTTTTTCTTTTTATTCTTTTATGATATTGTATAATTTCCTTGAGATTCTTTCACAATCCAAGAAGGACCATATGATGCATCATATGCTATTATTATTAATTTCACCCATCCACCTGCTACAACCTCAGAATGTGTCATTGTAAGTATATCATCACCTCCGTCAAATGATCTAGTTAATACTGTAAAATCATCAATACTAGTTATACCAGGATTAAACATTATTCTTACTTCCTGACCTAAATTACCATTTTGTAATCCATAATCTAAATCATTACCTATTTTAATATAAGGCGTATCGATATCTATAAATGAATATCCAGACTTTTCATATGGCCAAATTGGATTAGTAGATGTGTCAGATGTTGCAATTCGTGTTGATGTATCTCCTTCATTATAAGTATTGACAAAATCCATATCAATAGTTGTAGTGTTTTCATACCAATTAGTAAATTGTTGTTTAACTGTTAAATTATCTGTAATTACATTAACAAATTCTCCTGTTGATCCTTTAATTCTACCAGATGTAACTACTGGTTTAATAAGAATTCCGGAAGATTCATCATAGAAAACATCAAGCGATCTTTCTACATTAGTAAAATTATCATTCCAAATTTTTGGAATAAGAGTTATTAAAGTTTTTAATGATAGACGAGTCCAGTCCATAATATTATTTTTATTTTATATATCCTTTAAAATAAAAGTAGTACCCTGTATATTGAAATTTTTTTTAAAAACACCACATTAAATACTATTCACATAGATATATAACTAAAATAACTTATTATAACATCAAACGCAAAATAAAATGATCAAACAAGAATTTAATTGGGAAATGTATAACGACGGATATACAGGAAATAAACTAGTTTCCAATATGAAAATCATAGGTTCAGATAATATTAAAAGCAAGTGTTTTTCACGAGAACCATATGCTCAACGCCTTTTTGACACATATACAAATCAAAGTGGGAATATAATCAAAAAGGATTTAAATAAAGGGGATTGTGTTTTAGTTAATGATATTTTCAATATAACTAATGAAACAATAGATATAGAAATAGCTGGAGGAATGTCGGTTACTATAGATCTTAAAAGAGAAAAAAGATTTCTACAAATGTTTGGATTTAACGATATTTCCGATTTTTCAGAAAAAATATCCAGCAGACCTTATTTAGACAAATTATTAGAAGAGAATTTAAAGGCATATGTAATTGAAGCATCTCCTTCAATTAAAATTTCATTATGGCAAGGATATCTAATGGGAATTAGAGAAGAGTTTATGGATCAAATTAATAATCCATCAAAAGCATATAATTGTAAAGTTAAAGAAGCTAATAAAGGCGGATTCTTTGTAGAAGTCCAAGGTTTAGATGCTTTCATGCCAGGTTCATTAGCAGCTCCTAATAAAATAAATGATTTTCAATCATATGTAGGTAAAGAAATAATTGTTATGGTAGAAGATTATCTTAATGATATGAATTCTTTTATTGTATCTCATAAAAAATATATTAAACATATATTACCTCAAAAACTATCTGAAATAGATACCATGGTAAAGCATTCCGGTAAAGTAACAGGCGCATCAAAATATGGAATATTTATAGAATTTGGAGAATTTTTTACTGGATTACTTCATGAATCTAAAATGACAGAAGAAACAAAAGCTTTATTCAAAGCATGGCATTATAAACCAGGCGATCCTATTGAGTTTTATGTTGGGGAAATTACAAAAGATCTTAGAGTTATTTTAACCGAAGAAGATCCTCAAGTAAAATTAGCAAAAATACAAACCTTTGTAGTTAATAACGCAAATAAAGTGGTTGAATCAAAAATTGTTGCTATAATGAAATTTGGTGTAATTGTAAATGTTGATGATGTTACAGGATTAATTCCATTAAAAGAATTTAAAAAACATAGAATATTTATTAATAACTTTATAGTTAATGATACTATAAAAGTAGAATTCGACGAATTTAATGAAGATAAGATTTTGTTTAAGTTAGGTGGAGTTTAATAAAAATAAAGGTGTATAGTCATAATGTCTGTACACCTTTTTTATTTTGAATAAATAAAATAAACAAATATTTATCTTGTATGAGTAAACCACGTAAATATTCACTTCCTGAAGTTTTCAATAATGTGAAATTAGGAGTAGTCTTTGAATTTTATTCTTCTAAAGATATTAATTTTATTATTAATGATTTAAAGAAACTCACAGTTAAAGAGATTTTTTTAACTGATACAGATTCTTATGTAGCTACTTACGCAAAACCAATACTTATAAGAGAATATATTGCTGAAAAACCTAAATATTCTTTCCAATTAGCACAACAACAATATAGTTCTATTATACCATTGATTGAGAATGTATTAGAATGGATCTCAGAGACATCAGATTGCACAAACGATACTTTAATGAGGATTAATATGTCCTTTGATCATAGTCGCTTAAAAACAATTTATGATATCTCTAAAATGAACCCCCAGAAACTTATTCTTAAAATAGATGAAGATTTTATTTATTCTAGATTTCCAGAGAATGAATATTCTCCTTATTCTAGATCAGCTAAACAATTATCACCATTATCTTCGGCATTATATACTGATAACTTAATTAAAAATGTTAACTATATAATAGGTGTTCCAAATACAAATTATTATGGAATCAATTTTGAAAATTATACAAGAGGTATTCTAGAATTTAATTATATAGGTGGTTTAGATTATTCATCAAAGAAAAAGGAAATTTTAGAATTATTAGAATATTATGTGATTATCACATTTAAAAGTTTAAACGAAGCAGATTATTCAAAAGAAGAATTATATGAATTAGAAAAAATGACTGAACGTTTTTATAAAATCCAAGAAGCTTATTATGATCCAATTCAATTCTTTAAGTTATTTCCCGATATAAGAGTTTCAATTGATTTAGAAATTAATGATCAAATCATTAAATCCTTTTGGCCAAAATTAAGAACAAATTTATTTAATGTTATTATTAATAACAAAATGGATAAAGGACAATTTAATTATGATTCAGCTTATGGAATTTATCAATTAAGAAATGCTGAAATTGATTGCACATCTTTAGAGAATTTTGATCTTATTCAATGTGAAATACAAGGCGTTATAAAAAATTGTAATATCATGTTTAGTGAAATAAATAATGCCAGAGTATATAATTCCAAAATAGTTAAAAATAATAAGGTATCAGATTCATATATTTATCATTCAACTATAGATTATGACAATGCAATAGATGGATGTGTAATAGAAAATAATTTTGAAGTTATTAATTGTAATATTTTAAATAGTACTCTTAAATTTATTACATTAGGTAGACGTGCAAAATTAGATAAATATACAGTTATTATAGATAAAGAACATAGATTACCACAACCAGCTTCCGGAGTAGAGGTAGAAGAAATTCGCGACTATAAATGGATTCAAAAAATGAATACTCAAAAAGAAGATCATATATTTGGAAATGAATATATAAAGAAAACTTATATATAAGTTCCAAAAAAATATTCTATATGACAAAGAAAGAATTAATTGAAATGATTAAAGATGAACTAACAGCTAGCTGTAGTTTACCCTTTAGTCCTCCAGATAAAGAAATCGACCGTATTATCAAATTAGAATCTAAATGGTTATATAGAGAATACAGAGACGCGATATACACTAGATGGTATGTTTTAGATAAAAAATATTATACTACTCCAGAGTTTAAAAACACAAGAACTTATCAAATGCCTGAATGTGTAATGGGTATAGAATATGTTTATGAACTAACTGGCGGAAGTAGAGTTTTTGGTATTCATGATCCAGATATGCAATTTGATAGATTAATGGCAGCCGACCTTTATTTAACTCCTTTATCTTCAGATCAAATAGCATATAGAACTATACAATGGTCATTTTGGGATTTAGCTCGATCTTTTAATCTTAGAGATATTCAAACATCTTTCAATATTAATACACATAGACTAGGAATTATTGGTAGAGATCCAGTAGAATCTTTATTCGTTATGACAAAAAATACTATTCCAGATGCGGATTTTTATGAAGATCCTGTAGTTATAAAATGGTTTATAGCCAAGGCAAAAATATCTTTAGCTAAAATTCTAGGAACATTTAATTATAATCTTTTAGGTAATGTTACTATTAATTATGAAATGTATAGATCTGAAGGTACTGAAGAAATAAAAGAATTAAAGGAATATATTAATGGATCAAATGTTCCAGACTGGTTCCATATGCTTAACTAAAAAAATTAATAATAATGTCTATAATAAGATCTAATATAAATGAAAGTCCGGACGTATATGAATTTGAAAAAAACAAAATGATTTCATGGAATGACGCAGATGCTTATCCCATTGGTGTAAATGATATAGGAGAGGTTGGATTTGGAGTAGAAAGCACAACTCATAGATATATTGATAAAAAATATCCAAATTATCAAGGTAGAGTTTGGCCTAAATCAAATGTTGTTACTTTTTGGGATTATCCACCCCAACGTTCGATAAAGTCTATAGTTAAACAACTAGCTTTAGAATTTAAAGAAATAGATATTAATACATTAAAAATTGAAATTGATCATCCAATTAATTTCTGGGAAACTTATACATTAGATACTTATCCAAATATAGGTCAAGATATAGAAAAATTCAAAAGAAATAATAGAAAACAACATCAATTGTCTCCTTTAAAAAAATCTAAAGATAGAATAGTTCCAGATGGGTTAGGATCAAAGAAAAAAGCATTTCCTAAACATCTTAAACCTTTTGAGAGTGTACAAGAGAATTTAAATGAAAGTCCGGACGAAATATATCAATATCAACCATATAGAAAAACTATAGCAGTTTGGAATAATCCAGATGCTAGAGCATTTGGTATTATTAATAGTAAAATGTATGGTACTATTAGATCATCAGGATCTCATGCGGATATATTAGAAGATAATAATTTAGGTAAAGAAGGTTGGATGGCAAGAGCACAATTCAAATATCCAGGTAGAATATGGCTTAAGAAAAAATTAATTACGTTTTGGGTATATCCAGAAAATATTAAAAAATTAGAAGAAATTATAAAAGAATTAGAGATTTTATATAAACAAGATATATGGAATGATAATGAATTTAAAATTGAAATTAATAAAATAGATAAAGAAGATATTCCAAATATGAACAAAGATTCCAATGCGGCCTGGGTTATGTTTAATGAAGAATCAGCTGATATTATACCTCTTAAAGATTATAATGGATCAGTAGATCCAACTGGAATTAATAAAGATCATATAAAATCCCCATTAAATAAAGATAAAAAAATTATTCCAAAAGGTACTGGATCTAAACGATATGGTTCTAAAAAACCATTAAAATATAGACAATCTATGTATGCTGAAAGTGTTCAAGAGAATTTACTTAACGAAAATCCAAATAATATTATAAAACCTTCAATATGGAAACAACATAAAGATGATGTTAACTATACCCCATCATATACTATAGAATATGATGAAGAAGGAAATATTCCTTTTGGATATTATGGAAAAGATAAAGTTTTTATATTTGGTGAAGATGATGATTCTCATCATGATTTACATGCTAACATAAAATCATTAGAAGCAGAAGAAATAGAAGAAAGAGGTAAAAATTCTGGGAGAGTATTTACTTCAGAAAAAGTGATATCTTTTTGGATATATCCAAAAGATAATGCAGAATTAATTAAAGTAATCAAAGATATTGAATCTCATACAGGATTGCATATATTGAATGATCCTAAATGGTTAATAGAAATACCAGATGGAATATTTAAATCATCTTTATATAAAGATGATACATCTAATAGTGGTTGGGGTACATGGTATCCTAGAGTAGGACAATTACGATTTGTTCCAGTTTCTGAATATAAAGGGGATCATAAAAGATCTGAAAAAGAACTTAAAACTCCCCATACTAAAATAGGTAAAGGAGAAGGGGCTCAACAATATCATTCTTCTAAAGCATCTTCTGGTAAATTTAAAGCAGAATGGAGACATAAAATGAATAACGAAAACTTCTACCCAAGATTAACATAAAATAATTATATGAAAAAGATTAAAAAAGTATTTTATAATATATTTTTGAGAAATAGTTCTATTAAAGTATTAGCTGCTTGTTTATTAACAATTATATTTATTATAATTGGAGAAAAAAGTAATATACAATCAAATATATTTGATATTGCTGCAATTATAACTGGAGGATATGTTATATTATTTTCAATTACAGGTATGATTTTTGCTTGGATTATAAATCCAATAAAAATCATAATAAAGAAAAGGAAAGAAAATGTGGTGGATTAGTATTCTTTTTATGATAATCGCCGGCATTTTTAATGCAGGTATGGATGTTTTAAAAAATAGATGGAAAACATCAATCTTTAAAACATGGAAAAATCAACAATGGATAAATCCAACTTTATCATGGACAAATAAATATAAACCTAAATCTAAGATAGGAGATAAGATAATGTCAACTGTATTAGTATGGGTTACTGATTTATGGCATTTCCTTAAAATGTTAATGTTAATAAGCATATCATTTGCAATAATATTTTACAATCCAATAATATCATGGTGGATAGACATATTAATTTTATATTCATCTTTTACTATTCCATTTGAATTTTTCTTTAGCAGATTATTTATTAAAAAAATATAATTATTGAAAAAATAATAAAAAAGGAGATCTTCGGGTCTCCTTTTTTATTTTATGGATATATAAAATAAAACTAAATGATTCAGGATATATATATTCGCCCACCATCTGATCCAAACTATAAAATAAATGTATTAGACCATGCAGATCCTATAGAAAGTATCATTTCAAAAATTAAAATGATTTTAGGAACAAGACAAGGTCAAGTTATGGGGGATCTTAATTTTGGTATTGGAATTGAAGATTTAATATTTGAAACTAAGATAAATAAAGTTCGATTAGAAGAAGATATTAGTCGACAAATAATGGAATATGTAACCGAATCATCTATATATAAAATAGAACCAAAGGTAACTTTTGGAAAAGATGAAGGATATGATTATTGTGTTATAGATATTTATATTGATAATCAAAAATCTTTCGGAATTTTAGTAAAATAAAAAAAATAAAATATGCCTAATAATATATTCAAAACAAGCCGAATTAGATTAGCAGAACTATATCAAGATTCTATTAATTTTCTTAGTACAACATACGGAAATGTAGGACAATACTTCACCATGGGATCACCTATGGGACAGTTACTACAAATTATGTTAAACTATGGCAGAATGATACTTTTTTATAATGAGGATTCTATTACAGAACTAAATATTAAAACAGCAACAAGATCTGATAGTATTAGAGGTTTAGCAAGTTTAACAGGACATAATCCATCAAGATCTATGGCAGCTAGAGGATCATTAACTCTTGCCTATAATGGTGAAAAAATAGAAACATATTCAAGCACTATAGTAATTCCTAATTATACTACATTGACTAACCAATCAAATGGTTTAACATATACTATAACTTTACCTGGAGAAGAAGCAAGACTTAATTTAATAGGAGCAGATAATAAATTAGTAACAAATATAGTTCAAGGAAGCATAGAATATCAACAGGCTACAGGAACTGGAGATCCTTTACAATCCTTTAATTTTTCAACAAAAAAAGGTGCAAGTATAGACCAATACTTTGTTAATGTTTTTGTTAATGGAAAATTATGGCCTAAACAAGAATCTACTTTAGATATGTCATTTGAATCGGAAGGATGTTTAATAAAAACAGGACAAACTGGTGGTTTAGATGTATTTTTCGGTAATGGATATAATGGTAAAATCCCACCAATGGGAGCTGCTATTTTAGTCGAATATTTAATAACTGATGGCGAATCTGGAAATATAGATTCTACATCTGTTAATCAACCTAATCAATGGAAATTCACCACCCCGGGATTTGCTATTAATGGAGATCAAATAGATTTAAATTCTGTATTAGCTGTATCTATTGAAAATGATATATTATTTGGTACATTAGAAGAACCTTTATATTTAACAAGATTATTAGCCCCACATACTTCTAGAAGTTTTGTATTAGCAAATTCTGTTAATTATATATACTTTCTAAGAAAATTAAACATGTTTACTATTATTGATGCTATTCCTGGATTTGCTACATTTAATGATCAATATACATTAGATAAATATAATCAATCAAAAAGCACATACGAACAAATAAATCAACAATATTTAAGCATATCTGCTACGTATGGACCAGATTCTGAACAAGGGAAATCAAAAAAAATAGAACTTAACACAGCAAATACTGCATTACTACAATCTCAAAAAATGTTAGAAGAGCAAAAGAAAGATGATAACACTATTTATCTTTTCTTGATACCAGATGTTAATAAAAGAATTACACCAGGAACTGATTATTTTAATGCACCACTAGAAGCATTTGAATTAACAGATAATGAAAAATTAGCAATCTTAGATTTAATTGAAGAGAGCGGTCAACGTATTGTTACTTTAGACAATTCTATTTTAGAAATCCAATATCCTAAATTTGTTATCAATATGTCTTTAATATTATGGGATGGACATGAATATGATGTTGTAAGAGAAACTATATTAAGTTCTTTATCTGATTATTTTTTAAAAAATACTAGAAGAGATAGAATTCCGGTATCGGATTTAGTTAGAATAGTTGAAGGTGTTGAAGGTGTTGATTCTGTAAATATATGGTTTGATGCTGATAAAGAAAATTTTAATATTTATAGAGATAATTATGGTATTGATGAATATGGAGATATTATATTACAACGAAATGTTACAGATGCATGGAATAATAAAGTTCCTGTAAAAGATATATATGCTTTATTTAGAGGTGGATTTGAAAGTATTAATGGTGTTGAATATGATGACAGTACAGAGAAGAATAAATTATCTACTGTAAATATTCAAGTAAGAGGATATACAACAAAGGATTTAAACGAAGAACATAATCAAGCTATTATAAATAATATAGGAACAGGCTCATGAATAAATATGAATTAAATGTAGATAATCAAGAAGAACGACAACTTCATAAAATTCGTCCTTCTTATTTAGGTCAAGCAAAACACTTAAATGATGTTTTTTTAAATCTTGGATATGATTATAGAGGAAATTTACTTAAAAATGGATCTTCTCCTGAACTATGGGCTAATCCACAACAAATTGACCTATATAACCGATTAGAAGGATTAATTATGTTTGTGTTAGAAAATACAAAAATGATAAAAAAATGGTTTTCTATTGCTCATGATAAAAATACAACCAGACTAAATTAATGTCTCTAACTAAAGATAAAAACCATCATAATGAATCTTTCAAATTGGAAATTATTCGATAAATCAGGAAGTCCTTTAAACTGGCTTCATGATTCTTATTTAAACTTATCATTTTCTTCTGGTCCAGGAGCTAAATCTGCTGCGGGATATTTAAATACAGATCCTAGTGGTTATATATCATCATCAAAAATAACTAATAGTGGATTTTATTACAGTAATCCAACCAATGTTTCTTATCAATATGTATTAGATGATCCAATAATCGATGTTAATATAACAGCAGACTCTTCTATTACTTATAAAGATGTATCTGTTTTTGATCCGGAATTAAATAATACATTAGGAATTAGTGGATTATATGATATAGACGTATCTACACAATTTATTTATCCTTCTACCACATATGCCAGTGCAATTTATTTAACACCTGTATCACAAGGATTAGTAGAAACCGAACATATTTATATATTTGAACAAATTGGAGACCAGTTAGTTAGACCATATGATTCATCTACATCTACTATTGTAATACAAATGATTGGTAATGAATCAGAAATATCGATGTTCTTAGTAGATGATGATACACAAACTATAACATGGACCGACTCATTAGAATATAATTTAGATGAATGGCAACCAAATTCACCTATACCTATCAATATTGGTTTTAAATCAGATGATGAAGGAGTTTATGAAAGAAGAATGAGAATTTATAATGTAATAGATGATGTCTATTATATCATGGGTGAAATTCTAGTTAACGCTGAGTCAATTGGAGAGGATGAAAGGTATAGAACCTTATTAGGAAATTTTGGTTTGCCAGATCCTAAAGATATGCCTTCTTTATTTAAAGAATCTGATATTAATGAAGATTTACCCGATTTTGAGATAATAAATCATAAATCTAAACAGATGATATTAGATCATGATCAGATAATACCATATATAGGAACTTATAAAGCGCTTATTAATGCAATTAAATGGTTAGGATATGATGACATATATATTAGAGAATGGTTTAAAAATGTAAAAGAAGATACAAAGCTTTCTTTAGTCGTTCCATTTGATGCGAAAGATAGATCACAAACAATTTTAAAATTCTCTCCTGATGAAAGAAAGGCTCTTAAAAAACTAAATCAATTATCTTTAAATTATTGTATTAATAAAGAAACAGGAGATATTGATAAATGGGGCACACCTGAAACAGAAAACTGTTACGAGTTTAATATAAAAGAAGTTTTTGTAAAACTGTTATCACTTAAAAAATGGTTAGAAACTAATATAATAGGTGTACATGCTAGAATTATAGATGTTACAGGAGAAGGAGTTTATTTCGAACGATATGTTAATAGAGCATATGCTACGGGAACACATGGATTAAAATATGCCGATAATCAAAAAATTACGCCTTATACTTCTCCATCAGATTCTGAATTAATACAAGGGGAAGCTTCTATTAATATGACATTAAAAGAATTCTCAGGATTAAAAATTGATGATTACCAACAATATAGATTAAGTGATTTTGTAGATTATGTATGGAATCCTAAAGATCCTAGTAATTCAATAACATTACAAGATCCATCTTATTTAGCAGATCCTAGTTCTTATATAGAAATAGGAGCTCCATTATCTCACCCATTTGCTACATTAAAAGATATTCAATGGAAAGCATCTGTAGAAAAACCATTATCTGGAGTTGTTCCAGAAACGTTGGCTACTAAACCGTTATGGATATACGATAATAAAATTAAATTTTATAATATATTTGATTCATCAACAGAATTTTTTGATGTATCTACTAACTTAGATGTTTTTGTAGAAGATGGATTAATTAGATCATCTTCAAATAATGATTGGACTAATTCAATTGAATATAGTATATATCCAAACACATTCTTTTATTTAGATTCTTCTTCTGACAGGATGTTAACTGCCGATGCGTCATATGCAATATTATCAGGTTCAGGTATTATTTATCAAAATGATGTTTCAACTTCATATAATGTTAATTTAAATAATACAGACCCAAGCTATTTTTATGTTAATGTTGATTCAAGTATATATGTAAAAACAGATACTAGTACATCAATACAAACTACGTTAGTGCGAGGGTATATTATGGAATCTTCTACTGGAACTAAGTGGTCATTTGATTCAAATGTTCATTTACAAACAGATATTAATTCTTCACTTATATATGGATATGATGATACTTATCGTGTACCTTTATTAAGCATGATGAATTATAAGACTGATGATTCAAGTGATAATGTTATTAAATTTGATACAAATAAATCATATCATTTAGAAATTAATAATGGAAAAATCGTAATGGATACTAATTTAGTTCCAGATGAGCGATATACTATTAAATTTAATTATGATGAAGAATATTATGATCAAGAAATTAATTTAAATGTTGAATATATTTCTCCTAGAATGCCATTATATGTGGTAGATCCTAGCGTATATTATTGGGCTGATCCATCTGGTTTATCTGGTGGAGATTCTTCATTATCTATTGATAATAGTACATATACAATGGTGGTTAACCATATTGGAGAATATGCTATAGATGCTCATGCATGGGATGGATATAATACTATGTTTTATAATCCTGCTAGAGAACTTCATAATGTATATATGAAAACACCTACCATTTATTCTCTTATAGATAATTCAGTAAATGTTTTAAATAAAGTAGAGACTAATTTATATATGAATTCTATTGATGTAAATAATATTATTAATACAAATAATAAACCAATTTTTGATAGACATGCACCTAATATAGGTTTACGATTAGAATTTGATAATAATAGCAAACCTTATTTAGTTGCTCCTTATGTTACTTATTTTCAAGATGTACCAGCAGAAGATTCATATATGAAAATTTATAATGTATCCGAAGATATATTAACCAGAGTAGGTAATACTATTACTATAGATAATACATATCAAGATTTTTATAATGGAGATGATGTTAATATTATGTATGTTTATAAAGGAGATTATTTAATAGTTGATCAATCAACAGCCACCCTAACTTCTGGAGGACCAAATTACACAGTTGATAATATTCCAGCATCTTTTGTATTAGATGGCTCCCATGATATGTATATTACTAATACTACAGAACGATCAACTTCAAACTTAATATCTAATGGAATGGATCCATTGGTACTAGATATTAACGGTTACATATTTAATGAAAATCAATTAGTTGATTTAATAGTTGAAGATTCATCTACTGGTTATAAATTTGGCGCATCATATAGAGTAGATAATATCTCAGGAAATACACATACAATGGATAGATCATTTCCTGAATTTATAGTTAATAATTTATCTAGATATACTATAACAGCTCGACATGCATTTGGAAACTTTTCTAATTTTATTATGGATATTTCATCTGCGACTGAAAAAGATTCAAGTTTTGAAATATACACAGATAAAGATTATAGAGAATATTTTATTGATAGCACTTTTGTTATGATAAATACTGAATTTGATCATGATTATGTTCATGATCAATGGAATGATGGATTAATAAATAATACTCATTATTTATATGATAAAGCTATTAATATAGATGTAAGTACATTAGTTATATTTAAAGCCCAATATGATTCATCTACTTATATTAATAAGCAAAAAAATATTTTTACTGTTAGAAATAATATATCCAAAGATTTAATTTTTAGAGTATATAATGATAGTGTACCTTTTATATTTGACACTCCAGGATATTATGATGTAACAGCAGGAAGTTATGATAAATACGGAAACTTAGCTATTAAATATTTTGAAGGTTTAATTAATGTTACATGAAAAGACGTCCAAACAGAATCCCAGATAACATAGATATAGAAAAATCTTATTTAGAAATTGATGGATTAGGTTGGAGATCGCCAATACATTTATCAATACATTCGATAATGGATTTAATGGAATTAGAATTACCACCTGCTCCAAATGTAAAAATTGTCACTTTTGAAGATCAAGATTCCTCGATAACTCGTCCACCTGATACATATTCAATTGATACATCTTTACATTTATCTGTAGATGAAAATTTTCTATATGTTTGGATAAATAATAGATGGAAACGATTACCTTTATCTAATTTTTAATAAGGTGGAAATCCAGGAAATCCAAATGTTTTAGCTCCGGTTGGTACAAAATTAGTAGTTAGCCATGCCCCCCATTTTATATTTTTTATTGGATTTAATTCTTCATATGCTGGAAAGGCATCTTTATTCTTTATTAATATTGATGATGCTTTTCTAATAGCTTCGAATTTTTGCTCGTTAAATTCAACTATACCTGACATAAATCCTTCATTATCTAATTTAAATGGCTTTTGTATTTTATTTACAATAGATTGATTAGATAATTTATTTAAATCATCATCAATTTTTTTAAAAACTCTAGGACTTGGAGGACTTTTAATTGTTGCAAAAAAATCGGCTTGATAAGGTTGAAGTGTTATTGGAAGTGGAGCTACTATCTTCTCTGCTTTATCAATTAATTGTATTAAAGAATCTAGTGTTGTATTAATAGTTTTTTCGGATACTTCTAAAGATTTAAGTACTTTATCTGTATTGTTAATTCCAATAGAACCACCTCTAGAAACAGGTTCAATTAATGCGTATTTTTTCTCTAATTTCCATTTATTAGATTTTAGTTTAGTTTCTTCTTCTTTTAATATGTTTTTCTTAGATTCCCATATTAAAGATATCTTTTTATTTTTAGTAGTTTTTGGTGGTCTATTATTCTTATGATTTTGATATGATTGAGTAGCTAATTTAATATCAGGCTCTATTTTATTAATATCATTTTTTATTACATCTAAGTGTTTTTGAACAGTATCCTTTTTAAGACTACTTAGTTGATTTAATAATTTTTCTTTAATTTTATTAATTTGTTTTTTAATTACAGCAATAGGATCAGCTAATGGTAATGCATATCCACTAGTTAGATTTACAAATAAAGTAAAAGGAAATATATAAATACCTGTTATTGATAATCCAAATACTATAAATCCATAATCAGTTTCTATTGGCTTTATTGGAATATAAACCGTAGGTAATTTAAGAGGTCCTGTTGGTAATATTAATCCCGTTGACCACCCAGTTATAGGATTTAATACACTTGCTAATGTAGCTGCTGACATATATTTAAACCAATACTTATTGTTACTCATATCTGTTGAACTGGCTTCTATCCCATCAGGTAAACATATACCTGTTTTATCATCAGGATCATTAGTTATAACATATTTTCTGTATATAACATCAGTAGTTTCTATATTATAATATTTTAAAGATGATGGTAAATTATTTAATCTATCTTCTAATTCTTTAATTTCTAACGGAATATTTTCAAATCTTTTCCATATCGTTTTTATATAATTATCAATCCAATTCCCTTCGGTTATAACTCTAGATTTTTTATTAGAAGACTTTTTAGATTTATATTTTTTGGTAATATATGTTATGTTAATTTTAAATTCTACTAAAAATAAAATTTTGTTGACATATAATTTATTATCATTATCATTTAATTTATTCTTTTTTGCTATACTATTAAGCCAGTCTTCTACATCACTTAATTTTTTATTTTGGTTATATAACCAAACACCTGTACCAAAATTTTTTCGTTGTGACTTAGTAATTCCATCTTGAAAATCTACCATTAACTCATCACCTTTATCTGATATAGTTTTAGATTTCTGTCCATCAATTACATATCGTTCATTTATAAATTGATTAATTTTTAATCTAAAATCAGCTTCAATTGAATTAGGATCTTTAATACCATTTAGATTTACACCTAATTCAAATAAATAATATTCTATCATTGAATACTCCCCATCTAAAGGAACTGTTTTTTTAGCTATATTTTTTGATGATACCATAACATCTTTTAAATATCGATACAAAGATATATCTTCTTTATCAATATCTTCTTTTATTAAAGTAAGTGTTTCATTTACAGCATTTTTCTTTACATTACTTTCACCTGTTATTTGTTTAATAGCTTTATTATAAATATCATAATTATAATCCCAAGTCTTTTTTAATGAATCAAATTGTTTACGCATATTAATATTAAGGCCTATTAGTGATTTTGCGGATGGATTACTAGTAGTAATAATAGAATGTCTCATCATAATAGGATATAAAGATACTACTTCCCAATCCTTTAAAAACATCTTAACATCTGACAATTCCTGATATTTAGAGTTTAACTCTTCTAATGTTTGTCCTAAAACCGTATCTGTAGGTTCTGAGATGTCACTGATTACAATAGAAGAATCATGTAATATGGTAACTTTACCATTAATAGGAGAGTACACTGATTGATCCCCTATTATAGCTATTTTAGTTTTTGAATTTATAATTTGTCCTTTTTTAACTAATAAATTCCATTTGTCTTTTCGTATATTTTCTATAATTGCTTTAGTTGAATAATCAGGAGCAAAACTAGAATTAAATATCAATTCTGGTTCGGAAATTCCTGGAATTGGACAAGAAAATTCAGCGGCTTTTATAGCAAATGGTTCTTTTGGCACTATACTTTCATCATCTTCTGTATGTTGACATATTAATTCAGTATCTAATTCAAAATTAGATGGCAATATATTATCAATAGTATTTTGAATATCATTGATAATTGAAATATCTTCATTATTATCAGATGAATATACATAATCTAAACACATTTTTTCTTTAAGCTTATCTTCAGCATTTTTTTGAGATTTTTTCTTATTAGATAAGTATATAAATGAAGCAATTCCAATAGTTATAATTAATACATCTATTTTTTTGAAAGCAGACTTTATTTCATCCCATTCATCTCCATTATTTTTTTGGATAGATGATAGTGTTATTCTAATTATTTTTTGTATATGTTTTATTCTAAAATTAGAAGGAAAATCTGTATCTTTTAGTAAATTAATAGCTAATTTAGTAACATACACATATAAAACTAATGTATTGATATATTTAGAATTATCACTTATATAATTTGTTGCAGAATCTTTTAAATTATTTGTTTTCATTATACCATCGAAATGGTTTTTATTAGTTTTGTTTAAACAACATAATTCATTTTTAATAAATTTATCAATTTTAGAAGATAAATCATCTGATTCAGAAAAATCTCCATCTTTAATATTATCTATTAAATTATATTCTCCTAACTTATCAAATGTCGCAGTATGTAATGCTTCACATTTAAGTAATGCTGCATTAACTATATTATCAGATTCTAAATCATTAGATATTGATAATATAGCATTTGTATACGGATTTTTTTTTATATCTACTTTTAATTGATTTATGTCATCTAAATTAAAACCGTTTGTTTTTGATTGGTTCTTTTTGATTAATTTAGACATTGTTTCTTCTAATGTTTTTAATCCTTGAGAAAAAAGCAAGTCAAGAGACTTCGGAATACTAAAAAAATCAAGTTCTTCTTTTAATGATTTTGTTAATATTCCAGACAAAAATTTTAAAATTTCTTTGGCTATAGCTGTCATAATTATTCATTCACTGGGATAACATGCTCTTTTCTGATTTGTTCTCCTTCTTCATCATGAAAAGAGTATACTCCTTTTCTAAAAGTTAATTCAAACGGTTCTTCTAATTTTTTGGCATATTTTTTACCTTCTCCTGGATTAACATATGCTAACGTCATATGTGGGTGATAATCTGGATAAGTTTGAGTGTTACTAAAATTATTTTCAAATTTATCTCTATATTGTTGAAGCTGATCACTAACAGGTACATCATATTTAACAACATCATATTCTTCACCTTCAAAATATGAAATTTCATCTACTGTTACAGTAAGTGCTTCAATATCATTTTGTATAAGGTCCATTATTATTTCCGGATCAATTTCATCCTCATGAATTCCGTATAATACAGTTACATGGGGATTATCTTCTAAACCGTATGAATCATCATATGGCTTTGTATATACATCTTTGGGGTCAATACCATCAGTATGTTTTTCCTTCCAATCAGAAATATCATTGGCATCTAACATAACACAACCATATGTCTTTTGTTCTTTATTTTTCTTAGGTTTTTCTTGATTGGTACTATCCCACTCATTTATTGATATAAATTTCTTCATTATATTGATATTTTTACATTAGTACTTGCCATTGCAATTTTAGCTGCCTGAACTTGCCCCACCATCGCTCCGCCTGTTATTGGTATTTTTGCATTATCCATCGCAGTAGCCATTGTATTTAATAAAGCAAAAACTGGTTCGGCTAATAAAGCTTGTCTATATGGTCCTGGTCCAATTTTTGTTGTATTAGATCCAGCTATTATTACTTCATCTGCTGTTACTTCTACTTTAGATGCTGCAGCAACATTTACTTCATTCTTTGTTACTATTCTAGTTACATCTGATTCCATTTGTATGATAGAATCACCATCTTCTGTAGATAATGTTATCATAGAATCTGGTGTAATTTGCATATATGATTCTTTATAGAAAAATAATAATCCAGACTGAGATTGATGCATTATCTTAATATTATAATCCGGATCCCATAATAAAACATGAGTCCCTTCATAATCTTCTTTTATCTCATTAACTAGATCATTATCGATATTTTGTAAAGCATTTATTTCCGGAGACGAGATATCTCCATTATTAAATTCTATTCTTACGAATTGTCCAATTTTTGGTACAGATAAATTACCACTTCCTGACGAACCATATATACTATTGTTTACAGGTGTTGCCCATGGTATATGTTCATCTATAATATTATCCATAGCACCAAATACTCTAACTTGAGCCCTCCCAGAAAATGTAGAATCTATATTATTAATAATCACTCCAATCCAATCATTATCATGTAAATCTTTATTTAAGAAAGTAGTATCAAATTTCATTAATTTTGAATTTTAGTATTAGTTGCTTTACTAGAAGGAATTCCTTCTAATATATTTGTTTGTGATATTTTTCTACCTATACCATCTTTAGTTTGATCATATATATCTGTTATATTATCATGATCAACATTAGTTTCTCCGGTTCCAACTAAATTTGTCGCCTTTGAATAATCTCCTCCTGTTGCCACTGTCATAATATCCATATAATTTAATCCACCTTTAATATTATTTAATGAATTAATTTCATCCCCTTCTATCATACCTTCTCCAACTAAATCAGTTGCTTTTGAAAAATCTTTAATTTTTTCCCATGTTCCATCATCATTTAAGACTGTATTAGCTGCTTCTTGTAATGCTAATTCTGGTTCAGATGTGGCCTCTGATTTTACAATTCCTCTAAGATATTCTCTAAATATATTATCAGACATAGTAGTTGATATTCCTTTATCTAATAATTGTGATGGGTAAACATAATCATTTGTTACATCATTAATTCCTTTTCTTATTAAACCTAGAGCTGTTATAACATTTTTTGATTCTAGAGCAGATTGTGCTTCATTAAATGATATTCCTAATCCTGGAATTGGTGTTAATTTTGCTTTATCAACAAAGGTTTCCAATAAATTTTGCCCATATGATTTACCCCATGTAACAGTGTTATTAAACCATGTATTTGGTGCTGTTGGATCTACATTTACTATATTATCATCTTCTGTAAATAATTTACCATCAGGACCTCCTGCTTTAGCACCAAATAAATTTTTGGAGTTAGTCATTTGTTGATATGATGTACCAGAAATATGTACTTTATCACCATTATTAATTGTTTGCGATTGGGCAATCTGTAATTTTGTTGCATGATTATATATAGTAGAATTACTATTATTTTTTGCAAGTGTAGAATTAAAATTCTCCATAATAGAATCACTAGATCTTTCTCCATTATCTCCATCAATAACTACTCCACTTGTTACACTTGTTATAACTTCTCTTTTAGATCTATCTAGACCATTTAAATATTTATCAATAAGAAACATATTTTTAAAAGTTGGATATATTTGTTCTTCATAAATTTTTCCAACTTTAATACCTATATTAACAGCAGCCATTGTAGGTTCTTCATTTAAATTTAAATTACTTAAATGATTATAATCTAAACTTTCTAAATCAAATTCACACATTTCACATCTAATATTCCAAACAGGTAATATATCATCTAAAACATGTAAGTATAGATCATTTTGATTTGCTTCTCTATTTACATTTGAAACTGTTCCATCACCTGATAAATTATTTGGAGTATGGAATGTTCTAAATTCTGCTATATAGATATCTAAAGTAAAATATCTCATCATATCAGGTAATACCCATCGTTGATAAGTATCATCCCATGCTATTTTTTTGTATAAATTCATTAAATGAGTTACTCTTTGATCTATACCTTCTAACATATTTATATTTAATCTCTTATCCGATGTAACTCTCATTCCATTAAGAGGATTAATTTTTAAAATTTCATTTATTCCTTCAATACTTTGGAAATACCATGGAAATCTTTCTTGAAGATTATTAAATTGTAAAATAAATTCTTCTAGCATTTCAGCTCTAGTAAACTCATTTGCATCTAATAAATAATCAATAGCAGAATATTTTTGTCTATCGAATACATTATCAACTCCTTTTTGAGCAAATAAAGGATGTGGCATGATATCATAATTAACTAAACCTTCTGTTCCAGCATTATTATGTACGTTATCATATGTACCAAAATTTAATTTAAATGACACATATGTAGGTTGATCAAATCTAGGAGATAATATAGTACTTCTTGATACCACATCATTTCCAGGAATTAATGTTTTTCTAAAATTTTTAAAGTGATTTAAATCCATTATGAATCTAGGTTATTTTCGTTATTTTTAATAGATCCAACTGCTATTGGTGGTGGCCATTCTCTTCTTGTTAAAGTGAATGTTTCAGTAAAATTAGAAATAGCATTATTATCTCTATTAACATATTTTATTTTAAAACCTTTTACATAATACCATCCGCTATAAAATTGTTCTAAACGATCCATACCTTCGGATTCTTTACTAATTATAGCTCCTTCTGTTTTATTTTTTTGTATTAATACAACTGGTACTTTATCTCCTTTTATAATATTTAAATTTAAACCTGTCGTTGTAATTTCTAAATTAAGCTTATCTAATTCTTTATTATTAATTACATTTTGTACTCTAGCTCTAATATAATTTTTGTGGTGATTTCCATCCCATTTTAAATTATCTTCTTCTGGATTACTAATCGTATATTGTATACCTAACCATGCATTTTTTGTATACATTTCTGGATATGAATAATTGGCTCTAGCTAAGTTATTCTTCCTATCATCTAAATTTTGAGTAGCTCTACCTCTTAATAAAATATATTTATCTATTTTATCCGGATCATAATGAGGTTCAATCCCATAATCCCAATATTTCTTGCTTGTTTCATCTTGAAATAATTTTTCATTATGTTCAAACATATGACAATTAATCTTAGTACCTAATTCAAATGTGATTTTAGTTGATTTATTAATTGGTTTCCAAGAAGTTATATAAAACGAGGTAGTTTTAAATACATCATAATTAGAAAATACTTTTGGAGTTTCTATAGTTTTATCTTCTTTTGTGTCATCACCCCATGTATAATCTTTATTAACATTATTAAGCCATGCAGCTGGATCTAATTCTTCCTCATTTGACATTAATTGTTTATTAACATTAACAAAATTTAAGTTATAATAAATATCTATCCATGTATCGTAAAAAGATTCATTATTACTCCATGATCTTAATACAGTATTTTTTATGTAATTTAATGAAGTCGAATATCCACTTATCCATACTTGTTTATCATCTGTATTATCTTCATTAGTAGCAAATCCTAAACCTATTTTACTAGATAAATCTTGTATTGCTTCAAATGATGTTCCTTCATACGAAAAATTAAATTTAGAACTAGATATCCATGGAATATATAATATACCATAAAATGTCATAGTTACAGGACCTTCATATGCTGTTGCATTTGAAGCAGATATTACACTGGTTATAACATAATCATTTCTTATTTGTTTTAAAATTTCATTTTTATTCCGGATTACTATAGATATTATATCTCCATCTTTAGGCATTTCTCTTGATAAAAACGTCCTATGCACCATTGTACATTTCAACATTATAGTTGGAATAGTTGTATTAGAATCTATTTCCATCACTTGAATTTCATCAGGAGAGAAAATATAATCATTAATTTTTATAAATGGATATTCCATAGAAGCAACTACTTCTAATTTTCTATCTTTTCCTCCAGGCTGTGCAGGAAGAGACATTTCATCTAATTCTATAGTATGTTTTTCTAATTCATATATCCTAGATTTAGTTGCTCCGGACGAATTTCCAGTCGGATCCGGAGCTGTATTTTTTATTGGAGCATTATAAGAATATTTTGCAGCCATTATTTAGATTTGTTTTTGTTTTTAATTACATTAGTTAAAAATTCACTTTGTGTCATTCCATTTTTTAAACATTGTTCAGCACCTTCTCCGAAATATACTCTACCACCTCTATATGATACTTGTTTAGCACCTTCTTCCGCAAAATTTGGTGGTAAAGAAACTGCTTTTATCTCTCTATTATTAAAATTATCTAAAGATATATCTTTTTTAGGACGTTTTAATGGATCAATATATTTATATGCATTTCTTATTTTATCAGCTTGAGATTCCCCTTCTGAAGAAGCTATTTTTTTAACTATTTCCAATGCTGATTCTAAGTCGGGTATTAAAATTAAATCTCCTTCATCAATAGAAAACGGATTAGATATAGAATTAAATTTTAATATTATTTCTGCATACGAAGAATTATTATATACAGCTTTAGATATTAAATCTGGTCTCATTCTATATTCTTTAGGAACTTTATACACATTATAATTAGTATATGTACCTGCTCCTAATTCAAACATTGATTGTGTTAAATCTCTTATTTTTTCACCATCAGGTCTTGTAAAAAATTTCTTTTTATCTATACTATTTCCAAACATATCTTATTTAAGTGATTTTAATGCAACCCAGTCAATATTTCTATATCCACTTCTAAATATATCGCCTTCTTTATTTAATAAACTTTCATTAGGTGATACAGATTTAAATGATGCTCTGTTCCATACACTAGTAGATCCAGCATTTGAATTATTTTTGATTACAGGACTTCCTGATCTACCACCTAATTTAGATGGCCCAGCTAACCAACCTTTAAATGCCAAAGGTTGTCCAGTTTTATTACTATCTTGTGTATAATCATCTACAGCTGTTTGACCATCCGCCGATCCTTCAAAACCATCCGGTAAATCATATATTCTACCCATACCACGATTAAATATAGATTGAATTGCATCTCTATCTCTAGGCATTCCATGATCTAATTTAACAGTCATTTTTATTTCTGTTGGAAAATCATCTGGCCCTAGTTCATTTCCGAATTCTACTTCTATTCCTGTACATATTAAATTACCTATCATAGCAATAGGATTTAATGGATTACCTACTGTAACATGCCATTCGCCTACTGGTTCTCCTGTTAATAATGCCTTTAAACCAGATAAATAAGGTACTGTACCTTCTGATCGTTCAGCTAATTTAGATTTTACTATATTTGCACCAATACCACCTTCTGAAAATAATCCTTTAACAGCGCCAAAAATACCTTCAATACCACCCGGACCACCTTTACCTAATAATTGATTAAAGAAATTACTTGCTCCTGAAGCTATACCTCCCTCTGGATTTGATACTTGCCCAGCAAATGTTGATATAGTTTCCCCAGCCCATTTTAGAGGTTTACCTGAATACCAAGCTTCTATACCTTTATCACCACCTAAAAATGGATACATTGCAGGATCAGACATAAATCTATGCTGACCACCAAAAAATACAGCAGATGCTGATCCTATGATTAAAAAGTTCGATAAAATATCTAATAATACAGCCTTTGGATTAATTCCACCCACCGGTCTTGCTACATATTCAAATTGTAAGTTTAGCCCACCCCATTCAAATTCCATACCGGCTTCTCTCTTTTTAACAGTATCAATTCTATTTATTGGTCCTAATATTCTATTTTCATAAGGTCCTTCCTTATATGGATCTGGAGGCAAAGATCCTTTATTCATAATTAATTGAGGATTATAATCTCCACCAGCAACCGATAACATTTTAGATAATCCAGCTAAATTTTTAAATACACCTGGACCTGATTTATTATCAGGAGTAGATTCTGCAGTAACCCGATGAACATTAGACTCCAATTCACCCCACTTCATCCCTGTTGTAAATTTAAGTATATCACTTAATGTATTTCCTGTTTCTTCACCAAAATAAGTGATTGCTGATGCCATTGGAGGGAAAGCAATTTTACTAGTAGATCCAAAATCTACAGTTCCATCATCATTTTCTCCAATTGAATCTCCATTTTCATCAGGAACGGTAGCTAATTTATTAATACCATCCATTCCAGGAAATTTCATATTATCATTAATAGGAGCTCCAAATCTCCTAAGTGTTATTAAACGATTATTTTCTATTTTATTCCAATATTTAGAAAAAACAAAATCTGTAAATAAATAAGGGGTTCGTCCATAAGGATCTGCATTTCCCCACCCTATTAATGATGATGTATTAGGATTTGATGAAAAATTAGCCATATCAGTTGATCCTTGACCAAAAGCTTGATCAACTTCATACCATCTTCGTTCTCCTCTTTGATTAATTAATTTTTGCCCACCTTCTGAACCATATAATTTAGTTAATGCATATGCATTTTGCAGTGCAGGAATACCTATATAGAATTTGTTTTTTGTTAATCGTTCTCTTTGTTCTGCTGCTTGTATAATAGCTTCATCTTTTTTTGTTAGATCAGAATCTTCTAAAGCTTTTTGACCAATAACTAAACCAGATGTAGCTGATTCTGCATATCTAGTTGAAAATGGAATTCTTATTTCCCTCTCATTATTAGATGATACAAAATCTCTATATAATCTTCTATCAAATGGTCCACCATATTCTTTAGTAACTAAATCTTCTGGTGGATTAGTAGTTTCTGTTTTTGCTTTATTGCTTTTTGTAGCAGCATTTTGTCTTCTTAAACAAGCTCTTAATGCATTTTTAACAAAATCAGAATCTTGGTTATATGTTATTTTTGCTGCCCATGGATATTTCTTATTAATATCATTTACACCTCTAATTTTATTTACTATTTTTTCTCCTAATGTTGGTGGTATATCATCTTTTTGTAATGCTTTATATCGTTTATTAACTGCTATTCTAAAACAAGTATTTGATGTTAAATTATATTCATAAGCTAAACCTGCTTCTGTGGATAATTTATCTACTCTAGATTCAATCTTTTCTTCAGATTCATTTGCTTGAACAGGTGGAGAAATAGATGTTTTTTGTATATCATCTACAATATTACCAGTTCCTTTTATCCATGAACTTACACCTGGATTTGAAGAACTTCCTGCTTCTTTCTCATTATTGAATTTATCTGTTGGCATTACTTGATAATTTATTTTATATATTCATCAAAAATGCTCGGCCTCACAGAGAACGAGCATTTAAATAATAATTCAGAAATTTTTAGATTTATTTTCTTTCTAATTTTTTACTTGATAAATCATTTATACAAGTTGCTTCAATTAAACGTATTTTTTTAATTGAGGGAAAATAAATAATTTCATCAAAATATGGATATAACTTTTTAAGTTTAGGTATATTATAATCATCTAATAACACTAACTCAGATACAGAATCTAATTTGTCTAATGTATCATATAAACTCATTATAGTTCCTTCATTAATAGATGGATTAGAGTATATTATACCTCTTATTCTTTTTGATTTAGAATATGTATGTATTAGATCATTAATTCTATTACTTACAATAAAGGATTCATAATCATTTATTGTTTCATAATCATAATTAAATTTATTTAAAATATCTGATACATTTATTATAGAGAATAATTTAAGATTCAAAAATGATCTTTTTAATTTCTGAGATCCTTCAGTTGTAACATAAAATTTCATATTATTTATTGTATATATTATATTCTACTTTAGCTTCTTCCATTGCATCTATAAATGGAATTTGTTTTGCTTTAGCAATACCTTCTGCTAAATTAGCAATAGAATTTGATTCTTTTTCATCTTCTTGAGATTGTAATGATATAGCAACCTTTTGTTTCATTTCTGCTTCTAATCTTCTTCCATTTTCTTGGTTATCTCTCATCTTTTCAAACCTTTGTTCCCTTGTCATTTTAGCATAATGTTTTTTTAATCCAAGATTCTTTTCCATTTGCTTTCTTTCTCGTCTATTCATAATAATTTATTTTTGATTATGTATTAATTTTCTTTTAGAGCATTAACATAGAAGTAATTAAATATTCTCATATAAGCAGCTAAAAATAATGCATCATCACTAGCAACTATTTTATTTGCAGTAATCATTTCAAATTTATTTGCTTCTCTAGATTCTTCAACGTTTCCTGCGTCATTAATCGTAACATCTGATATATTAACACAATATAAAATTATATTACTTCCTGAAATATTTGTAATATTACCAAGATACATCCAATTATCTGCTTTAGTGACATTAGATCCTATTATTTCAAATAATAATCTGTTTGCTGTAACTAAATTAGTTCCATCATCTTGATTAGTATATCCTTTTATTAATGTATATAATTCCTTTTCTTTTAATACATCTAAATTTTTAACAACTCCAATCGTATCTAATATATTATTGGATGATATAGTGTATGGTAATACACAGATAGTATCTAACTTATGTGTAACATAAAGATGATCTCCGTCTTTAATGACATCCTCATAAGGACCGGTCATAACGATTTTTTTCTGTGTAGTTTTATTCATTATAATTAATTATTTTTCTTCTCTTCTAATACTTCTGCTACACCATCTCCTATTACCGGTTCAATAATTGGTATAGGTTCGCCTATATTAATTTTTAGTTCATCATTAATTTTTAGTTCATCATTAATTTTTAGTTCATTAATGATATCTTTTCTATATTTTTCATTATCCTTTATTTCTTTCTCTATGAACATATTATAACCAGAATGTACAATATTATTATTAACTCCATACATTTCTGAAATTCCTTCTTTTAGAGCTTCTTTAATATCAGATATATCAATATTCTGTATTATATATTCTAATGATTTTTTACTACCTTCTTCAAATGATTCAGCAGCTACATCAAATAAGTTTTTACTTGGTAATTGAATGGTTAAAGTCATATTAACTTCAGTATCAACTTTCTTAGCTTTATCCATCATTATATATACTGGATCATTGGATACAATAGTATTTTCAATAATCGTATCTGAGAGGCTAGCAAGTGTAGTCTGTTCAACTATTGGAGTAGAGTTAATAGATTCATTATATAATGAAGATAAATCATCTGTAGTAGCTATTTTACCAAATTTATTCTTTGTTTTTCTAGGTGGAATTAATTTAACTTTTTTTCTCTTTTGATGAGGTTTAACATTACCTCCACCACTTGTTAAATCAGCATGAACTAAATCATCTACAGATGGTACTTCATACTTAATTTGTGATTCCCAATCTTGTTCAATTCTTGGTCCTTTATCTTTTGATTTTTCTTCTTCAAAACCCCATACGTTATGTGGGTTTTCAACTTCAGCAACCATTTTACCAGAAATATTATCTTCATTTATTTCTGCTATTAATTCAGTGTTTATTCTAGACCCATCTTTAAATTCAATAAATGATGAATCTCCTTCTTGTATTATTTTTTCAAAAAAGACAACTTCACCTCTTCGTTCACCTAGAACCCATTGGAAATATCTTTGACTCATTTTTATTTTAATTTAATATTATTAATGGTGATTTTCTTTATCTTTACATCATAAGATGTATCTTCCATAATCTTTTTTGTATTCTTGCATCCATCCTGTTTTAAATTCTGCTTCTTTCCATGATTTATAATCTTCGGTAGCAAAATTTTGAAGAACTTCTGAAAAATGTTTGGCATAATCTCCTGAACTTATAAAATCTAATCTTAATACTGGAATAAGAAAGGTATGTTTAGTACCTTTTACTCTCCAAAAATATGTTGGACCTAATTGATCTCCTATTCCATATTCTATTTCTATTGGATTAATCCACCCTAATGGATTAATCTTTACTGTTTTAATACTCCTAAGAGTAGAAAAATTATAATTGTTCGGCATTTATTATAATTTAGTAATATCTTCTTTTTCTATTGTTATAGAATTTTCCTTTGTTTTACTGGAGAATTTTCTTACACCTAATAATACAGTGGCAGATCCTATAAAGAAAATGGTTTGTTGCATAAATGGAATTGTATCTGGTTTTTGTAAAAAATATCCTACTGTAGCCGCTATAAATCCTAAGCAACCTACTAATCCCATGATAACTCCGATAAAACCAGATCCACTAGTTTTACCGGAGTTATTATTAAATACTTCGCTAAGTATAAATCTATGCTTAGCCGTTATTGGTTTTTTATCTATATCCACAATCATCTTAATAATTTTACATTAAAAAACTTAATTTTTAATATTTATTCAAGATAAAAGCGACCTATTTTTATTTGATAATTCCAACAATCTTAGTTACAGCAATTGCTATAATTTCGAAATCAGATCCTTTTAATTCTTCTGACATTTTAGATTCTACATCCGTTGGATTTATAGCATTAACTATATAATCTTCTCTACGATATTTTGTTTTACCGTCTTCTGCTTCCCACTCAATTTTGATCGCACATTTGAAATATTGGTTCATTTGTTCTACTTTTAATGTTAATAAAATATTTATTTAATAATTTTTTTTCTTAGAAATTCATCTGGAATCATTCCATCTGGATTTAATTCATTTGGAACTAATTTACAATTAGAACATACTAAAATGTTCATTGGAAATAATTCATTTTTTCCCGTCGGAGATAATAAAGAAGAAATCTTTTTAATAATCATTTGTTCTTCAAATCTCTTTCCACCACATCCACATTCGAATGTTTTAGAATCTTTAATAATCTGAGGTGTTATTTGTGGTACTGCACCTTGCGGAGCACCTTGTGGCATGCCTGGATGTTTTAGCTTCATTGTTATTTTTTAATTTGATATATGTTGTCCTAATGCTCCATCTATTTCTAAAAATGAAATATAAAACTTATCTTCATCTTTTTTAATTTTATCTGGTACACCGCTATTCATTTTGATATAGAAGCCTTTGTTAATTACTAAATTCCATTTAACTCCTGTAACTTCTTCTCTAGCAATATTATAATTTTTATTTAAATTATCAAAACCTCTTAAATAATAAGAATTAACTCTTCCTTCGAAAATAGAATGATCTACAAATAAAGGAGATGGTATTTTTTTATCATCAATAGATAATACATAAAATTTTCTTACTTTTCTAATATCTGTTATTTTTACAGCTTTATGAGTCCATTCAATGTTCATAATATTATTTTTAGATGTTTGAATATGTTTAATTTAAATCTTATATGGATTAATATATTAATAGTTTTATAAATCATCAATAGTTACACTATTTTTTTTATTATATTCATAAAATCTAGATCTTACATATATTACTGGATTAATTGAATCCTGAAATTCAGAAGCTGCCCTGCGAATTTCACTAATTACTTGATAAAAGAAGACTTTCTCACATTTTTTTATTATGTCATTTAATTTTGGTACTATTTCCATTAATATAGAGTCTTCATGATGATTTAATGTATTTAATCCATAATGATCATCATAAAACTTTTCTTCTTTTATTGAATATTGAAAAGTGCCAACAATTGAATTTATTATAATTGGTTTTAGTAATATACCATGAATATCAATGCATTTATTATTAATTGATATAATATTATATGGTAATGATTGAAAGCTAATTTTATCTAAATTATCTAATTTAGATAAAATTTTAAGAGATATGTTTAAAGTACTAGGTTTTTGCATAGTGCTAAATAAATCTGTCGATTCAATTAAAGTATGCCATTCGCAATACTCTGCTAGTTTTTCTTTATGTTCTTCTTTAAAATTTAAAGATTCTAGAATAGGTCCCCATTTTATTTTCAGATTTTTTATATCTAGTTTTTGATGTTCCTGAAATATCATATTATTTTAATTTACTTAGACACCAATCAATTAATGGGTTTCCTGTTTCTTTTGAATAATCTGGATCTTGTCCATTTATAATTGGATTTAGGATTTTTTTATATTTTTCTAATATATTTCCATATTCATCAACTACTGGTTCAGATAATAAAGGGAGGGAATTTGATTTAAATTCTGATCTTTCACAAAAATTAGGTCCAACCATTTTATTAATTAAATCATAATGTCTTTCATATACATGCATTGAATGACTTATATGAGTATAAGAACCCATTTTCAAATCTTTATAATATTCTTTTAAATGCAAAAATACATGATAATGTAGAACGCTGAAAAAGGCCCAATCTGTCATAAAACCATATATCACATCATTACTTCTCATAGATAATGTCATATGTAATTTATTTTCTCTAATATGGAATAAAGATTGTAAAGTACATACTTGATCTTTATTTTCTAGAAACTGATGAGAAGGTTTATTATAATGCATGAATGCTTGTCTAGAATCTTTATCTTTTTTAAGAGATGCTATCACCCAGTTATACTGGGTGAATCCATGTTCATTCTTTTCACTGAATAATAGATTACCATAAGAACTATTTACTGTACCATCAGCGTTATGTAGTGACTTCCATAAACCTGCATATTTTTCAATATAAGTAGGGTTATTTGTTCCACTAAAATACCATAATAATTCTGCCGCTATATATTTTAATGGAGAACTTCTATATTTATTTTCATAAATATTTTCTAATGGATTTTCTATTTCCATAGCACAATCTCTTATTTCTTTAACTTCTTGTCCTCTTGGAGATATTATGAAATCCGGATCAAGTAATATACTTTCTAAAACTAATTCAAATACCTTTGTTATGTTTTCTCCTGAATAATATCTCATTTATATAAATTTTTGTGAATTTTTGAACAATATTTAATTTGTAATTTACAATCATCAATTGCATTATGAGCCACACCTTTGTTCTCTTTAACTATATCTTTTTTAATTATAGGATTCAAATATACTAAAGTTCTCACATCTAATTCGTTTCTAAAATCCCATGGAATGTTAACATTTATTTTATTATAAGCATCTGATAATAATCCAAGATCAAACCTAGCACTATTACCCCAAACATAATCTTTTTCATTAATAAATTCACTTAAATGAAACAAAACCGAATGTAAACCACCTTGATCTTTTTTAAGTGCATCTCTCGCTGACCCACTTTGTGATAACCACCATTGAATAGTTTTTCCAGAGACTTTTAATCCCATATCTAAACATGTATCTATATCTATGTTTTTGTAAAATTCTTCACCTGTTTCGCCTGTTTCTAAATTAAAACGTACTGCACCTATCGATATAATTACTGAATTACTCTGAGTGCCCAAAGTTTCAATATCTAACATTATGTGATTCATTATTATTTGTTTTTATATGTCTATTATATTTCCTAAATTACCTTTTATTTTACTTTCTTCGAAACCCCCTATCATCTCTGGTTTATTTATTATATCTATTCTTGAATCATCATTATAATACATATATGTATTTCCTTTAATAGAAAAAACTATATTATCAAAATTCTTAGATTTAAATATATAATTACCACTTATTCTAGAAGTTCCTATACATATTGCATCTACTTGATTCAAACAATTTGTATTTTTGAAGCAAACTTTATTATTTTTTAATATAGAATCAATCAATAAGAATTTATTACAGTATAAAGAGAATATTACTGCATCTTTATCTTTATTATCTTCTTCTTTTATTAATAAAATTTCTAATTTCTTATTTTTCCTTCTATATACAGTATATGTATCATTTGTTTGTTTATCATGCAACACCTGTCCGGGGTAAATCTCAGATTGATCTAGATCACTTGCATTAGTTGATGAACATTTATCTTCATGTGGCAATATATGATCTTTAATACGAGACAAACTTCTACTAGGATTCTCTTTTTCCATAGCTAATCTCCTTAAATAACGTGTTTTTAAGCTTTGCGAAGAAATTGGATTTCTTCGATCATCTAACATCTCTTCTCTTCGCAATTCAGCTCCGGAATGGATATCAAGTTTATTTGCTTTATCTACTAAAATATCCATATAGCTATTATGTTTTTTTACTTTATCTCCTAAATAAGAGCTAAATTTATCATATTGATCACCCATTTTATTTTAAATCATTTATCATCATTTTACTTACCAACTCTTTAAATGAAGTTAATGGAGACCATCCTAATTCATCTTTGGCTTTTAAATTTTGTCCTATTAATAATTCAACTTCTGCAGGTCTATAGAATTCAGGATTAATATTTATTAAAACTATATTATTATACATTAATTTTTCTGATAATCGTGATCCTGTCCATTTGACTTTTCCATTAAATGGGGTGTGTTTAATAGCTTCATCAATAAATTCTTTAATTGTATGAGTTTCATTTGTAGATAATACAAAATCATCAGCTTTATCATGTTGTAACATCCTCCACATTCCTTCTACATAATCAGGAGCATATCCCCAATCTCTTTTAGCATATATATTTCCTAATGATATTGGATCTATAACTTGTTTTTGTTCGGATACTAATTGATAGCTTTTAGATAATTTAGATAATCCTAGTGTTATTTTTCTAGTTACAAAATTACTACCTCTTCTTTCACTTTCATGATTAAATAATATTCCATTAGAAATAAACATACCATAAGATTCTCTATAATTTTTTGCAATCCAATAAGAGTATAATTTTGCAATCCCATAAGGAGATCTTGGATAAAAAGGTGTGGTTTCACTTTGAGGAGTTTCTCTTACTTTACCGAATAATTCTGAAGTACATGCATTATATAATTTTGCTTTAGGAGCAAATTTACGAATAGATTCTAATAAACTTAAAGTTCCTACTGCATCAACATCTGCTGTATATTTTGGAATTTGAAATGATATATGGACATGTGATTGTGCTGCTAAATGATATATCTCATCCGGAATAACTTTTTGCATAACATTATCTAATCCAATTGGATCTGTCATATCTCCAAAATGCAAATTAAAATTTTCATTCTCAAAGATATGATTTAATCTTTGAGTATTAAAAGAAGAAGATCTTCTTACTATTCCATGTACTTCATAACCTTTATTTAATAAAAGTTCTGCAAGATACGATCCATCTTGTCCAGATACACCTGTGATCAGTGCTTTTTTCTTGTATTTTTCTAATTTCATTATATTAGTTTAATTTTTTTTATTTATAAATTCTAAAACCTCATTAAAAATAATATCTTTATCTCTATATGAATCTCCTTCATTAACTGTTATTAATTTCTTATTTGGTATTAAGCTTATTGAATGTGCTTCTTTAAATAATCTAAGTTCTTTTGATTTATCTTCTATATTTTGTGAAAAAGATTCACCATCTTCTTGTGCTAAGAAAAATCTAGGAGATGCAGTAAGAGTAATTAAATATTGATCTGTTTCTCTATTTCTAGATTCAAACGTTTTTATCATTTCAATAACATCTGATTTCTTTATACCTCTAAATAATTGAGAATATACATATTCACCTAAATGACTTCTATTCCAAATTAATATATTATCATGATACCCCCATTTATCTCCATCTATACTTTCAGAAATGTGATTAGCAAATAACATTTCTTTATAAAAAACTTCAAATTGAAATTCTAATGTTTCTTTTATAGTTAGATTAGTTGGAGGTTTATCAAAATGTCTTATTGTAATATTATTATACTTATAATGTGCACAAAGACTTTCTAATATAGTATTTTTACCTAATCTATCTCCACCTTCAATAATTATATGCTTCATAATTCTATTTTATTTATTATATGGAAATTATAATACATGGTTTTGCCAATGTCCGGTTGGATACGAATAATTTATATAAAATTTTAATGTAGATTCATTTCCATTAATATTTCTATTAAAACATCCATAATAAGCATCTTCATCTCTAAATTGTTTAATATGCATATCATTCAATTCTTTCTTTATAAACTCAGCTGCTTGTTTTTGATCTTCTGTTCCAATTACAGAGCTACCAACGATCCAAGGACAAATAGTATTTAAATAATTATTAGAATATTCTTTATCAGAATATTCTAATAATTCTGAATAGAACACAATTCCAATTGGTTGTGTTCTAAAATCTACATTCTTAACTATATAATGACTATCTTCTTGATTCCACCCATAATCAATAAATTTACTAATAAAAATATTTAGTTGTTCATCTATATGTTCAGCAATATTTACTTTTTTCATAATTGTATTGTATCTAATCCTTCATTATTAAATGGTACAAAAACTGTATATTGACCATATATCCAACCACCTGGGACTCTTGTTATTCTGTAACCATTTATATCTAAACACATATCATTTAATTTTAATTTATACATTTCTTTAGTAACACTAGATGGTGTTAGATTATTAGATCTTGCTGACTCTGGTTTTGGTGGTGGAATATCTGGTAGATGTCTCATGTTTTAAATTATTTCGTTAATATACTTAAAAAATTCTTTGCAGCTTGATTAGCTATTTTATGTATATCTTCTCTATTTTTATATGATTTTTCATTTCTATCATATTCATCTTTAAATGCCATTGCTATATTAGCTTGCCATCCCATATAATAGTCTGTATCATTTTTCATTTCTGTAGTAATTATACCTATTGCTTCTTTTATATCAGGTTTAATTTCTATAAAAGTTTCCAATTTATTACAAATTGAATCTTTAAAATGATCTACATCATCTAATGTTTTTATTGTAATATTATCTTTCTTAGAAAACAAATCATTTAAAACAGTAAAATCTAGAACACGATTAATATGTCCAAAGAATATTTGTCGCTGTGAAACATTTGACCATTCATTTGCACTACTATATCCTTCATATTTTGCAACTCTAAGAATTAAATATGATAGATCTTCATTTTCTTTATAATAATAATTATTTGGCATTGACCAATTAAAAAATAAGTTATCTTCTTTAAAGATTTTATTTAAATCATTACATAGTTTTGTTATTGATATTACATTTTTCATTAAAATAATTGTTTAGATTTAATTCCTATATATTTTATATTATCTTGCATCATGAATTCATGGTTTGAAAATTGTCTTTCTCCTTTGATAATAGCAACTGCCTCTGAAATAATATCTTTACTTGTAGTTACCGGACAATTTTGCGGAATTTTACTATAATCTTTAGGGCCAGTTATTTCGAAATCATGTGGCATGCCCATCATGTGCATATATTCTCTGATGTTTATTCGTCTATCTTCTGTAGGATGAACATTTCTTTCCATCATTTCTCCTACCACTGCATATATATGATTTTTATCTATGCATAAAACTCTATGAGATAATCTAAAGTTTTTACCCATCCCTAATTTTTTTATCACATGATCAATATCTTTCTTAGATGCTGGATGAGCATCAGGTAAACTATATACATACTCTCTATATTGTTCAATTAAACCATTGCGATTTAAAAAATCATATGATGTTAAATGTTCTTTAGTTTTTATAAATTCTTCTCTCCATTTATCTCCATATATTTTTTCACAAAATTTCACAATTTCAAAATCTTTGATAAATGGTTCTTTTGTTGAATACTCGTTTTGCATTGATGCACACTCTGGGATCATCTTGAGGTATTCTGATACACTTAAATGTTCTTTATTATAGTAATCTAATATAGGAGCTTTATTTCCTTTAACGAACACTATATAAGTTCTAGGACGTCTTTGAGGAATGCCATGTAATAAAGTATCTGTTTTATAAAAAGTACAAGCATAACCATTAGATTTAGCCTTTTCCATTAATTGGCTTCTTACATATTCTCCAACACCAGTAAATAAAGTCGGTGCATTTTCATATACATATATTTTAGGTTGTATGACACCTAAAATGAAATCTGCTGCTTTGTACATCCAATCATTAACTGGAGATTTTGATCTGGCACCTTTAGCTAGATTTCCAGACATTGAAAGGCCAGCACATGGAGGAACCCCATGTACAATATCTAATTCTCCAACAATATTTTTAATATCGGAATATTTACTTTCATCAATTTTGTCTAATTGGTAATAAGTTGGATATATGTCATGTTGAGCAAGATAATTTAGATATAATTTATCGTTCTCAAAAAAAGGGGAGTATGAAAAAATGGCTTTTGGAGGGTTTTGAAGTATTTCAGTTGCTGCAATAGAAAAGCCTCCTATTAATGGTATTATTGCAGCATGATTTAATTTTTTTGATTTTAACATGGACTTAATTATATTCTTTATACTTTATATGGTAAAATTTCATATTAGTTTTAAAAAATAATAAAAATTAACTAGGACGTGTTGTCCTAGTTAATGTCCTAGGTCTTAATCGGTTTTGTTTTGTAATTTCTTTATTTCTATCATTATTTCTTCCATTCTTAGAAGATCTGGATCATCTTGGTTTATTATCTCAGAATTATCAAAATTATTAAGAATCTCAGTATGCTCTTTAATTAAATCAGAAATTAAATCCATATATAATTATTTATTTTTTATTCCAAGTAAAGAATCTAATACAGCATTTTGTGATTTTAAATCATTTCCAATTATTTTTAACCGTTTTTGTTTTTTGATGTGATTTAATTCTTTAACTGTTTTTAACGTTTGCATTCTTATAATAGTGTCAACTTCTATAGAATCTAATTTAATTGTATCATAAATAAGTGAATCATTAATTATAAGTGAATCATTAATTGAAATTGTATCTATTGTAATACTATCTAATTTATTAAACTTGTTTATTTCAATATTTAATGTTGAAGCTTTATGGTATGTATATTCAACAACTATACCATCTTGAGATATTTTATCTAATTCTATAATTTCAGTATATAAAGAATCTGATTCATAATAAGATTCGTTATAATTTGATCCTGATGAACAGGATACTATTACTAATAATAACACTAGTAATATAAAATTTAATACTTTTTTCATTTTAATTATCGTGATTATTGTGATTATCTGAATTCATATATTGGATGATTTTTCCATTTAATTCAGTTTGATTCATCATAAAACTTTCTACTTTCTCTAATGTTTCGGTATTGTTTAAAACTGTTGTTTCTAAAATAGCTTCATTCTTTGATTTTGTGGTATACCATCCCCCTAATGCTATTACTAATCCTACTACATATACAACATCTTTAAAATATGCCATATATTTTTTAATTCCGTCTTGGTTTTCTGCCATGGCCGATTATTTTATTATTTTATTTTTCCGAATAACTTATCATATTTATCCAGTGCAGGTTCTTCATCAACTAAACCAGCTTTCACTAGTTTAGAATAATAATCTGGCACTTCTTCTAAATGATCTAATGAAATTTCTGCAGATATTTCTTTATCATTAGTATGCTCCATTTCAACTTCCTTTCCTACAGCAAGTTGTTTTTGATCGACATCATCAGGATTTGTATCTTCTCCTTTTCCACCTTTCATTTCAGATACTAAATAATGATTAATGTTTTCTTCTACAAATTTCATTGATTTTTATTTAAGATTTTTAAGTTTTTCTTTCCATTTTGCTATTTTAGCTCGGATTTCTTCTACTTTTTTATCTTGTTGAACTTTAGTTCCATTAACTCTACCTGGTTTTTCAGCATCCTTTAATTGAACTTGAAGACCTTTAATAGCTTCCTTAGCTTTTTCAGCTGGTGTTTGTTTTGGTGTTGCCGCTTTTTCCTTTTCGTTTAACGCCATGAATTCTTTTAAACTTTCTGTTACAAATTTTTTCATATCTTTTTATTTTTAATTTATATATCCTTTTTATTAAGTGTCATAGTTAATTTAAAAAATTCATGAATTGGCGTAATTGATTCTATACTGAAATTCTTCATGTCATCTAATGTTTGTATTTTTATTGCATTATCTATTGTCTCACCATCATACTCTATCCATATACCTACCGAATCTATATCACTAGTTTTTTCTATTAATTCCTCGTATATAGCAGCATTTAATCTTTCAATTAAATCTTCTTCTATTATAGCCTTTTCATATATCTCATTAGATATATTGATTTTTGCAGTTGCTTTTACAATATAATCAGATTTACCTGTTTCTTCATTAACTTCATTTTCTGTTTGCATTAACGATATTTTAATGCTTTCTAATTTTTCTAATATCATCCTGTACTTTCTATAAATTTAATATCTTTAATTGGAATATCTTTAATTTCTGGTTTTGATTTTGAACGAGCTCTATGAGTCGTAACAAAAAAACCATCTTTATCTGCTCCTATATCTACACCTTTAAATGATTTACCTTCTACTTTAGGTTTTTTTGAGTCTAATTACTCTACCATTATTATATGATGTACCATGAATTCCATTTTTAATAATCAAAGGAATAATTTTTTCTTTTAATTCTTTTGGTATCTTTTTGCTTCTTTTTATTTGTCCTTCAATATCATCTGTCATTTCTTGATTAGACTTTCTTTCATTCATAGAAACTAAATCCACCTCCCATCTTCCTCGAGGTTCTTTGAGGTTTTGCTTTTTTACATATTGATCAACTAATTCTGCTACTTTGGCAGCATCGTGCCTTGCACTTATAACAACTTTCTCATCTCTCACAGTTAACCATGATGCAAAACCATAAATGGCTTCGCTGGGTGATAAAGATTCTTTTACTAATTTCATCATGATTGACCCCCTCCCATTGCTGCAATACCTGATTGAGCTGGATTGTTTTGTATTCCACCCATTCCAGTTACTGGAGCCACTCCAGGTGCTTGAGATTGACCAACATTTTCTTCTAATTCAGGAGTTTCAGCTGCCGGAGTTTCATTTTTAGGAGCTAAAGTGCTAAATGTTGCTCTTTCATCCCAATAATCTTTACCATAATTAATTGTTAATTCTTCATGTGCCTGTATAGCTCTAGATGCTTTAAAATACATTTGCCTATTTGCTCTATTATATGCATATTCTATGTTAGGTTCTTCAGAGTGTTTATAAAGTGATCCATATCCTAAAACTAAACCATACATTCCTTCTTTTCCTTCTTTAGGTTTTTCTATTTCATAAATAAAATCTTTTAATCTGTCTATACCTTTAGCAGCATATCCTACAAATATAATAGGAGATATCTCTACTATTTCGCCTCTAGCAAACTGAGTTTTAGATAAAATAGTGAATTCTCCATTTGGTCGTTTAGAATAAACAACTCTATTGATATTAAATATTTCTCGTCTAGGTTTTAAAAGACCACCCTTATCAGAAATAGGTGTTATCTTTTTCTTCTTTTTCTGAGCTTCGATTTCTTCATCATAAGGATTAACAAAATCTTCAGCTAATTTTTTTATTTTATATGGCATATTTAATTTTTTTTAATATTCTTCTTCCCAATCACAATCTCCACAATTGCTACATTTCATTCTAGGATTATCTTCTATTTCTTCATGCTCGGCACGTTCTCCACATGTTCCACAATAAAATGCTAAAGATTCATTTAATACTTTATAATTAACTAAAGAAATAAAACTTTCTTTAATATTTTCATCATTAGATATTTTCTCTGCGGCTTTTTTTCTTTTATCTATCATATTATTATAATCTTTTTGTTTATCTTTTGGCCACATTTGAGGTGGAATTGCATTTCGTTGTTTTGAACTAGGTTTTGGTTTTGGTTTAGCAAGTCTGGAACTAACAGTATTAAACAATTTTTTAAAGGAATTTGGTGACATAGTGCCTTTAATTAAATTATTTATGATAGTTTTATAATCTTGATAAACGTTATCACTAGTGATATATCTACCAAATTTTGTTGTAGCTTCTTCTTCACTATCTGCTATATTTTCCCACTCAACATTTTTAATATAAGTGTTTAAAACAGGATGTAGTTTATCAAACAATTTCATACTCATAAGAGCTCTTTCGATATAATAAGAAGATTCTTTGAATGTATCTAAATTACTTTTAATAGTATCGACAACTTTTTCATCATATTCCCCTTCTATATCTTCTATATTAATTCTACTAACTCTTCTGTTAAGTTTTTTAATATCTTCTAATGTCTGATCAATTAAAAAATTATCATCTTCGGAATTTTTATTATTTTCTATTTCATAAAAATCATCAGAAATATCCTGATAAAGAGATTTAGCAATTTTATAATTATGTTCTGTAGTACTTAACGACATATTAATTATTTATTTTTAATGATTTCTGTTTCATCTGATAATCCACCTTTTTTATTATCTCCATTACCAACAATTCGTTCGGTACCTTTTTGCTTTTCTTCTTTAGATTTTTTTCTTACATCTAAACTAGCTATATCTCCGTAAAATGGTTCATCAGATTCTTTTACTAATAAATAAGGTCTAATAAATTCTTCCGGAGTACCATTAACTGACACATTATAAGGTCTTGCATTAAATTGATATTCTCCTGTTTCTTTTACTTTTCTAGCACCTTTATCTAAATCTAATTTATTTGGGTCTGGACCAACCAAAACACCCTTTTCTTTTACAGAAGGTCTTCCACCAGAAATTCTTAAATGAACTTTTATTTTAAATTCATTGTTTTCTAATGGTATAATATCTTGGATTACAAAATCAACTTCTAAATTAGCGGTTTTTCCTTTTCCTTCTACAAATGCGGTCATTTCAGAGATAATTTCTTCAAGAGTTTTCCATCCTTCTGATTTAATTATAGCAGTTTTAGCTTCTTCAATTTTATTCTTTTGGATTGAAACTAATTCTTGCCATTTTGCTTTTAATTCTCCTTTTCCTTTTTCAGAAAGTTCTACATTTAAAACAAATCCAGGATTATCAATTCTATTATGTATAGAAGTTGTATATGCAGATAAAACTTCTTCAATACTTTTATCTAACATTCTCACTTGTTCCTTCTTATACTCTTCAAATTCTTTAAGTTGATTTTTTACTAATTTAACAGCTTGGGCAGTATTTCCTTCATCCATAAGCGGTTTAATCTTATCATCTTTAAGAGTTTGATATTCGCTTTCAATAACATTAACTTTAGATTTTAAGCTTTTAGCAAATTTATTGATTACATTCTTTGATTTCTTTCCAAAACCAGATAAAGAACTCTTCATTGTTTTCTTTGCTTTTCTAAATCTTGCAACTCTAGGCACAAATGATAAACCTCTATCTATTATTTTACCAAAAATTCCATCTTCTTCTAATAAAAGATTTTCTTCTACTACAGTACGATGATCTTCGTTTAATTTTCTATAACTATTTAAAGATTCAAATGATCCGTTATTCATATTATATTTTAATTTTATACAGCAGGTTTAGTTTCAGTTTCTGGTTTAGCTTCTGGTTTAGCTTCTGGTTTAGCTTCTGACTTAATTTCATCTCCAATATTATCAACTTTATCTTTTGGTAAATTATAAGTTGTCCCTCCATTTATTTTTACTGTATAACTCCCATTTTCTAAAATTTCAAGAATTGTAATATTAATTTCTTTATTTGTTTTTGGATATGTAAATTTATATGTTTTACCAACTTCATGTTTTTTAGGTTCGGAATCTCCACCAGTATTATTAGTTAAATCATTTTGGGCAGATTTAACAATAGCTTTAGCTTTTTCAGTTTCTTGTTTAATTTTTTCTAATTCAACAACATAATTTTTCCCCCCTGTTAATGATTTAACAACTTTTTCTAATTCGGGATTATTATTAACAGTTTTTTTAATGAATTCATTTTGTTTTTTAACAATAATAGAAAATATTTTTTGTTTAACTTGTTGAGATAACATAATCCAATAATTATTAAGAGCTAATTTTTCTTTGCTACCTAAATTACTTTCATCAACAATTGTATTAATTCTTGATTCGAAATTTTTTCCTACTTTTGCAACAGCTAATTGTAATTCTTCAAATTGTTGAGCTTGAATTTTTCTCGCTTGTGATGAGCTATCTTTAAGAATTCCAACTATTTCTTTAGGAGACTTTCCTTCTTCTGCTGCACCTACTGCCGCGGCAGCCGTATGTTCTTGAGACTTTATTATCTTATCAATAAACTTAGATAAAATTTGTGCATTAGCAATCTTCAAATATTTCTTTGCATTATTAATTAATTTTTTACGCTTTATTATATATTTAGGATTTAATGTAGATAATCCTCCTACTTTTCCACCAGAAGTATCTAGTTTAGGATTTTCGTCTTTAGATTTTGGATCTCCTTCGGCTTCAAATAAAGTTACTTCTGAAAATTCGGATATAAATTCATTTATTGAGCTACCATCTTTTTTAAGTTGCTCAGATAATGCAACATATTCATTAAATTTCATATTATTGAAGTTTATTTTTGTGTAAGTTTATTTTATATATTTAAGTAAAAAAGTGATGAATATATAAAATAAATCATGACAAAGATAAATACAAAAAAATATTATATATTATGAAATATGTTAAGGAAAGTTTAAATGAATTTAAAGATGAAAAATTCTTCGCTACTCTTAATGAGGAAGATGAACATATATCTCCTGCTGATAGAAAAAAGCTTAAACTAGAATTAGAGAAACAAGGAATGCAAGTTGTTAAAAAATGTATTAATAACTTTTCTAACTTTAAAAAGAATGCCGGCGATATATGGCAAGAATATAGAGATTTTTGGTCTTCTCAAAAAGAAGCTGATGAATCTGTACAACAAGAAGGTATGTTTTATAATCTTTGGGAATCTGATTATATAGTAGGCGTTGTTAAAGAACCTAATGGTACTGCAAAACTTAAAGTATTTAATACTTCTGCTAAGGAAGATGAATATATTGCATTTGAAACAAAAAATCCTACAGTTATTAAGGAGTTTACTAATTTTGTTAAAGGAGAATTAGAAACTACTATGAAAAATATCATCCAATCTCAAAAAGATTCCATGAAGGCTAAAAAAGATGGTGATGCGAAAAGAGAAAAAGAAGAATCTGCTTCAAAGAAAAAGGAACAATTAAGCGCTTTCTTATCTGAATCTAGATCTAATGAATCAGATAAATTAAGCTTAGCTATAAATGATATTATAACTTATCATACATTACCTCCTCAAATTGATTATACACTACCATTCAAAATGAAGGCAGATAGAGCTAATGAATATATTGAAACATTACCAGATTCAGAAGAGATTTTAGCTGATATTGATGCAAAGATAGATGAATACTTAAATTCAGATGCACCAGAAATGAATGCAATGTTTTAATATTGTGATAAAAACTCATTATAATTTTTGTCAATAATGATAATATAATTAAAGCCATTAGAAATAGTGGCTTTTTCTTTTTCTTTTATTTTCTTGATATCTTTCTTAAATAGATAAGAATTTTTTATTTCTATTACTAAATTTAATGATGGAATATAAAAATCTGAATGGTAAACCTTGTTATTTCCCTCAAATAAATAAGGAATGGACGGACCATTTTCTATGTCTATTTTATCATAAAACTTTTCTAAAAAATCTAATTCATAGGATGCCTGATAAGATATATCTAGATTTTTATAATTAATTACATTAAATAAGGTTTTTTGAGATTTTTTAAAGATCTCTTTGTTTTGTTGAGGATACTCTACACCATATCTTTCCATATTAGTTTGTCTAAATTTTTCTTCATTATATACACCATTTTTATATTTTTGCTTTCGAGTATACTGTTGCTTTGCTAAAATAGACTGGTTTTGCGCGGCGTATTCAACACCATATTTATCTTTCATAGTTGACTTCATTTTATCCATAAGTATCTTAGATTGTGAGGAATATTCGCCACCATATTTTGCCTTCATTGTTACCCGACTTTTTTCATGGATATCTTTCCGGTGTAAAATACAACATTGGCCGTATTTTTCGATATTAGATTTTTTTGTCATTTCCCATGAATATATATCTCCGCATTCTTTAGAACATGTGTTTTTGAAACCCTTAGATAAACTTATAAACACCGTTGTATTTGTACATATTTTACACGCATTGTCATCTTTTTCGAATATCCATCTATTATAATAATTTTCAATGTTGTCGTGCTTAGCATTTATATGTCTGGATAAATCGCATAGTCTACCATAAGATTGTCCACAATCTTCGCATATGAATTTACCATCTGAATTTTTAACGATTTTTTTCATAGATCTCCCTTTTATTTTTATTATATAAATAGAATATAACAGGACAGCCTGACTTCCCTTTGGTTGATTAATGCGGACACATTAATCTAACTGTTATAAATTATAAATTATATATTCTATAAAACTTTTATTATTTAACACATATAATACTTAAACATGTTATGGAATTAATATACGATCGAAAAAAATATCATAAAACTATATCAGTAGATTTTGACGATACTTTATGCATTACTACTACTAGGGATTGGAAAAGTGCCGAACCACAATTCCCAATTATTAACAAAGTAAATTTATTATATGAACAAGGATGGCAGATTTTAATTATCACAGCTAGAGGTCAATTATCATGTGAAGGGGACACTAAAAAGGCTGATAAAAAATATAGAAAAAATATAGAATCTTGGTTATCTAAACATTCTGTAAAATACCATCATTTGAGTTTTGAAAAGTATTTAGCATCATATTATCTGGATGATAAAGCGCTGAATTTAGAAGATTTTGTTGATCTAGAAATAAGAGAAATAAAAACTGGGTGGTCAGGAGCTAAGGTAGAAAAAAGAGGTGATAGAATATTCAAAACACATCATGATTCAATTGAAGCTGCTAATTGGTATAATATGGCAGCACCTCTAATTAATGTGCCGATTGTTCACTCTATGATAGGAGAGACACTATCTCTTGAATATCTTGAGGATAATGGAAAATATTTCAAAATAGATGATATCAATGATGCAATAACTAAATTTTCTCTTTATAAAACAAATATAGAATTTTCTACTTATGTTGAAAAAATGAGAAAACATTATAAATCAAATGAAGATTTTTATGAAGTAGATGATTTATTAAATGCCGAGGATATTTATATTCATTGTAATAACAAGTCTACATTTATGCATGGTGATCTTTCGTTAGAAAATGTAATTCAAACCAATGATGGACTATATTTTATAGACCCAATATATAAAGAAAATGAATGGTCTTCTTATTTATTAGACATATCTAAAATGCTCCATTCATATAGAAAATATAATCGTATGTTTGAATATGAAGTATTTTTACAGGGTTGGGTCAAAAAAGGATTAGATGAATTTATTCTCCGTTTATTAGAACTTACTCAATGGATACGTGTATTAAAATATATCAAAGATCCAATAGTTAAAAAAGATATGACAGAAAAAACAAAATCATTATTAAAGGAAGTCTTAGAAAACAAATAATTATGGATTTACATTTTGTAGAAGAATACCAAAATATTAAAATATATCGTGATCCTTATCAAGAAAAAAACAAATTGTTGTTTGGACGTAAAGGTAAGGATAATCCAGACCCAGGATTAATTTATATCCCTAATAAAACAATGGAAGATTCTTTTAAAACAATGAGAGGTGCATCTATTGAGAAAGATGAAGGTGAGAAAGAACTAAAAGAATTAGCAAAAAATCAAGATTTCAGAGAATATACCTTTTGTATATGTGATAAAGATGCTAAGATAGAATTAATTAAACAATGGATTAACAAAACAATAACAAAACAATAAAACAATGCTAGAAATAAAACAATTAGAAGACGTCTTAAATTCTAAAAATTTTCCAGGGAGAGATATTAATATAAAAGTTAAAGAATTAATCGAGAATAGACAAACATTTACTTCGATAATTAGTCCTGATGCTATTAATTCTCTTAAAGCTTATGGGATTAATGCAAAAGAATTAATCGATAACCATATGATAGATACATTAATTGATAATATCTATCGATATATTTCGCAAAGATCTTTTGAAAATCCGGCAGTAACTAAGAAAATTAAAGATACCAAAGATGTTAAAAATCTAATAGACACATTAAATAACAAAAAAGGTTTTGCTATTACTAATGTACAAACGGCCACAATGTTACAAGACCATCCATCTTTTGTACATACTTATTTAAATTCTGAATATGGAAATTCTTTTTATAAATTAGGTAAATTTAATAAAGTATCTATATATGTAGATGCAAATATGATATGGGATGATAATAAGATATGCTATATATCTGATGATTTTTATAATTTCAATGTTTTATCTATTGATATAATAGCCGAAAGTACATACACACCTAAATATAAAATTACTTTATTTTATACTGAAAATCCAAAAAATAATGAAGTATATAATTTAACGTTAAAAACACCTTTTATACCTTTTATATATGAACATATTTAAAGCAATATCAGACTTAAAAAAAGATGGTAAAATCATTGGGTTTACTGCATCAACATTTGACCTATTACATGCCGGCCATGTAATAATGTTAGATGAAGCCAAAACCCAATGTGATTTTCTAATAGTAGGTTTATTAACAGATCCTACTAAAGATAGAGATACCAAAAATGCTCCAATCCAAACAACATGGGAAAGATGGATACAAACTCAAGCTCTTGGATCTATTGATACTATCATTCCTTTTGATACTGAAGAGGATTTAGAAAATATGATTAAAGTTCTCAAACCTGATGTCAGATTTGTTGGGGATGAATATAAAAATACTAAACATACTGGTCATGATATTAAAGGCGTTAATATCATATATAACAAAAGAGAACATAATTACGGATCCACTCAATTAAGAAATAAAATATATAATCAAGAATTACCTAATCATTTAATTAAGAAATAAAATGAAATTAACAGGTCACTTTTTACCATTTAATGTAAAAAATAAAAATGGAAGAATTTATCCAAAAGAATTATCAGAGAAAATGTTAGTACAATTCAAAGAACGGCAAGAATTAGGATTAATTTTTGGACAATTGGGACAAGATTCTTTTCCAGAGTGTGAATATTATACATCTAATTTAAATCATCCATCTCATATAGTTGAAGAAATTCACTATAATGAAGAAAATAATTCAATTGATGGTACGATTGAAATACTAGATAATTATCAAGGAAAAGTATTAAAGGAAATATTTGAATCATCAGGTCCAATATATGTTGCATCTAGATCAATTGGATCAGTAGATACTAGTGGTAATGTACAATTAGAACAATTATTATCATTTGATATAGTTCAAGAACCAGCTTTTAGTGGTGTTGAATTATTGGAAAAAGAACCGGCGATATATAATAAAAGTGATGAACAAATTGTTGTTGATACACTAAATAAAAAATGGAAAAGTAAATGAGAATATTAGTTTTAGATACATTAATCCAAACAGTGGATTTTGATAAACCAGTAAGAGGAGGATTAGTTAAAGCAGTATGGAATGATGTTATAGCATTATCAGAACGTCATGATGTTTTTTATATGTATTATGGAAAAGCAACATTTGATTATAAATTTCATTCAGTTATATTAGGGAAAAAAGGTGCTAAAGATTGGTGTGTAACAAATAAGAAAAAGACATCTTTATCTCATTATAGATTAAGAAAAGAAATTCCAACTTATATTAATACTATATCAGATATACAGCCTGATATATTAATTATAAATGTTGAATCTAAATCTATGTATCTAGAACAAATTGCGAAAAAATTTATAGATATACCAAAGATTTTTGTCTTCTATGATGGTGTTTCTAATAATGATTTATTTGGAACGGCCGGAATTATAGGCACAATCATTAAACTTAAAAAATATAATTCTGTTATCACTACCATATCAGAGTATACAAGATATACAATAACTCAGGTTATGATTGATAGAGAACCTGATATGAGAAAATATTATAAGTTTATGGAAGAAATCAAAGATGTTAATACTTATCAATTATTTGATGGGGTATTTGATCATTTTGTTTACTATGACAATAAAATAAAATTAGATATTATAGAAAATGAAGACTTTTCTGTAAATATAGGAAGATACCAAAAGAAAAAAGGAGTTTTAGATTTACTTCTTCTACATAAGTTTAATAACCATATGGTTAAACTTTTTGGTATCAAAGATCCAGTATGGGATGAAGGATTAAAAGATTACAAAAAGATAGTTGCAGCAGTTGAACAATATGATAATTATATCTTATGTGAAGCTTTTTCTGATGAAGAATTAATCAATGATGCTAAAGGAGGTAATAACATCATCATTTCATGTCCAGTTGAAGGATTTGGATATACTGCATTTGAAATGGGTATATATGGTATGCCCTGTGTTATTCTAAAACACGGAGAAAGACATGCAACTGAAGAATATCTAAAAAAGATTGGAGCATCATATGTTGTAATTAATAAGAAACAAAATAAAAATTGGAAAGAAGAATTATATAGTGCTATTTTACTCACTAAATTATCATTAGAAGAAAAAGAAGAGAATGCTAAGAAATTCTTAGATTATTTTACTAAAGATAATTATATAGACGAAAGAGAAATGTTTATTCAAATGGCTATTAAAAAGATAGAGGACAACTCTGCTAATTCAAATAAATTATTTTAAGTGAACTTAAATGAAAATTATAACAAATATTTATTGGAATATAAAACTTTATTAAATGACTATCCTAATACAAATAATTGGGAAATTAATCATCGTAAAAAAATTTTAAGAGAATGGATTCTAAACGAACAAAACAAATAATCATCAAATCTAAGATAAAAGAAATTTTTTCTGTTTATATAGAAAATACTAAATATAATGTATATGATATAGAAGATAAAAGACATGATGGATATAATGACATGCCAGCGACATGGTGGTTATATTTTGATAAAGTAAAACCAGGATTTATACCTTCTATAGATTCTGAAAATTGGACTCCATTTGATATAGGAATAAAACGTCACCTATGGGAGTTTGATATTAAACAAACTAATACTCATAAAATTAAATGGGAGGATAATAGATTCTCTAATAATATAAGAGTAGATATGATTTGTAATAAAAAGAAAATTTATTCATTTGGAACATTTGATATAAATTTTGCTTTTTCAAAAATTCAATATTTAATGGTAGTAATATCTGAACATCCATATAATTTTTATGAATCAGAAAAAGAACTAGGTAGAAAAATATTTTTCTATGGTTTACCATCAACGGTTAAACCTTCTGACGCATATCCTGGAGAAATTAGTATTGTTCCAGAATATTCTGATGAATTACCACTCGATGTATGGTGGGATGAATATTCAAAACGTAAAAATCCTGTTATAAGTAGCATTCTACCAGAAGAAGATACAGAAGACTATCAAATGGAAGAAGAACAAATATCAGAACACAAAGATTATGGATCTATTAATTGGGGTGATGCATTAAGTGACGGTAATATTGATTGGTTTAGAAGTTAAAAATTCAAAAAATTAAAAATGCAAAAAAATAAATACGAAGGATTACGAATTGCTAACATTGCTGCGCAGGGTGCAGATGGCTGTGGTGTTCAAGCTGGCTCTAAACAATTAATGATTTGGGCTAAAAAGAATAATGTAACAGTAGATTACTATGCATATAATAGAAAATATACAAGATCAGATGGCCATGATATGCCAATTAATTATTTCGGAATATCAAAAAAGAAGAAAGATAAAGATTTAAAGGGACTTAGAGAAACAGCTGAATATATTAATGATAATTATGATATTGTAATGTTCATGAATTATCCAAATGCTAAATCGGATCCAGAAGTATATAAAGGATTTTATTTTGATTTTTTCGAAGTTATTCAAAAACCCCAGAAAGCGTTGTATATTCATGAGATAAGAGGTGCTCAATTTAATAGATTAGCTTATATAGTTCCAATGATTGTTAATTCTGATATAGTATTTCATTTTGAAACTACAACTACTCTTGCTACATTAATAGATAAAATTGGATTGCAAAAGAGATTTGAGAGATTACATAAATATACCCTTTGGATGGATTTCGATGACCTTGACCAATGGAGAAATAAGTATATTAATAACAAACAATTGGGTGTATCTAGTGTCACTAGATGGTCATCTAGTAAGAATGTAAGGCGGACGATAGATATCATGGATGAAGTTCAACAATTAAAACCTGATTGGGACTGTCAAATACATGGAATTGAAAGATCTATGGGGGCTAAGATTGATGTTTTAGATTATCCAAAGACAATTTACGTAAATCCAAATGGGAAAAAAGATAATGAATATCATGGTTGTGTATTAGTATCAGGACCAGTTGATAGAAATATTGGAGTTGATATTGTATCATCGCATATGTTTTCTACTGCATTTTGGAGTATGCCAAGAGATCCAGAGAATTATGGAAATAGAATGGAGTATACTCAAATTGAAATTATAGGAGCAGGCACAATCCCAATTCTAGATAAGCATTGGGGAGAAAATAATAGAACAAGAGATGGTAAACGATATATTGATATACCTTATTCAGCTGTATATACTGACGGTAATGATCTTAAAGGGATTGCAGAAACGCTAATTAAAATAGCTAATGATAAAGAATTAAGGCAAAAATATCTAGATACAGCATATTCATTAGTAGTACAAGAATTTGGAGCAGATACTATTATACCTGAAGCTATTGATATGATTCAAAGTGTTGGTAAGAATAAAAAAATAATGGATATCAAAGAAATAAGTAAAACTTTCATGAATGATACTTTTGCCGAAGAAATTTCTAAATTAGAATTAAAAGGAAAACAACCTGTTTATAATATAGATTCTTTTCTTAATGGAAAGATAAGTATATTAGAAAATAAGAAGGAAGTTTTTATTAAGAAAATCAAGAAAACCACCGGTGGAAAAACTAAATCTTTATTTTAATGGGAAAAACAACAAATATTATAGGAAATTACTGTCATGATTTATTACCACTCTGTCTAGGTGATACATCTATAACAGGAGAACGAACTAAAAAAGAATTAATTTTATTAAATGTAACCGTTAATACAGGTACCATGAATGCTTCTAAAGCCCGACAACATTTAGATGATATTAATATACATATTCAAAAAGTTACAAGCTCTATAGAAGAAGAAACTAATTATTGTGTCAAATTCTTTATTATTCCATCTAATGCTGATACAAAAATAGAATGTATCTTTCCCACAAATAAATCTAATGTTGATATAACAGAGTTAATAGAATTATTTAATAAACCAATAAAGTCTGATATAGTTGATGAAGACATAGAGAATTTAATAAATGAAAAGGAAGATGAAAAGGAAGACATGTATCATGGTCTCTTCAAAAAATCAATAGATTCTAAAAAGTTTGAAGCTCAGGATAAGGCTAGATTAAAGAATAATTTTAGACCTAGTGCTTTTGATTTAAAAGGAGAGAAAAAGGCCCATACTCATTTTAGAAATTTAGAAACCAGAGATTCCCGACATTTTATGAAGAAAATTTCAGGGATAAGTCTCAATGAATAATGAATAATGAATATAATAAACCAGAGATTTGATAAAGTTGTATGTATAAATCTTATTAATAGACCTGATAAGAAAAAGAACATGCAAGAGAAGTTTGATAAATTAGGAATAGAAGTAGAATGGTTTGACGCAGTGCCTTATGGTTTTGCGAAAGATATAGTTGATTCTTTACCTAATATGAATACATCTAATACTTTTCCTAGATTTAATAAGAAAACACCTAATGAATTTGGTGCTAGTATGTCTCATTACACTGTGATAAAAACAGCTTTATTACAAGGTCACGATAATATCTTTGTTTTTGAGGATGATGTAATGTTTAGAAAAGACTTTAAAAAACATTTTGAACAATCTTATAACACATTACCTAAAAATTGGGATATGATTAATTTATATTCATTTATGTATAAAATTAATTCGGAAAATATTAGAATAAATGCAAGATGGATTAAATCTTCTCAAGGATGGTCTTTAATGGCATATGGAATGAATAGAAAAGCTATGCTCAGATATATAGTAGAACAAGATAAATACTTCCGGATTGCAGATTTAGTTTCATATGAGATGCAAAATAAAGACTTAAATATATATTCAGCTATACCTACTCTTGCTGTACCTAATCAATCATTAGGAAGTAATATAAGAGAAAATATGAATTATGCTAAAACTAGTGCAGCCGTACAAGCTACTACTGTATTAAATATGGGTTATGGTAATGAAAATTATGAATAATTATGAATAGAAAAAGTATAAGATCTCATCCAATATGGAGTCAATTAGAAGATATGAAATTAGGAGAAGAAATTCAAGAAGATGTTTGGAACATAGTAAAAATTCCAGGAGGCTTTATAGTTAGCAGATTAAATTATAATAGTGTATTTGTCCCGGAACAAAGTTCTGTCCATAGTTTTAATCGTTAAATGTCCACCCTTTAAAAAAATAATATGTCTAGTATACAAGAAGCTTATCAATCTAAGATTAACAAAAGAAAAAAATTAAATGGTACATTAAAAATTGCATATGCTAATTTTTGGCCAGAATGGAATGAAGAAAATTTCATAAAACCAATTCTTAATTATCATTTTAACGTTGTAATAGATCAAAAAAATCCTGATGTAGTTTTTCATTCTATATTTGGTGGATTAAATGAAGTATCTAAATATACTAAAGCAAAGAAAATATTATTTTTAGGAGAAAATCACCGACCTAAAAAATATGGATCTGATTATTCTATATCTTTTGATCCTACTTCAGATACAAATTTTAGACTTCCATTATGGCAAGCATATATGTTTTTAAACTCTGGATATTTTAATAGATTATTTAAAAGAGAAAATATAGGATTGTTTGATAGATTTTGTTCTTTTACTGTTTCAAATCCGGCTAATTTTATGAGAAATAGTATGTATCAGCAAATGAATTCATATAAACGAGTTCACTCATATGGTAGATATTTACCTAATGATCAAGGATTACAAAATGCATCTAAAGGAAATTATTGGAGAGATGTAAAAGATAAATTTTTCCAAGAAAATACTCATAAATTTGCTATAACATACGAAAACTCTCCTTATCCTGGCTACACAACAGAAAAATTAATGGATGCTTTCTTGGTAGGTTCAATGCCAATATATTGGGGCGATCCTAAAGTTAAAGAAGATTTTAATGAAAAAGCTTTTATTAATGTTAGCGATTATGGAGGTAATTTAATGAATGTAATTAAAAAAATGGATACTGATAGAGATGTATTTGATGCAAAATACAATCAGCCAGTTTTTACTGATTTACAAAAAGATAAATTTTTAAATAATTTAAACGAATTCGAAAATTGGTTAGTTAATAACATAAAAAAATAAAACAATGATAAAAATTAATAAAAATAATATAAGCTTTTTTGTTTCACCTGACACAATACATTTAGAATGGTTTACTAAAAGATATCAAGATTGGGAACCAAATTCTTTTGATATAATAAAGAAATTTATTGAGCCATCAAAAACTTTTATTGATATAGGAGCACATATAGGGTTGATATTATTATATGCTGCCCCTTTCTTTAAAAAAATATTGGAATAGAATGTGATCCTGTCGCTTTTGATTCATTAAAGAAAAATATAGATATGAACTTTTTCAAAAATAAAGTATTTTTAGAAGAAGTAGCTATTAATGACAAAGAAGAAGATGTTTTCATTGGAGCAGCAGGAAGATCTGCTAAATGGGGAGGAAGTGGTATAGCTTTTGATAATTCTGGAATTAATACGAAAAAAGTTAATGGAGTTTCTATTGATTATATAGAAGAAAAATATAGTTTAGATAATGTTGGTTTAGTTAAAATCGATATTGAAGGAGGTGAAGCTAAAGTGTTAGAAAGTATGAAATTTTTCTTTATCCGTCATCAAGCTAATATGTTTTTATCTTTACATCCGCATTTAATGAGTATTGATAATATCGAAAAAACAATTGATGATATATATGATACATTTAATTATGTTTATGATGATAAGTTACAGTTAATGGAACGAGAATTTGCTATTAATAAATATATCAATAATAAAAAACTTATAGAATTAGGTAAAATGAATAGTAGTGAACATCAAGAAATAATTGGAACATTTTCTAAAATTAAATAAAAAGTATAATTAAATATTGATAACAAAATTAAAAATACATGATATGAAAAAGCCGATTATAATAACAGCTTTTAATGATAATCCAACTTATTATTCTTTCGTTGAATCATCATTTAAAATGTGGAAAAAGTTTGGATATAATATTAAAGCCGCTTATATTTCTAATAATCATAATCCTGAAGTTATTAAAAATACAGAAAAATATGGTGAAATAATTAAATATCCAAATATAAATGGTATTGAATCAGGAGTTCAAAGTAAAATATCTAGAATGATATTAGCGTCAGAACAATCTTATTTTTGGATTGTTGATATTGATTGGTATATTTTAAATATTAATTGGTTTGAGGAAAAATTTAAACTTTTTAATGGCATGAATATAGTAGCCCAGGATGTATATGGTGGTAATAATACAGATTCTACTAAATGGCCAATGTGGAGTAATTTTGGATCAGGAAATAAACTTAAAGAAATTATTAATCCAAATAACTTAAATTACGAAGAATTAATTAAAACTTGGCAAAATATTGGATCTAAATTTGATATTATGGAAGATGTTAATAATTCATTTAAACAATTTTCAGATGAATCATTAATGAGAAGATTATTTAATGATGCTAACTATGATATTAAAAGATATAAAAGAATGGAGCCTAATATATTTAATAGTCATGTAAATAGTCCATTGTATTATAGAAATGTATGGAGACGTATTGATAGAGCTTGGAATTGGAATTATTATAAAGAAGATATAGAAAATGGACAATATTTAGATTGTTTTCCAAAGAGACCTTTAAATAAAAAAGATCATGTAATATCTGAAATTTTTAAATACATTGATATATGATACAGCCAACAGCAGTTTTAAACTTAGAAAGAGGTAAATCTCGCAAAGCATTAATGTCCAAACAACTAGATGCTAAAGGTATACCATACTTTTTCTTTCCTGCATTTGATGGGAAGGATATTATTAATTTTTCTGTACATGGACATATTACTTATGGGTCAGGTATAGGTAGAAAATTTAATCCAGCAGAAATAGCAATTACAAATGGACATATGTCTGTTATAAAACATGCTGAAGTTATGAATTATGATCATATTATAATTCTAGAAGATGATATAGTTGTTTGTGATGACTGGAATAAAAGAATAAATTGGATTTTAGAAAATGTTCCAGAAGATTGGGACTATATCTATTTATCAGGTCATTCTGATTATATAAAAATCCCAATCTTTGAAGAACCAAACATAATAAAAGCTCCGAAAATGGTTGGAGCTTTTTCATATATTGTTAATAAGAAAGCCTATTCTAAAATTACAAAATTTTGTAGTTCATATATCACTACATATGATGATATGATTATGCATATGATTGATTTAGGCAAAATAAATGGGTATTTGGCACTTCCTTTTTTAACATTTCATGATGCAAATGAATCAATGATATGGCAGGAAGATCCATTAAAATATAAAAAGAATGATAATGATCATCATTCATCATATAAATATTTTAGAAATAATATATTATGACCGAAATTTTTATTTACCATCATATGGGATTAGGTGATTATTTAATATTAAATGGATTTGTCAGAAATGTAGCAGAATCTTATGATAGAATATGGTTATTCGCGAAACCTGGTAATGAATCAAAAAATATTAGGAGGTTATATAAAGACAATAAAAAAATAATTATCATATCTTTAAATGATAAAGAAGTTCATGATTATATGAGAATATTCGCCTTTAATAATTATATGGTAGTTGGCCATACTCCTGATTTTTTTAAAAGAGTAGATGATCCAACAAATGGGAAAACTTTTGATGAGTTATTTTTTGAAGATCACAATATACCATTTGAATATAAATGGGATAAATTTCATTATGAACGAGATTTAGAAAAAGAAAAAGAAGTGTTCTATGATATATTAGGATTAGATGATAAATCAGAGTTTAATTTTATTCATGAAAACAAAGTCAGACCGGTTATAAGAGGAATTGATAGAAATATAATGGCTATACATCCAGATAATCCAGCCATAAGTATATTTGATTATCTTTATACTATTGAAAAAGCAAAAGAAGTTCATGTAATGAATAGTTCTTTTATGAATTTAATAGATTGTATTCAATTAAGACAAGGTGGATTGTTTTATCATGAGTATAGCCGGCCAGGAATTAATACTAGGTTAAGATTACCATGGAAAGTATTTACAGTAAAACTATGATAAAAATTTAACATATAAAAATAAAACAATGAGATTTAGTGAAGATTGGTATTCCCAAGCCGGACAAGATCAATGGGTAACCGAATTCTTTAAAAATAAAAGAAATGGATATTTCTTAGATATTGGAGCCCATGATGGATGGGGAGATAACAACACATATTATTTAGAAAAAGAATTAGGATGGACAGGTATTTGTTTTGAACCTGGTATACAGGAATATACAAAATGTAAATCATTGCGAACCAAAGCTAAAGTTGTTCCAATAGCAGCATGGAGTTCAGAAGCTACATTAAAATTTGGTACGTATGATGGATTAGCTAGACAAGTAACATCGGATGCAGATAAAATTGGATTTCCAGTTAAAGCTATGACACTTACTTCTATATTTAAAAAATATAATGTCCCAAAAATAATTGACTATATTAGTTTAGACGTAGAAAATTCTGAAATTGAAGCTCTAAAAGGATTTCCTTTTGATACACATATTGGAATTATATGGACAATAGAGCATAATCTATATAGAAATGATGGATGGCTAAAAAAAGGTATTAAAGAAATTATGTTAGCTAATGGCTATATTATGTACAAAGAAAATGTATCATGTAAAGATTCTAATTGGGAACCTTTTGAAGATTGGTATGTTCATAAAAATTATATTTAATGATAGTAACTATACCAATATCTATAGGAGAATTATATGATAAAATTTCTATTTTAGAAATTAAATCTGATATGTTATTTAATGATAGAGAAAAAGCAAATAATGTAGATTATGAGTTAAGAGAATTATGTAAAATAGCTGAAAACTATCCTATAGATCCAGGCATATATATAAGATTATCATCTATGAATAAACGAATATGGGATATAGAAGATGGTATTAGAGAATGTGAAAAAGATAAACATTTTAAAGAACGTTTTATTGATTTGGCTAGAGCTGTATATTTAAATAATGATGAACGCGCAGAAATAAAAAGGCAAATCAATATTGAGTATAAATCAGAAATTATAGAAGAAAAATCATATGCAAACTATAAATAGTTACGCCAAAGTCCAATCAAATAACCCGAATATATGAAAAAGTTAATTAGTTTCTCTTTATGGGGAAATGATCAAAAATACACAAGAGGTGCTATAGAAAATATACGCCTTCAAAAACAATTTTATAAAGGATGGACATGTAGATTCTATATACATGCTAAATCAGTCCATCCTGATCTTATATCATTCATTCACCAAGAAGGTGGAGAAGTAATATTAAAATCAGATGATCCAGGATTAGAAAATTACTCTACTAATGGTATTCACATGGGTTGGTTCTGGAGATTTGATGTAATGAATGATCCGGAAGTAGAAAGATTCATTATTAGAGATATTGATAGTAGATTATCATTAAGAGAACGTGTATGTGTAAAAGATTGGGAAATGACTAAATCTCCTTTCCATATCATAAGAGATAATAAAATGCATGGGGTTCCTATGTTAGCAGGTACATGGGGTGCGACTAAAGAATTTTCTGATTCTATAGACTATAAAAATCTTTTAGACAAATTTATTAAAGATAATCCTGTTAATAATCCTGCTTATGGCGGTTATGATCAGTTCTTTCTAAGTACTATAATATATCCTCTTATAAAAAATAAAACATGTGTTCATGACGATTTCTTTAATTATGAACCTCAAAAAAGAAAAATACCTCATATACGAACAAATAATGAATTCATAGGACAACCAATAAATATTTAAAATATGAAAACAACAGAACAAAGAAAACTAGATAAAAATTTTAGAAAATTAGAAATTTTAGCGTCAAGAGATCCAAAACGCAATATGTGTCCTGAATCAGATTGTATATACGTTAAACATTCTGAAGATTCTGGAGTTTCTTATGAAAAATGTAATCGTTGTGGTAGAATTAAAAATGTTAATCATAGAGTATGAAAAAAATCTTAATATCTTTTGCTAATAAAACATATGCAAAAAGTTTAAATGAATTATATTCTACTGCTTCTAATCCAGGCGGGGTTGATTCAGTTAATGCTTATACATTCGAATGGATACAAACAACTGATTTTTATAAAAAGAATAAATTTATACTAAATCAAAAAAAGGGTGCAGGTTTTTGGATATGGAAACCCTTCATAATCTTAGATGCTTTTAAAAATCTAGAAGATGGTGATTTAGTGATGTATAGTGATGCAGGTCTTAATGTAATAGGAAACCTTAATCCATTATTTGAAGTGGCTCAGAATGAAGCTGATAATGGTAGAGTGTTATTCAGACTACCTCATGTAGGAGCAACACATCTAAATAAAATATGGACAAAACAAGATGCATTTGTATTAACTAATTGTAATGAACAAAAATACAAAGAAGCAGTAGTAGTAAATGGCGCTATATCAATATGGGAGAAAAACGATATTAATATAGATTTTCTAACAGAATGGCTTAAATATTTAAAAGATCCGAGAATATCTACAGATATGGCAAATATATGTGGTCCTAATGATATCTCTTTTAAAGAACATAGACACGATCAATCTGTATTATCTTTAATGGCAAAAAAATATGAAGTTACTTTATATAGAGATCCTACTCAATATGGTAATGAAGAATTAAATATATTTACTAATTCTCTGTATCCACAATTATTCCACCATCATAGGAATTATAAGCATTAATAAAAAGTATTATTGAGTTCTCTAATTGCATCATAACCTTTTTCAATAGTATTACACATACTAATAAAGCTATTGACCTCAGATTGGTCTAGATTAAAGAATTCACGTGCTACACGCTTATGTTTATATCTATTATGCAAAGTTGTTTCTATTTTCCTATTATGCTTAGTTTCAAAAACTTCTATTATTTCAAAATTATCAGAATTACCAGTTTGTAACTGATATACTCTAGATTGTACTTTGTTTTTAGTAAAACCAATCTTATAATAACCACAATCTTCTTTAATTAAATATATCTTACTCATAATATTATTATATAAGATATTTATTCACTAGAAAAGAGCATAAAAAAGGAAGAACTTAAGTTCTTCCTTTTAATTTATTGAAATATGATTTATTCTTAGATTACTCCACCTGGATTAGTCTTGATAAATAGTGTCATATATTGTGTTTCTGGATGGAATCCTGCATCAACAAGAGCATATCTTGATTTGATGATTACTTTAGGAGCACCAGTTCCTTCAGTGATAAGCTTAATAGATTCAGCCATTAAATAAGGGCAAAATACAGTTCCTGGCTCATCAGAAGCACCTTTACGTCCAACTAATACTCTTGTATCTTCATAAACCATGTTAGGATCAACATAAACAGTCATTCCTGCAATAGTTCCTAAAGGATAAAGAGATCCATTAGTTTGTGTGAAAGTGTTTGCCATAGGCGAGAATGTGTATTGAGAGTTTGTTTGTAAAGCAGTAGCTAATTTAAGGTTAGTAACAATAAAGTTAGCAGGACCTCTTCTACCTCTTTGAGCAACAACGTTACCAGCAGCAAGGATATCAGCCATAATTCTCTTGATTACAGTATCTTGATTCTCGAAAGAAGAAGTTGCACCAGGAGCGTATATTTTATAACCTTTAAGATCCATAGATTCGTTTTGAACCGCACCATCATCTGGATAAGCATATGAAGGAGTTCCACCAATTGTATCAGCTTCTTTTGTTAAGTCAATATTTAAATTGATACCTTCAACAGCATTAGCTTTAATAGCGTTTTTCCAACCTAAACCGAAGATTCTTGAAAGGATGTGTTTGTTAATAGATTGAGAGATTTCGTTAATACCGGCATTTTCAACCATAGCAATAACATCAATACCCCATTGTTTGTTAAGATCTTTGATCTGTTCTTGAGTTACAGAAACAGAAACTTGATAAGTTCCAACTTGAACGAATTTAGTAAATACCTGAAGACCTAATGCTCTTGGATATTCTAATTCTCCAACTCCTCTTTCCATTGGTTCGTAAAGAGTAGTTCCTGATACGAAAGTACCAGCCCATTCATCACCATCAGTTGGACCTGCACCAGTAAAACCTTGTACTTGATCTTCTAATGTAGATATTAAAGAAGGATAAGAAGCAATACCACCAGTTGTTACACCGTCACCTGATACAGCAGTTGAACCATCAAATACATCAGCTAAATTAGCAGCAGTACCTGTGAAACCACCAGTTTTGAACATACCGAATCCATCAATTCTAGATTTTCCGATATAAGTACCAGTTACTTCGTTTGTTGTACCGAAAGTAATAACATCACCTTCAGCAATTGTAGATGCATCAACACCGTTTAAGTTTACCTTAAATGCGTGAGGAGCTTCATAAAGATTATAAGCAGGATTTCCTTTTCCAGCTGCAGTTGTTCCTTCATCTTTTGTAGGATTGGCAGTTGCAGGAGAATTAGCAGGTTGAGCACCATATGGTTGTTTTCCACCAGCATATACGTAATCTAAATAAGATACAACACCTGTTGGACCTGGCATAGGAACTACGTTAACTATATCAAAACCTATTGTTCTTGCAGCAACCTGAAGAGCCATAGGAAGTAAAGCTGGCCATTTGTCTCCAGAACCTTTTACACCGTCACCAGTAAATTGTGCGCCAGAAGTAGCAGCTTGACTTGCAGGCTGAGCGTTTCCAACACCAGGTACGTTATAAAGAGTTGCATATGGAGTAGATACACCACCCATTGCAGCTTCATTTAATGCATGATAATGAGCATACTTAGATACCCAACTTTGACGAGATTTAACAACTCCAACTTCCTCTAACATAGGATTCCATTTTGCTTGGATTTGAGCTTCATTTAATTGTTTCATAATTATTAATTATTTTGTTATTTTTTAATTTATTTATATTTTACATTTCAAGTGATAAATGCACTTGTTGCACAATTTTTAAAAATTATTAAGAATTGTATGTTTTCATTTTAGCTTTTACTGCCTCTATATATGGATCTGATTTATCAGATGCTTGTTTAGATACTTGTTCAGAAGCTAAAACATTTTCATTAAGAGATACAGATTGTTGAGCTTTTAAACCAGTTTGCTGCCAGAAATCTTCAATTTGATATTGATTATCTAGATTAAAGAATTCAGCTTTCGCGTTAATTGATTCTTTAATTTCGGTAGTAGCTGCTTCATATGTTTCTTTATAAGCTTTAGGAGCTAATTCTAACCAAAGTGGTTGACTAGGCGCATTAGATATTAAAGCGTTTTCCCATAATCTCATGATTGTTTCGGACTCAACTGTTGGAACTTTGTTAACTGCAACGGAAACCTTTTGTTTATCAGATTCGCTTAGATTTGAAAAACTAGTTCTATTTTCACTACTTAAAAGTTGTGTAAATGGATATTCAGATTTAACTGTTTCATCTAGGGTTCTTTCTTTTTCTAAACCTTGTACGATAGTAGCTAATCTTTCATCTAATTTCTCTGATCTTGTTTTAAGAGATAAAGTTCTATTTATTTTTGATTCTTTTAATTTTCCAGCATTTGGAATTTTAGCAAGATTTTGATCACCTTTAGGGCCATCTCCACCAACTGTTTCTTTTCCACCTTTACCTGCTGTAGATGTAGTATCTAAAACAATATATTTCTTACCATTTTTACCAATAGCAATTTTTGATTCTTTTTTATTGTTTAATGTACTAAGACCTTTAGGAAGTCCACCTTTAAGAGATGATGCTGGTTTTTGGCTTCTGTTATCTCCGCCTTCTTTAGCAAATTGTTCAACTGAATCTTTTGCTTTAGTATCATCTACTTTCCATTTTTTATTCTTATCTATTTTATCAGCTGTTAAAACATCTAAAGTTTTAAGTTTACCTTCAGTGAGTTTTTCATCTGAAATAGAATGTGTTTCTAACATTTTTTCGATTTTTGATTTTAATTTAGAATTCTTTTTAGATTCTGAAACTATTTCAATATAATCAATCATAGTTTTCGCATCATCTTTACTAATAGCTCTTCCAAACATATCTTCTGTATAGTTCGCTGTTTTGTTTAAATTTTTAGCAATTGAGCCAGTCCATTCATGCATTGAATTAACAGCTTTAGCTTGTGATGAAACCCACTCATGCATATCATTAATTGCAGTTGCTTTTTCTTCACCCCATTCATTAAGCTTATTAACAGATTTTGCAATATCAGTTGTCCATTCATTAACACCATTTAGCATTTCACCATTATGGTCTACTGTTTCAGCTATTGCATTTGTAACTTCTGCATTACTACCTACCCAATCCTGAGTAGCATTAAGAGTTTTAGCATTATAATCTACTGTTTCTACTAATTTTTTAGTTAAACAATAATGTTTGTTGTTTTTCTTTCCTAACGTATCAGCAAAGTTACCAATTTTGTTGGTATTCTTAGCAATGTCTTCAACCCAATTAATTGTGCCTTCTTGAATCTTACGCATCTTTTCGATATAACCCTTAATGGTTTTTAATTCACCACTGTCAGATATTCCGTTATTTTCTAGAATAGCATGTTCAACATTGTTAAGTCTTTGAGATAATTCTTCTACTACTTTGTTAAAATTAGATGACCACTCATTTAAAGCGGCATCGTCTGTAGTACCATTTTTCTTCATAATTTCTTCATTTTTTTGAATTAAAGACTTAGCTTCTTCACGTAATTTTACTGATGGAAACTTTTCAGTAACATCAATAATAGAAATGTTTTCATTTATTATGCCTAATTCAGAATTAATATTATCTTCCTCCATTTTATCAGAAGATTTATTAAAACTCTCTAAAAGATTTGCTATTCTTGCCATTTTAGGATCAGAATTTGCACTTTCATGAATTTGATGTAATTGAGCATTTTCAAACCCTGGCTTAGCAACTAAGTCATAGGTATAAATTTGCTGTATTTCAACAGATTTATCTTCATTAACAGAACCTGCGGCTCTTGAAGATATAGAAAGTGGAACTCCTGCTTCTAATAAAGATTTAGCAATTTTTCCTTTAGGGGTGCCATCAAGAATTTCAATTCGTCCTAAGATTTGTCTTTTTCCTTGATCATACCATAATTCATCGATTTTATGAGATACATTAGTTAAAGATACTTCAAATCTCTCCGGATGATCTAACTCACCAAGAAGATTACCATTATCAATATCTTTCTTTAAATACTCTAAATGAGGAAGATATTCTCTTTCCTCATAAACACGACCATTACGGTTTTCAACACCAAATTCGGCGAAAACACCTTCAAGGATAGTTCTACCATCCTTACTAATCTTTTTGAGATTTTGTGAAGATCTCTCAAGAATTAATACTTGTTTTCCGCTCATCATTTTTATTTATTTTTACTTTATTTTATATATTAGCAAAATAATAGATAAGAGGAGCGGACAGTGCACGATAAGAAATAGTGCTCTAGAAAAAAGCACAAAAAAATTGGAGTCTAAACAGATTAGACTCCAATTAATTATAAATTATTAAAATGTTATTGTAATGTTATTTAGAACAATGTAGAATTATACTTAGAATCATTTTTAATTAATTCTTTTGCTAAATTATCTAAAAATTCTTTATGAGATGAAATATAATTGAATGCATCTTGACTCAATCTTATCATATTTGTGTTTGATGAATCTTGGCCATCAGTGTTTCCTAAAACTATTTCAGGATTAATTCTAATGTAATTTGAATTTGCATTATAAGAAGCAAATATTTTTTCTATTTGATATGCAGTAACATCTCCAACACCTTGTAGTAGAATATTTATAAGAGGCATGAACCATCTTATAAGTCCCCAACCTTTTATTTTCTCATAAGGATAAGTTTGTAATTTAGATAATCCTGTACCAAATGATAACATTAATATGTTCGTTGGATTTATATTTTTAAATTCATCAACTAATTCTTTAGTTTTACTAGCTTCTATATATGCTATAAGTGATGGATTATTAGCGAAAACTCCACCATCAATAACAGTATTTAAATTAACACCATCTCTGAAAAAAGAAGGTTTAAATATATATGGGATTGAAGTTGATCCTCTTACTATATCCTTAATAAATAGATTTGCATATTTTTTACTACTATCTTTATTAGTGTATATAACTGCTTTTCTTTTGCCTGTATCGTATCCTGTAAATGCACATGGAACTAAAAGTTCGCTCATTTTCCAATGATCTAGTTTTTTAACTAGCTCATCATTTATATATTTGCTGGAATATTTAGGACCTATTAATCCCCATAAAGTTTTAATCTTTCGTTTAAAACTACTTTTAAATACATTTTCTGATAAAGCTATATAGCTTTGTACTATATCATCCATTTTATATGCAGGTCTACCTTTTTCATCAGGGACTATTATCATTGAAGAAATAATAGATCCTGTAGATGTTCCAGCACAGAAATCTAGATAATCCGATATTCTAGTATTTTTATTTTGACTTAACTCTATAAGTTTGTTTTCGATATATGCTAATATAATAGCCGGCAATATACCTTTAACACCTCCACCATCAATAGATAGTATTTTTAATTTCATATCGGATAATTATTTTTATTATATATCCAATGTGATGGTCGCTATTTGTTTGCGATTATTATCTACCTTTATTAAAAAATTATCATCTATTTGAAATAACTTTACTGTTCCCGGAGCAGTATGACCAAACACTTGGTTAATATTAGGATAAGGATCTTTAATTAACTCATTATAATCTGCCCATAATGGACCAGGAGTACCCATGCCTCTTCTGCCGGCGCCAATCTTATATATGATTTCATGATTTATCATGAAATTTAATAATTCATGAATCTCATATTTACTAATATCCCCATTTGTTAGTTTATATAATATACTAGTATCATCTTTAGTTGGATTTAATATATAATTATTATAATATGTTAACGTTAATCCTGCATGTGTTACTAAAGTATATTTTTGTGTATTAAGATTAGTATATCCCCATGCTATTTTAAATAAATTTTTGTGTTCTTCAAATATGGCTTTATAATCTATTCTAGCATGCCAATTAAAGCCTTTTATTCCACTCATATCATGAATATATGCCCAATCATGATTACCCAATAAAAGTTCAACTTTATCTAAATGTGCTAACTTAAAATCGATTATTTTTTTTAAATTATGTATTATTTCAACTGGTCGATGTATATAACTATCTACATAATCTCCAACAAAAATAATTTTATCTAATTTAGATATATCATATAACTCAACTATTTTGATCCAATCTTCTCTTCCATGAACATCCCCAAAAATTAATATTTCCATTATGCCTTTTTTAATTGTTTTGCTAGCGCAACATTTTTATATTTATGAAGATATGTAATTTCTTCAGTACACCATTCTGGTGGGGTAAATTCTTTAGCATGTTCTTCAGATATAAATTCTATTTCACATGTTACAAAATCATGATCATTATAAATATCTACTTCAAATCTTGTATCTTGTTCAATAAATGTATACCTAGTCTTATTAATAGAACTAACACACCTAGCGATAGTATATATATATTCATCCTCTGATATGAAATACCCGATTTCTTCTCTGGATAAGAAACCTTTTGATTTTAATTCTAGAATAAAAATTTCATTATTAATGCTTCTTACTCTAATTAGCCAATCATCTTTAATCGTATTAAGATAATATTGAGTAATTACTCTAGTCTCTATTGAATCAATAGACTTTATCATAGTTTGATACATCTTAATATCTACTAACCATTTTCTTTCTATTTCCATAATTATAATGTTATTGATGTAGATTTACGTAATATTATAATAATGCCACCATATTTATTATAATCGTCAGCTGTTACGGATACAGATTGAACTATATTATCAACATATTCCCATCCATCATCAAGTTGTGCTTGTAAACTATTATTTATATCTTCATTTAATGAAGAAGCCGAACTACCTGTTCTTACTAAAAGAAAAGATTTATATTTATACATACCACATTGGTTTAGTTATATTTTCTTTTATTTTTCTCCTTATAGCTATTGATTCATAAGAATATAATATATTATGACACAATGCATTATAAGCATCATCAAAAGAATAAAATATTTGATTATTAGTTTTATCTTTTTTATCTTCTAAAAAATAAATTCCAGATTGTTTGTACTTTAAATAATATGTATGATGCTTAAATAACCAATGATATTCATCAACATGTTTATAATATGTGATGGAATAGCGTTTTCTAACTATTTTTAGTAATTTTATTTGCATTAATATCGTCTTTTACTATAATTGGTAGTTGGCTTATCATGAATATCATTATTACTAGCCCATAGATTAATGCCAATAGAAATAATTAATGCTAAAATATAAATGAAGATGATATTACCTGTAGTAGGATCAACTGTTATATAAGAAAATTCTTCAAAACTCCTTTTCTCAAATTTATATAAATTTTTATCTAGATATTTATAATATTCATTTAATGTATTAGCATTAAATAAAGGAGTCTCGCTTTTCTTTATTTTTATAATATTTTGTCTTTGTATATTTAATGGTAATACTGGAGGTAATAAGTTAGTATCTATTCCTGTTGCATCTGCGATAGTTTTCTTCATAGATGTATTAATCATTGGCACAGCTACCGGAAGTGACTGACCTTTGTCTGTAGTCACTGAGTATTGGTACATATCTAATACTTTAGATCCAACTTCTGTTGTTAATGTCCCGGACAAAGCCCATGAAAAAGCATATGACCATTTTATTTCATCACCTGTTTTACCTATACAGACTACCAATTCATTTTTATTACCCTTAACCCAATAATTTTCTTGATATTGAGCAGTAATTGAAGGTTTATCTTCAAATACTAATATCCATAGTCTCATTTTATTAGAAGGTCCAAATTTAGCATTTAATCTTCTGAATTTATCTTGAGTTTCTTCTGTGATATTATCTCCTAATATGGTGTTAGATTTAAATGTATGCGTTTTTTCCGGATATTTATATAAACCCATGCTATCAGCTTCTTCTTCAGATACTATCGCAATATTAAATACAGATAAATCTGATGCTTTTATTCGATTTTCATATTTATGCTTTGAGAAAACACCTTTTCTTGTGTTTTCTGTATTAGGCCATGTAGTTTTATATACATTAGATGTTTGCCCTACATTTGTTCCATTAAATTTTGTTCCGGATGATCCATAACTTCTAGTACGCGGAGAATAATTTCTTCTTGTTTTTATTACTTTTTTACCTGAAGCGTATAAACTAACTAGCGAATCATGATATGATTCATCCATAGTATGTGTATTTCCTAGATTAGTTTTACAATACCATTTTGGATAATGATCATCTTGATAAGAACAATCATATGTGCGGGTACAATACTCTGTATTACCTTTTGAATCAGTTCCACAAGCATATGATTCTGTACATGTTTTTGTTATCCACTCATTCCATGGTTCTTCTTCGTAAATATCTGTGATAGTTTCACCCCAGTATTCTGTAAATGTCACTGCTGCGTGTTCTATTATAGCTTTGGCACCTATAATTGCACCAAATGTTACAATAAAAGGTATGAAGAATTCCCACCATTTATAAGCTGCTTTATCTCTTAGATAAAAAATGATAGTTACTATTAATACTATGAATAATGATCCGTATATCATAATTTTTTGAATAAAAAAGTGTTAAGATATTGCTATCTTAACACTTTTGGTTAATTTTATAAATGTTTTTAAAACAATCCAGGTAAACTATCTGTGCCTGTTTCGAAAGCTTTTTTAGTTGATGTATTTTTCAAAACAATAATTTCAATTTGTTCTCTATCACCTACGATTAAAGCTTCTGGAAATACCATCAACATATCTCTATGTATTTTGGCCATATCCATTAATTTCTTTTGTTCTATAAAGAATCCATTACGTTCTCCGTTTATTGAATTCATCAAACCTTTATATAAAGAAACATCAAATGTTGGATTTGCTTCTGTAATCCACTTCATCATTTCACCACCGGAAGAATATCTACCTTCCATAATACCTAATTGAATTTCTTTAAATTGTTCAGCATACTCATTTGCAACACCTGCTTGATCTTTTAATATTTCCCATAACTTAGTATAAAAAATTTCTACTACCTCTTGTTGGGTTTCGATTTTGTTTCTAAGTTTTATTTCTGTATTAGATACACTAATTTTCCAGGAAAAAAAGCTGACACCTAATACAAGAATAACACCTAAAATAATTAAAAATGTTTTCATTTGTTTTATTTTTATTGTTTATTTATTAAGAGTATAAATATAACAATTAAAATTGGGATAAAAAAATTTAGAATTATTATTTTGTTAAAATATGGAATTTAGTTTTGCATTTACCGTTAGATATATCCAAAATGATTGGAAGAATTTTAAAAACATCAGATTTTAAACGAAGTGAATTATGTCCGTATACTATTATAGGTTTTATCATTTTTGTAATAAAGTCTTCCAATTCTTAAGATTAGCTTCTCCATATCTGATTAGTATACATCTTCCTTCTTTATCAGAAAAAGCATATCCTCTTACAGGCTTCCCTTCTATATCAGGTAAAGTATGTTCCAATTTCTTAATTTTAATTTCCATAGTATACTTATTTACTTATCATTTGACTATTTGATATAATTATTTTCTTATGTTTGCAGTATTTTTCAATTTGAATTTGTACTAATTCTGGCTTAACTTCTCCAATTTTCTCTAAATCATTCTTTTTGTCTTTATTCATTATATAAGATAACTATTTTACGTTTGTTTTTATAATATTTATCTTATTTGATATTATTGTTTATTAACAAAATCATCAAAATTTATATATTCTCTAGACCAATTCCTCATATCATATGATCCATCATCACAATCTACATTACATGGTCCCCAGCCCGTTATTATAATTTTACCAGACTTATGTTTATGAGCCCTCCATCCAGAATAATCTCCGTATCCAGATAACGGAATTTTTTTAGTTTTAATTAATTCTTGTTCTAAAAAGTTAAATCCTACTTCCGGATCTTTATTTATTTCTGTTGGATTCTCATCATCTATATCTGCATTCATAATTATTAAATATTTACGTTTGAATTTGTTATTTCTAAATCATAATCTTTAAAATCGATAAATCTTACATCATCAAATTTAAGTCTTTCAAGTATTCTATCATAATCCCATTTTCTGTCTTTCTTTAATCTTTCTATTCTAACCTCTACAAGTGGGTTCATATAAATAACAAAACAAGTTGTTCTATCTTTGGTATTAATATTCTTTATACCATCAGTTTCCATTATAAATAATGACATATTATTCCATTCATGTAAACCTGTACCATATCTATAACTATTATATTCTATATGTTCATAGAATGCACCATTTGATATTCTTAAAGAAAATTCATCTTCAGTAATAAAATTATAATCAACACCGTTTACTTCACCAGTTCTTTGAGGTCTGGTTGTATATGATATATCACATTTAAATCCTCTTTCTTCTAATTTTTTTCTTAAGAATGTTTTTCCACTAGCTGTTCTTCCTACAAGAATTATTCTTTTATTCATTTTTATCTAATTTTTTAACCAAAGATAATCCCGATATTATACATTGTGGGCTAACTCTTGATTTCCGTTTAGATCTATCAACTAAAATTTGAATAGGATCAGACATTGAACCATCAATACTAGTTACTGTAAATTTTTTGAATGGGGCATATGTGACACTATTACCATCAACTTTTATACCTCTATCGCCAACCATTATTATACTACCTAAATAATCTCTATATGTATCCATTTTTTAAAAAATATGTTAATAAAACTCATTAAAATATCAAAAGATAATTTAACCTCAACTAAAAAGTACTTATAGAGAGAATCGAACTCTCATCACATGGGTATAAGCCGTGCATTCTAACCGTTGAACTATATAAGTATTTAATGCGGAAGATAAGGGAATCGAACCCATGAGCCACTTTCATGACCACAGATTTCCAATCTGCTACATTACCACTCTGCCAATCTTCCATTAATTTTGATATGCGCAATATGCACATCTATTATTAGATGTTAACATAGCACCACATTTCCAACAATAAGTTATATCTATCTTATACATTTTTATAGTTTTTTAAAGTTGCATGCTTTACATTGATCATCTAAACATATATCTAAATCATCATCTTCTCCATTCAATATACCATATGATTTAACCATATATTTACAATCTCCATACCCTAGATTATTTTTAAAATATAAAGGACAAACATTTGTATTAAATGCCGATACAAATTGTTTAGCTTCATTATGCCATACTTTAGAAATCTTCCCTGTAAATGTATAACAATACATACCCTTTGGTATCTTTTTCTTTATTTTTCTTGGTATTCTCATTTAAACATTAGTTTAGATATAGATTCTGATAATATTATACAATCGAAACATTCTTTAGTTTTAGTTACTTTGTATAATTCATTCATTTTTTTCAATAAATCTTTAACAGCTTTTTGACCTTCCTTTGTTATTTTTTTAGCTAACTCCGGATCATATGATAAACTTTTAGATTTGATTGATTTTTTATCTTCTATATCTTCCATATTTATTTTAAATTAATTAGAACCTCAGGTGGGAATCGAACCCACATTTTCATCCATTTATGCGTCTCTGATTTCGAAGACCAGGCCAATACTGAAGCTTATTTCTTTTTATAATGTTCTTCATCTATTACAGAACCATGGGGCCACCTATCCCATTCATCAGGTCTAAACCAATTAAAATGAAGATACCAACTACCACCTTTCCATTTACGATAAATTTTAAAATTCGTCTTATTATTTAATGCAATAAAACAAATTATAATTATCAAATAATATAATACTATCATTAATGTTTTTTTATAAAAGAAACATACTTGGTCACTTTTTCATGATCCAAGAGTTTCTCTATTGTATTATAATTTCTACCTAAATCCTTTTCAGATATTAAGTTATGAACTTCTTTATGACATAAATATTTACAAATATAAGCGCCTTTATTCATTTCTTCCTTAGAGAAATTCTTTTTAAACCATTTATTAGAATGATTTGTTTTTGGTATTAAATGATGAAATGTACATAATCTCTCGATCTTGCATAATTCACATTCAATTATTCTTCCACTTTTCATACCAATCATTATCTCCTAAGTTTAAAAAGAAATCTTTTCTTTGAGTATGAAATTTGCTTAAACAATCTTTACAACATGCAAAATCTCCATCATAATTAGCTAATACCATTTTTAACTCATTATCAAACGGATTATTATTACATTTTTCATTTACACATTTAATCATAATAAAAAATTATCTATTCAATAGTTCTTTTACTATTACATTTGCTTCTTTCATATCAATACCATCAGACATAGATAAATTCTTAAGTTCTATCATAACTTTCCCCATATCTCTCATTCCAGAAAAATTGCATGCAGTTATAATTCCAGATATAAGTGTTCTAAGTTGGAAAGTATCTATTTTAGTTGGCATCCATTGATCTAATACAGATACTTCGTAATCATTACCCATTTCAATAGCCTTATCATTTAATGATTTAATAATTTTTAATGATTCTTTATCACTGATTTCTTTATTAACTCTTGTGAATTCACCCATCACAAATCTTAAATAATCTCTTTTTGCTGTATCACCACTTTTCATGGCAATTTTCATCTGATCTTGAACTTCTTGTTGTATCATTTTTCTTTTGTTTAATGTGCGGAAGCGAAGGGAATCGAACCCCCAATACGGTATTAACGTATTACTGCTTTTCAAGAGCAGGTCTTCGTCCATTCAGACCACTTCCTTTTTATTTATATCATCAAAAGGTAAAAACCAGCTCCTTATAAATGAGATTTTCTTTCGATTTGGATGATATTTCAATTGTACTATATCTAATGTATGTGCATATCCCAAACCAGTTATTGTGTAATAAATAATTGGAACAATAAAAGTAAATATTGATAATACTAATAATGTAGTTAATATATAATACTTTATCAAATTAATTTTGTCATATTTCATAATAAATTTATTTATATGTGATGACAAGGTTTCTTAAATTTATAAGAATCTAGAATTTCTTCCTTTAATTTATTTGCTTTAATACAATTAATCTTTTTTAACTCATTATATTTACTCCATCGTTCATCATCATTAATATTAATCTTCTTTCTCTTCATTACGAATATTTATTTAATGCGATTGTTGAATTAATAATACATGTATCAATTATCTGTTATTTTTTAAAAAAATGAGCCTCATACCGGGATCGAACCGATGACATCTTCATTACAAATGAAGTGCTCTACCAACTGAGCTAATGAGGCATTTTGAGCACCTAATTGGAATCGAACCAATATCACTAGATTACAAAACTAGTATAATAAACCATTATACTATAGGTGCTTATGAGCTCTTTACCAGGATCGAACTGGTTACCTCTTCCATACCAAGGAAGTGCTCTACCAAATGAGCTAAAAGAGCAGTTTGCGGAAGATGAGGGAATCGAACCCACGCACCATTTCTGATGTACAGTTTAGCAAACTGCTGCATTACCGCTCTGCCAATCTTCCATTGATTCCGTTAATTGTCTCGAATTAATACCCACGGAATAAAGGTAATCATTATTATAGAGAACGTTTAGAACTTTCCAATTACTCCAACTTTATTGTATACTTTATCTTTTCTATATAAACCTTTCATCCACTTATATAAATAGACAAATATATTTCGTTCCGGAGTTTTTATTACGTCCCTAATCATATCCAATATCATCCACGAAGAAATCCACCATTGTATAATAATTGATATAATATCCCATATATTTGGTTCAATAGTTCCATTACTTATAAATATTATTCCTGCAATAGAAAATATAAACATTGCAATCATCCACAAAACAAAAAATATTGCCATAACAAAAATACATATTACTAGTAAATTTCCTAAAATAAACCAAAGCGTTTTAATCAAGAATTTTTTCATTTTTTCATTTTAAAAACATAAATTAGCGGAGGGTGAAGTAATTGAAACCTGTACGCTAACGTACCCCTGGGGTTCAAGCCCAGTTTGAGACCTTCCCGGCACCCTCCTTATTTGAAGATTAATCTTCAAATGTTTTATCTAAACCTTTCCCTATAGATTTCAAGCCTTTTTCTGTATAAGATTCTTCACCATCCAAAGCTTTCGAACCTAAAGTTGCAACGTCTGCAACTACTCCAACACTAGTTTTAATTAATCCTGTAGTAACATCTAATAATCCACCAAATAATCCCATATTTTTTATCTTTCTATTTTTCTATATGAATAAATACCATTTCTTTTTTTTCTTCTAAAAACATCGTAAATAACGTTTTGTTTATTTTCATATCCAATAAATGGATTCCACTCATGTTTAATTCCAATTACACCTTCTCTAACTAGATACCATTTATTTTTCGGCCATACTATTATAGTAATAATAACAATAAATAATATGATACTAATGACTAACCAAACAAAACTTACTTTTTCCATAGTTGTATATATTTAGGCGATATATAATCTGCTAGTATTACACCATTTTCAGATTCATATATTTTTTTGCCATCTTTCTTCATTTTATTACCATCTATAGATAAAATTACTACATCTTTTCCATGTCTTAATCCAACATTTTCAGCAGTTTCTTTATCTTTTGATAAATGAACGTAAGCTCTAGATTTAGGAGTTAAACCATTATTTAAAATAGATTCAATATTTATCTTATTGGTCCCATGATAATAAGTTTTAGTATATTGAACTTCTTTAAACATAATATCTAAATTTAAGCTATTACTATGTCCTTGATTAGCTCTAATTTTTATTTTATTAGTATCAAAGCTAAATCTTTTCTTATCATTTTTTTCAACAATTTCTTCTAAAACAGATAAAGGTATGTTTAATTTTTCAATTAATTGACATATATAAACCCATCCTTGTTTATCCATCTTCAAATCTTCTGGATTATGTCTTAATAAATATGAGATTTTTCTACTTATATTTTTCATTTTAATTTTATACGTTCTCCTGATCCATCATCATAAAGGGTAATATCTAAATTAGCTTCCATAAAATCAGCCATGGCTCTCATTTGTTTAACTGTCCAATCAATTGGTTTTAAATTTGATATTCCAGTAACGTAATCTGCGTCTTTATCTTTTTCTAAAATAAAAATAGCTGATCCTAAACCTGTTCTTGTTAATATTACACCAGAATCTATTAATTCTTTTTCTTTATTTTTCATTTTCACATTTTTCGCAAATTAATAAATCAGTTTTTCCTTTAAATTCTTCATCAGTTAAACAATCTTTTATAATAGTTCTACATTTATTACAAAGTATTGCACCAATCCCACCATTAAATTTTATTATAGGTTTCATTTTTATTATTCTAACAATTTCTTGTGAAGTAACTAATTTACATTTATCAGTTACTTCTTTAATTCTACGTTTTGGAATATCATAATGATTTAAATGAAACCAACATCTTTTAATATCCAAGGCAATAGCCATTTCATGTAAATTAGCTATAGAATAAGGAATACATACTAAATGTCTGCTATCATCACAATAATATTTCATATCTTAAAATTATTATTTGTTATAATAATTCCAATCTTCATGGTTTTTATTTAATTCAACCGGTTGATATCAACCGGTTGATTCGTTAAACTTTCAAAATTTACAGAATTAAAAATCTTTCCAGGAAAATCTGATAGCCTAACACTAGTACTAGAACTATGTACATTAGTTGATTCAACTTCATACGATTTATCTATTTCTAGTAATTCAGCTACTTGTTCTTTATCACCACCATAACCATTATTCTTTGTATTTTTAGTTACTTTAACTAAATGTCCTTTTAATGCAAAAATATTCATATCTATAGTTTAAATTTTAAAGTGGGCCTAGAGGGATTTGAACCCCCGACCTTGAAATTATGAGTTTCCTGCTCTACCACTGAGCTATAGGCCCTTAAAAATTAATATCGATACCCAGAGTTCTGTCGTGCATATACATTTATCTAAGCCACTAACCTTGCTATCATAGAATTGCTCACCTTCTAAGCTTTTTTGTGTTGCACCCTCGGCAGTACAAATGATTTATTAGATCTCCTTCCTTAAGCAATGGTGCCCTGAGGTTCCTCAGACAAAAACTAGTTTTGCCCGCGTATATGTAATATTAATTTTTATTATATACTCTTTTGCTCTTAAAGAGCGATAAGTCCTCTGTTCATTACAATTATTCAAATTTTATTTTATCTAATAATTCATTAGCGTAGTTTTCAGCATCTTTCATTTGTTTTTTACTGTAACCCCATCTAGGTAACCACATCCAATGTATATTATCAATCTTTGTATACTTATACATTATATGATAAGAGATGTTTTTAATCATCCAATTATATAGATTATCATTAATCTTCATTTTTAAAGTATTTCAACCGCATCCCATATTATATGCCACGGGCCCCAATAATTCATATAATTCCAACCATCATCAAATTTAGAATATCTTATAAATTGTAATTGATATTTTACTTTAATTTTTTTAAACCATCTGAATTTATTACCAATCCACCATGGTCTAAAAGCAAAAATATCTTTAATCTTAAATTGATCAGATATTTTTAATTCCCAATCATTTTCAATTTCACATTTTTCTTCAAGAATATTATACTCTTTATTTTCAAATTTAAATTTTTTCATCCTTTTAAATTATATTACTAAGGTAACAATAAGTTTTGGGATAAAAAAGTTTTTTCAATTTATTTTAAAATTTTAATATAAAAAAGGGAGCCTATAGGCTCCCTTTTTTATATTTTATATTTTATAAAAGAGCATATCATTGTCAGCCTGTACTTATTGTACTGGTACGTATCGACGTTAATATGAAAATAAATCTCTTCATTATATTTTTAAATTATATACTTTATATATCACAACTAATTAAAAGTTTTCTAACTGTTGTTGCAATGATTTAATTTGTTGATAAATTTTTACAATTTTATGTTGATTTTTTATTGCTTTATCTGTAGAACCTGGTAAATCATCAAAATATTCAACAACTTTCCTTTCATCACAATCCCATATATAAGCTTTGATAATCCCATAACATTTTACAGTAGGTGCTTCACAAAACTTATGAAGCATCGTATTAGGAGATATTATCTCTGTAATATTACCTTTGATATCTTTAACATCTATTCTTCCATCTTCTCTTAAATCCCAAGAATCAGATGTATATGCACTTACTGCTATAAATTTTCTTTTTGCCATTACTCTGTCTTAGCTTCAATTCGTTCTCCTACCTGAGGTTCTTTAGCAATAAAAGTATTTTTTGTTGCTAACCATGCTTGTTCAGGGGTCACCTCAGTGTTACTCAGGCATAATTCATATAAAGGCCAATAGATATATCTAACATCATGTTTCTCTTCATCTGTTAGTGGTAACTGGTCAAACAGTTCACAAAAATGATCAATATTTAAACTTTTTGTTGGGTCAATATGTTCCATATTATTTTATGTTTATTTTTATATACATAGCACCTTTAGAAAAAGTGACCCAACCTTTGATAATTAAAAAATCAATACCAAACATATATTGAGCACAAAGATTATCTTTCCATTTTTTAGGTGTAATAAAATTCTTCTTTCCAACTAATTTAAAAATTTTAAAGAAAAATCCAATCTTCCAATCTTTCCAATCTAAATATTTATCAAGCTCCTTATTTTCTGGAGTTTTACCATATCGATACTTCCCAACAAATGTTAGTGTATAGTCTTTTATATTAATTCTTTTTATTTTGGTAATCATTTACTAAATTTTTCAATATGGTCGATATGACCCATATGCCATGTATTACAATTTTTACATTTATATGGAATTTGATCATCATCAATTACTTCAAGACGAATAAGTGTATCAATTCGTTCTTGACAAAACTCATCAGTTTTAAACTTTGTTTTGTTTATCATTTCACCATCATCAAAAAATAAACATATTCCAATATCGCCTTTCATAATTATATTTTTAAAAATTAAAATATTTTTCTGGATTATCAAAAATAACATCAATAGGTGCCCATCCTTCAACAATAAATTCTCCACCTTTTATTCTTGGATCATCAAATAATCGTCTAAATGAATATTTAGAACCAGGAGAATTTCTATTAATAAATGAATATGATTTAAAATCGTCATTTAATACTAAAATAGCTTTGTCACTAGTTCTTATAATAGTATATGGTATGTGTCCTGTTTCTGCATATAATTTATGATAAAAAGCTCTTAATTCTTCTTTTGTTTTAGACATAATTATAAAGTTTAGGGTCTATGATAGGAATCGAACCTATGTTCTCCACGGGATGGGCGCTTTATTACCAATATTAAGCTACTAAAAACATTTGGGGTGAAACGGGGGATTCGAACCCCTCACTACATGTTTCACAGACATGTGTGCTAACCGTTAAACACTAGAATCACCATATTAATAAAAATCTTCAAATATAGGACCTTCTATCATATATCCAGATTTCATTTTAAAATTTTTATAATTAGAATCATTATTTTTACTTGTTTCAAAATAATGATCTCCTAAATTACTCCACCAATCATATGATTCCATAGATGCAAAAGATACTTCCATACCTTCTGCTACAGTATCACATACAAAATCATATATTGCATCTCTTATTCCATAAACAATTTGATCACTTCTACCCAGACCTTTATTTTGTACAATAAAACCATAAATGCCAGGAATTGTGTTACATCCTAATAATCTTAAATTTTTAGGATTATTATCAAGTTGTTCAATAGCAATCTTATAAGCTTTATTATGCAAGAATAAATTTTCCATAAAGTAAATATAACCAAATTATTTCAATTAAAAAAGTTTATTTTATCTAAAATTCTTCCTTTGTTATCCATAACATATCGTTCTGTATCAGTTGTCACAATAACAAATCCGTTATATTTATATTGATAACCACCATCTATATCAATTCCTGTTATTCCATCAAAACTCAATAAATCTACTCTAGGTACATCTGTTGGTGGAATAACATAATAACATTTTTGACCTTTGATATTTACAATTACTAAAGTTTGTTTTTTATCAAAGTAAACTTCTTGGAAATCATCTGATACATCACCCATTACATTGCTTTTTTATGTACTAAATGTCTTTCCTTAATTAAATCTGGATGGATTGCGCCATCACTTCTAAAAGAAGTTAAATAATCAAAACCTTTCCGTTCAATTTTATCCTTATCTAATATCTTTTCTTTTAATATTTCTATATCTTCTTTAGAAATAAAAGAATAAGCCTTTTCTGTTAATTCTTTTTCTTTTTTTCTATTTAATGATTTAATTCTTTTTTGTTGGTCTGCACATAATCTCTTATATTCGGGATCATTTTTAGATGAAAATTTTAATTCATATCCAGAAATAATTACATATCCATAATCTTCCTTATTATATCTTTTATCCATCCAAGGCCATTCACTTTCTTTAACACCAGTTTTCTTATGACGTTTTTCAGTTTTAAAGTCATCAGAATAAAAATAAACAGTTTTAGAAGGGTTTTCTCTAAAAGTCTTTTGGATATTACCATTATCATCCAATACGTAATCAGGAAAATAGTTAATATCAAATTCATCAAGAAAAAACTTTTGCTGATAATCAGGAACTTCTTTACAAAATTTTGAAAATGCATCATCAAAAGATTTACCAATAAATGCATCACATATACGTCTTATACGTTTATGAGGCCAAATTTTATCTATTGGATGATAATCAGATCCGGAGATACACTCCCATCTATCTCCATTAAATATATGGCCTTTTTTAGGTAAAAGATCTAAATTAGTTTCATTGATTAAATTTTTCATAATGCTAATATAATAATTATCTGTGATAGTAAAAAATATATTGTGAATTATTTTAATAATAAAGGGTGTCAAATGGGATTTGAACCCACACCTTCCAAGTTCACAGCCTGGAGCTCTACCAATTAAGCTATTGACACCATACAAAAAAGGGAAACCTTTCAGCTTCCCTTTTCAATAATTTAATTTTTTAGATTAATGAACATGAATACTGAACAATATATGTAAGTATATTCTTAAATAATGGATAAAATGATTCATTTTTTTCATAATTAATATTTATTTAATTTATATATTAAGGTTAATAATATAGATTTATTAGGTCTATGTATTCTTTTTTAGATATCTTTAAGTGTTTCCTTATTTTTCGTAATCTATTATTATTCATAATAGAAGCCAATAAAACAAATAAAACCATTATTAATAATGATAAACCATATACTATAGTAAATTGTTTACCTATTTCTTCTAATTCAAATATAGTAGCTCCAAAGCCACCAACAAATAAAGCAAGAAGAATACCAAATATAATACCTGATGGCTTCATATCTTCTTGTGTTGTAGAAGCTGAAAAATATTTATAAGCTTTACGTATTAATAGATTAGGTTTATATTTAATGAAAGCTTTATCTACATCTACTTCCGACGGACTTTTTTTAATTGCCATTGATTTTTAATTTTATTATTATGTTTCCAAGATGTAGGATAGTCTTTGTTTCTGTTACATCCCTTATTAGGTTGACAATAAGAACATCTGCATACTGGAATAATAGTTGAGAGTCTATAAACTCTACTACAATTAGTTAAACGTTTTTGGTTAAAATTTCTCATATTTATTGTTATTTTGGTTTATTACTGAAACCAAAATACAATACTAAATTTTTTATTTTTTATTTCCATTGTGTTTTTCTATTATGTTTCCAAGTTTTATACATTCTAACTTGATAAGATAAAATTTGTTTATTAGAAGGCTTTGCCCACCTGTTATTTAATTTAGAATAAAATCTCATACATTCATCCCAATAAGGAGGATATGACATTCTAAGTTGTTGATTATTATACTCTTTTTTAGAACTACATTTTTTAGTTTTTGCTTTATTGTAATTGATACTCATATTAATGATTTTAGGTTTATTAAACATAAAAATCATCAAGAGTTATAATTATATAAATTAATTTCATCCCTTTAATTAGTTATATGATAAATTAATAATAAGTTTTAATTATATACGAACCATGAAGGAGTCTCAAAAACTTTAAATGAATATCCCGGAGATGCCTGCCAATTAACACCGGCTGAACATGTGGATTCTACAAAATCTCCATAAATACTTTGCCTAGATCTAATTCTAATAACAGTATAATATTCTAATGCTGAAGTATATGATGTTTTAATGGATGATGTTGATCCCCCGCCATCAATCAATGTCCATGAAGATGTACTATCCAAACTATAGTACCAATACCATTCTGAATCACCATCTATTGCCGAGCAATCTGTAAATAACTGTATTTTTGGATATTGATTAAAACTATGTCCGGATTTTAATAATGTTCTATAAGCATCAAAATTATTAGGGGTTGCTGAAGTATATGTTATACTACCAAATGATTGGGTTATACTAGAAAATCCTCTAAATTCGCTCATACTTACATTAGTTCCAGATAAATCCGGAGTTACTATGCCTCCTAAAGTATTAAGTGATGGAGGAGATAGTAATTCTTCTCTAGCTTCTTGAGAAATATCTTCTATACTAAAAGCTCCTGTGAGTGGTATAGCCATAATTATATCTTTATTTTATATATTCTCTAAAACTTAATCATATGATTTTGTTATAGAATTAGAAAGTTGTATGATATCATGATATTCTTCTGCTGTAAGACTATTAAATAAATAATGTATAGGATTTACTTTTTTATTATTAAGTCTTACCTCATAATGTAAATGTGGGCCAGTTGATAAACCAGTAGAACCAACATATCCTATAGTTTCTCCTCTTTTAACTTTTTGATTTTTTTTAACAATAAACTTTTTCATATGACCATATAATGTCTTATATCCATATCCATGATTAATTATAATTAAATTTCCATATCCTTTAGATGATTTACTTTTCTCTGATATAGCATAAGAAATTATACCATCAGCTGTAGCATATATTGGAGTACCTATAGGTGCAGAAAAATCTAACCCATAATGAAATTTTTTAGTTTTATAAATTGGATGTATTCTGTATCCCCAACCACTAGCAACTCGTTTTAAATCTTCATTATCAATAGGCTGAATAGCAGGAATATGCGATAATTTATCTTGATTAGTTATAGCTAATTTCATTATATGTTGCAATGAATAAAATTCTTTTGCTAATTCATCATTTAAACGGGATAATTTATAATTAGTTTGAGATACTAAATCATTTATACTACTATCAACATAACACACATCTAAGTGTTTATGCTTAACATTAGGGACACCTAAAATAGATTTATATATAATACTATCATTCTCACGGATTTGATCTAGAATTAAGTCCGATTGATCAATATGGCTATTTATGATATCATACTCTTTACTAAGATATTCTATCTTTGTTTTAAGTATTAGTTCTTTGGGGGTATTGTAATATGTAGATAGTAAGAAAATCAACGATATAGTCAAACACATTTGTATAATAAAGAAATATATTAAATATTTCCATCTAAAGAAATTAAATTTAGTAAATGCCAGATTATTTTTTTCATATATATAGAATTTCATTCATTACGTTTTCTTTATATATTTTTAGTTAATAATAACCTTTCTTACTGCTAATAAAGATGCTCCTTGTTTTCTTTTTTGATCTCTTATAATTCGTTCTAATTTTTTTGTATTCTCTAAATTATAAGATAATTTACCATTTGAAACTTTTCCTTCTTTTCTTAGACGTTCTATAATTTCATATACCTTTCCTTTTAATTTTGGCATATTGTGTTTAATTTTTCATAGCTCCACAATTAACACATATATAATATGTACCTGATGAAGAAGAAACTTTCTTCATTATATTTCCACAATTACATATTGGTGTATTATTTGTCATCTGTTTTTATATAATCACTAACGATATTTTCATATGTTGGATGTTTTCGTTTAAAATTTCTAAAATAATCACCAGATCCTTTCATAGGTCCTACATGCATTATTAATTTTTCATTTTCATCTTTTATCATGTACCTTCAGAGAGACTCGAACTCTCATCCCTTTCATTCGCAATGAAAGACTTTATCCAATTAAGCTATGCAGGCATTTGAGGTAAACAAGCGTCTTTTAAAGGTCGAACCAACTCTCGTAATAGTTCCTCCACTATATACTCCTAGGACGTCTCCATCATAAAGTACTACCTCGGAATGTGATACATCACATGTACGCAATGGTGGGTTCGAACCACCGGCCTCCTTCATATCAGAAAGGTACTCTAACCAACTGAGTTAATCGCGTATTAATATTGGAATATCTTCTTCATATACAAAAATATAATCCCAAACTTTATTTATATATTTGCTATATGTATTAGGTAAATAAGAAGTTTTACCAAAATACAAAATTGTACAATGATCGTGGTGATATCCTAATGATTTTACCTGTAATTCTTCTAAATTTTTTGCATATATAGCAGCTTTCATAAATTATTATTTATTTAAACACCAAACGTGAGTTTGGTGTTTTGTTTAAACTTATTTTTTTCAGATCTCTTTAATGATCTAAATGATGAATTAAAAGATTCTCTAACGTTTTTTCTTTCAGATGTTGATTGAAATTTACGTTTCATTGCTTCTCTTTTAGCATTCTTTAATCTCTTTCTTTCTTGATTATAATTCATTAATACTCAAGCATTTTTGCTTCTCCGTAATTTAATTTAATTTTTTCTAACCATTCTAATGTTTTAATTTTTGCTCTTGTAATTTTTCCATTCTCTATGAATTTATAAACTACTCCTTCTAATAAATTAAAATCATTTCGTTCTACTTGCTTTATAAAATCTTCTTTAAAAAGTCCTTTATAAATAAGTTTTGGCATACTAATATCTCTAAATTCACTATAAAATTCAGAGGGTGTTAGAAAATTTCGTTTATACTTAAAAGCATCAAAGAAATATATATCATGTTCTTCATCCCAATTATGGAATCCTCCAAAAGAATTAGGACCATAAAACTCTCCATATAAAGTTACAGTATCAGTATTTTGATATACTTTATGCTTCCTAAAAATTTCATTTACTTTATCTGCGTATTTGTTTTCAAACAATTCTTTCATTTTAAAGAATTGGTCATTTGAATGGGTTATAACTCTATTTCTGGTTCCATACATCTTAAAACCTTTGGCATATGTACCTTTCTTTGATAGTGTTCTATTCCATTCAACTCTAAAATTAGATCCATCTAATTTATCGAATGCAAATATATGTTGACCTATATGGTTTAAATCGTATTTTGGTGTATTACTATATTGTTTCATTTTAATTGAATTAATGTTCCGTCATCTATTGCTTGGCGGATCCATCTCATCAATGTAATCGATTTAAATTCTAGATTTAGATATGTTGTTTTCCACTCATCTTCATTTGAATCAATTCCTATTTGATAAAGAGAATCCTCTACTTCTATGTTATAAAATACCATACCTGCACAGACATAATTTAACTTTGCAGTGGTATTAGTAACAATTTCTTTTAATGAATGTTTTAACATGTTTTCTAATCTTTTTTATTTTCTATTTTCATATAAGCTCCTTCAAATCCAGGATAGGGCATCAAATCTATAGTTTTAAAATTTAAATCTTTTGTTAATTTTATTTCTTTACTATCTCTGTTTTTGCCTACATGATATCCTCCACAAAATATACATCTATAAACACTAAAATGTTTATTATGTTTTTTGCTCATAGATTCTGCCACTTTAGAAGCAGAATACTTAGTATTAAATCTTACTTTTTCTTTTTTAGTATCTCCCCTCCAATGAGAATTAATGGAAAACATTCCTCTGGCATTTCCTGTTATGATAAAATTTTTGAATGCTCTTTTAAACGGCCCTTGTTCTTTTAAAGCATTAATCAAATTCCAAGGAATTAACGTCTTTTTATAAAGAGCAATTACTAAACAAACAGGAAATCCTATAGTGTTAACTATAAATACTAAAATTTGCTTCCAATAACTACAATTAAAAGGATATCTAAAATACTGTTGCATATTAGCATATAATCCAAATAGTATACATATTCCGACATATATTTTCAATAATATCATATTGTAATTTTTTAGTAATTCTAGCAGGAATCGAACCAGCGACCTCTTCCATGTCAAGGAAGTACTCTTACCACTGAGCTATAGAATTAAATAAGATTATGCAATTGAACCATCACCTAAAAATAGGTATTCTGTAGATATAACAGGGCAATACAATTATTATGCTCGAAGTGGTTTCCATAAAGGAACATAATCTATTTTATAAAAATATTCCATGGATATTCTTATCTTCTACCTGTATAGGTAGGCGCCATGAACATTGTGCTTACTAGTAGAGGCATATCATGACTAATTATTGATGATCATTCCAATAAATTATAGCCTCTTCCTCTGTTTTTTCACCCATTATTGAATTAGTACAATCAGAAGGATATGAATCACATTTAATACCATATACAGTTGTCCAACAATCTATATGCCTAGAAGTTTTACTAGCTGTATTATTACATTTTCTACATTTACTTATTACCATAAATTCATAGCTTTTAATTCTTGAATATTTGTTTCTTTTTTACCAATAGTTTTACCTATAATATTATAATTCATAAAAGTTCTAACATATTTAGATAACAAATATCTATTAATATCGGTTACTTTAAACTTATTATTCAGATACATCTCACAATCCCAGACATTATCAATAGAGCAATATTCATCATCATATATAATATCTAACATATCAACAGAACAAATGAACGGTGTGTCATCCATAGATAATGCTCCAACTTTAGCAAAATCTTCTGATGTAATATAATATACACCAAATGTATTTAACTTAATACTTGGAATAAATCTACTATCTATAAGATCTACATTATGATACAAATTAATCATAAGTTTTGATTTATTATCTTTAATATAAGATAATAACTCTTTAAAATCTAACGTATGGTAATTTGAACTAAATGTATCATCTTGACTAAAAAATAAATAGGTACACCCAATTTCTTTTAATTTATTTTTTAATTCTCGTATAGTATCTCCATAAGTCATATCATTAAAAACTAAATATTCAGTATTTTTTACTTTATTTAATTTTTTGAAATTTTTAATAGTCTTATTAGAACAATTATGAAAAGAATGAATATTTAAATCAAACATATTCTTAAATTCTATCATTCTTTCATCTCTTGAATAAATCTCATGTAATTTAGATCTATCATTTCCATAAGTCTGCATAAATGATACTAGCATATACTATTTTATTAATTGTTTTTATGATTATTGGTATATAATAAATTAGGTCTCTTTTGTTAACGTTAACAAAAGAGACCCTATTGTAGCGGGAGAGGGATTTGAACCCCCGTCCTTTTGGTTATGAGCCAAACGAGCTGGCCACTGCTCTACCCCGCAATATATCTTGGTTCAAAGAGCTTCACTTTGATTTATTAAATATCATTTACGCCTGATATTAACCTTTTGTTGGTGTAACTGGAATCGAACCAGCCACCTCCCGGGTATCAGCCGGACGCTCTAACCAAATGAGCTATACACCAATGTAATCTGAGAAAATTATTAAGAGCATTTTTTCTACTGCGTCCTATCTATTAGACGACTCCCTAATTTTATCTGGCTAGGGAGGCCGGAGTTGCACCGACATTTCAGGCTTGGAATGCTGCGAAGTAACTCTTAATGTTACTACAGATTAAATTGAATGAAATATCTAAACTCTTTGAAGGGGCGAATGATTAGAAGGCTCCCTCACCTAGGCCCACAACATGTTGTGGCCTTATTTCAATCGCGACGAGAGAGAATTTCGAAATCTCGACCTGATGGTTAACAGCCATCTGCTCTGCCTCTGAGCTACCTCGTCATTTTTAATTTATATACACTAAATATATAAAAGTTTTATTTTATTCTTTATTTATTTCTTTAAATAAATCATCTTTAAGTGATAATATATTTTTTTTATTAATTTTAGATGAAACATCCATTTCTAAAGGATTATAAGAATCGCCATCTTTCAACATTGTCCACCTAGCTCCTTTATATTGACCTTTTATATATAAATTTATCTCTATTTTTTCAGCTGTTAATTTTAATGTTGATTCAACAACATCCCTTTGAGCTACTCTAATAAGATAAGCTAAATCACGTTTAGCTTCTTTACTAAGTCCTGTAGAAGATACAAAATTTTCTTGAAATCTTTGTATATATTCTTCTGGTTTTTTCATCAATTAGTTATTTATTTATTAGCAGGATGTGGGGGATTCGAACCCCAACCTTCACCGTGACAGGGTGATATGCTAGCCATTACACTACACGTCCTATTTAAATCAATCTATAATACTGACATATTATCTTCCCATTGTCAGATGAGAGTTAACCACCAGGAGCTATGTCCCGTTAATTATCTTGGATTTAGTACCTCTATAGGGATTCGAACCCCAACTAAAGGTTTAGAAAACCCTTGTGCTATCCATTACACAATAGAGGCAAATAATAGTACCGGGTATCGGACTTGAACCGATCACCTCAGGTTTATGATGCCCACGCTCTAGCCTGATGAGCTAACCCGGTATTAATTTTGGTAGGGACAATAGGATTCGAACCTATGACTTCTTCCTTACGCGAAGGCACTCTAACCACTGAGCTACATCCCAAAGGATCAACATCGTTTTATCGAAGGCCCTTACACCTTGCCCAGTATCATCTAAGGAAATGATGTTGGGAATAAACAATGGTTCACCAGTTGCGGGAGAGGGACTCGAACCCCCGACCTCCGGGTTATGAGCCCGACGAAATGCCTCTTCTCCACCCCGCAATATATCTTGAATGGACACCATGTATGGATATTTAAAGCTAGCATATTTAAATATCTCTTCAGATATATTCTGCAAACCTCCATTCTTCTGTGGATCATAAGGGACTCGAACCCTCGACCTCCTGAGTGCAAACCAGGTGCTCTAGCCAATCTGAGCTAATGACCCATTTATAATTTATGTGTTATTAATTTCAATACGAATATTGATTTTTGATCATGTAACACAAATTTAGATAAATGATCTTTATATTCAAATACATATCGGTTATTATCTAAATCGATAATAGTTGCTTTATCTTTATGTATAAGAATAACATCAGAAAATTTATATCCATAAGAAATTTCCATTTGAAGTTTATGATCTATTTCTCCTAAACATCTTAATTTAATTTCATTATTAGATACTCTATTAACATCAGTTACATACTGATTCATTGTAAAGTAAAAAATTTCTTCTGTCATAATTTTATTTTAGTGGAGCCTAAGGGAATCGAACCCTTGTTATCTGCGTGCAAGGCAGATGTAATAGCCACTATACTAAGGCCCCAAATGTATTTTTTAACAAGACGTTTATCTAACCAACCATAATGTTGGAGGTTTTTTAAAATACAAAACCTGGGCAGCAGGAGTAGTAGGATTCGAACCCACATAACTGGTGTTGGAGACCAGGCTGTTACCATTACATCATACTCCTAAAAATTATAAGCTAAGGTTACTAAACCTTAAACCTCCCATGAAATTCATCTATAGGTGTTCTACATTAAACTACTTATAGCGGGTTGGGAGGGATTCGAACCCCCATCTTCCAGGTTAACAGCCTGACGTCTTACCATTATAGTACGACCAACCCAAGTAATAGAGAAAAGTGAGAGAGATTAACAGGTGGATTTGAACCACAGTGTTTGATTAAAAGTCAAAAGCTAAACCATTTAGCACGAAGTAACTCATCTCATTACTACTATTATACTGTACCTCCAAGTTTGAATTGCTTCAGGGAAATGAAGGAATTTGAATGCGGGAACTGGGGGATTCGAACCCCAACCTTCGCCGTGACAGGGCGATATACTAGCCGTTATACTACAGCTCCCAAAAAATAAAACTGAGAAAGATAAGAGAGTTTTTAGGCCGGAATTGAACCGGCGAATTTCTGTTTTTGAGACGGACGTTCAACCATTGAACTACGATGAAACTCATTCTTGTTACTACAGTTTATAATTAAAAATAGATTAGAAGGCTTATGTTCCTTCCAGGTGTTGCAACACCATGTTCAATATTTAATCTACTTTAGTACAGGTAGACGGATTCGAACCGCCGGTCTTCTCCATGTAAAAGAGATGCTTTACAACCAACTAAGCGATACCTGCATTTTTTAATAATTAGATTGACTCCGTCATTAACATAAGTTTTCCACTTCTCAAGATCTAATTACATTTTTAGATATAATGACTATATCCATTATTGAGCGGATAATGAGATTCGAACTCACGGCCCTTACCTTGGCAAGGTAATGCTCTACCCCTGAGCTACATCCGCATGGTGGAAGTTTTTATGGTAAACCCCCCAAACCCATTTGAATCTTTTAGTATGTTGCCATACCAGTATTTTCAGAGCGATATAACAGAATCGAACTGTCATCTCCTGGTTGGAAGCCAGGTGTAATAAGCCATTATACGAATATCGCATACCCCTAGGGGGAATATACCTAGGGAATTGATTTTTTCCGATACCGGATGGTAAAGGGAATCCCAAAGAAATCAAGAAAACTTTTAGTGCGCCGCGTGGGCCTCGAACCCACAACTTACTGGTTAAAAGCCAGTAGCCCGTCCACTTGAGCCTCCAGCGCATTATCTACAACTTTAAAAAGAAGTAGATAGGTTATATTTCAATAACCACCTCTGTACCCCGAATGGGCTTCGAACCCATAACCTTCTGGTTAAGAGCCAGTAGCTCGTCCTCTTGAGCTTCCGGGGTAAAAAATTCCAATACGTCAAAGATCATTTAATCTATTATAAATTGTTATAGATTGTTATTACAAATATAACTAATTTTTTTCAATTAAAAAAATATTTTATTACTTATTTTAAAATATTTTCAGTGTAACTAATAAGAATCGAACTTATTCTTTCTAAACCTATTTAAAGGGTGACATCCCATTTTGTCATTATAAGATATAGCTACTATATAAAATAAAAAAGGCGGAATCCATTGGAATCCGCCTTGAGGTATAATAGGTAGTTTTAGTTAACTTCGTATTAGTTCCTTTCCAGCAGACATTATTCTCCCTTTCACATTGCCCTTATCATCGGCCGCGTTCCAAATATTCATGATATTTTTTATAATTGTCATTTCTGAAGGTGTTAAAATTTTATTTGTTAATTTATCTATTTTATTATATATCTAGCAAAAAGTTTCACATTTTGTTACTTATTGCAAAATAAATTTTTCTGGATATAGTTACCAGATCCTTTGTTTAATTTTATATGTAAATATAACTAAAAGTTTTCATATAAAAAAGTTTTTTTCAATTTATTTTAAATCAAATTTTACTAAATCTATTTTAGTTCCACACCATGGACAAAATTTGATTTCTAAAATACTTCCATCGTAATAAGGAATTCCAATAAAACCATTCTTATATAATTGATGATTACTTTGTTTGTTTGGAACCTTTAAATCATTATTTAATTGTAATTCCATTTTATTACAACAACATTCCATATTTGTATTTATTAATTATAAAGCAAATATAACTAAAAGTTTTCATATAAAAAAGTTTTTTTCAATTTATTTTTATTATTCTAAATCAAAAAATCCCGAAACTATATAATGATCACCTTTATATAAAATATATTCTGCCCAATTATTTGATTCCCAAAAACATACAAATTTTAACTCATATGTTTTGCTTTCAATTTCAATATTAGCTGTTTTTTCTAGAGTATTATCTTCTTTATTACTCTTATTTTTAAGATTATAAAATTGATCTTTAATATATTGTTCACAGAATTTCTTTATTTCTATCATAATTAGTTATTAATTATAGAATAAATATAACTAAAAGTTTTCAAATAAAAAAATTAAATCATATTTATTTTTTATGTATATTGTAATCCCATTGCAATAGACATAGTTAAAAATGCAATAATTTCACCCCACCACAATCTAGTTTTCGTTGCAAATATAAATATTGGAATAAATATTAATACGCCGGCTAATGTTAACCACCACATATCATGAACAAATATAATAGAAAGTTCTCCTAATGTTATACCACCAATAGCAGCAGTCATATGTACTTTTCTAACAAAATCTTCATGCATTTGTGCTGCAGCACCTACAAAACATATACCTGCACCAGCAAAGAACATTAAACCATCTCCATTTGATAATATACAAAGTGGTATTGCAAATCCCCATAAAACTAAAGTAAATATAAAATTTAATTTTTTAGGTAAAACATAATAACTTTCCGAAATTGATTTTTGAACTCCATACTTAAAACCGATGAAGATTACATACGACCAAAAGATCGCATTCATTAGATAATATAAAATAGTTTGATATTCCATAAGATAAATATTTTATTTTATTTATCTCACTTCTAATTCCTTTACGATTTTAACATGTTTGGCAGGATTAATTACTAGTATAGATTCTGCATCTTTTTGAGGATCAATAGGATTATAATCCCATTGATAAAATCCATCACATTTATCAATAAAAGGTTTTATTATATTATTTTTTTCAGATGAGCTTGGATTACTCACTAAGTCCTCTATTAATCTATCATGATCAATATTAAGTGTTTTACATAATTGTTTAAATTCATTTATTGATAAAATATTACCAGAAATTAAAACTTCATATGTATGAATATCACCACCATATTCATAATTATTATTTTTGTGATAACTTTTTGCCCATATTTTTTTAGGAGTAAACCAAGATGGTTCAGATTTGAATGTAATTATCTTTTCAAAAGATGTGTGCCATGCAATGAATGGTTTTGATTCATTAATAAATTTAGCTCTCATATATAAAAATTATTTTAATCTTTTAAAATCCGGTGTAGACTTTTTACTAATTCCCTCCTTGCCAAGGTAGTAAAAAGATTCGCACCGGATGATTTCTAGTAATAGCATTGCAATAATTATTTTGGACCCATACACGGAATTATGTACTTAAACAACCATCATGTCCAAAATACAGCCGAACCTTGACTACTTCATATCACCAAGTTGCAGGCGATCTAGCGTTTGTGCCAACACATTAGGCTAAAAAATATTATTCGGATATCTCCGCCCTGTTAGTTTTTTGTTTTACTTCCTAACTAAGAAAAAGAAGAATGTTTGAAATATTATTACTTTAAGAGATCTGGCACTGATTTCTATATTAAGATGATCGCCAACTTATACAATTCCCATTATTGGAATCTCCTTGCGCGCTATATGAGCAATTTTTCAATCTTTGTAGATGACTACATGTGTTCCCAATAGAGTTCACATCCATGAAAAATCCTCGCTTTAAGATCTACTATAATAGTAGAACACAAGGAAGTGCTTTAAGTTACAACGTAACTATGCTGTTTACCAATTCGCTAGCCCCAAATCCCCGCCTAGATATACCACGTATATCTATTGACGCGTTTAACTTTAGCCCTTGCCATAATAAATTTCAACCAATATTTTAAAGAACGTATTTTTTAATTATAGTATAAATATAACAATTTAAATCGAATTAAAAAAATATTTTGACATCTTTTTTAAGAATTTAATTTTTTTGCTTAAATCCTTGGAATAAACGTTCTATTTTTTCTTTAAAAGTGAGTTTTTTATTAATATAAGTTGGATCACCCTCTAGTACTATTTTAATATCCATCGTTTTTTTAACACGAGTTTCTTTTTTTTCTCCACCAAATGTAATTTTCCACATTTTTGGAGTTTCTCCGGTAATAATTCCTTTTTTGATATTATCTTTGGAATATGTTACGATTACTTTAGATCCTTTACCTAATAACATGATTTAAATATATTTAATTAATCTTTAATAAATGCTGTTTTAACTTTTGGATTTGCTTTAACTTTCTTTATATAAGGCCATGGATTTTCTATACACTTATATTCTTGTCTATATCCATCCATATAAATTACAACAACAGTATATTGTTTAGCTCTATAAATGTTTTCATTAAAGCCACCAAAAAAATCTTTACGTGTATTTTTAAAAAATGAAGACATTATTCATAGACTTTTGCAAATCCTTTATAAATTAATAATTCATTGATATTAACTAGTTCTTTTGAAGCTATATCTTGTAATAATATAGTACCTAGCCATCTTCCATATTTTCCTTTTTTATCTTTGTTAGTTTTAAGTAATATTTCTGAACCAACTGGAATCCATTTAAGAAGTTGTTCTTTAGATTTTAAACCTTCAGGACGTTCTTCCCCTCTTATTTCTGGGGCATCTACTCCTAATAATCGTATAGATTGTTTTTTTAACCATATTCCAAATCCTAAGTCTATATTTACAGTTATAGTATCTGCATCATATACCTTTGTTACTATTGCATTATAATCGTACATAATTTTTTATATAAAAAGCAGCCTAAGCTGCTTTTTGATTTGTTACTGAGAATTTTAATAGTTGCGCTGCTTTTAAGAGCATCCAGCCTCTTGAGAATTTACAGCTCCCAATCTGTTTCAAGTAAAAATATGTACATATTTTTCAGCCTCTTGAATTCCTTACCTTTTTGAATCACAGTCCGTAGAATTACCATCTAGCCCGTTATCTCATATAATGTGCAAATTAATATTTAGTTGTATTGAATACATAAAGATGGATTAACTGCCATCGCTCAGTCTTGATCCTAAGATCTAATTTTCGAAGTATCGCAAATACTTACTACAGTAAAATTTTTTTAAAGAACTAATTTATTTTATATATGTTATTCATATATAGTATATATGACACTCAGTGCACAAAGATTTAAACGATTTTACTTGTTATATATAACTATCCAAACATCCATCTTATTTAATTCAGTGTCAATTATTTTAAGTATTTTATTCCAATCCCCTCCAGCTAATCCTGCCCCAATTTTTGGCAATCCAATAGTCTTCCCAGCAAAAGTATGATTAATTTTTCTCATACACATAGTAATAGCATCATAATCTACTGGATTACTAACACCATCACTATGATTTATACCATAGTGATATTGTGTATACGAGTTAATAACATATAATGGATGTCCGCCAAAATCAGGAGCTTTAACTTTTTCACTTTTAATATTAATATTTTTCTCAATTACAACATTTCGTAATTCATAATCAATAGTACCTAATTTATTGATATCTCCTCGATAGTCAGGCGATTCCATTTTATAATTATCACATTCAAAAGCTTTAGCCATTTGAGGAGCTATACCAGCTCCCATAGTACAAAAACAATTACAACCATGAGAGATCACATCAAAATGACCATCTTTAGCCAATGTTATTAAGTTACCAATTGTTACTCTTATCATTATTTTAAATTTTTATTTACCAACATGTTTATAACCACAACCAGGATATATTTTTCTAATTTCATCACTATAACTATCTAATTCAGAAGAATGTATATAAAATTCATTTCCAAATTTACTACATAATGGAATTTTTCTTGGAATTAGATGTTCTGACATTATAGGTTTCTTATCAGCATATGGTATCCAATATTGATTATAATCAAATTTTCCTGTTTCGAAAAATTCTATAAAATGATTTTTCCATAGATCTATATCACTTTGATAATAACCAATTTCCATTGATTTAAGTTTACCATCTAATACAAACTTAATATCACAACCTTCACACATTTTACGTTTATGTTCAAAATGCATAATTGTTTCATCAAAATTAGGAATTGTTAATTTAAAAGCTTTTTCGAAACTTCGTCTAGATTTAAAATTATCCATTTATAATTTTATTAATTTCTTTTTCAATTATTATACACATATAACGACTTACCCCTTCAAAATATACGCATGCATTATTAAATTTTAATTTGATTTGGAAATATTTAAATCCCGGAATTTTACATAAATCTTCAAAAATTATATCTAAGAATTTTATAACTTTATCATCTTGAATATCTAATCCATAAAAACGTTTTACTATAAAGTCTTTATATTTTTCATTAAATTCGCTAGTTGTCATAATATTGTTGATGTGTTAAATTAGATTGTATATGTTAGATAATTGTCTAGATGTAAATCCATATAGTTGTTTAATATATTGTTCAGGTTTTAATACATTATTATCTACTCTATATTTCCTCTTATATCATCTCGATAATGTTCTATACGTAAATAATAATTGTTTCTTAGAAATATTTTTGATTTGCATTTTACCATTTAATTAGTTCTTTATATTTTTCTTCTAATGTTATAAATAGAGGATCTTCTTTTGAAAATATCATAGTACGATTAAATGTATTAACATAAATTATATCTAATCCAATTTTTCTTCTTTCATATACTTCATACTTATCCATTCCCTCTTCTTCATTTTCCCATGAAATGATTTCTGTACTAACTACTTGTAACTTAAAATTTTTCATATAGGTTTATATAAATTATTTTCACAAATATAGTTTAATATAGCTATATCCATATGTTTATTATCGATTTTTGGAAATTTAGATTTAAGTTTATTTCTAATTTGTGTAGATGATACTTCTAGAATATCAGTCTCTTGATTTAGAAATATATGAGGTTCTTTAAGATACCAATTGATATTTGGATCTATTTTAATCCCTTTCCTTGGTACAATAACAAATCTCACCATTCTTTCTAATTCAGTAAAATTTACCCATGTATCAAAAGAATTAGCATTATCCTGTCCAATTATCATACTAAAGTTATATTTTTCATTTAACTCTTTATCAGTTTTAAGACGTTTAAAAAAGTTATATGTTTCCCCAGCTAATTGGTTTTTAATTTCATAGTCAAATACTTTGATTCGATTATCAACTTTGGCAGCAATTTTACACATTTCTAATCGATGTTCCGCAGAAACCATATCTTTACCAGCCATATGATCATATGCTGGCATTATCCAAACTTCATCAAATTCTCTTGATGTATTTAATACAAATTGTGCTAATTGAATATGACCTTTTGTTATTGGATTAAAAGCTCCGCCTAAAATAGCTACTTTAACTTTTCTTCCCAATGATTTATATTGAAGTGTTCTAGAATCAATTTTCTTTAATGTTTTAAAAATATTATCTTCAACTGACCATCCACTTTCAGAATGTAACTTCATTAATGAAGCCATTAAATCACCGGCTTCTTCTTCAAGATTTTTAACATCTTGCGATCTCATTAATTCAAAAAATTCTCGTTGAATATCTGCAAGTCTTTCACTTAAAGGAGTATATCCAAAATTTTCATTAAATTTATGAGAAACTATAGATTGTAAATCTTTAACATCCATTGATTATTTTTTTAATGGTTTAATATTCATAAGCATTCTTCGCCCTTCCATTTTGGGCATACTTTCAGCAGCACCAAATCCACTTACTTCATCAGCGATTTTTAAAAGAACTATTTTTCCAGAGTTAACATCAGATATTTCTCTTCCTTTAAACATAACGCTGCATTTTACTCTATTGTTAGCTTTAAGAAATTTAATAATATGATTCTTTTTAAAATTGAAATCGTGATCATCAGTATGAGGTCTAAATCTCATTTCTTTAAGTTCAACTCTATTTTCTTTATTTTTCTTAGATAAATCTTTCCTTGCTTTCTTTTTCTCATAAAGAAATTTCTTAAGATCCATTACTTTACAAACAGGTGGTTTTGCATTCTCAGATATAAGAATTAAATCTAAACCGCGGTCATTAGCACATTTAATGGCATAACCGATACTAACAACAACACCTGCATACTCATCACCAGATAATCTAACTTCCGGATGACGAATATCTCTGTTTGTTATAACTATTTCTTTTTTATCTCGCATTTATTATATTATTAACATTTTCTTAACATTTTTTTCGAAACCTTTTTCCAAAAGTCCATATAAATATTACTTGAGCTTTTGTGAAAGTAATATCTTTAAGAACTATATAAATAAAGAATTAATCTTTTAGCTGCTGTTTTAGTAATTTAACTTGAAGCTGTTCTTTAGTATGATTAACTACATGTATGCCTCCACCACGATATCCTGTTTGAGTAAAAATTCTATATTATCTCTTTTATAAACAGTAACATTAATATCTCTTGGACCACTAGCAGTATGTAATTGAGATATTCCATATACAGGAAATTCACCAGCCATTGAACTTTGAGTTTCTACTTTAATATCGCATTGTGATAGAATAAAAAGGATAGGTAATAAAATTAATTTTTTCATTTTTCGTTTATTAAATGTAGTAAAGCGTTAGTTATTCCATGTTCTAAAGCATCATCTGCTGAATTAAATATCTTATCTTTATTATACTCGTTCATAGGTCTTGATTTACAATATTCTTCACCATTAAGATTCATATCATAATAATGACTATCCCATTTCTTAATATTTGGTCTGAAACCAATAAATACATTTATTTTATGCGTATCTCTTAGCCAATTAGCAATATATGTTAATGTGTAACGAAAACAATAAAAATCATATCCATCTCCAATTAAACCATACCAAGCAGATATTAAATGTTCTATATGTTTTTCTGAAACATCTGAATTAACGATAAAACAATCAGAAGATTGTTTTCCTAAACCTAAAGTTTTTAAATAATCCGATATGATTGGATTACTGAGCATATCATTATACTCATTATAAATATTGTATAATTTTTCTTCTTCCATATTTATTTAGATATAAATCGTTTTTGAGCTTTAAATGTTATCTCTATATTATCGCCATCAATCTTAGATACCCACATATCATGTTGTCTAGTATTATCTGTTACAAAACGATAATTACATTTATCGTTTTGTTTGATATTTTTGATAAATTCTTTTCTTTTTTTCTCATTTCCAAATACAATTATTATAATAATTGTTAAAATAAAAGCCGAAACTGAAACAAATCCTATGAGTATATTCATTTAAACTATATTAAGTAATTCTTTAGCATTTCGTATTGTGTCTGGGTCACCTGTATGCTTTCCTGATGAATCAGATAGTTTAATGGTATGATACCATATATCATCTTCCATAAGTGCCTCGGTGACCTTTATCACCATATTTAATGGTGTGACTCCAACATCATTTGTGAAATTAGTTCCAATACCAAAAGATACTTTTATTCTTCCTTTGAAATGTTCTTTGATTTTTACTACTAATAAAGGATTCAGACCATCAGAAAAAACAATTGTTTTACTCCTAGGATCAATTCCTAATTTTTTATAGTGTAATAATACCTTATGACCAAATTTAATTGGATCACCTGAATCATGGCGAACTCCATCATAAAGTTTAGCAAATTTCTTATCGAAAGATTTGAAAAATACTTCGGAAGTTAATGTATCTGGTAATGCAATACCTAAATCTCCTCTATATATATCAGTCCAATTTTCCATTGCCATATGGTTAGCCATTTTAAATCCATATTTAGCTGCATGTACCATAAACCATTCATGTGCTTGGGTTCCAATTGGCTTAATATCATATTTCATTGCAAAATGAACATTTGAAGTACCTGTAAATCCACTAGTGAAATCTTCAATTTTTGCTTTGGCCATTTGTTTAACTAATTCATCCTGAATATCATAAGAATATCTTCTTCTTGTACCCATATCTACATAATCTATATTATGCATGTTAAATAATTCAATTTTTGTTGCATTTGTATTCCATCTTTCAACTTTTAATTTAATTTCTTCATTAGTCATTTTAAAATAAAGTTCAGATATAAGAGCCATTAAAGGAACTTCCCATAAAATAGTCCTAAACCAGTATCCTTCAATCTCAATTTCTAATTTTCCATTTATTTGAGATATTTTAAGTTCAGATGAATCATATTGATATCCACTTAAAAACTCTATATAGGCTGGACTTAAAAATGGAATTTTTGTAGATAAGAATATTTTTTCTTTTTCAGTTAATCTTAATTTTCCCATAAGTTTAACTTGATTTTTAAGTTCTTCAGCAAAACCTTCAGGAAATATAGTTTCTCCTCTATTAATAAATTTATATTTTACTTTTATAAAAGCAAATTTCAAAATAACAGCCTGCTGCATGGTCATTTTATAAAGATCTGTATCTAATATACTGTTAATTATTTGTTTCATTATTTCATTATTAAATGTGAAAAATACTTTTCTAAAGTCTTTATTAAAGGATGTCCATTAGGTATCTCACCTGTTACCAATTCTGCTTCTTTGTTAATTCTCCAATAAGTCCCTTTTAATCTAGGATGATCATTTTTACCTTTATTAAAATTTCCTAATCTCAATGAATTTGATTCCATCATATGTAGTTCAAAACCATTTTTTGTTCTACTTATAACTATAGGATATGAACATAAAAAACTACTTAAACCAATAAAACTTAATTTATCAAAATCTTCAGAAGAAATGTTAACTTTCCTTGGAGCATTTAATAATAAAGGATAATTTTTTCCGTTTGCCATAATTAATTTTTTATTTAGTTTTGTTTCTAATTATTAATTTTTTTAACTACTTTAGGAGAAAGAACTATATATTTATATACGTTAACTTTATTCAACATAATTTAAAATTTATATATATAAATTATCAAACCATGTATTAAATTGTTTATTTATTAATGATGGATTAGGAATTAAACATTTATCACCTGTATGTACTCCATTTCCTAGTCCTGATAAATAAGCATTTTTGCAAATATTTTTAAGTTCTTCTTTATTCCAAGATTTTTTATATGATCTAATTAAAATTTCATTTTCTTTCGTTGGTTTTAAAATAAATCCATATATATGTCTTAATCCAATTCCACGATTTCCTTTTAACTTATCATCTTTAAGAAAATTATTTAATTTAAATCCTCCATTACCACTCAAATGTTTATCTGTAACTATACCTGATAGATATTTCTTACCTGTAAACCAAACTAATTCTTTATTTAATGGCGTGTTATAACATATTTCTTCTGAAGATGCACCTAAATGTCCACCCTTTAAATTATTATGTATATTAATAAGTTCATATTCAATTTCAACACAAATGATAGTAGAATTAACATTATATTTAGATACAAAATATTTAATCCATTCTTTAGATATTTGAGGTATAAATTTATAATGAAAACTATCTTTATTTGAGATAGTTTTCATTATATTAGTTTCTATAGCATTTGTTGTAGCTATGATTTTTTCATATTTCGGCCTTTTATTCCAATAATCTTTATCAGAAGTTATTGATTGGCGTACTTCATAAACATCATCTATATACCAATCACCTTCATTAATTTCTGAATCATCTGTTAAATATAAATGTTGGTATTTTGCATTTTCTTTAATAATATTCTCAACATCTAATAATAATCGTTTATTGATTGTATTAAATACTAAATTAGATTTAGTATCACTTTCTAATAAATGTACATTTACTGATTTCCACATAATTTAAAATATTAAGCTTCCTTCGTCATCCCATTGACAATATAATTTACCATTTTCTCTAAGAATGACATATTTTAGTTTTTCATTTTCCTCTTTACTCATACAATTATCATCAATAACTGTAGACATCCCCATTATAGAATAAGCCATTCCACCAAATGGAAGTTTATATAACATTTTTCCATTAGCATATCCTCTATAACTTCCTTTTTGATGGGTATATTCATGTGTGCCTCCAATCCATTCATCTAATTGATTTAAAACTTTATTTTTACAAGCATTTTCTCTAACCCATAAAGATTGAGAAGAATTATCATCTACATTATATAATTTTCTAAATGTTACTTGATCTGCCATTAAATCCTTACATTTATGTAGGATCTGTTCTGGTGACTCATTATTATAAATACTAGTCATATTCAGAGATAATCGTAGATTAAATCCATTGTCCTTTATAAAATTACATAATGAGTAAAGGGGAGGTCTTTGGGATTTAGGTGCGTCAATAATATCCCAATTATTTTCAGAATCGAAAATATCCGAAATGGACAAAGAAATGGTATTAACCCCTAATCTTCGTAATAAACGTATATTTGAATATATTGAATTATTTTGTTTATCCATTAATAAGGATCCGACTGTTTGAATCTCTACATTAGGAAATGGATGGTTTTCTTTATCAAGTACATATACCAAGTTCTCTAAAAAATCAGAATTTTGTAAAATTTCACCATTATCTCCAGTTATAATAAGAGAATTAACACCGTTATTAGATGCGTATTTAATTCTCTTTCTATATTGGATTTCATCAAACTTATTAATATATGGACTATCATGCATACAAGATACACAAAATTTACATTTATTAATACATTTTTTTGTAGGAACTACAATTGAAATACTTTGTATATTCATTTTGAAATTTTTGATTAATCAAATATAACAAAAAAATATGACAATAAAAAATATTTCACCAAGAAATTAAATAATAACATTCATTACCTATTAATTCTTTAAAATTAACTAAATATCCAAATTGTTCTAATACACTTATTTCTCCTCTAGATAAATATTGATGATATGTAATATTACGTATCAATAACGTTTGTGAAGAATAATTAATATTAAAATAATTATCTATTTTATCTTTTATTCCTGTAGTAATTTTAACTATTTTAGCATGATCTACATTATCATTAAATTTTTTATCTGCCTTATTAGAATCTATAATAGCAGTTTTTGCCGCATATATACCTATATTGTTCATATTATATTGCGCCTTTATTATAATTTCCTGAATCGCTCTTTTTCTTAATATCTTTAATTTGTTTTTTTAATTTATCTGCTTCCTCATAATTTTCTTGCTTTAAAACTTTTTCTAAAGCTTTAGTTAAATCATTTATATTTGGTTTAGCATTATCATCAAAATAATTAGATTCTTCTTCATTATTATCTGAATTTATTCTTTTCATTGTATATGGATCTACATAATAAGACCAATCATTAGCCCATATATCTATAGGTAATGGTAATGGGCCTAAATCTGCTACTATTATTTTTAAAATAGAAGATATGTCCATAAAGTCATCCGGAGGTTGTAATGTATTTTTATTATATAATTCAACATATATGCATGCATTGGCTATCCCTAAGAATTTATATGGATTTCCAATTAAGCCTCTATCACCTTTATCCATGTTTTTTTCAGGAATAGGTGCAGATGGTTTAAGTCTAGTTATGATATCTCCATTTTTAAAGTCGTGAATTGACATTGATTTTTGTTCCATAATTTTTTAATCTTTGAATAATATATCTAATGCAGTCCACATTTTTTCATATCTACCATCATATAGCATTGATTTAAAATGTTTATGCTCTTTTTTGTACATTTTAAATTTATCTGATTTAGTTTGTTTAGAATATGACGCATTAGCTATACGATCACATATTTTTACAAAAGCTGCATGTCTATAAATTTTAATTCCATAATAATATGTTCTATTAGCTCGTTCGGCTCTATTTCTGCCTTTTTCATTAGTAAGAGCATATACATATTCAGCAACATCTAAATTTGTATTCTTTTTTACATCATTATAAGATACTTGAGCATCTTCTATTAAATCATGACCCCAGCATGCTGCAAATACTCCAACCCTATCATCAAAAGGAATTAAATCTTCAAATGCTTTAGCTGTCATTAAAACCATATGTAAATGAAATTCATATTTTTTATCATCATACATTTGTCCAACTATTCCATGCATTTTACATGCATAATCTTTAGTAATCTTTACTATATCCATATTATAATTTATCTAATAATTTATCTTTTAAATCTATACCAATTCTCATCCATGTAGATCTAGATTCTTCTTGTGGTATCCGATACTCTGAATAATTAGGCTCTGGTAACAATATAACTAAACCTATAATCGAACAAACTAATATCAAAGTAAATAAGCACCATATGAAAAAGGCTAATAATATCTTCATGATAATTTAATTAAATTTTGATAAAACTTTATGAAATTTTAAAAATTCATTAGAATCAATTATGTTAACACCATTTTTCTCTAATTCTATACGTATATCAGTTAAATCCTCGGCCAGACCTCTACATCCATCCCAAACAAAAAAAGTTCTAAAACCTTCTTTTTTAGAATCTAAAGCAGTATCTTTAGCACAATAATCAGTTGCTAATCCAACAATATATACATCCTCAATTTTTCTCTCTTTAAGAAAATTTGCTAAACCTTTAGCTCCAAATCCAGAATATGGATGATCATCTTTTTCAATCCCCTTTTTGAAAATATAAAAATTATTTCTTTTAATTAACGATAAATCTATATCTGGATGTAATTCAGATCCATAAGTATTTTGTACACAATGATCAGGCCATAAAATATCAGTAACACCTTTTGAATTAATATATGTATCTCTAGGTTTCTTTCCTTTATGTGAAGAAGCAAATGCATCCATCCCTTCCGGGTGAGAATCATTAGTAAATATTACCAAATTAAATTCAGATAACATACTATTGATTACTGGGTTAATTTCATCTCCATTAGGTACAGGTAATGCTCCTCCAGGATAAAAATCATTTAATGCGTCCACGACAATTAAGACTTTATGTTTTGTATTTTCCATATAAATAGGTTTAAAATTTTAAAAATTTATTTTCGTTTTTTTCGTTTTTTCTTAAAAAGAAACTGTTTTGTATTAGTCTTATTAAATTCTGTAATCATATCAGGAGATATAGAATCTCCAATAGTTATATAACGTTTATATAATTGAGATTTAGTAAATATCCAAACAGGTATAAAAAGAGGAGATACAATCCATATACAAAAAGAGCGAATAAACCAAAATGGATAAATACATTTTTTACCAATATTTGTATATTCATCCCAATTTTCTTGTATATGGTTAATAGATAACCATAATGCAAAATTAATTAAAAATAGTGTCATAATATTTTATTTATTATAATGATTAATAAGTGTTTCCCTATTACTAAATCCTCTGCTTCTTGGAGATAGCATAAGAGTAGGAGGCCCTTGAGCATCTTTATATACTGATCTTTTCATTGCTTTAATAGCAAAATCAATTTGTTCAATCCATTCATCTATACTATATTTAGATACTGCTCTAGAAATTGGAAATAAATCCATTTTAGAATGGTGATAAGGATTATCGCATATTTCTGTATGTATATTAATCAATGTAGTTTTTGAGAATCTTTCTCTAATTAATCCTCCACATATACCTGATTGAACTTCATAATCAATTGGATCTTCATTAGCATTTGGTAATTCAGCTGCCGGCTTAAATACTCCATTATATAAATCTTTAGGAATTAATTCATCTTCATATCGTTTATTTATAGCTTTAGCTAATTCATAAACTTCCATTTTAGTTAAATCTGCTATTATAGAATGTACTCCCACTGATCCAATATCATGAAAGTTAGCCCATCCTAAAACTATTTCTGTATGATTACCAGTAGCAACTATTCCAGATTTAAAATCATGTGTATCAGCTAATCCTAACACTGTTCTTAGAACAGCATGTATTGAAGTCATTGCATCTTCACTAAAACCACCGGTTAAACTAACTTTTACTATTTCATCAACTATATTTTGTATAGGTTGTTTAAAAACTTTAATTCCTGATTTATCTTCTAAATGATCTACATATTTCATAGAAGATGAATTTAATGAAGATGGTTTAGTAATAAAAATAGAATCTTTTTGCCCCATTGCTTTCCATACTAATATTGCAACAACAGCAGAATCTAATCCACCAGAAACAGATACTTGAGCTTTTTTAATTCCACATAATTTAAAGAATTCTTTTTGCTCAAATAAAATAGCATCAATTATTTCATTATATTTATCGGTATTATCTCTGTATACAACTGGTGACACTTTTCCTAATTTATGAACATAATTATATTCTTTAAATCTTGGTGCATACCACCTTAGATCTCCGTTACCATCAAATATTGTAGAACCACCATCAAAAACCATTATATTTTTTAATACATCTCCAACACCTACAGAATTAACCGAAATTATTGGAACTTTAGTTTCTTTTGCAATTTTACTAAATTGAGCCAAACGTTTCTCATGTTTTCCATAATAAAAATATGATTGATTAATATGGATAAATAAATCAGTTCTCCCTCCACTATTGTACATTTCTGGAATATTAATATCATTCTCATCTGTCCAAGCATCTTCACAAATAAGAACTCCAATTCTTATTTCTCCTATAGAAGGAGTATTAATAGTAAATGGTTCTACTACAGCACCTTTCTCAAAATATTTTTTATCTTCATGATGATCAGAAGATGCTAATAAGACTTTATTATATTTTTGGATAGTAGATCCTTGTAAAATAAATGCAGTATTTCTTAACTCTGGAAATCCATTTTTCTTCATTTTTATATAATCTACACCTCCAACAATTACAACACCTTTATATTCAATATCTTGTATATGTTTTTGAATAACATCTACCTTATATCGTTGTTGAATAACAAAATCTTGTCTATCCCATAATGATCCACACATATATCCGGAGATAGCTGTTTCAGGAAAAACTGATATATCACAATTATTTACATGGTCACATTCGATAGCTTCCATGATTTTTCTAGTATTTCCATCTAAATCTCCAGTAATAGAATTAATTTGATGTATACCAATAATTAAATCTTCAATTAACTTCATATAATTAGTTTAATATTTTACTAATGTAACCAAAAAATAATCAAAATGAAAGTATTTTAATCATTAAATTTTTCAATATTTAATTTTAACTTTCTTTTATCTTCATTAAATACTACCTTTTCATATAAATTTATTAACTCTAAAAAGTCTGTATGATTTATTTTTTGAACCATTGATCCGAATTTTAAACCGTATTCGGTTATAAATATTTCTCCTCTGGTAGGAATTTCTCCTCCTTTTAAAAAGTTTTTGATGGCTTCATTTGAAAAAATTGTTGATTCTTTAAACTTATGATTTATTTCTATTAAATAATTTTTAAATTGGTTTTTATATTTTTTTGAAAAAGTACTATATATAGAAATTTTAATATCTGATGTTAATTCAATTAATTGTAATGGTGGGTTATCATCAAATTCTATTGTATAACCAAGATTTTTTGAATCATATCCTCTAACTATTTTTTTTGGTATGTTTGTAATATTCAATGGAAATGCAGCATCGTTAGAATATAATAAAATCTTTTTTTTATTTCCAGAGATTATAACTTTTTCTGGATTATTACATGACGATATAAATAAAGTTTTTAACTCATTATTTCTAGTAAAAAAAATACTAATATTTTTTAAGAATTCAATTTTTTTATTAATTATATCTAATATTATATCTGTTTTATTCCAATATATTTGATTTACCTCATTCCATTCTGATAAATTTAATCCAAATCTTATTTTTATTAAATATTGAATGAAAAACATTATACAAACTATCCCAATATAAAATAAAAAAATAAAGCCTCCATTGTTTCCTTCACCACACCATTCACCAGCATCATAACTTATAATTATAGAAACCAATATAACCATTGACCATATAATTATAGGAATTGATGTAAAAAAAATCCAATATATTCCTGTTAAAAATTTATTTAATATCTTCATAATTATTTTTTTCTTATAATTGAAATAACTGATTCTTTAGATTGATGTGTTAATAATGATATTTCATCATTAGCTCCTTTTAAATAAGACTTTTTTAATAAACGATTAATGCCTTTAAATGTTTCGTTTGAATAACTATTAATATTAAATAATTCATTCTTTTGTTCATTATATCCTTTTAAATACCAATCCCAGATTTGATCATCTTGCTTTTGTTTAGGTATATATAATAGATTATTAAACTCTACCCATTTTTTGATTTCAGATGCACCAGACACCTCGCTAACGTTAACTTTGCTTAATAATGCATTATTAACTTTAATTCTATCATACTTATAAAGATAATAAACATTTTTAATACCAGCCATTATGATATTTTTTAAACATTGATTACATGGAGAGATAGTACAATACATATCACAACCATCAATTTCTACATTAGTTTTAGCTGCGAATGCTATAGCATTCATTTCTGCATGTACTTCATGATCATCTGACCAAGGAGAATGTTTTTTTCTTTCAAAATTATCTTTATCAAAAATGTTGTCACAATTAGGCAATCCTGGAGGTGATCCATTATAACCAACTGTAACAATTCTACCATCTTTTACTATAACAGCTCCAACGTGATGACTTACGCAATGACTTTTTTCTGCAAAAAGAAATGCTGTTTTCATGAAAACATCATGTAATTTACTCATTTTATAATGTAAAAGGTTGATTTTTTTTGTCTTCTGATTCTGCTTTTAGCATGCTATTGATAGAAACTATATTTGTTTCAATAACCGTTTTTACATGTAAAGCATATGCTTTACAATCCTCTCTATCAAACTCACTAAAACTATAATCTGTATTTGGATTATATGTTGATAAAAGTAATGAATTAGATATTCCTTTTAAAATTTCTTTTTCTAATTTTTCCATTCTATAATATTTTGAATTAAAAGTAACAAATAAAAATAACTATATATCATGATAGCAATTAATTATTTGTTAAGTTTATTTTTTAATATTTACTCTCCGTACTCTTTGTTTCCTAATATTTCATTTTTATTGCTTTATTAAATAAAAAAGGAGAACTTTTTAAGTATCTCCTAAAGGCCGCGTATAGACTATCCGGAACAGCTATGACCCATTGCATATAAAACCTATTACTAGGAAAATCTAGAGGCAATGCCCTATAAAAATTTAAATATTAATCTTATTAATCTCATCGATAACAACTTGCGGGTTGATTTCGATTTGAGGTATAAGTTCATATGTTTGCTGTGTATATCCAAATAATCTGAATACTTTTTGACCTGCTTTTAAGGCAGTATTTGCATATCCACAAACATTAATTATGTATACATATGGAGTACCAAACTTCTTGATATAATTAGCCATACCTTGTTCTGTTCTACCTCCACCATCTTGTTCATCTGATATGATAATTACTCTATCATATTTTTCATTATTTACAACAAATGTTTCAAAGCATGCACCAAATTCAGTACCGTGTCCTTTCATACCAATATAAGACATAAACTTCTTCTTAAGAGTATTAACAGAATCCATTGGATTCCATCCAGTAATCTTTTCAGATCCATTAGCAAAATGATATACGTCTCCACCAACCCCTTTAGCGAATGTAGCAGCAACTAATGCCGCCTTTGCTACAGGAGTAGTTCTAATTGATTTATCTTTACCAATACAAACATTTTTCCAGTTACTTGACATAGATGCAGATGTATCAAACACAACAGCAGTTCTACCTTCAGGTAAAAGATTTTTAAGATTTGGAATAGAACGTTCATATGCTATACCAAGAGCTTCTGATACTTTTAATAATTGTCTTCCTTCAAATTCTTCTAACATTACATCTAATGCAATGTCAATTAAATGAGGCCATATTAAAGATTTTACAATAAAATCTTTATTCATAAGTAATTCACAAGCTTTATCTAAAAGATCAGTATCATTAGTTTTTAAAATATTTCTTACGTTTCTTAAAAGTGCAAGATAACCAATCTTTTTTGTTTCAATAAGCTCTTTGTAATTATCAGACTTAGCTTCTTTAAGAACAGTTTCTGCCTGATTTTTAGTAATTTCACCTGCTTTAACAGCTTCAGCTACTTTTTTACCTGCAGATGTATTCTTATCTTCAACAGTATTAAATTGTTTAAGAACACCTAAAACAAGAGCTCTAAGAGTAGGAACTTTGACAGTTTCTCCGTCAACAGCATGCTCATCTTTTTCAAATTTAGTACCTTTGATTGCTTTAATATAATCATTTACATCAAGTTTCATGAAACCTTGTACTGGTGTTTCCTTTGGATGAACAAGATTAACAATATCTACTAAAGATACAGCTTTATTCTTCATTTGGTACTTAGCTAATTGATATGCATCAGCTGATTCAATTGCATCTTTAAAACCTTTTTTAAGAGAGTTTGGTAATGATGCCTTTTGACCATTCTTTGCAAGATAACAAGCAAGAATTTCAGTCATATCGTCTAAACGATATACAATACCACCATTGTTAGTTTTTCTATCTCTTTTAGAGAAGAATTTCTTTCCAAGGCCATCACCTTGTAAGAATGGTATAAGTTCAACAGCACCTCGATGAGTAACTGTTCTTTGTCCAAACTTAATACGAGCATAGATAAGTGCTTTAGCAGCAAAATTCTTATCTTTCTTTGCAACACTTTTAAAAACATCAGCGAAACGTTTTTCACGTTCACCTTCTTTTTCATAAAATGTATTATCTAATCCAGTAGAAAGAATTCCTACTAGTTCATGTTCAGGTCTTTGTGTAAACCCTGTTCCACCTTGATGAGTTGTAGTTCTTTTAACTACTGGTTCTCTTTTTTGATTGTACTTTGCCATAATTGTTACTATTAAATTTATTAATTTAAAGAATTTATTTTATTTTTTATTTCTTACTGTGTATTTCCCATAATTTTTTGAGATAATCAACATCCATTATATTATGTTCTATTAATTTTTCGTCAGTTTGTATGCTCATATCTCTATCATTCCACCATTTATTCATTATACCTGACCATCTCCAGCCTTTCATTGCCTTGTAATCATTGATATCTTTTTCTGTGATATCTTCTGTATGATCTAATAATAATTTTATTGCATAATTATAACTAGGAGCAAATTTATACATTACATCTTGTATTTTCTTCTTCCACTTGTCATTATAAAATTGTATTTGACAAGCTTGTTGATGCATCGTATAAACAGGATAAAGCGTCTTAGTTATTGTATTAACTATTTTAGGTTGAATATGATTTTGAATACGTTCAAAATCATATTGATGTTCCTCATAATGAGGACCTATTCCACTAATTTTTTCTAGTTTAAGTTGATACCAACATGTTAATTTCATGGTGATATATGTTATTCTAGGAGATAACCATTTAGCAAACTTTCTTCCTGCCATTGCTCTTTCCCAAATCCATAAATCTGGTCTATGTTTTGCATAATCACTAATCTTCCATTTTAGACCTCTTACAAATTCCCAAATTTCTTTATCTGTTTTACCTGCTAATTTATAAGCAATTACTGTATTTAATACATGATCTCTAGATAATCCTCTAGATTGGTATTCTTCTCCGGTAGCATATGTAGGATATCTATATCCTTGATAATAGTATTTTCCTTTAAATATTCTACCAATTAAAGTTTTTCTTCGTTCTCTAACCCAGCAATTTTCAATTCCCTCTATGAAACGTGGATCCCTATAAATAAAATATGCATCTTTATTTCTTCCTATTGCATCTCCTTTTCCATTATCACCATTAGGATTCCATGCTGCATTTTTACTTAACATCATTTTGTTTTCTTCATCAACAAAATATTGTGTGTCTTTTGATTTCCAATTTAAATTTACCATAAATGTTTATTATATAAATAGAACTACCTGCCGCACCTTCACGTCTTCTTAATTCTTAGGGCTTACATATTTTTTGCTAGCATGCATATGCCGGGTTCGCTTCCAAAGTTTCCAGATGTATATACAGAGCATATACTCCATACAGACCTCCACTAATTCCACTCAACGACTTAATCTTTCCATTGACGACGGATTCTCAAGCTTTAACCTCTCCCAAGCAAATAGTTCTAAATTTTATTTATCTTTTTCTGATAATATTTGTTTTTGTTAACTGAATAGGTGTAAGATTATCAAACTTAATATGATATTCATACCATTGTTTGCCATTTCTTAACATTTCATCTGTTACATCATCTTTGTGATAACAATCATTCCAAAAGATAGCATGTTTAATATCTTTACCTTGGTACTTAATAGTTGATAATACAATTTCAGTTTTCATTTTTTTATTCTTTAATGGTTAAAAATTAACATAAAAAAAGTCTGTTAAACTTGCATTCAACAGACTCCGAATATACGAAATTTTGTTAAAACAAGTTGAGAAAATCAAAAAGAGATGTCTTTTGGTAAAGGCGATCAGCCGGAGCAAATAACCCTCGAAGTAACTCTTTTTTTACTACAACGTATTTTTATATTTTATAAGATAAATATAACCAAAAGATTTTAAATTTAAAACTTATTTGGTTAAGAATATGTTAATTTTAATTATATATACTAATATGTTTAAAATTAATTTATACTTGATGCATCAATAATTTTAGTTATATAACCATTTCCTGTGTAATTACCATTTTTATCATATGTTTTTGTAGGTACTGTTTTATAATTATCAACAGATGGCCAATAATCATGCCAATTATTTGTCCCATCTTCACTATCTACATTATTAGGACAGGTAATACAAACATTTGGATTAGTATATGGTAATGTACAATTACAAATTCTCATAATTAATCATTTAGATATTATATGGAAGAATTTAATAAAAGTTTTAATCGTAACAATAAATATTTATTGATTTTCCATATAATGGAGTAAGATTGGCTATATAATTAGCTTCTATATAATCAACTAATTCCCAATTTTCAATTTTTTCATTGAATTTGAAATCTCTATTAGATCCAATTGAAAAATTAGGGTCACAATTACTAGTATATATTAATCGATATCCTCCTTTTTCATTTCTCCATACTTCAATAGTCCCTCCAAATTGTTCATGTAAATTAAACTGCGGTCCTGTACCTTTTACAGTATTGATTTTTCCTAAAGGAACAATTAAAGAATGTGGTGTTTTATACTTTGTATTAATTACAATTTGATCTAGCCTTCTAGAAGCAGGTTGTTGATCTATTGGTATATACTCATATTCGGATTCTATTCCTTCCTCTGAGTTATCTATAGGATTCAGAGAAGCTACTGCTCTAACATTATTACCTCCTAAATCTATAGCTCTTTCAATAAAAATTTGGCTTAAAGCAGAATGTTCTCCAAAAACTTCCTTTGCTGCATATCCTCTTGCCATAGCTTTACCAGGATCTGTTATAGCACAACTCATATTATATGCATATAATAATGCATCCATATAATCTCCTAAGGCTTTAGTTTGTATAGATTTCATCCTCATTATATCCTTTGACCCATGTGTTTTCATATTATGTATTTTATGTTTTAATAATTATTCTATTTCTGATAGTCTATTACACATAGTCTCCCATTCTCCACCTGTAGATGGATCTTTAACTGTGCAAAAATATTGTCCATGAACTTTAACTAATATTATTTCTCCTCCATTTCGAAACTTTTTGTCTATTATATATGATTTACCTTCTTCTAATTTCATAATTAATTATCATTTAAATAATCTTCTAATGCTTCTCTGATGGTTGGCTTCCAATCTTTTTTATCAACAAAATGTGTTATAACACTATCAGATACTTCAGTATTTATGCTTTGCATACCTTCTCCATTTATAACAAAATGACCATTATCATCATATAATAAACAAGGTGCATCTCCTAATTTTGTTAATTCTTCTATAATAAACTCAAATGATAATTCCGATTGGTTTATTTTTAACATATGATATATAATTTTAGACAATTCATCTATTCTATGATTTTCTTCAATGCTATATTCTTCTTTAAATTTATCCCAAGAATTTTCATATTCATCTAAATATACATATCGTTCTTTACTAAGGGCAGATATAGTATGTTTTGCCGCTATATTTCTTAAATCATCTCCCATTTTTATTGTTTTTGTAATCCCAGTGGGATTCGAACCCACGTTTTCCTGGTTTTAGAGACCAGAGCTAAGCCTCTCAGCTATAGGATCAGAAAAAGATTCTCAAATTAATGAGAATCTTATGCAATTATTCCTTTAAATGTTGTCATATCTTTAATAAATACATTTTCTTTATAACCTCCGAAATCATACATGAGATTATTATTATTTTTATCAATGTAATGGTATCTACTCTTACTAAATATGTTAACATTGTTCTTTTTTCTTTTTTACTGTAAGTACAGAAATGATTTTATCTATTTGAGTTTTAAACTCATTTAATGGATGATTTTCTTCTGGATGTCTATTTTCTATTTGAGAAAAAGATTTTCCTTTTAATAATCCATAAGCAGCATACATAATTCTTAATTCTTCTCTATTAACAAGATGTTTCCATGCTGCTTCATTATGATGAATAACTCTTTTACCAACTAAATTTTTAGTTTTTCTTTGAGTTTTTAAGAATCTTTGCCATTCAACTGCTTTTTTAATGTCAGATTTTAAAAATGTACTTAATTTAATTTCTTCTTTTACTATATTGTTTTCTATTAATTGTTCCATGATATTATTTATTATTTTTGATTAAAATTGTTTAAATATTTTATTCTTATTAAGACAAAAATAATAATCATGGAGGTCTATTATTAATCTACCAATGAGATGTTTTCATAACTTATTTAATTTTAGTTTGATATTCTTTTAATGCTAATGGTAAGTTAGATGTTAATTTTTTTGACTTTTCTCCTGGTTCCACTACAATTGCAGTGATTTGGTTATCTATATCAGGTTCTCTAAAGACTGTAGTTTTTAGATTATGATACTTAAATTTTTTAATAAATAATGATAATTGTTCTTCATTTTCTACAGATAGAATTATTAAATAATTAGATTTAGTATTCCATTGTTTAGAAATTTCTGGATGTTGATGTTGAAAATCAATTCCAGCATGAGATGATTGAACAGCTTGATAACCAGGATGAAGATCTCTCCTAGTAATAATAATTAGTTTTTGATGTACCTACTTCATAGTATAAGTTTTTATTATAAATTATATATTCAATAAAAAAATATTAAGATAGCCGAAACTATCTTAATATTTTATAATTTTAGATTTCAGATTTTAATTTTCTTTTTTAGAATTTAAATCTTTGTATTCTGTCATAACATTATTAAAGATTTCTTCTAAAGGAGATCCTTTAACTGTTTCAAGAATTTCTTTAAATCCACCACCTGCAAATAAGCTATCTAATCCACCTTTTTGAGGTTTAAGATTTTTCGCTAATGAATCAGCAAGTTTTTGATTACCAGAAACAATAAGTGCTTCAATTAATCTAGGTTGAATAGCACCCATAGTAGCTTCAAGAGATTTAGTTTTAATTTCAGTACGATCTTTTTCAAGTTTTGTACGTAATTCTTCAACATTTTTCTCTCTTTGAATACTTGCTGCAGCAATTGCATCTTTAGTTTTCTGAGCTTCTTTTTCAGCTTCTAATCGAGATTTTGTTATATTAATAGCAAAATCTTCTTTAATTTTAGAAGCTTTTTGACTCAATTCAACCGATGTAGTACCAATCGAATCTTCATTTGCTAATTCTTTAAGAGAAACTTCAGTTTTCTTTTGAGATGTAACTAATCGTTCATCAAGTTCAGATCTTTTGATTATTTCTTCTTTTTTAGTATAATCTAGATTCTTTTGAAGTTTAGCAATTTTTAAATTTTGCTCAACTATATCATGTTGATTAGTAATTAACATTTCAGAAATACTAGTATCACCAATACGAACATTAAGAATCTCGGCATCATAAATTACCATTCCATTTTCTTCGAATTTTTTACCAGTACGAACTTTTCCTTTATCAGCAGAACCTAATATAACATCTCTGATTATATCAGTAGCAGAGTTATTAAACTCTTCGATATTAATTTTCTTGACAGCATTTCTAATAACAGATCTCATATGCTGGGTAAGTAACTTAACATAATTCGAAACACCAAACCATTTAATGGTATCTCCTTCAAAGTTAACTTTGTAAGAAATTAATATTTGTACTTCAATAAGATCTTTAGTAACTACCCCAATAACATCAGAAACGTTATTATGTTTCGTTTGTAAATATGTTGTAGATATTAAATTATCATCTGATTTAGGTGTATCCGACGAAAGTTCTAATACATCTAATGTTTCATCATATTCTATCATTACAACAGAAGGTCCTTCAACTACTCTTCGTTCTCCTTGTTTGTTAACAACTTGAACAGCATAGTTTGGCCAAACATTAATAAGAACAGCTCCATCATACTTAGTATCTAATTTAATAGAACGAGGTTTTGTATATGTTGATTTTCTATTCACTTCATCAGCCATCATACCCATTGCTTTAGAAGCAATTAATGTCTGTTTTGTTCTGGCACCAAATGATCTTGAAGAATAATCAGCGATAAAGTCATCTGCACCACCATCAAGTTCATCTTTTAAACCTTGATTATATGTTCTGGCTTCATCATTCCTAGGGAACCATAATTGTACAGCTTTGTCTCCAATAACTCTTTTAACAATTACTTCTGATCTTGGATCTGGAAGCAACATCATTGGACCTTTTACTAATTTAATATCACCGGAAACTTTATCAAGCATATATTTACCTTCACCTTTTGGAACAGCAGTTGCATAATGAATTGATTCATCACCATATTTAATCAACGCATGCTCGGCTCTTGGAAAATAAATCTTTTGATCTTTTCCTGTAATAAATAATTCTTCACCAGCAATATGATTTTTCTTTATATCTTTATAATCGGCAATAACTTTAATATAGATACCCATATTTTCGTTAAGTTCGATTGCTCTGAAAATCCTTTGTTTTTTACTTTCAATAAAGGTTTCAGTTGGTTTAGGAAATACTACATCAGGACCTTGAATATAACGCTTATCACCATTTTGATCAAGAAGAATACAATATTCTAATCTTTCTAATGTAACAGCATCTCTGGTATAATTACCATTTTCTTCAAGTACTTCAATACCTGTAGGAGGTATATAAAAAGATACATCAGTTCCTTTTATAATAAGAAGATTTCCAGTTCGGATTTCTTTATTATTAAATAAGTTACCTTTCTTTTCTTCACCTTCAGCAGTTTTTACTACTGCATTTTTTAAATTTTCTTTTGCTTCATCTTCATTATAAACACGAATTAAAAGATACTCATTAGACTTAAGTTGATGTCCATCAATTACGTCAGCAACTTGTCCAGGAAATAATGCGAAAGTTTCAGGTCCGGGAATATTAATTTTCCTACCCGCACTTAATTTTACAGTATTAACTTTTCCTTTTGCAGGATGCTCGCGACCATTCTTTTCAACAGTTGGGTTAGTTAATACTAAATACTGACCTTCATCAGCTGCGGGGCATACTCTAATAGCACGTTCCACTCCAGTATGAGCAAATCTTCTAGATTCTCTCTCATAAATGACAGTTTTATCTGTCTCTGGAAGACTAGTCTTATTAGGACCGGATATTACATCAACTTGTCCGGTTGCCCCTTCAAGGATATGTACATACGTGCCCTGGGGTAATACTAAATCCCCTGTTCTACCATTTTCCATAAATTAAATTTATTGATTAATATAAATATTTAGAATTCAAATATAACAAAAATAAATTTAACTAAAATTTATTTTTGTTAAATTTATGTTAAGATTGATTTTTCTTCTTTTTTGGTGGTCTATTAACTCTTTTCATAAAGTATAACGGTATAAGTATAACAGACAATATGATAATTGCAATTACGATAATTGGTTGTTCCATATTATTTATATGATATTAAATATAATAAGTTTTAAAAATAAAGAAGGAGGAGATGCGCATCTCCTCCTAATTGGAATTCTTTACAAACTTCGGTTCCATCGAATGTTATGATAAATCGCATAACCGTTTAGATTTATATCCTATTCAATGGAGTAGCGTTATTTTTAAGGATCAACAAACTACCTAAAACCTAGTGATAACTACCACAAAAGCCTCTTTACGACGAGGAACGTGTTTGAATTTTTTTAGGAGCCCAACTGCGGATTTTCACCACCCATCTATTTTTCACCTGCAGATTATTCAATAGAGCTCCATTTTACCTAGGAGAGTCGGGCATTAAAATTAAATTTGAGAAACTGTATAAAAGCGATTTTTCTTGAGCGCCCGCCGGTATCAAACTTTATAAGGTTCACTGGTAAACCATGGTAAACCAGCTTTAAATCCAAAACCTCCATTACCCCCTTCACAGTATATACGGATTATTCATCCTCCTGACTTGGACAGTAATTACTATGTTTGACCCCTGGCCGGTAATAATATCTACTAGAGATATTTCTTACCGATGTCGCTATTTCAGACATTCGTGGAAAACCTCGCGATTTCCGGAACTACCTTAGGAGCAATATACGAAGTAACTTTTATATTACTACAAATTTAATTTTTCAAAGAACTTATTCGATTATAGGTTCTTGGATATCAATAAATCCTTTTACAGATAAATATATTTCCTCGATAAAATCGATAACTTCTGTTTTAAAACGATCATTAGTAGATAAATTAGATTCCAATATTTGTTTCGCTTCTTCTTTCGATTCCGCTTTAACTAAATAAGATCCTCCACATATTTCCCAATCATCGTTTGTTGTTGTTCCAAATAAAAATGCTTTCATAACTAAAAATTTTGGTGAATATTAGATCCATCTTATTTTCCAAAAGCACATATAAAGAACGTTTTATTAAGAGAGCAATATACTAATAATTACCCAATAAAAAAATTTTAATACGTTAAAAGATCGTTAATAAAATTACATATCAAAATCGTCTATATCCATTCCAGGCCATATTTCTTTACAGCTTCCGCCTTCACGATTCCATTTATCATATTTACATTTACACATTCCATTGTGATAGTGTTCTCCATCACATGTTGGAACATGACCTGGTAAGAATGGATATACATCGTTTTCTGAACCCATATAAGGAACCTCTGTTAAAGAAGGCCTTCCTGCATGTTCGGCATAATTGTCTGGTAATGGGAATTTTTCATCGTCCATTAGTTTATCTTGGAAAAGAGCTCTAATAAATCCAGATTTGTCCGAATTAATCATAGCTGCCATATCTTCTGGATGATATTCTAAAGCATCATGGCCATTAACTAAAATCCCACACTTTAAATTTAAACTACATATACTCCCTATAATATTTTATTTTATTTCGTTAAGTAATGATTGAACATTTTCAAATCTAATTCCTTTTTTCCAGGCCTTTTTTTGAGGTGTGATTAAATTAAAATCATACTTATTTCTAAGAGCCCTTTTTATATTGGAATAATGAAGAGGTTTATCTAAATCTTCATTCTTTAATACAACCTTTTGTATATAAGCTTCTCCTGTATTAAAGAATGCTACCACTTTCATGGTCATAGATTTATTTTTAATATTAAACCATATATTATCATGGTTTCCGTGACTTATTGGATTTATCTGTAATGACATATTAATTTATTAAATTAACAATGTAATTAATAATTAATTAAATTTATTTTTAAGCCTTTGATATTCATCCCATTCTGGATCTGCAACAGTCTCTAATTCATCCAGATATTTTTCCCAACGTATAGGTATTTTGTCCCTTAACGGTTTCTCTGGCAATCTAGCAAACGCCATACCTGCAACAAATAGATTAACTCCATCCTTGATGTTAGAAGCTCCACCATCACTATGCGATCCACTTTGCCCAGCGTCTAAGGCAATTTCATCTGCCTTATTTTTTATAAATCTTAATAAATCTGAAATTTCAATCATCTTATTTTAATTATTAATTAAAATTTAAAAAGATCTAATGAAGGGAGTGTATGCCACAATTACTTGGTTCTCTTTGAACCAAAACATTAAATGCCGGTGCATTTATATCAATATTATCCGGAGACATTTCGATATAGATCTTTAGTGGAGAAGAGTGTAATCGAAACACTGACCGATCCTCTTATGAACCTGCTCTACCATCTGAGCTACTTCTCCATTCCCAGACAAACTTAAACGCGTGGAATGTCTGGTTCATACTCATGGTTTCAAGACCTATTGATTGAGTAATACCATATAATTTGATCTCCCACAAATTAATAAAAGGAATTAGAAATATAAGATTATTCTAATTGAACCACTGAAGATCTGGAAACAGCAAACCTCTAATATCTAAGAATCAGTAAACTTACTAATTTTATAAAATATAGTTAAATTCAGCTATTATAGTTATAACTAACCCATATAACCCATATGGAGGGTGAATTTTAAAAGAGGGAGATAAAAGGAATCGAACCTTACCTATCTAGAATGCCCCATCCAGAGGGATACCTCTTATATAAAAATTACAGAAATGATTGCGACTGGCGTCTTCGGGTGACACGCCTTTAGGCATCATTAAACAGCACTTGCTTTACTATCTCCATAACACCTCATATTAAAACTAGCCTAATAAACTGGTTATGATTATAGTGATTAGCACCTATCTCTAATCCAAGATGTTCTATCTACAAATCTGTAATTAGTTAGTAGATAAGCTGATACATTTTACTTTCAAATCAATGAAGATTCTATTATAAAATAACAACTTCCTGAATTTAACCGCTATCCGGATTGCAATATCGTAAGAACAATACATTACATTGTTCCCTTTACATTAAATTCATTCGGAATCATGAATTCCTACTTTTAGTATACCTTTCGGCTCTACATATTTTCAAAGAACTTATATACTTTAATTATAGATCAAATATAACTAATTTATTTCAATTAAAAAAATATTTTAGTAACTTTTTTCCAACATTGTTTCAAAATATTCTTTGAATTCAAATGGAGCTTTTAACATACTTGCAAAATATTCTCCTAATTCAATCATATCTTCATCATCTTCTTCAGAAGTCCAAATAATTGAAACCTCTTTAATTTTATTTTCTGCTTCTTTTAATAAATTTAATAACATTTTAGTAGATGAAGTATTAATATACTCTAATTCTATAGTAATTACTAAATTATTAGTCTTAACTTTGTTTAATCTATCAAATAAAGGTTTGTAAACAGTCTCTGGCATTTCTGGAAAAGATCTACCTGTTATAAATAATAATCCTTTATTAGTATTAAACATAATGTTAGGAGTTGACTTTGTACCTTTTACATTTAACGTTTCCATTTTAATTAATTTAGATTATAAATAGTTGATGATTTAAATCATCCTTATTAATTATAATGTAAATATATACAAAAGATTCATCATTAAAAAGTATTTAGTGTAAGGAAATGAATCATTAGTGTAAAAGATTCATTATACTATACATATAAGGCTGTCTTGTACAATAATTCTACTTGGAAATGTCCATCCCATTCGTGTATTCCCATCTGTTATAAATCCAACTGGGTCGTGCTTTCTTGTTAAATCTATTTGTTTAATAGTAATCCTTTTAAATGATTTATAATGATCATAAGAGTGGACTCGAATGGCTCTAGAACCTATTTCTATATAATTACCAAAAAAATCTAATACAGCATCTTTTGCCCAAAGAATTTCTTTTTCTTCTATAACTACTCTTGATTTCTTATTAATTTCTGTATCCCAATCAAATGTTGATGGATCTTCTATCAATTTACCAGTTGACTTATTATTTTCATATCTATGATTACTACCTATTGGACCTTTATGTTCTGCTGACATTTAAAAATATTTTAATAATTAATTAATAATTAAATATTGCCTATCGGTTTCCCTATTTACTATAACTAAAATAACTAAATCCATAAATAAGTGATATGAAGAGGAGTCGAACCTCTAAAATAAGTTTACTATAGTTTTTTACGATCGATATTATTTATATTACCTTATTCATGTTGAGCCATGACTTGTACATGCCGTTTCTCTCCCTTACTCCTCTCAAACTAAGGGCACCATATCATATAAAAAGTAGTCCTACCCGGATTCGAACCTGATCATACCATTAATAATACTCCTTATGGATTTTATGTACATCTATTTTCCATATCTTGTATTAATTAAATCTTATTATAATTCTGCTAATTGGCCAATTTACAGATTTACTTTTTAGATTTCCCATTTATTTCAACATTATCGCTGTCTACTTAAATGAGTCGCTCTATACCATTTGAGCTATAGGACCATTTTAACCAAACTTCTTTTTTAATTCTAAATATTTTAAATATTCCGAATCTAATTGTTTTTCAAATATTCTCCATTCTGGAGGAATTATTCCTTGTTCACCTAAAGAATAAAATTTAACACTTTCTTCTAATTTAATAGCTCCATTAGCATGAGCCAAGCCACTAAATCCTGCCTCATCTCTTATTCTCATAGCATCTTTTAAAACCAAAGACTTTAATTTCTCTATTTTTGTTTCCATATTAATATTGATTATTCAAATAAACCATAACCTGGTAAATCAATAACGCTTCCGCTACTAATACCTTTAAATTTTTGACCTAGCCAATTATTAAATTCCGGAAGTGTATCTTCTGGAACTATAGATAAAGTTAAATTAGGTTCAAATTTCATCAAAAGATCTAAAATAAGTTGAGCTAATTCTTCGGAATTTATAATTCCCCATTTCTCTGATGTTATATATTTTTTTACATCAAGATCTAGATGATAAATTAATTTTATAAAGTCTTCACTTAATTTATTATCTTCATATTCAGAACATTCCTTTGATATCTGATACTTCTCATCCATTGCTATATAAATAGGAACTAGTTCTTTAGCAGATATATTAGATTGGATAATATAATAGTCACATTTCTCATGCCCATCATTCGACCAATCTCCTATAGGTAATTTAAATTTATACATTATTATTTTTCATTTAAATATTTTTAATAATACAAATATAACAATTTAAAAAGAAAGAAAAAATATTTTGTGAAGTTTTTATTGTAATAATTTAATTTTAGATAATATGTTTTTCCATATATTTCATGTTTAATCCACATGCGTCTTAATTAGACGATACCAAAATTAATAAAAGTTACGTAAGAGGGATTCGAACCCTCAATGACCGCATTACTGCCTAGGCCCTTTCCCCATGTCTTGGATAGCGTATTCCGTTCCGCCATTACGTAATTTAACATAAAGAAAATTAAAGAGTATATTTTCAAGAGGACTTGAACCTCCAAAAGCCTTTCGGCCAGTCTATTTTTCAGATAGATGTGTATACCAATTTCACGATGAAATACTCAATGTTACTATTATGTAGTGGAAATAGGTGGAATCGAAACACCGTCGCAAGGTCTTCTAACCCCCGCTCTACCATCTGAGCTATATCTCCATTTTTAAATCTCTAGAGATTTAAAAAAAGTACACCGAGTGGGATTCGAACCCACCCTGGACAGGGCTTAAGCCTGATGTCTCTACCACTGGACTACCGGCGCAAATAGAATAACTTACAATCAATTTAGCATCCTTAATGACACATGTTCCATTACATAGTTATTCTGTACTATCTTCTAAAGGAGTAACAAATTTAATTCCTTTCTCTTCTGCTAAATCTCCTAAACTTTTTCCTTCTCTTATAAATTGATGTATAATTTTTTTCTCATCCATCAATATATTAAATTCTTTTTTATTCATTGTGACTAAGGAGGGAGTCGAACCCTCATACCATTTCAGGCGGGAGCTTCTTAGACTCCTGTGTATTCCATTCCACCACTTAGCCAGGTAGTGTCACAGGATTTGCACCTGACTAACGGGCTCTACGCCCGCTGTGCTTCAATCTATGTCAATAAAATATCTCTTACACGGCCGGCCGTGGCAAAAGCAAAATTCAATCGTCATATTAGAACAATTATACAAGGAGCGACCCCACAAATTGTTCAGTTAATTTTACACCATAACACTGTACCCTTAGCGGGACTCGAACCCGCAACTGGATTTCTCCTCCGATGCCTAAAACCGGTGCTTTACCATTTTGCTATAAGGGCATAAAGTCTATTTCATGAATAGACTACGGAACTTAAGGTATTCCGATAGAGATTATATTTCAAATCAACCATTACCTCCACCATTTTGGTAGTGTAAAAAGAATACGAGAAAAATATAATTAAAATCATGATCTCAATTATAAAGTATCTTACTTAACTAAATGTTAACTTCTCTATCAAGTTTTACATCAGCTGAGTTGTAAGATAAACTCCATGCCAATTACAGTCTTGAATTATTCTAAAGTCGGATAGGAGAGATTCGAACTCCCGGTCCCCTGCTCCCAAAGCAGGTGCCTTAACCATACTGGGCCACTATCCGATGGTAACACATAGGGGAATCGAACCCCTATTGCTGGGATGAAAACCCAGTTTCCTAACCGTTAGAAGAATGTGTCATATAAAGAATACTCATTATTGTTTCTTTATTTTAAAAAGTGCTCCGATAAGGACTCGAACCTTAATTTCCTGGGTAACCCCTGGTATCCTAACCATTAGATCATCGGACCAAAGCATCCTCTTTAAGGTAGAGGCGCGAACCTTGTCACGCTGGAGGGAATCGAACCCATCATTTGAGGAGTGAAAGTCCCCTGTACTAAACCGTTATACGACAGCGCGAATTTAAATTAACTTAAAAGCTATAATTCGAAAAGATTAGTATCATATTTACCATTTTCCATCCAAAAAGTAAGTGGAACAATTGGTTTTTCACCTTTTCTGTTTCCTATAATACGTTGAGCCATTTCATATTGCATCTTAGATAAAATTTCTTTTACTTCTAATTCAGTATAAAATCGTCCAATTAAAATAGATACAATCCAATTTTTAAATTTTTTTAACATAGTATATGTTTATTTGTTTAAAAAAGTACACCGCGTGGGATTCGAACCCACCCTGGACAGGGCTTAAGCCTGATGTCTCTACCACTGGACTGCCGGCGCATATGGTAATAACTTATAATCAATTTAGTATCCTTAATGATACATGTTCCACCACATAGTTATTACTAAGTGAGCCTCGAGGGATTCGAACCCCCATGTCTTTCACACCGGAGCTACAATCCGGCGAGCCACCAATTGCTCAACAAACTCAAAATAGTCAGATTGGGAGGATTCGAAACTCCTTTACACATGTGCACCATATAAACTGCCGGCCATACAATCTGATAAAAAATATAAAGTCGAGTTGAGAGGACTCGAACCTCCAGTAACCCTCATTCCAAGTGAGGTAACCACGCCTATGGATCGCAACTCGATTTGTACTGAATTTTTATTCATTCGGAATAGAATTCTGTACTGTATAAACTTTCCGATCCGTGGGATAGGAGGGAATCGAACCCCCAGGATTCGCTTTTACAGAGCTGACCGCCCGCCTGTCTCTATCCCGATTAGTTGGAACTGATGCATCAGTATACTTATAAAGCGATCCAACTACTCGCTATAATTATGTGAGGCCAACTGGTAACGATCCAGTATCTCCGGATTTTCAGTCCGGCGCATAAACCATCTTTGCTATGACCCCATTTAGTTTTTAGATATTTTATCAACATATTGATAGTCACCACAACCACCCTATTTGTATCAATTTCTCTAAGGAAACTTCATCGTCATGGGTTGGTTAAACCCGCCTGATTACAAACCTTAGTGCTCATAGTAGGACTTGAACCTACATCCAAGACTTTCTCTCTTACCTTTACTAACCTAGGTTTTCAATTTCTAATTTGTTTTCATATCCTGTAAAGGGTAACTCTTTCAAATTAAGTGATAAGCATTATGGTATTAATCTTATTGCTAGTTATTTAAATTCCCATGCAATTTTTCTGGACCAAGATCTAGTCTAGGCGCGTTTACCTATTTCGCCATATGAGCTTTTTTATTGTGTGGAAAGCCAGGATCGAACTGGCGGCCGGCAGATCTTCAATCTGCTACTCTACCACTGAGTTATATCCACAATTATTACAATACGTCAAAGACCTTATAAATTAATTATATACAAATATAACCAATTTATTTCAATTAAAAAAACATTTTATCAATTATATTAGTTACATTCACATTTTGTTAATGACCAATATTTTTGTTCTGGACACCAATAAACCCATTTTTGATTAATAGATTCTTTGTATAATTTATGTCCTTCATCATTTTTTATAGAACCTGTACAATTTAGTGTACGAGTTTTTTTGATGAACATTAATTGATTTTCCACTCATTATTTTAATTTTATTTATATACAAATATAACCAAAATAATCAAGTATAAAAAACATTTTATCAATTATTTTATTGTAGTCTTAAAAGGATTCGAACCTTTACTAATAGAGTCAGAGTCTACTGAACTACCATTATTCTATAAGACTATTTAAATAGCTGAGCTATAGAGATTCGAACTCTATCGACAACATTCAAAGTGTTGTATGCTACCATTACATCATAGCTCAATTTAATCTGAGAACTCTTAATAGAGTATTTTTCATGTACAATGTGTCTACCAATTCCACCACTCTCCCTTTAATATTTGGTGGGAGATGAAGGACTTGAACCTCCAAACCTGTTAAGACGTTGTATTTACGTCGAAGTAACTTATATTATTACTACAGATTATACTTTCAATATGTTAAAGAACTAAAAATGTTGTCCTACTCAGAATCGAACTGAGATCTCCGGGGGTCAAAGACCGGAATAATAAACCATTATACTATAGGACAATATAAGTTGAGAAAATTGATTAAGGCAATTTTACTGTGCTACTACTACACTAATCCCTATTTTATTATCTGGTTAGGGATCTAGGATTTGCACCTAGGCTAGTCGTATCCAAAACGAAGTAACCTTTATTCATTACTACAACTTAGAGGGAGATCTCGGAATCGAACCGAGTTACATGGGTTTGCAATCCATTGCCTGGCCATCTGACTCATCTCCCTTATTAACAATATTTTAAAGAACATAAAAAAACCCTCCAAGTAAAATACCAGGAGGGTTTATATAAATTTTATATTTTAAAACTTACATAATAGTTATACCTCCAGTATTTTCGCAAAACGGTAACTGTTCGAAACAATATTGTTCGAGTAGTTGGGGTAACTGATATGATTGATAAGTTTTCATTTTTATATTTTTATTATATATTATTGTTTTTGTAAAAGCTTTAGGTACTTGTTGCACCAATTATTATTTGTTTAATTTTATATGTCAAATATAACTAAAAGTTTTCAAATAAAAAAGTTTTTTAAATTATTTTTAAAATTAAATAATATTTGAATTTATATAATCATTTAATTTAATATGTCAAATATAACTAAAAGTTTTCAATTAAAAAAATATTTTGTAATATTTATACAGCAATTTTAATTTTTTGTACTTGATGTTTAACAATATGTGATTTAATCATGCTTAATTGGAAGAGTTTTTGATTGTATTCTTTATATAATCTATCTTTGACCTCTTTGGGATTAATAATTCCATTTTTTGTAAGTAATCTTATATAATTATTAATAACATTATTACAAGATTTTAATTGATTTTTATTTTCACAAGAATTAATAATAATTATTACTTGCTTAATTGGTGAAAGATTTAGATTGTTAATCATTTTATTTTATTATTTTTAATAACTAATTTAAAGTTTTAAAATTGGCATCTATAAAATCATTTTCATTATTAAATGTCGAGATATCTAAATTATTTGATTTTAGAAATTGTAACCAATCATTTTCCATTGCATCAACTTTTATTTTATCTTGACCATGTAATCTTTCGACCACTCTTTTCACTCCATCCCAATTATTAGAAAGTTCCAAAATCATTAAATTGAATATTAATGCGTTTGGTAAATTTGAATGTTGACCCATTCTTTCTTGTTGAGGGATAAAACCCTGAAAAAAACTATGTTGATTATTCATATTTAGATTATTTATTTATAATTATATATAGCTTCTTTCCAATAAATTTTCGAGCCACTATAATGATTATTAGTGTAACCATATTATACATTGATAACATTTACTTAAAAAGATTATTTAAACCATTCTTTTTAAATATATCATTAAATATACTAGTGTTATTAAATATATCATTAAATATATCATTTACATCTTTATTACATGAGTGTACTTTTAATTGTTTAAAATTAGTATACTTCTTTTTTAAAAAGTCTTCTAATTTAATTTGTGCTTCTATGTTACTTAAACAATTTTTGACTTTCATTTCTTTATCATCAATAATTGAATTATCTGTAAAAATAATTTTATACTTAATAATATATGTTTCATATTTCATAATTTAAATATATCCAATACAAATGGGATAAAAAAATTATATGTGTTAATTATAAAAGAGATTTAAATGTATAACTAGAATTAACAGAGTTAACTAGAAGTTAACTCTTATATCTTATATATAAGATACTATTAAACAAAAAAAGGGATCACCAAAGTGTCCCTTTTTATTATTATTTATATAAATGTGATTATTTCACTTTAATATTCTGTTCTTGCTGTTAAAGACGAATAAAAAAATTCATAATTGGCATAAATACCTTCTAATTCTAAATAGTTTTTTATAATATCGATATATTTATTTAATATTTTATTTATTGCAACTTTGTTTTTAATATACCCACCTTTTTTTAACATTGAATCAATCCATTCATATTCCTTTTCTGATTCAGGTAATGAAAAATACTCTCCTATTGGAAACTTTTCAGTGTCTTGTATAAACTCAAATAAATCGTACCACTCCATTGTTTCCAATAGATAACTTTTATTACCTTTGAATTTGATCATGATTGATTCTTTACTTGTATAAGGAATTATATTAACATTTGTTACATATATTTCTTCTGGATCAGATGTTCTAGGATCTCCAGAATGTCCTGTATATGTGCCATAATCTGAATCATAAGATCCTATTTTAGTGCTATATTCATTTAATGATTCTTTAACTAATTTTGCTTTCATAATACATTTTATTATATATATCTAACAAAAAAAGCTCTTAGAATATATTCTAAGAGCTTTTATTTATATGACTTATCTTTTATTTTGCTTCGTCAAAGCCATCATCTTTTTTAGATTCAGTATTTTCCTTAGAAGTTTCCTTATTAATTCCAATCATATCGGTTAATTTTGATATATCAAATCCGGTTCCTTCCATACCAGCAAGAAATTTATTAAAGATTTCCAAAGGAGCCTGGCCAAATTTTGCAACCGAACCTGCACCTTTTGAACCGTTACCACCAAAATCGATAATTTTAATATCATCAACATTTGATAAGTGAGCAGTAGCCGCACCCATAACACCGGCGAATTCTCTAACAACATTAGGAGCAAGAGTTTGTAATGATGTAAGTATTTCAAGGAATTTACCTGTTTCATCAAGTTTTTCATATGCCTTAGCTTTCTCTAATGTACCTTTCGCTTCCGCAAGTAATTTAGCTTCAATTGCTGCGGCTTCAGCCAAACCTTTTTCTCTAACAATAGCTGCCTCACCTTCCGCTTCAGCTTTCTTTTTAACAAGAACAGCTTCTGCTTCACCTTGAGCTTTAAGAGCAATTGCTTCCTTCTCACCACCAGCTGAAATAATTAAAGATTCTTTATTACCCTGGGCAGTAATTATACTTGCTTGTTTATTAGCTTCAGCTGGAACAATTTTTTCTGCATTGTATCGTTGAGCTTCTTTTTCGGCTCTCATTTTTTCCACTTCAACATTAGCTTTTTCCTTTGCGGCAGCGGTTTTTGCTTGGGCCTTAACAACATTTTCTAAAGCTTCAGCTTGAGATAAAGGACCTGCTTGGTTTGAAACTTCTGTTTGTTTATCAACAACAGCTTTCATATCAGCTTCCTTAACATCACGATCTTTATTAGATTCAAATATCTGAACCTGGTTTTTGTTAGATACTTCTACAGCTTCACGTTCGGCAATAGATGTTTGTTTAACAGAATCTCTATTTGCATTTGCTGTACCAATTTCAGCATCTCTTTTAATTTCCGCTGCTCTTTTCTTACCTAAATTCTCGATATAATGATCTTTATCAGATATATCTTGGATATTAACAAAATCAATTTTTATACCCATCTTCATAAAGTCTTCATTAGCTTCTTCTAAAACTGCCTGATTTAAAGCTGTTTTATCATTGATAAGACTTTCAAGAGTCATTTTACCAACAACCGCTCTTAAGTGACCTGACAAATTTTCATGGATGTTAAGGTTTATCTCTTTTTCAGATTTTCCTAAGAATCGTTCTACAGCCATTTCTAATAGACCTTTATCACTTGCAAACTTTACGTTAGCATTACCTTCAATAGTTGTCATTACCCCATCCTTATTAGGAGCTCCATCAACTGTAATTGATAACATTCTATTCGAAAGATCAATATATTCAACCTGTTCAAAAAATGGTATCTTAAATACACCACCACCTGTAATAAGTCGGTAACCTTTTGTTACCTCTTGACCATCAGCATCGGCATTTGCTGATTTGTTTTTCCTACCATAAATTACTGCCGCTGTATTTGGGGCAATACGTATGTAGTTCGCTGATATAAATGCCCATAACGAGAGCAATATTACTATTGAACCACCTACAATTAAACCTACTGTTACTAAATCCATTTGTTCTTGATTTAAATTAAAATTAAAATTATTATTATTATTTACGATTTTTTAACTAAAAGAGTTCCGCCTCCTAAATCGGATATGATTTCTATTGTATCATTTTGTTTAAGCTTAATATCATTTTCTTCTTTACATGAATATTCATGAAATCCAGATCCTGTTGAAATTTTAAATTGTGCAATTCCTGTATTTGTTGTTGGTATATTAATAATACCTTTTTTTCCAATCATATTAGAAGAAGATACCATTGAACTACCTTGCATTGAATATATAAATTTCATTACTAAGAAATATAAAGATGTTATAATTAATCCTGTAATAAACCCTGATATAAGTTGGCCAGTAACTCCATAACCCCCTCTAATTGCTAACCATCCGGCAACACCAAATCCTAATAAAAATGTAGCTATTGTTCTTATAGAAAATACACTAGTTGATTCAGTTCCAGAATCACCATCAGATATATCACCATCTCCTATATCAATATCACCATCTACATCTCCACCAAACATAGAGATTAATAAGAAAAAAGCTCCTACACCAGAAAATATGATGTACATAATTTGTAAATTTGTCATTTTGTTTTTTTTATTTTTAAAAATTTATTTTATTTTTTAATGAACTTCACCAGCCATTATACGATACATATTATAACATTCTTCATTAGCTATAGCCAATTCATTTTCTAATTTTTTAATAATTTCAGTATCTTTATTTTTATTAAGTAATTGTTCTTCTACCCAAACCGCATAATTACCAGTGTATCCACGTTCTGAATTATATCCGGTGCCACTGTGATCTAAAGGAGCTTGTCTTGGATTATATTGAAAATCTTCTCCTGTTTCTAATTTGAATTGAATATGTAAATCAGTAGTTGTTATCATTATATAAAGGTAATTAAAATATTTGTAATGGAAAAGATTTTTTGTTAAGATATTGTTATTTTTATAGTTTTATACCTTTAACTTTAACTTCATCAGAAAATTTTAAAAATTTATAAAACCATTGGGGATCTTTAGGATTAAGTTTTTTAAACCAGGAGCTCTTGTATATTAAAATATGCCAATCAATAGAATATGTATTATATTCATCTTCTGAAATAAGCTTATCTTTTTTTAATTGTTTTAATACCATATCTTTAACAACATTGGCATCTTTTGTATCTGCTTCTATATTAACTAAATTTGAATCTAATGTCCCCATTGTTATCGTGCTTGTGATTTATAATCTATTGTTTCGGCAGCCATACATGCTAATTGATCAGATGCTGCAATTATTTTTACTAATGGATCTTCAAATGCTTGATTATAAGCGTATTTAGTCAAACCATCAAATTGAGTTCCAGCTTCAGACGTACTCATATGCCATCTAATAGCTAGTATTTCAGAAGTTTTTAAATCCATTTGTCTAGATATATAGTAAACAGATTTCTCTCCATGTCCCATGGGTAAATCATCTTTAAAACCGTATGATTTATATGATGCCCATCTACCAGCATCATTTTTAGTCCATTTTTCTTCACCCCATTTATATTGATTTACTTTACATACATCATGGAATAAAGCTGCAATAATAACAGATTCTTGAAAGCTTTTATATTCTGGTTTATATTTTAACAAATAATTAAAGTTTGTTAATGCAAACTCTAATACATGTAAAGAATGTTCTAATAAACCACCATCATAATTTCCATGAAATCTTGTACTTGCTGGAGCTTTAAAAAAATCAGTATCATTTTCAAGCCAGGCAACTAAATCTACTATTCCTGGTCTTTCTATACGAGAAATTGCCTTATCAAATTTCTCTCTTAATTGTGTTAATGTTGCCATAATTTATTTTAATGCATAATATATTACATCTTCATTTTCTTTATTAACTTCTGGATTAAATAAAGTATATAACTCTTCATTTTCCATTTTTCTTATGCCATCTAACATACCTATAGATGTTTGTAGATCTATTCTCACCATTAATTTTCTTAATGCGTTTTCATAGCCTTTTGCAGACGCGAAACGTTTTCCATTATAATTAATATAGCCTTTGTCTTGTAATAAATGTAGTTCCCCTTTATCATTTAACGTTATTGAATCTCCTAATAAAAGATACTTATCGTGTAATAATTTAGCATATGGTTCTATAGATTTATTTGGATGACTATATCTATATTTAATTACACCATTATCATATGTCCCCACATTCCAAACTGAATTTGTTTGAGCAGCTAATCCTCTTGTTCCAAAATGAGATTCAACTAAAGCTTGTGCCATGACAAATATAATATCTAATTCATATTTGTCACATGTATTAACTAATAACTCCGCACTTAATCTTGATGTTGGAGCAAGTCTCATAATAAATGAGTCGACTTCATTAACTAACTTATCATGAATTCTATTTTTGATAATATTAGAATAACTTAAGTCAACTGTATCAATACTGATAAAATTTACTGTATTATCTACTGTATTATCTATTGTTGTTGTTTCTGGTGTTGAACCTATTACTGCAAAAAATAATAAGATTATAACCATAAACGAGAATTTCTTAGAAATTCCATTTATAGAAAATCTTTGTAATGATGAGATTTCTGAAGACTCATCACTTAATTCGTTTTTGTTTTTCATTTTTAATTTTTTAGTTTAACAATATAATTAGTATAATTAGAATCACAAATATAACAATAAAAATTGAATAATTACAATGATTCTGTTAAGTATATATTAAGATTTCTTAAGTACTAATTAAAAAGGGATACACTAGATGTTACAGGCTCGTGATCATCTTCTGGTTTTATTGTTGCGGCTTGATCAATAGTCATAGTTTCAACTTCTTCTTCTTCAAACTCTGGATTAATAATAAGTGTTTTTGTATTAGTTAATCTTTCTTTATCTCCTAATGTTCTTAATAACATATAAGCTTTATCTTTAATAACACCATTAACTAATTTTAAAGCTTGGAATAAATGTAATTCATCATCTTCAATTAATCTGACTATATGCTTATTTGTTTTATCACCAATTAAAACATATTGACCATGTTTTTTGTCTCGTAAATAATTTAAAACGTCTGTATTGAAAATTCCACCTTTTGATTTTCTCCAAGTTTTAAATTTATTTTTCTCCATATTCTCAGGCAAAACAATAGTATGTCTTCCATCAAGTTCTAAAATAATAACATTTTTAATATTTTGGGGTATAATATCTTTAATCTTTAAATCTTTTATTGAAAGATTATCTAAATCTTCTTTCTCTTCTAATTTATCCTTTAAAATCTTTATCTCTTTTACTGATAACGGTTCTGGAATCGGCTCCTCTATTTTTTTCTTCTGAAACATATTTAGTTATTTTTAGGTTACGTATTATTCGTTCTATTTCGGAACATGTTGATATTGTATAATCATGATCTATTCCTTTTTTTATCATCCCACACCATGTACTAGGATCTATTTTTAAATTAGTTTGGTTTAAATATGACTTAACAGTTTCATAACCACCTTTTTCATAAGCAATTATAATTGATTTTACTGTTGGATATTTCATAATGAAAATCCAACATTATTTTCGGCTACTATTAATATTCTACCAGCAACTCTTAATCCATTCTGATGACTGTCTCCACATGTACTATCTGCTACTCCTTTTGGAGTAGCAGATATAATTTTTCCACCTTCTTTTATGAATTCATTAACTAATTCAAAATTTCCAGCTTCATCTATAGGTTTACATACTTCTTTAATTATAAATTTTTTTTGCATAATTTATTATTTAAATTCAATCATTTTTTTAAAGTCTAATAATTCCTTTTTCATTAAATCAGGATAGAATTCTAACGCATCATAAACAGATTTTTTATCAATTGATAATTTTTTACAATATTCTATAATTAATTTTTCATTAACATTTGTTTTCTTTTCCTTCTCTTTTTTAACTTTAGCTATACCTTTAGTATACATCCAAGAAGGAGTTTGCTTATAATGTTTTCTCATAAAAGATTGCCAAAAATCTACAACCCCTATTTGATTAATTTTTAGATGTTGTAATGCATTAGCTTGCATAGGAAACATAATAGAAAATCTTCTTTGAATAGCAAAATAATATTTCTTCTTTTCTCCATTTGTAACAGATGTCCATTCTCCTGGTTTTTCAAATATTATTTTAGTTATATCAAAAAGTTCTCTCATTTTCTATTTTATTTCATTGATATATTATATGAAAAAATATAATAAAGTTTTATCCAGGCCATGGACATGTCCCTGTTATACCACATTCAACACAAGTACAATGTGCAAGTGTTTTCATTCTATTTCCTTTACATGTTTTACAAGCAGACTTAGATTTTATCCATTCTTCTAATGTATTAATATCCTCTATTAATCTTTTCTGAGTTCTTTCTAATTGAGGAATAACAAATTCTGATAATGCTCCAATATATGTACCATCACCACATATACAATCAACATGCGGAGATATATGTCCATCATCGAATGTAAAACTAGGTATATACCTTAATCCTTCACAATCAGGACATATATTTTTTAATCGGAAATCCACTATATTATTTTTCCCATGGTAAAGGATCATTCTTTGGAGCAGCTATAATTTCTTCATCAATAGGATTAATTTTTGTTGGAGAAGATATTTGTGATGGTGCATTTATTTCTGTCGGTTTATATACATCAACATGGTTTGGGATTTTAGCTTGTAAAGATTGTTGTTCGAATCTATTCATTAAAGAATTCATTTTTTTAGTTGCAGCAGAGAAATCTTGTTTTCCTTGATCAGCTTCTCTAATTATAAATAAAGATGGTTTATTATTAACATATTGGACAAATTCCCATTTGTCATCATCTTCAATTAGTCCAACTAATGTTTTAAGAACTTCTTCTATATTCTTAAAATTTTTACCTTCTAAAATATTTGTCGTAGGTATAATCCTGTACAATTCAGTAATACTTAATACTAATGTTTTCATTGTTTTTATGTTTAATTTAAAATAATTTTTTGTTACTTATTAAATGATCAATTTCTTTGAAGATGCTTGATTCATTTCCATTACCTGTACCACCTTTAGAAGCTTTTACATATCTAGTTCCTTGTAATATGGTATTTAAATTAATTCCTCCAATTTCTGGGCGGGGTCTACTTAATTCTTCTTCTTTTAATTTATCAAAATCTTCTAATATTTCTTGTGGAAATAGTTTTTTATCTAACACAACTAAAGTTACTTGTCTTTTAACTCTCTTTTTTACATCAAAAGGTAAATCATGTTTAGCCACTTTACGAATACCTTTAGCAATTTTATCTAAATTAGATTTTTCTAGAAGATCCCAATGATTAATCACTTCATTAGGGGTTGTTTTTAATGATTCATATATTTTACCAAAAGGACCATTAGTTATTCTAACTTTCTTAGGTTCTCCTGTTCTTTTATCTATCTTTATTGTTCCATCAGTTTCTTTAGCTATCCATGTATAAATTGATGGAATATTATCACCATCGTCACCACAGAACACTTTTTTCATCGCGATAAGGTTACCATTAACTTCTTCTACTCGTACCTTATCTGTGTCCCTAATGCGGCAAAAATCACCTTTATCTACCTCAATACTAGCATTCATATTCCATATATCAGAAATTGCGGATTCATTTAACCATTCATTAAAATCATTTTCAGGTACATATAATTTTCTTGCTGCATTCTTTCCTTGCATAAAAGGGTTAAATACAGTGGCAAATATTTTTTTATTCTCATCATTTTTATGAGAAGTAACCAATTGTCTTATATCTTCATCACCAGAAACCAATATAACATGTTGTTTTTGTTTATATAATAATTCATCTCTCCATAATGCAATTACATCATCACCTTCGGCTTTTTTAATCTTTGTGATAATCATGCCATTGTCTTTCATTATTTCCATAAATTCATCTAAGATACCAAAAATATTATTCCAATTAATATATTCGCTTAATTTACGCTGACCTTTATATCCCTCATTTTCTTCAATCTTAATATTCTTACGCCATGATTTATCATCAACAGCAAAAATAACTCTAGATGGATTTAATAATCTTATAAGAAAACTCATGTCCATTGCTAGTTTTCTCATTAATTCATCAGTTTCGGTTTGAGAATCAAATGTGTAAGCTTTTCCACCAAAACCACCAAGTACAAACATGCTTCTAAATAACATGTTATTCATATCAAATACTACATTAGTCATATATTTTTATTTTTTAATTTTCTTTTTAATCATCCCCTATATACCATTTATTACTAGTGGTTTTTGAATTATCTTTATTTAAATGTCTATATTCATGCCAATTTTTATAATGAGGATATGCTTCTTTTCTTAATTCTCTTGATGATATAGTACTTGGTATCTTTTTATTATATTTATATTTACCTCTACTTATATGTTCAAGATATCCTGCTTTAGTAAAATGTAATCTATATGCATCAACTGTATATGATCCACCACTTAATTTTTTGAGCATTAAATCCTTTCTTGATATAATATCTCCAATTTCATAAGATGATAAGAATTCTTTTACTTTACTAAATGTTGACATATTTTATTTTTTATTTAATCTGCTATTTTTTGTATATGGAACTTCTCGTAAAGCATATGGTTTTTTACCTGTATACAAACATTCATCTGATGGGAATATCCCAATAGTTTTTAAATATTGAGTTTTTGTAAGTGGTGCTTCATCCACATTGTTAGATAAATCGATTATAATTCTGGCAATCCATATACCTCTATTTACACCTGCATCAAATGCTTTTTCTATATCTTCTTCTGTGTATTTTTTCTTATACATTTTAAATTATTAATTAAATTAGTTTTTATCACATTATGTAAATGGGGATTCACTTTAATCATTTTTTCTAATTCATTTAATGAATATTTAGATTTATTTGTCAATTGATAAAAAAACCAATTATCTATTTTTTGAAGACCATATGGAAGATAAACAGAAACTAAATGTAATCCTGCAATATGTTTATTATAAATAGATTGATCGACATAATATTCGGACATATCTTTTGATGGATATTCTTCTTTAAATGTATCTGGAAAATTATCAGTAACATACCATTTTATAACACATTCAGATTCTTCCCTTCTCATTTCATCTAGATATTCCATTACCACATCTCCCAATCAGTTATGTCTTCAATACACTTTAGATTCTCATCTTTAATCTTGATAACTGTTCCAATTCCAGTAGGTGTAAATATATACGTCCACCGTTCTCCAGCTGTTGGAAGACTAGAATCTATTTTCATTTGTTTAGCTATAAATTCATTAGCGGCTCTTAACTCTTTTCCTTCAATTTTAAATATCATTAGTATACAGTATTTTATGAGAATCTAAAGAAGGTTGTACTTCAATAATTTTTATTGAATATTCAATTTCTGGAGTTTTATTAGGAAAATAAAATCCAATTAAAAATCCAATCAATAATATAATAACAACTAATAACGGTGTATTTTTATCCATTTTATAAAAGTTTTAAATGTCCAGTAATTTTATCTATCTTTTCTGAATCGAAAGGTCCAATACCAACACATGTTTTAGTTTTAATTCCTCTGAATTCAGTTAAACCATTATCCTCAATCATAATTGTAGGTAATCCTGCATCTTTAGCTTTAAGATATATTAATTCTAATTCTTCTTCTGAATTAACACACACACATATTTTAGTAAAAGAATTTTTTATCCATTCATCCATATAAGATTTTTCACTGTATTTAAGATGTTTGCTTATTAATGTATATTGACGACATTTTCCCATCAAATCTTCATCATATGATATATTTTGTCTTGTTTCTGACATTTGTTTTAAAATAATCCCTAGAGAAGCATGGGCGCCTTGAGCAATCATTTTACCTTTTCTCATATTGAGATCTTTTCTCATCACTATTACTTGCTTTGTATTCATGGATAAATATATCAAATCTATATTAAAAAATATTATATTGTTGGTTAAAAGATATTAAGATTATCTTAAATATTAACCTAATCAGATAAGCCTGTATTTTTCAATTTATAATCAGTATAATCTTCTGTAGCTTTTACCACTTCAGTAAAACTAGAATTATCAGGCATTTTTCCTATTAAATATTCATGGACAAACATATCATTTTTATTCATGTTGATTTATTTAATATGGTTAGACAAAAATATTAGTTAATTTTTTCGTATAATATATAAGTAATTGTTCGTTTGTTTAAATTATCGTATATACCATTTATAGAAATTATTTTGATATTATCATTTTCTGCTTTGCTTGTGAATCTATACACATCATGAGAAACCGAATCAATACAACTAGTTTCTATTACTTCTATTTTTCTAAGCATTATATTGTAATTGTTTCTATATAAATAATATATGTAACTACGTCTTCATCTTGAATAGATGATACACTTACAACTGATGTATTTGGATTCTTTTTATTCCATTTTTTAATATCACCAGGAACTTCATTTAATTCTTCACTATAAATAGCCACTAATTTGTTCATTTTGTTTTATATTTTATGTTAAAATTGTTTGAACTTTCATAATTAATGATAAAAGTGTTATCATTGGATCAATAACCAACATACGTTGTGCTTGATGTTCTGCTGAAGCTATTATAATCATAGGAATTTTATCTATTTTATTGGGGTGATTATTCTTAATAAATTCAATAAAATCACTTCCTATAGCTACCATTGATTCATCTATTCTAGATGAATATTCGCTAATGATAATTTTATAATTTTCATATGGTTTATCAGTACCTTTCATACAAAGTGTAAATAAATCTACATAATCATAATTGATATTAAAATTCTTAGAATTTAATTCATTTATTCCTTGTAAATAAAATGATTGTATTTTATTCATAAGACTTCTCATATCTGGAAAGTCATTACGAACAAATTTATCTAATATTTCTTCATTATGATTTATTTTTGCAGCCTTTAGAATGGCTCCAATTCTTGTTTTATATTCTCCAATTATGTATAACTCTTCTTCATTATTAATTGGATCAAATGAAATACAATTAAATCTAGATTGTATAGCATCTGGTATTTTTTGTATAAAATTACAACTTGCAATAAATCTACAAACCTTGGAATATTTTTCCATTGATGCTTTAAATGCGTTAAAGAATTCTGGCGTTGCACCATCTAATTCATCAAGAATAACACATTTTAATTTTTCTTTACCACCTTCTAAAGATATAGAAGAACAAAACTTACCTATTTTATCTCTTAATGTATCAATACCTCTTTCAGAAGAAGCATTAATATAAAGAGTTGTATAATTTTTAGATAAAATAAATAAGGAGGAAGTTTTACCAGTTCCTTGAGTTCCATAAAGAAGCAAGTTTTGAATTAATCCTTGAGATAATTCATTTTTTATACGATCAGGTGCTATTAATTGACCAAAATCTTTTGGTCTAAACTTTTCAGTAAAGAGTTGATTTATTACAGACATATATAAATTATTTTATTTTTAATTTATATGCTGCTATATACTTAAGTTTTCTTTATCCGAATAAAAATATTAATTGATTGACATCTACAAATACTTTTTTACCTTTATAGATCCCACCAAATTTATTTTTGACTCCTCTAAGTTCTGATGAGGTTGCACCATTTAATGTATATACAATTGCTGGTCCTGTCCATACTACATCTTCTACTTTTTCGTCTGCTCCATGAAAAACAGTAAATCTAGATGCGATATTAATTGGTTGTTGTTGTACAGCATCTCTTCTTGATTCGCTAAGATATTTAGATATCAATTGTTCAATTTCAGCCCAATTTTCTTTCCACCACTTGAAGTTATTATCTAAAATATTAATAGCAGATTCTACATAAGGAAACTGATCTTCTGTACTATTAATAAATGTAGCACCATTAGCTTCTCGTGCTCCTTCTGTTATTAATTTAATTTTTTTAATTTTCATTGATAATAGTTTATTTTATTTATTCACCACTAACATTTAATCTCTTCTATTGTTCCATTATCTAATTTAACAAATGCAACATCATCTTTAATGTCTAAAATAACACCTTCAACGCGTTTACCTGTAATTTCAGGCCACCACACACGTTCACCTTTCATACAGGCGTAATCTAGTTGTCTTAATTTTTTCATAATAGGTTTAGGTTTTCATTATATATTAAGTTTTATTCTTCATCCAATCTTGAACATACCATAGTTGACCACACCCTCCTCCTATATCATCTTGTCCGGCCGGATCGAATACTCTTATATTATATCCACACTCTAAAAAAGATTCTGTTAATTTATTTATTTTATCTAATTCTTTATAACCTTTATCTTTCATATTTTCATCAGCTGAACAAATAACGCTAAATGTAAAATTAAATATGGCAGGAGAAAACAAATCTTTAAGCTTATTCATTTCCTCATCAGATTGATTATCTTCGCTAATACAATAATTCAGATAAACCGGCCTATTTGTAATTTTATTCCATTCAATACCTGTATCTCTTATTTCTCGTAAAGTTAACTTATTCTTAAATGGAATTAATATGTTTCTTTTTTCTTCAAAAGCTTCATGGATTGAAAATTGTAAACCAACTTTTTTAATATCTTTACTAACAGAAAATAAACGTTGGAATGCTTTTTCTTTTCTTGGACCAATAGTAGATAATAATAATTCAGCATTATGATATATAGAATTTAGAGATCTTATTGCTCCTTCTACATTTTCGAAATTTAACATAGGTTCACCCATACTCATAAACATTATTTGGAATCTTTCACATTTAGAGTTTATATCTTCTATATTCATATCTTTAAGAATATGTTTAACTTGAAATATAATTTCGTCTTTAGATAAATTCCGAAGAAATTGATTTCCTGTACCACAAAAAGAACATCCTACTGGACAACCACATTGTACACTTACGCATAATACAGTTCTTTTATAAAAATTTTCATACTTATATAACACTGACTCTGATATAGCATCACCAAATTCAAAGACATATTTCCATACAACATTTTCAGAACTATCAAACCTTTTTATTTCCATTATATATTTTTAAATAAATTTATCACAATAATCATATAATGCCATTTTAATCCGCGCATCATGATTAAATGCCCATTCTTTTTCATTATTTTTTAAATCAATAATATTCATCCATTTCACTTGTGAAATTTCTTTATCTTTGTATTTTTCAACATACATAGGTAATTTTTTAAAATTATATATGAAAATATAAGATAAAGAAACATTTTGTTTTGCATCTGACCATGGATCTGTATGTACATAAAATGGTTGACCTTTATTATCAAAAATACATTGCTTCTCATGTTTCTCTATATCAAACGATGATTCTTCATATGTTTCTCTTTTAATACCATCCAAGCCATTTTCATCCCAATCTAAATATCCAGAAATGACACACCATTTATTAGGTTCATCCATTAAAGGCGATCGTTGTTCTGTCAAAACAAATATATCATCTTGTACTTGAGCAAATATAACCCCTACAATTGCACAAGCCCTGGATAACCATACAATTCGACCATCTTTTAACTCAACTTCTTCGTTTAATCTATTTTTAAATTCCATTTTTAAATTTTTATTAATTCTTGTGTAGGATCTATTTGTTCTATATTTAATCTTTCTTTTACTATTTGATAGAAAGTATCTCTTGCTTTTGAATTCTTTTTAAAGTTCATTTCAACCATTCGGTTTGCATATTTAAAACATAAAAACATACGATCACCATATAATCTTGGATATATATGGAAGCAACCATCTAAATTAATAGACTCTTCTGATAAGATATTTGTTATCCACATAATTATAATGATATAATTTTAGAATCTTTATTTATTTCATCTGCATTTAAAATATCTGCATATATTTTTAACATACTATTTCTAGTATCTTTATCTTTATAATGAAGATAAATGTAATTACTGTCGCGGTGATATTTTAAACATAAAGAATATTGAACTTCTTCTTCTTCTTCTTCTTCTTCTTCTTCTTCATCTTCATTATAATCTCCATCATCACTACCAAAAATAGATATACATCCTTTAAGATTGATTAATTCATTTGCTTCAACATCATTAATCCAAATATTTTCTCCCATATTATAAGTTTTATAGTTTTATACAATCTGCAGCATTAATAACATCTAGTGCTATTAATAATTTTTCATACATTTCATCTCGCGTACGTACATCTGGATAAGCCCAACTAACATTTCCGGACAAAGTTAATCTAAAAAATATTTTATTAGGATTATCATTTGTTGCCATTATACTTTCTATCGAATTTACCTTTAAAACAGTATTCTTTTGATTTCCATCGTATATAAATCTTGCTTTCATTTTAATTTTTTAAAAGATTATTAATTATTTTTATATGATATATTACTGTTCAAGATTTATAATTGAATACATTCAGATAATTCAATTGAATCTAATAGTTCTAAGATTTTTTCAAAATAATTATTTCTTATATCTTTACTTGCAAAAATCCATTTAATATCATTATTTGACCCTTTAATTACAAAATTAATAATATATTCAGCATCACTTTTGAATCTATTTATAAAACGTTGTACTGATACAACCTCATCTAAATTTACTGGAATTATATATGATTTTTCATCTTCAATATTTACATGTACAAACTTCATAATTATATTGTTATAGTATTAATATTAATATCTTTAATATTGACTAGTTTTTCAATACTTTCCGAAGCTTTTTTTAATTCTTCTTTATTATTAAATGACCAATCCTTTTCTGTATTAGAAAAAATAAAGGTTATTTTAAATGTATTATTATTAGCATTAATATATGTATAGTAACTATTAACCTTATCCAAATTAATTTTTGGATACAACTCATCTTTTTTAATAAATAACATATCGATATTTTTTAATTAATTTGATAAAAATCTTTTCGAACAGCTAAAAGAAGATCATTAATGAATTCTTTATCTAATCCGGCAGGTAATGAAGAAGTATCCCATGAATTATCCATTTTCTCCATTTTTTTATCAGCCATATTTAATAAATCATTAAACTCCATTTCTCCTTTTCTAATAGACATTAAAAGTTTAACATCTGCGGGAGATCTTCTTACAATGATTTCCCCATTAGCTATTTCATGACCCATATCTAACAATCTTATACAGTGCATCATGTTTTTTGAATCATAATTCTTACCATGATCCTTATTCATCTTGAAACGATCTTCATTTCTATTTTTCAACCAATCTTTATATTCTTTATATTTTTTACAATGTAAAGAATATGCATCTTTATTGAAAGTTAAATAATCTTCAACACTTCTATTTTTTGGAATAGAATGTAATCTAATATCAGCAGATTTTTCAATATCTCCAATAAATCCTTTTAATTCTGGTTCATACATTCTATATAATGCATAAAGGTCATGGGCATGATCAATTTTAGCCAATGAAAAATCGTTATAAGTTAAATCAACAAACTGTTCATCAACCCATTTTTCAAATAACATAGAATCATTTTCTACTAAAACATAACAAAAATCTAAGACAGATTTTCGCACCATTTCGTTTTCTTCCCAGTTAATTTTCTTATTATATCCCTGAGCTTTTTTAATTTGTTGGATTGCATAACCACCAAATGAATTTTTACATTGTTTAGTTATAAATTCATCTTTATGTTCTAATATTAAATCAAAACATGGATCTTGGATAAGAATACAATCCTTTGGCAAGTTTAACAGCTCTAATATATTAGGGTTGTTAGTTGCAACCAATTCTAAAAATCTTTTGATTTCATAGTAAGTAATATCATTAGTTTTATCAGATACTTGATCAACATATCCAAATCCTAAGATATAGTCTTGTGGTAAAATAAATACACCTCTAATATCAGTATCAGAAGTTGGTAAATTAGTTCCATAAGCTCTGCTACCAGAAATACCTTCGAAAATGATTAAATCATTTTTCTTTAAAAATGCTATATCAATAATTTCTTTCATAATTTTTATTTTATAATATTATTTTCTTGAACCGTTTCCATTATATACATTTGGCCACTTATCTAAGTTAAGTATTGGTTTATTATATGCTAATTTCATTAGCTTAAGATCTTCATATATATCTTCCGGACTTTCATACATATCTAATAATTGTCCTGCTTTATGACCTGCTCCGTGGCCGGTGCAACCATAACTCTTTGGATTGATATCACCTTCAGCATAATAAGCAGATATCATACAAAAACATCTTCTTTCTTTGTTTTCTTTATTACTTTTATATTTAAGTATATAAGTGCCTATTCTATAATTCCATGTACTCATTTAAATATCTTTAGAATTTACACTATATGATTCAAAAATGCTTTTGTATGGTATACCTTTTTTAATAGATTTAAGGTATAAAATAATATCTCTAGTATTTTCTATCCCATCCCAATCATGAGCTTGATTTTTACCCATCGCACAACAAATTTGTTCTACTAAACTTGCTATTTCTTCAACTTGTTCTTTATTTGCTTTCATTTTATCCTTTTTTTAATTTGCATGTTTCTGGTATTTTTATCTTAACATTCTCTTCCACATATGCGGCAACATATATTAGATTTTCTATGGCTCCGGTATGAATAAGATTTAATCTTGCCCGTTCCGCTTCTTCATCAGGAGCAATAATTCCCTTTTCATTTTTGGGATGTGTACACCACCAAAAATCAGCTCGTTCCCATGGATCTGCCACTGGATATGGAGTGGTATGATGATAAGGACATTTAATACAAGACATTATAGGTAATAATCTCATTTTAATATTTTAAATAATTAAAAAATCTAATATAACCAAAAATGATAAAAGAAAAAGTTAAATAGAATCTTTTTCAATCTCAAAATATTCTTTTTTATATGCAGGATTAATTACCGATCTAAAAAACACCCCTTCATTTACTACAATTTCAGAAATGATATCATCATTATAATCTATAAGTACAAAGGATTCATTAACAATATCTTTAAAATATGAAGTACAATATGTATAATATGATGCTCCATTATAATCAACATTAATTATAAAAAATTGTTTAGCATTTATATCGATTTTTTCAACAATAACATTTTCTTTTGTAGATAAATAAATTATCAAAATTACAAAAACTGCAACAATTGCCAATGTTAAAACTTTAATTATATTTATAAAAAGATTTGATATAAAACCTTTCTTTTTAACTACTCCATCTTTAGAATTACAACTTGTATCTCGTTTGTCTGGCATAATAATATATTTTTAATATCCGAATTTTGGAATTAAGTTAGTAAGACTTTCTCGATCACAAAGAAAATCTGAATGTTTTACAACCCACCGTGTTCGAGTTGTATTTGTATTTTTTTTGTTATCTATAATATAAGATTCCTTTACTATAGTCCGACCACGTTTAAATCCAGGATCCATTTTATTCCAATTTTCCCCTTTTTCATGAATCATGTCTAACATGTTAGATTGAGACTTATGTTTTAATTCTTCATGAGAATATAATGATTGAGCATGCATTGAAATAGAATTTCTGACAGCATCTTTTTGTCTCCAAATTAAATTGTTTTCTACTTCAATAGGATCTGACATTGTCCAAACTCTTGCATCAAAGAATGCAAGTTTTAGATCTTCTACTTCTTTAAATTTAAATACTTTTTTAATTCTATTTTGTACAACTATATTATTAAAATAAGCTGATGCCATTGAGGCAGAAACAGAAACCATTTTCTGTACATTTCCGTTAAACCAAGCATCAGTTGTAATTTTTTCAAAATCTGTTAGTAAAATGGTTATCTCATCTGATTGAGTATATGCAAAATTAGCTCCTTGTATTTCTTTACATAAAGACATTGCAGTATGATCCATAACACTTGCAAATTCTTCATCAAAAGGTCTTTTCATCCCCGCAGTATATGAATGAAAAGCTTTTCCATCTAATCGAATTAAAGTATAAGTTCTTCTTGGTAGAAAGACACGAGTTCTATGCTCGTAATTTTCTTTCATCCTTTTCCCTAAATCATCTTTCATTTCATTTAATATTTATATGTTTGATATTATAATTTTCTATATTGTGATATTCTATGTAATTTTCAATATTATATAATGACTGTTCTTTACTATTTTCAGGATCATATATAATAAATAATGTTCCATCTAGAATACATTTAAATGGAATCCATCCAACCCAAGTTTTCATATATGACTTATATTCAAACTCATTTATTAAACACATTTTAATTAAAATGTCTTATGCGTTTCGCCATATTAATACATTTTTATATTCTATAATAGGTTCCCATATATATTGTGATTCATGTTTATCGTTATCAGATTTTACTCTATCATAATGTTGTTTTTCCCAAGCAGGATTTAATCTCATAGGAACAGAAGTTTGTATTTCCATTCTATGGTCATCCCATTTTCCTAAAAATTTATTAATATTTTTAATAGTGCCATTTTCATAAATAACTTTAATAGGTTGACCAACCTCTGGAATATTATTTAATTCATATTCCCAACATCCATCATCTATTATATTACTAAGAATCCATGCTTTTACTCTACCTAAATTTAATCTTTTCGTAGACATATGATCGCATGTTACATCATGATGCAGCATCCATTTAATATCTTTTCCATAAGCATGATGTTCTTTATCTTTTGGATCATATATAACAAGATGAGATTCTTTTCCTATTTTATTTTTAACCCTACCTATTCTCCATACTTCATTAAATAGATGGATAAGTTGTACTCCTTTTACTCCTTTATATTTTCTTGGCATATTTTTATAATTGAATAGATTTAGAACGTTTAAAAATATAGGCAATACTTGTTGTTTCATCGGCTTGACGTATTTGATTAGTTTCATTTACAACACTTGAAACTAATTCCCACCCTCTTTCACCCAGTTTGTTGAGCATTTTTTCTGAATTATCACCCTTATAATTACAAAATTTTTCTATTTTATATTCCCATTCCATATTTAATAAATTATTTAAGTTCCATTAGTAAAACTAAATTCTTTTTTACAATAAGGACATAACCATGTTTCTAACCAATCATAACCACTACCATCCATGTTACTGTATGAAATTGGAGCAGTCATCTTTGGATAATAATCATCTGGCTTTTCTAGTTTAGATTCATTAATATCATCCTGTGAAATAACTTTCATTTCCTCACCAATAAATTTATAATAACAATCTTCTAAATAAATGTCATTATAAATATCCCCAGCCATCCAGTCACATGTTGTGCATCGATATTGATTATTCATGTTTAGATAAGTTTTAATTTATTTCGATATATCGCTGATATCAAATTATCTAAATAATAAGAAGATACACTATCAAAATTCATAAAAATAGATTTTTTTGTTTCAATTAGACATAAATTCATGGAAAATTTTCGCTCAACTTTATTTAATGTATTTAGAGCATTCATTCTAATATGAAATTTATGGACATATGTGCCAATTTTACGACATGTATGTGGATTATCTATTCGATCTCTAAATTTTTTATGTTGTTCCGGAGTCATATATATTTGTTTTATGAATTAATTTAATATTATGCGGATCTCTTCCAGTATGAAATCTTAGACAATTATTACATTTATAAGCTCTGACTTTCCATAGATTTTTATGATTATCATTCATTTTATGAGCCCATTTAACTGCATCCTCAAAAACTTTAAAAGTTTTCTTAGCCTTACCGGTCACTGTCATACACTGTCTTAAAGGCTTTGCCATTTATATAGTATTTAATTCATCCTCTATGTTATGTTTAGCATGATCACTCTGTGTATTCTGATATAGGTTGGTATGATATATATGTTCTTTATTATTCATAAATTGTAAAAATTTCTTTCTACCATCATAAAAATCTTTATCAGATTGCATATGAAATTCTTTTCTAATTAATCTAGTAATTTCTGATTGATCATTTATAAATAATCTTAAGTCTAAATCACATATGATATCTTCTATATAAGTTTGAGGTTCTCCTTTATGAGATGTAACTAATATTAACCATTTGCTTATATTAATATCAGATTCTTTAAAATCTAAAGCAATCATAAAATCTTCTAATTTTTGAGCAGATTTAGCTTCATTATCAGATTTAGATGGATCATATATAATATCATGAAACCAAACAGCCCATTTCAATAATATTCGATCTTTATGAGACTTAAATTTAAAATCCCTGACATGTATTAACATGTCTTCTATATGTACCAAAGTGTGATAATATCTATCTTTTGTATAAGATGTATATATTATCTCATCATAATAATAATCAGTAAAATTAGTATCAATATCTAAACCGAAAATTTTAGAAGTAGTTTTAATTAATTCATTCCATCTCCATCTAGGAGGAGCACTTTGCATTATTTTTTTATATAAACTGTATCACCTACTACTATACCCTCGTCTAAATATATCATATTTACAGATTTATCATCTATAAATTTTACTTTATGAGACTTATGTTTTTCGGGTAAAATTGAAACAACTACAGCAGGAACTTTAGGTGCTTTAGCTATTGGATCACTTGTAATTTCGCTTATTCCACCTAAAAATACAGAAATTACTACCACAATCCAAAACCATGGTAATTCCTCCCAATCAATTCGTGCTTTAACATCCGGAATCACTTTTTTACTCGCCATATGTTTTCTTTTTATATGTGTTATTTTTATATGTTAAATATACAAACTTTTTATTAGCCTCCATTATGATTTCGTTTGGGACTTTTCTTATTAATAAACTATCCCATTTAACAAATGATTCATATCTTGGCCGGCCGCAATATTTACATTCACTTTGCACTTCAAAATAATTAGTATTTACAGAATACATAAATTTTCCAATGCTTATTATTTTGAAAGAACATTTAGGATCGTATGTGTATAAATTCCAAAATCCTTTAACTTTTTCTTGTTTTGGACAAGTCATATTTTAAATTTTAGTCTTTGGTATAAAATCTAAGATTAATCCAATATTAGCCATATTTGTTATATTCATATTTAATTCTCCTTCTTTAAGAATTTTTCTTAAATGTGTCACAAATACATCTAATGATCTACTTACAAAATAATTAGATGTTTGCCACACTTTTTCTAATATGATATCTTTTTTAACTACTGTTGAGAAATTAGCAGCTAATAATTCAAATACACTAGCTTGTTTAGGCGATAATTGTTTAATAAGTATACCATTTTTAGATATAAGTCGTTTTGTTGGATCATATGTACAATCTCCAAATTCTATAATATCTCCCATCTTCGCTGTTAATCTAGCAAGTATTTCGAAATTATTATGATACATATATACATTATGTAACATAACACTTGCTAAATAATCTGTATCTGTTTCTTTAGTATAAGGAATAATCATATCTGCAGATGATTTCTCATATTTTTCTAATCTAGATATTACAATTACTGGTATATAGTTGTAATATTTTTTTATAAATTCTATAACTTTAGGCGCATATTCTAAATCTCCATTTATTATATAGGCATCTGCTTTTTCATTGTCAATGGTATCCAATAAGGTTTTTTCAAATTTAACTATAGATATAGTATGATTATCCTTTTTGGCTCCTCTAATGATAGAATTAAGAATTTTGTAATTTCCAGAGTTAACGGCTATTTTCATAAGGGTAATATTATATTAAGAATTGGTTAAATTAACCAATTAAATCATCAATTAAAAGCTTTTCAATAAAATAATTGTTAAGATTTTGTTAAAAACTATTTATTCATTAAGTTTTGCCCTCTAGTTCCATCTTCTTTTTTAATTCTTGTAATATATTTAGGTCTCCAAATGTAGATGATTTCTTTTTATCTACTCTCTTTTTTATTTCTTTTACTTTTTGTTTATCATTATTATCTAATGCAGAATTCTCAGTAAAATGAGAAAAAACAGTATCTCGTTTCATTTGATTTAATTGATAATTGATATTTTTATCACCATTTAATAATCCTGATGATGTTAAGTCTAATATATCTGTTGTACATTGAAAGCATAAGCATGTATCTGTTTTTTCACCTGTAAATGCCTGTACTTTATCAACACCTATAGCTTTAACAAATGGATTTTCTTCTCTTGTAGTAGTCTCTCCATTAATATTTTTACGTAAGTTTGCTATGAAATCTTTAGAAATAGAACCTTGATTATTTTGAATAGAAGCAAACGCCCCTTCGATATCGAATAATTTCTGGCCACATATATTACATATATGTTTCTGGTCTTTTTTAAATTCCCATAATTTTTGTGTTTTATTTACAGGCAAGTATGCTTTTATTAAATGATTAACAAATCCTCTTGATTTAGGATCATCATACAATTCTTGTATTTTTGTCATTTTTGTCATTTTTAAATAGTTTAATAAAAAAATCTCTAGTTTTATACATTATAAATAAAAGTAATGAAATTTTCTTTTCTGGCTCAGTATGATTAATAATTTTATGTACAAGACATCTACTATCTATGTGTCGGTATTTAGTGCCGTAAGAATCCATATTATCCATTCCACCACATGTACATTTAGGAACCTTCCACCAATAATGATAATTACTATTTTTCTTATAACCCCATAATTCTTGTTGAAAATATTCAATTTTTTCAACTTGTCTGGCTAATTTCTTTAACTCGATTGTATCATCGGTTTTTGACATTTCTTCTTTAACTGTATAAAGAGAAACATGTGATAACCTAAGAGCTTCAATATTATCTTTTGATACTTTTTTAATCTTAATTAATTTTTTATTAAGGGTGCATATAAGCTTCCCATTAGGTAATTTTACGTCTAAATTCATAATCTATTTTTACTATATTATGAAAAATAGACGAATTAGTTTTAAATTTATTTTAATTCCTTTAGTGTATTAAATGCGTAATCTATTATATTCTTTAGCAATACTAAGTTCAACTACATAATTGTCTTTATACGTTTTAACTGCGTCTAATATTGTTACAAAGCTTAAAGCAATATCTATAATAGCACTTACATGGTCTTCATCAAATCCATCATTAATAAAATCATCAAATATTTTTTATTTTGGTGTTATTTTAGATTCAATAGATGTTTTAAGTTTTAAATTAATACGATTATTAATTTCATCTAATAAAACTGCATCATATAGTTCTAATGTATTTAATATAGTGGTTTTAAATTTTACATCATTAATTGCATTAATATGTTTTGCTGTTCGGACAAATTTTCTTTTTTGAATATTGTTTAAATTGTTATTTGCGCTTTGTAACTCAATAGAAACATATTTTATAGACTTATTGTTTTCTAAACATCTTGCATTTAATATCTCTTTTGATATCTCTTTTAAATCACTATTTTTCATAATTATTATTTCTTAAGTTTGGAAATATCTACAGGAAATAATTTCATGGGCTTTACCGAAACACTTTTTGTATGTTCCTTAAATGTTGGATTATGCAGCCATAAACCACTTGATACAGAATACACTTTTAATGATACTTTTCCTGTTGGAGTTGTTTTGATTGATTTACCTATAGTAACAGTTGTCACACCATTATTATCAGTTGAATATCCATAATAGTTATCCATTTGAATAAGATTTCCTAAACCATCATTTTTGTTAATATCACTCATAATTAAAGTTGTTTTGTTTTTACTTCTGTAACATGTCTACATTTTTTTCTAAATCCAAAACCTGCACAATCACAATTCCAATATATACCATCAAATGTAACATTATATGAAGATTTTCCATTAGAAGAACTAATAATAGTAGAAATAAGGTGTGCAGGTTCTTTTTCTCTAATAGGAAGATCTCTAGTCCAATGATTATAAACATCATTTAATGTTGTCATTGATGGCACAACATGCCATCCAGGCATAATATATTTTATACCAGAGATCACAACTAATCCTGGTGGTAAAAAAGATGATATTTTAAAATCTTTAGCTAACATTATAATGTGTGAACTATTAATTTAAATTCTTCTCCTTTAATACTTCTATATTCACAATGACAAACTACATCATCAGTGTTTTTATATGCTTTATAGAAATCAAATTTAGTTCTATCTTTTTCTAAGCCATTTATAATAATAGTAGGAGGATATAATTTTCCCCACTGCAAATCGCTATAGTGTATAAGAAGTGTTTTTGAATTCTCTAGTAACGTTATATTACCACCTTTTTTATATCCTAAGGTTTGTGGTTTCATTTAAATATAGTTTTATTTTAAATTAAAGATTAAATATATCCAATTTAATTGAAACAGAAAAATAATTCTTAATATATTTTAACATTATTTAAGGGAGCAGGGGTACTTTAGCATCATAGATGTATAAACTCCCTTAAATATGTTATCTAGTTTGGAATAATTTTTCTGTTAGCCAGATATGTTTAAAATCTGTAAATTGTTTATGTGCCCCAGATACATTAAAAAGAATGAATCGTTGTTCGATTTCATCAATTTTTAGTACTTTCACTATATCTTGTACAGCATTTCTATATACTCCACCTACCATGATATCTTCTTTAGGTATTCTATTTACGGTTTCCTTCTTTTTTGCCATCTTTTATTATTTTATAATTAGTTTTACATTCTATTAAAGCATATGATAACAGTGTCACACTAGGATTAATAATGTGAGTATTACCATACAAAAATTGAAGAGTATATTGATCTTTTAATGCTCCTTGTGTATTATATGAAAAAGAGAATATACAAGTTTCATCTTTATCAGATTTTTTTTGGAAAAGCTTTAATAATTACATCTAACATACCTTCTCCATCTTCCCTTCCACCAAAATCTATTTCAGAGAATTGGATACCACCTATAGTTGATAAATCTAAACTATTTCTATACGTTTCAAAATTTTCATCCTCTATATAGTCTTCAATAATCTGAAGACTTAAATCAAAATCTTTTTTATTCATATTGTTAATTTATTTAAACCAATAAATTTTATTATCTACTTTTAAATCATTAATAAATTCTAAATATGTTCGGGATATGGGTTCGTTTTTCATATTTTAAATATAACTAAAAAAGTCGAGACTAAAAAATCTCGGCTTGAATTAAATTATCTTTTTAACATTTCAATATAATTATCTCGTAGATATAAAAAATTACTAGGCTTAAAATTTATATCATCAACAATTTCTTTAAACAAATGATTTGCCTCATCAAACACCATTATTTTTTGATATTTTTTCATTTGTATACCAAATATTAATATTCTAATAGCATGCCAAATACCCTTCTTAACAACTAAACTTATTTCTTCACTATCTTTTTCAATTACCCATCTTTTATCAGCTATATGCCAACTATTAGATGATTGTGTGATAACTTTTTTAATAAGTTCTTTCTCGTAAAATTTGTTTATCTTAAAATTGAATTTTTTCTTTATAATTTGATCATCATCCAAAGATATTGCTTCTAATGCTGGCATCATATAATTATTAATAGCATCAATAAACCCACCTTTACTATAAGGTGTGCCTTGGATTGATTTACTATGGTTGCTTACTGCATTATCTTTAAATGAACCGCTACGTAATAAAGATGTTTTGAAAACTATTATATAATCATCATCAGAATCTTCTCTATTAGTTCCATATACTTTAGAACCATACGGATATATATTCCATATGTCATCTATATCAAAATTTAATTCCTTACAAATATATTCTGGTGTATACATTATTAGCTTTGTTTAATTAGATATCCTTTAGAAGCTTTAAATATAGTATACCATATATCTTGATATTTAAAAGTAACTTTATCTAATGAAAATTCAGATACTTCTACATAATCACAATATAATAATTTTACTTCGCCAGCGCCATAAACGCCTGGAGGAATATGTCCCTCAAAATCTTTATATTCCCATGGGTGGTCTTCGGTTTGTATTACCATTCTGACCTTCCCTCTTTTACTTGGAAATTCATGTTTAGGTATAACATAAGAACGAAGTACTTTGCCTTCTGTGGTCACTACTGGTTCACTAGTAGTATCTAAACGTTTCGTTAAATATGTTTCTATATCCCCACCATCTTCAAACCGGACATCCCAATGAAGTCCGGCTTTAAAAGCATGATGTTCTTGTATAACTAATAGACGTTTATCCATTATGTATAATGTCTTTGATTAAAATCTCCACCAGGTTCTAATATATTATAGCCATCATATGAATTACCAGCTTGGAGAATTAATTCAGCAAATGTAGCAACAGCTTCTTTTTCTTCATCAGTTAAATCTTTTCTCATTGACTTATTCAATTGAGCGATAATAACATCTCTTCTAATAGTTTTTCTTAATGCCATTCTTAATTCTCCCAATTACTTGTACGTAAAAAAGCATTTAATGCTTTATTTTCTTCTCTGAAAAATCCAACTTTTCTACCTGATTCTTCTTCATACCAAATAGGCTTTCCGGATAATTCAAACACATCACCAGTATGTCTAAATAATTCTTTAACAGGCTTACTACCAAAAAACTTTGCAAAATTACTTGGATGGCGTTTTACTGTTATAACAGTATGTTTACCTATTTCTTCTTTATATACAAATTCAAGACTTCCTATTTTACGTTCCATTATAAATCCCTTCTTTTTTATTTTTTTTAATTTGTTCAATAGCTGATAACGAAAATGTCGACATTCTTTTCCAAAAATCTAAAGATTGATTTCCGGTTAATACTCGAACAGCATTTCCAGCATCTTTTTCAACTATTAAATCTATACCACCAATACCATTTTTAGTTGTATCAATTACTTTTTTTCTTGCCATGATTATTGAATGTTATGTTTTAATAATAATTCTTTTGCTTCTTTTAGTCTTTTTTGTAATCCCGGATCGTTTATAACAGGAGCCGCTTTTTTCTTCATACTAGCTATAGTTTTTCTTCCAAGTTGTTCAAGTTCTTTAGCATCTTGCTTTAAAACTCCTTTAACATCTACACCTTCAAAAGAAGAAGCATATGTGTGTGATACATCAATAGAAGCATCTGTAAGTGCTTCACTAAATTTAGTACCATCTTCCATTTCAGCATCCATTAATGCAGAAGCCATGGCTCCACCAACAACTACAACTAGTCCAACTATTATAAAGAAAATAGTTCCTTTTAAAACGAATCCAATAAGTTTAATTAAAAACATAATTTTTTAATTTTGATTTAAGTAAATATAACCATTTACATCAACAGTAAAAAATTTTAAATGTTAAAAAATGTTAATTAATCTTTAGATGTATTAAATAGTTGTCTTAATTCCTTTGCTTTGATAAACAAATATTTAATCATTTCATCATAAAAATCAGGGACGGATTTCATCTTCGAAATCATTTTATCATTATAAGGATTTAATTCAACAACTGTATTACCCGCATGTACATAAATAGTCCAATCATCAGCATGTCTTTGTTTTTGAACTTTGGCGACATTACATGAAGAACCTATACCGATTTCACCACCATTACCGTTCAAAATAGTTTTGACTAGTTCATCTATAAATTCTTCTTTATTATCTTCTATATCATGTAGATTATCATGATATATGGTTACAGTTGTTAAATATCCCATAATATATTATTTTACATCATTAAAATTTAGTGTATCAGATTTAACTTCTGACCTTCCGGCGTTAAAATCTTTTTGAAAAGATTCAAATACTTTTCCAGTATCCTTTATCAAATTATTCTCTTCAGTAGAATAATATTTAAACACATATACTACACTCCAAATAAAAGCGGCTAATAAACTTAGTTGTATTAATACCATTACCAAACCTCCTATTATACTTGTTTTAATTATGCTTTTATTAAACGTTTTGTGAAAATTTTTCATTTTATCTTAATTTAATATTAAATCGTTTCTCCATTTTTTCTAATGTTTCTATAGGCACATTATGTATGTCAACACCATTATGTCTATTTTCAACAACTATAGAATATACTTTATATCCATATTTCTTTGCTAAATCATAATAAGGTTTCAATTCTCTTTCAGTTGTAGAAGTATTAGCTACACATATTTTTGGTAAACCATGCTCCATAGCTCTTTTTGTTTCAGCTTGACACCATGCATGGGCTTCACCTATCTTATCAAGAGACCAATTATAATTACCATCTTTATCAGTAAAATAATCATCAGCAGATAACACCTGTTGAGATATTAAATTAGCAAATGAGGTTTTACCACATCCAGGCACGCCCCGGACCATTATAAGATCCTTAATTTCTTCTTTCATTATATAATATTATTAAATATTTTCTAAATAATCCTTTGATTGTATCCATTCCATAATTTCGATATCGAAAATTAAATCTATATTTTCGATAAATACTTTTGAATGGGTAATAATTATGATATCCTTTTTTAAAGATACTAATTCATTTAAATATTTTTTTTGATTCTTAAGAGATAATCCTTGTTCAGGTTCATCTAATATTAGCAAATCAAAATCTAAAGATATTATACTTTTTAAAACACCTTCCCTTGTTTCTCCATGACTTTCTGCAACCCACATAAATTGATTTAATATTTCAGGAGCTGAATAAGTAATACCTTTTTGAGGATCGGGTTTTGACACAGCTGGATTTATTTTTTCCATATCAACTAATAAAACTTCTTTATTTTGCAAAGAAGTTTTATTATTTTCAATTAATAAACGAATTAAAGTAGATTTACCTACTCCATTATCGCCCACTATAATATTAACACCTTTTTTTAATTCAAAGGTATCCCCTTTATTAAAAAGCTTTTTATAATCAAATGTTTGTGTAACTGTTCTTTCTTTTTTTGTTAAAATAGGTCTTCTACCATTTCCTAATTTTAATTTCTTTACTTTTACATCAATAGCTTGAGATAATTCTCTTCCTTCAAGTTCAACTTTTTTTGTTTTTGAAAAGATATCCTTCCTCATAGGAGAGTAATCTTCTGTTACATCAATTATATAATCTTTTTTAAACGTAATCTTCATTATTCTAGAATTTGTATACCATTAATATTAAGTGAGTAATTTTCAGCAATACACCAGGATATGATCTCCTGATCATTTGCATTATCAAAGAAACAATCTCTAAATTGATCTCTTGTCCCGAGGAAAATATAACCCTCTTCTACTTTTATACAACATTCAGAATATTCCATTAAACTAATTTAAATGATTCATTTTTAATTTCTTCTACATCTACCTTTATTAACTAAAGATGTTTTAAAATCTCCTTTTTGTCCTATAGGTAAATAAGCTGAATTTTTCATATTTTGATATATGTGGCATAATGTATTATTTAAAATGAATAATCATAATATTCTTGTTTAACACCAAATATGATATTTACTGTTGTCCATTCAATTTTAAGTTTTGTTAAACCTTCAATTAAAGAATTAATAAATACCCCATTATATACTCCTCCTGCCTTACTGAATGCTTCATTTAGTAATTTACCATGATTTCCATATTTTTTATGAGCTTCATCAGTGAATGTAAATCCTACATGTTTCTTTTTCCACGAACCCCATTTATAATAAAGTGTAATTGTTCCTTCAATAAGTTCATTATATTCATAAGACTGTTGATCACTCATACCTAATTTGTCAACTCTTTTTGGGTGGTATCGTTGAATAACAACAGATTTTGATTTTTCATTTACATCAATAACTTCATATGCATGTCTATCAGAATGAAACAACATAGTAGCTCCTTTACCAATTTCTGGAATGGTTTGATTATTGCCCATCATCCAATTAACTAAAGAACCTGTTGTATTAAAAGTTAATGATTGCTTCATATTTTTATTTTTAAATTTATAATAGTTAAATATAACCATTTACTATAAGAGTAAAAAATCTGAAATGTTAATAAATGTTAAAATTAATTTAACTAAAAAATCGACTATCTCTAGAGATAGTCGAATAAAATGTAATAGAAACCTGACTCCTGTAGTTTAAACAGGTTCTTTGTTTCATGATCAATAAAACAACACATTGTATTTATATGCTAACATCAGTATTAAATATATCCTATGAACCACTTTAGGATGAGCCGGTTGCCCATCATAAGGACTCGAACCTTCTATAAATAACAAACTTACACTTTTATGGTATGCGCAACCAATATTTTTATTCGAAAACATTTAAAATTTTATCCCAAAATGTTTCTTCTGCTTTTAATTCAGCATCTATTTCTCTATTCATTTCTCCAGATTCAATAGATTCTGAAATTTCATTATGAATATTTTGTGCTATAATTAATCCTTCTTTTGCTTCTTCTAATGAATTAAATGTAATCATAATAATATTTAATTTAATTGTTTAACATCTAATTCATACATTTTTGTATAAAAAATAATTTTATCTTCCTTAGACAATGCATCAATTGCATCTTTCATAAAATCCATTAAATTTTGACAAGATTTAACTGTCGCGCTTTTAAAATTTCCTAGTTCCATATCTCCTCCTCCAATTATTAATAAATTAATTATAGTATAAATATAACCATTTACTTTAAGAGTAGAAAATATTAAATGTTAAAAAATGTTAAAATTCAATTTCTCCTACAATCGTTTTATTGCTCCATCCTCCAATATTAACAATTGAAGTTTCTAACTTACATCTAAAGTTTTCGTTTACAAACTCATATGCCTTGGAATTAATATTTTCTTTTGTATTTGCTAAGTATATACCAGTATGACTATCTTTTTGTATTATAATATCAGTTTCAACTGGATGAACATAGTGGAATGATAATTCAGGGGATGTTACAGGTATTTGATTGTTTTTATAGTAAGAAGAATTATAATTGCGATGATTTTTAGATTTATAAATCATTTCTTTAATTATTTCTTTATTATTAAATAGATTTGAATCATCATATAAATCTATTAAATCTTTAATTCTTTTATTAGAAATAGGGAAAGATAAAATATCCCATAATTTACCTTCTTTACAAGCAAAAAAAGCACGCCGAGGTGTTTCTAATGTTAGATGATAAGTATAATCATGATTGTATTTAACTATAATATTTTTTTGATACCAATTACCAAGATAAACCATTTCTAATCCATCTTTACATTGAGCACCTTTATACCAATGGCCAACTATGGCTTTAGAAATAGGAATAATATCACCCTTTTTATTTTCTAATTCTTCTTCTTTATAAAGAAGATCAATATATTCTGTATCTAACGTCCTAATCAATTGCATTTGATGGTCAACAATATTTTCAACAAATGTAATTTCATCTTCAATTACACCATGTGTAATTGATAATCTAGTAAGTGGTAATTGATCAAAATCTACCCAAATTTGTCTTGGTAAATATTCATGATCTATTAGAAATCCTAATTTACTATAATCAATAATTTTTAAACCTGCCATTGGTTCATTATTAAAAGGTATTGTACCTTTACCACCAGACATTCTAATTCCGCTGCCAATGTAAGCTTTTTTAAGTAATTTTATACTACATGTATTTTCCATAATTCAAATATAACCAAAATAAGTGGGATAAAAAATAATTATTGTATAATTAAAGAATCTGTAAAAATATTATTATCTCCTGATGATGTTGTAATGGTTACATCATCAGATTTTTTTATTTTAATTCTCTGTTTTTCTATTTCTTTAATACGTAATTTATATTTTAATATATTTGGAGTAAGACCTCCATATAATGTTAGTTCTATAGGAACAAATCTTAATGAATCCCATATATGTTTAGTTGGTACTATATATTCTAAATATAAATCTGGATAATTTACTTTAAAATTAGCCAAACCATCAGGAATTCTAGTATAATCACTGGAATAATACTTCCCATCATATTTATTAGCTAAAAATAAAGCAAAGGCTTTATTATATTTATCAACATACCTATAGCCTTGGTTATATTGTGTATTGTGTTCACATGAAACTAATAATAACAATGCTACAATAAAAATAATTAATTTTTTCATATTTTATTTTTTTTAATGTCAAAATATTCTTCTGATAATACTTTTACTGGTTCGGTCACACCCATTACCCAAACTCCTGGTAATACATTTTCATCATATTTAAACCATTCTGGAGTTTCAATAACATCATGAATAGTACCTTTAATTAAATTTTTAAATTCCAGAGAAAACCCTGTAAAATTTCCAATCATTATTTGATGACCGGTTTTTAAAGGGATATATGTTTTTCTACATATAATATTAATGTCTTTATTTTCTAATTCCCCTTCATGTAGAAATATAATGTCATTTTCTGGATATTTATCTGAAACAATCTTCCTTATTTCTTTATCATCATCATTAAAACGAGTTGTACTATCACCTATTTTATAAGGATTTGGACATTTTCCATCCTTATTATTAAGCATTCTAACTTCCTTTTTATTAGTTAAAATACGTTCAAGATCTTCGCCTTCAATAAGATTAGGTAAATCATTTTTAACTAGATCATACACACTTAGAGATGTTTCAATCTCAAATAATTTTACATATACATGCATGGCATCGCTAGAATAACCAATCCATGATGTTAAATTTGCAATAATTTTTTTGGTATTATCCATGGATATTATTTAAATATGAATATTTCCTATTGGCTTACACGCGGAATATTCAGGATTAGCTATCTTAAAACATTCAAGATTTGAATTTGCATATAAAGTATTTTCTCCTCTCCAATCGCGTTTGTTAGTAGAGTTAACAAAGATTGCCTTTTCTACATTATTATTTTTAGCAATTACATCTTTAGACCTTTTAATAAGTCTTGTATATGTTGCTAATTCCTTTCGTTTTGTTGGTCCATGATTAGGAAATACTTCATTCATACCATATAACCATTCATCATTTGCCATTACTTCGGCTCTTGGATATTCTCCATCACTGATATCCATCGCATCTGATAATATCTTTCCATCTGGACAATTACCAACTTGAACATAAACGGCTATTTCTTCTCCTTTAAATGATTGTATTGCATATAATCTATATAAATAAGCGCCCATATCTCTATTGTATTTTAATTAGTTTATAAATTAACATATCTTCTTTGATCATTTTATGTATTCTGTTTGTATCAGATAAAGGGATTGATATATTATACCACACCTTCATAAATTTACCACTATCGTTAAAAAACATAATATCTACAGATTCTTTTATAATATTTTCTGTATCTGATATAATATTTACAGATATATCGTCGTATAAATTAATACTTTGTATTTTATTATATGTATTTTCATTTTTATAAATATCATTAGTATACGCCGGAAATACAATAAGTATAAACAAACTAATGGCTATTATAAGACTAAATACTGCTATAAAAAATTCTATTCTTCTATTCATTATTATATAATATGAAATTATTTATGAATGTCAAACTTAATAGACTGAATTTCGTTTAATTCTGTTTGCATATTATTTGTCTTAATATATAATGCTTTTTCATAGTGATGTGCTATATCAATAAAATATCTGCTTTCCATAAATTCATTTAAATCAAATCTATATTCCAAACAACCAACTGCCTCATCAGATGTATTAGTATTAATAAAGTTACCAATACCGCCAACCCAAATACATGAATCTCCTGCCACCATACAAAATTCATTTTCAATTAATTTTGTAGCAATTGTTTCCCAACCTGGATATTCATCATTCTTAAAAAATTGGCTTAAAATGAAGCTTTTTTGATATTGTGTCAAAATATTTGTTTTAGTTTTCATGACTTATGATTTATAAATTTTTCTCCGTGATAATTAGTTACATAAATTTCTGGTATATAAGGTTTTCTCATTAAAAATGCTCCTGGCATTATTAAGTTCTTACTATCTACAAAATAATAAGAAGATGTTCTTTCATATACCATTGTAACTCCACCAAAATGATAATTAAATGATCTATATTTTATTGATATGTTAAATTTATTATCAATCTCTACAAAAAATATCGGATACTTTTTGGTTCCGGCTTCATATACAAAGTTACCATTTGAATCTTTACCTCTCCATGGAGATATCAGAAATGGTCTGATTGTACCATCTATATTAGGATAATGATACTTATTAAAAAAGAATTCATATGAATCAGAGTCACTAGAAAGATTAACAGCTATTTCTTGGTCAAGAAAATATTGTAATACTTCTTTTCTTAAAGGTTGATCTTTTTTCTCATGACTTAAGACTCCATAAAGCCATATAAGATATTCCATTGGAAGCGTATCCAATCTATCCCCTTTATATGTTCCCCATTTCATCTTATGATATTCCATATATTTTTTAATTATAGTTAAATATAACCAAATTTACATTAAGAGAACAATTGCAAATGTTAATAAATGTTAATTGTATCACCTTTATTATATTTTCCTATAGAATCAACAAACCATATTGCATTTCCCCCCAATCCCATTTGTCTGTATATAATACCAACATAAGCCATCAGGTGTCCCATCTTTATTATTAATATTTTGAATGGTTATCATATCCGGTTTATTATTTACAGCATTATCACCAGAATTTCCTGGACCATAACAACTTGATAATAAAATCAATATTATGCTAATAGTTAATAATTTTTTCATAAGATTTGTTTTAAATTTGACTTCCATCATTAAATTCTTTTATTGCTTGATAGCTTATATCTTTTAATCTTTTTAGTAAATCTCCTTCAGGATTATCTATTTCATATTCAACACCGCCTTTAATTAATGAAAAATATTTAACATCTCCACCTTGTATACACCATTGAATAATTGGATAATTATTATCTATACATTGATAATGTCCTTTCCCTTCCGGAACAGAAGAACACCAGATAAATCCGATTGAATCTTCTTCATCATAAGTATACTTTAAATTAAAAACATTTACTAAATGTTTAGATAATATTACAGCAATTTGTGCATCAGTAGCTTTTGATTTCATAGTGGTTTATTTAATATTCATTCCTGTTATACAATCAGCCTCGCCAATCATAGAATATTTATCATCCGCCCCTTGTAAGCTAATAATAAAATTATCTTTGGTATAAGTAGAGATTTTAAGAATCTCATAAGATTCTTCTTTTAATTGTTTAACTTTAAATACCTTTTGTGGCATAGCATAAGCATAATTATTTTTAATAGGTACTAATTTCTTACCTATGTAATTACCTTCAAATAATTCACCAATTGTAATTCCTGATGTAGCCCACTGTTTATTTTTCTTTGCCATAATATTATGCTTTTCTAATTGCGTTTACTTTAGTATTTTCAAACTTTAATCCAAGTGGCGGGTGTATATATTCTTTAAACATTTTATTAACTATTCTTTCAATTTCTTCTGGGGGATAATTAATAAAAGCACTTACTGTTTCTATTTCTATTTTATAAACTGTTGCCATAATAAAATTTAATTTGAATACATATTATTAAATTGAATATTTCCATTAACAAATCTTTTTATTTAAATTTGTAATAGTTAAATATAACCAAATTTACAATACTAGAACAATTCTAAATGTTAAAAAATGTTAAACATCTTTCCATCGTATTCCGGATACTTCACCGAATATTAAATATTCTTTCTTTTTTTCACATACAACTTCGGCACTATCTCTTCTGATATTTTGTATATCACCGTTGGGATGTGTTAACCATGTTTTATAATTAACACCTTCTGAACTTTGAAGTTTAGATCCTAATTTCAAAGCATTAGCTATCGATATTTGATAAGTTGTCATCATGAAATATTTAGGTGGTTTTTATGACGTTTAATAAAAAGTGGGGTTAATGTTTCCATCATTTTTAAAGAAAGCTTATTCTTTGCATATAATAATTCAATTATATGCAATGGTATATCTCCGGCAGTAACAGATATTTGCCTATTTATCTCATCTTCAAACTTTTTTGCTTCTTTATTTTTAACTTTACTATTTTTGTGATTTTCTACTGCTACTCTTCCAGGTATTGATTCAACTATAGTCTGTTCAATTATATGAATATCATAATCTGAAACAGTTGGTTGGTTTTTCAAATAAGATGGGGAATCATTAATAATGTTATCCAAGGCATTAGATGCCCAACTTAATGATTTCCAAATAGATTTTTTACCAGTAGAATAATATTTATTATAACGAATATCCCATATTCTATATAATTTTTGTGTTTTGGTATTCATTATATCGAATGTTTATTGTGTTAGTTTTTTTGGTCTTGTAACTAAAACCGTACCAAATTTCTTAATTAGAGTCATTTGAGTTTCAACCCATTTATTTGCGTTTTCCCAATCTAATTGAGTTGGCTCATTATTACGATTTTTACCAAATGATTTCTCCATTACATTAAGCCATAATTCTGGAGATTGTCTGGATTGACTATATTTTTTACTTAAAATTTCTGCATGGACTTGCCCATGGTAAGGAGAAATTTGAGCAGTATACTCTTCGTTTTCTTTATTTCCTGTCCACATATTATTATGATTTAATTATTTCTTCAGAAGATATTAGTTTCTCTAACAAATATCCTAATTTACCAAATGCTTGTTGAGCTTCAACAAGAGCCTCAACTTCATTGTTACAACCTTCAATTGTCACTGTATGATATAAACCGGTTTTATTTCCAAATTCTTCTTTAACTCTATGTGTTATTTTAAAATCCATTATATTCTTATTGAATTAATTCTGGGTAAACAACATTTTTTATATTTAAGGTTCGAACCACAAATACATTTATCATTTCGACCTATATCACGATATTTATCTAATTCGATTTTATCTTCTTCCCTCTTTTTTCTTGCTTCGTTACAACGTTTCTCTCTTTCGAGACGTTTTTCAGCTTCAATACTAATCATTCCAGCATCACTTTCAATTATCTCATCATTATATCCAGGAGGATTTGACATATCATCCATTAATTCTTGAAGAGGATTTCTAGCTGTCATTTGTATAAAAGCATCTAATACATTAGTTTGTTTTGATTTCCACCTCTTTTGTTGAGCTTCTAATTTATCTATAGGTATATCCTTAAGAAATATTTTAGTGTAATTAGTGTCACAAGATAAACATTTTAAATTAGGTTTTGATCCGTCATGTAATTCAAAATCATTACATGTTTTACACCATACTCTTCTTAATGTCCTTGTTGGCATATTTTTAATTATTTTGTTTTAAAATTGCAACTTCTTCACTTAAATCTTGCATTTCACGAGCCATAGACTTTTCTTCAATATTTGATAGAATATAACCATCTCTATTTCCATTCAATACTTTATTAAGTCTGGATATTGTAGCTTCTTTTTCTATAATATTTTTATCTAAAGATGTCATATTGTATAATTTTTAATTTAGATAAAAATAACCAATTTTACTTATTAAGAACAATATTAAATGTTAATAAATGTTAAAATGACTTAATTTAATCGATAAAATCTTCAACATTTTTAAGTTGGTATTCAAGATCTTCAATTTTTTCTAATAATTCTTTTTTCTCTTTTTCTAAATCATCACGCTCATCTTCCATTTCACTGGCTCTAACTGCTTCTTCATTTCCAAATGTTCGCAAATCACTATTAGCTTGTCTAATTTCTTCTAATTTTTTTTCTATACTATCTTCATCATAATAAGCAATTCTATCCCAATCAGCACAACGTATAGCATCTATAACATAGTTTATTAATGGACAGGTATTACTTACGTTTGTATGGTCTATATCTCTTGACATAAATCTATTTATTATAAATAAGTATCATCAATATATTTCTTTTTTAATCTAATCCAATCCAACCGATCTTTTTCTTCTTTTTCAGTTTTTCTTTCTTCTTTTTTCTTTTCTTCTGCACGAATTAATTCAGCTTTTCGTTTTAATATTATATCACCAAAATACTTTTCAAAAAACTCAATAGGCTCATTGATATCAGTTTTAACGATATCAAATCCTCCAAAATTTTCTCCACAACCAGTTAAATTATTTGATGTTGATACATAAATCAGATTGTTATCAATCTCATAATTATCCATTGTCATACCCGTTCGGTTAATACTGGCATGAATTTCAGAAATTGACCATAGCTTTTCATGCAATTCAATATCGATTTTTTCGTATAATGCAATGTTTATCATATTAATATATTTTAAATGGTTTTGCAAATATTTTTTAGTTAAGTAAATATATCCAATTTTACTTAATAAGAACAATATTAAATGTTAAAAAATGTTAATTATAAAATTGTTTTTGCATATGGACATGTCCTCTTCCAATACCAACAAGAAATTTCATATGTTTAGAAGACACTGAGCCATACTCTTGTCCATCTATTAACATTGTTAATATACCAATCCCATCTAAAAAATTAATGATATCTTGTTTCAAATTACATCTTATCTCTTTTTTACCAAGAGAAAACGAACCATTATTTTTATTAAAGAAACCAATTTTCTTCCCCATTATAGTGTGGTTTAAGGTATTAATCAATATAAATTTTCAAAACGTTTAAGAATTGGTGCATTCTATCATTATATTAAACTACTTTAATACGTTTGCCACAACTACATATCAATTCTTGCTTCACTTCATTAAAAACATAATTACCCTTCCCGCAGTCACATAATGATACTTCACCATTCTCATTATCTCCTTTTATAATTGCGTTGGATATCTTATAATAATCATCTCTATCTAAATATTCTATTATCTCTCCATCTGATAATGTACCAAATTTAGAAAAGATTCCAAAAATTTCATGAATATCAACATCGTCTAATTTCATACTTTATTTTTTAATATAGTTATTCCCCATTCTTCATCTTCATAAAGAAAATTAAACTTATCTGTTATAGAATGAGTACACATAAAATTAGTATACACTTTACCTTCATTTATACACTTTTGAATATCCTCTAATTCCGACTTTCCAAAATCTTCAGATTCTCCATAAAATGTAAAAGTATCAATATATTTGTCAAATATAAACCATCCACCTCCAGATACTTTCTCTTTATCAAAAGCTAATTCTTTATGATAATTACACTTGCCTATAATCAAATTTCCATCCTCTATAATAAACTTTGAAAATAATTCTGTTATGTCCATATATTTTTTTATTTAGTTAAATATAACCAAATTTACTATAAGAGAACAATTTTAAATGTTAAAAAATGTTAAAAATTAGTATATTGTTTAAGGGCAGCTTTAATAGTATCCATTGAAAAAGACTTTCCATCAATCTCAATACTTGTATCACTTCTATTAACAACTTCTTCTGATGTTATTTTCTTAAATAAACTATTATTAACATAACATATTGTATTTTCATTATAATGAAGTGCTAATGCGCAAATATTGTTAGTTTGATTCTTAACATACTTAATTGATGTAGGTGATTGAGTAATAGCTGCCATACAAATTTCTTCAGATTGTTGTTTAACATATTGTAACATCTGTCCATTTATCTTTACTGCTACTAAACAAACTTTATCAAAATGTATATGAATATACTTTAATGCCGTAGGTGATTGAGTAACTGCAACCATACAAATTCTAAGTGATTGATTTCTAACATATTGTACTGCATTCCCATTTTGTTCAACTGCTGCTAAACATATCTCCTCAGTTTGCTGATGTACTAAACATAATAGTAATCCATCTTGTTTAACGGCGGCCAAACAATTATCAAGTGTTTGTATAATAACATACTTAAAAGCATTACTATTTTGTTTAATAGCTTCTAAACAAATCTCTTCAGTTTGTTTCTTTACATATTGTAAAGCATTTGTATCTTTTCTAACAGCTGCTAAACAAATCTCTTCAGTTTGCTCATCTACAAACGTCAATGCTCCGCTATTCGTCAGAACAGCCATCATAGCCTCTCCACCAGTCAAATCACATTTTGGACCAGCATATATATAATGCTTATCTCTATAATTTTTTAAGTGCTTAGGGCAATTTCTATTAAAAGTATCTTGCAAATGAGTTTGTTTTAACATATCTTTTTATTTAATTTTTAAATTAACACAAAAGCTAAACATTTTTCAGCTAATGGTAAAAGCTCTTCTAAATGTGGTAATCTATATGAATAATAATTACATTCGTTACCATTAAATTTCTTTATTTCGTTCTTATATGTATTAAGCAATGTCTCTATATTTTCAATATAAGTTGTTAATGCATCTATTACAGCATCAATATGACTATCACATTTAAATTTTTGATTTGTTGATGATGTTAAAAAATCAATACTAACTTTTGCCCCATACCTACTAAAGGTAGATTTTATAACAATACTATCTTTAGAAGAATGCTTACTCAAAATTTCAACTATTTTTTCTATCATAATTTTATAATTTTATAATAGTTAAATATAACCAAATTTACTATAAGAGAACAATATTAAATGTTAAAAAATGTTAAAAACTAATATATTGCTTAAGTGCAGCTTTAATAGTATCCTTTGAAAAAGTCTTACCATCAATCTCAATCTCATTATTTTCTTCTTTAAACATATCTTCCTTTACATATTGTAATGCACGCACATCTTGTTTAACAGCTTCTAAACATATCTCTTCAGTTTGCTCATTAACATAACGTAAAGCATGACCATTTTGTCTAACAGCTTTTAAACATATCTCTGGAGTTTGTTCTAATACATATTGTAATACAAATCCATTTTGTTTAATTGCTACTAAACACATCTCTTCAGTTTGCTCTTTTACATATTGTAATGCATCCCCATCTTGTTTAACTGCTTCTAAACATATCGCTTCAGTTTGCTCTTTAACATAACGTAATGCATGACCATTTTGTTTAACTCCTGCTAAACATATCTCTGGTGTTTGCACCCTTACATACTGTAATGCATGACCTTTTTGTCTAACTGCTTCTAAACATATCTTTTCAGTTTGCTCATTAACATAATGTAATACATAACCATCTTCTCTAACAGCTTCTAACGCTGCATCACCAGTTAAATTACATTTATCTTCTAACTTATCATAATCACTTTTATAATCTTTCAAATCTTTCATTATCCTTTTTTTCATTATATTCAAATATATCTATAATCTATCACAATATAAAATCTAAAATGTTAAAAGATGTTATAGATATCTCTTTACTCATCTCGTACACCCACTCTAACACCCTCTCAATCTCTCACTCTTCTACTTATATTACTACATCTCACTCTATATCATTCACTGTATTTCACTAAACTAACTCTTCTAACTCCCTTACCCTCTCTCACATATTCCCTAACCTCGCGAGCTTCCCTACATTATCACAATAATTATTTTTATAATATAACATATAATATAAACTATCTAATAAATCTCTTCAAACTTACACTCTAATACAACATCAGAACTCTTTAAAAACTCTCTCATCTTATCATAACTATAAGATATCTTATATACAACTCTATTCATACCCTTACTTGCAATAAACCCTATAGTACACATCTTCTCAGGATCCCAATCATAATATCTCTCTATCAAACATCCATCTATCACTAACATACTATCATTATACTCTATTATCTTCATAACCTTAAATTTTTTTATATTTTCTATATCTCTTTAATATTAATAATATATACAAATCACAAATAAATTCTAAACAAATCACAAACAAATCCCTACAAAGTAATCCTGTCAGGGCTCAAACCTAATCAATCAAAACGGCGCGCCTCTATCTCGAAACTGCTGTCACCTTGAGATAGTTACAGATATATAATTTCGAGTATAAGATTCTCCCTGTTTCGCCCTGAGACATATAATGTAACATATGTTACAAAATTTACCTTATACGAACTGTGGGAATGGTATTAAGAATGTAACATATGTTACAAAAAGTTGATAAGAACCATATTATCTTTAGGAACTGAGTAGATTTCAATTGTATTAGAAAGAAGTTTGCAATCAAGGATTCGGTATATGAGAGTAAAGTATTTTTGAGGGACTGTTATTTCCATTGTAGAGTAAGTAGTCCAGCATATATCGATATCTGATTTGTTTATGAACTCGTTAGTATTTTGATATACCAGATTAATGAGTTCATTTTGCAAGTTCATTATATTATTGATATCTTTGTAGTCCATTAGTTGGTGGATTATTTTTTCATTTTGATTATTTAGATTAATACTGAGATTAAATGTTTTATTTTTATTAGTCAGTATAAATATAACCAAAATAATATAGTTAGGGCAATTAATGTGTGATTAAATTAGATTTAATTTTATTTAGTTGTTTTAAAGTTATAGTTTTTGCGTTAGCTGTATATTCTTTGCGTATTAATATTTTTTGAGATTCTGGAAGTGTGTGATATGTTTCGCGTACACCGTGGTGGTATTTAACTATAGTAGATTCTTTCCACATAGTAGCTTTGAGGATATTATAGTATAGAGTTGAGATTATTTTCTTTTCAATTTTTGATAGGTTATATATTTGGTGTGTATTGCTCCATTTAACTAGTTTTTTATATGATAGAGGGAATTTATATTTTTCAAGTAGGTAGTTGATAGTATGTGTGTGTGTAGTAAAGAAAGATATAGTATTGAGTTTTCTTGATTTGTTTCTTTGATTGTTGTATTTAGATTGGAGTTGTATATATTTTTCTTTATTATTTTTTATATAGGTTTTAGTATAAGCTGCATCTTTAGCTTTATTGAGAGGGTTTGTTCTTCTTTTTTTAGTTTGTTCTTTGCTACAAAGTGAGCATCGAATTATATCTTTTTTTCCATAGTTGTAGATGTTATGGATAGTAATTACATTATGTTCAGAACAAAATTTAGATATTGTATTTATTTTAGCCACAATTAATTATTTAGAGGGTGCACGACTGATTAAATTTAGTATTAAAGATATAAGATAATATGTATATGATATATGAGTTGAAGAGATGATTGATAGAGTGATTGAGAGATATGATATTAGTTAGTAGGTTGTTCCCAATCGATAGTACCTGTGATTACGAATTCTGTTTGGCAGTTATCGCAAGTCATTTCGGCGTAAGTTGTAGTATCAAGAGAGTACATTGATTTGGTATCTTGTATAGATTTGTTTGTATTAGGGTTAGGTAGATAGATTGATGGGTTACCTGTTGCTCTTGTTTTGGTTGAATTACAGTTTGGACATTTCATAGTAGTTTATAATATATATTTATAATTTAAGTGACACTGAGTTGAGTGTTAAATGAATGTTATAGTAATATACATAAAACATTGGAATAACACTCAGATAACATTCGAGTGATTAGTCGATGTAGTAAGTAACTGTTGTTTCAGAGATAACATTGAAATGTTTTCTACAATGAGGGCATTGAACTAGTTCAGTAAAATCTTTGATGTTATCTTGTTTGATAGTTATGCCGCCTTGACAGTGTTTGCAATAGAGGTCAAGAGTTTCATCAGATTTAGATTTAGAAAGGATGAGGTTCATATATTTTAGTTTTTAAGTTTAAATATTGTTTCATCGATATCAACAGATACAACTTCAAGACCTAGCATATTGACAATACATGAGTAGTATTTAGGTCTTCTAACAAAATCAACAAGAGCTTCATTATGTTCAGAACAGAATCCATGGAATATATTAACGAATCCTAGGAAGATATCATGATGAGGATCGAGTTGATGATCATTTCTGATATCAGAAAGCATGTTTAATACTTTAGTTTCTATATTAATTTTGCGTTCCGGATTAATATTGTTTAATGTAAATACATGTGATATAGTAATATGATTATAGTTAACATTGGCCATAGAATAAGACTCTATATTTTCAAGAGATTCTCCGTTATAGAGTTTAAAGTAAGCTCTACAGTAGAGGTTATCTTCTAATTTATAGATTTTATGAGATACCCCATTATAGTGTGCAGTGCAATTAGGGTATAGATGTTTAAGATATCTAACAGTTTTACAATCTCTTAATTCTTTAGAGATAATTATATTGATTTCTATTTCTTTCATATTTTTGAATTTGTATATTGTAAATATAATTAATATTACTATAACAGAAAAATATTAAAAGTTAAATAAAGTTAAAATGATTTATTTACATCTATTTTTCTTTCAAAAGATAGTAAAGCGTTTTTAATATATTCATGAGGATATTCATTACCTTCGAAAATAATAGCAGATTGTTTTGGGAACATGTAATTATTAACATACATTAATGCTTTTATGTTTTGTTTAACAGCTCCTAAACATATCTCTTCAGTTTGTTCTTTAACATAACGTAATGTTTCTCCATCTTGTTTAACAGCAGCTAAACATATCTCTTCAGTTTGCTCTAATATATATTGTAATGTATTACCATTTTGTTTAACAGCTCTTAAACACATCTCTTCAGTTTGCTCATTAACAAATTGAAATGCATTACCATTTTGTTTAACTGCTTCTAAACATATTTCTTCAGTTTGCTTCTTAACATAACGTAATGCATAACCATTCTTTCTAACAGCAGCTAAACATATCTCTGGAGTTTGCTCATTTACAAAACGTAATGCATAACCATTCTTTCTAACAGCTTCCATACACATCTCCTCAGTTTGCTCAATTTGCTCATTAACATATTTTAATGCATAACCATTCTTTCTAACAGCTTCTAAACAAATCTCCTCAGTTTGCTCTTTAACATAGTATAATACAAATCCATGTTGTCTAACTACTTCTAAACATATCTTTTCAGTTTGTTCTTTAACAAATTGAAATGCATTACCAATTTCTTTAACTGCTTCTAAACATATCTCTTCAGTTTGTTCTTTAACATATTGTAATGCTAAACCATTCTTTCTAACAGCTTCCATACACATCTCCTCAGTTTGCTCATTTACAAAACGTAATGCTTCATTATGTTGTTTAACAGCTGCTAAACAAATCTCTGGAGTTTGTTCCTTAACAAATTGTAATGCGTTACCATCTTGTTTAACAGCTTCTAACGCTTCTTCACCAGTTAAATTACACTTGTTCTTTAACTTATCATACTTACATTTATAATCTTTCAAATCTTTCATTATGTTTTTGTTTTAAATTTATAATAGTTAAATATAACCAAATAGGTTGATAATAAAAAATATTAAATGTTAAAAGATGTTAAAAAATTAATATTTTAGAATGAGGCAAGTTGGAGTATACTCTCTAAGAAGTGTGTGAAATAAAAAAGCTTCTAACCCTTTTGCTTAATAAGCTATTACGTATTTATAAACGTCTTAAGAGCTTCGTAATAAGGCTCTTAAAACTGGATGTATATAATTAAAACCTTTCTTTTCTGATAATATTGATTCCATTGGGTTGAAAGTTACTACATATGAGAATAGATTGTACTTCAAATGTAGACCAATTTAAATCAAAAGCAGTATCCATTATGGAAGGTACCCATGATTCTGGATAATCAGATTTTAGTATAATTATTATAGGAGCCTTTTTAGATTCCGATAACAAAATGAAACCTTTTGGTTTAGATTCTACTTTATTAAGCGCATTAAGTAGATCATCGAATTTTTTTTCGTTAGTGTTTACCATAATAATTTTTATTGTTTGTTAAAGAATTCAACAAGTTCTTCAGTATCCATTAAGTAATCTCCTTCACATATATAGATAGATTTAATATCATTTACATGAATGATAAATTCTCCACCGTACCACCACATTGTAATAGTGTGTGTATTTCTAGATCTTATTTTAGAGTTAATTGTTACTCTGCTTTCATTAGGATAAGCATCAACAGCTATATTATCTCCAACTTTGATATCATTAAAATCAATTTTTTCCATAGTGTGTGATTTAGTCTTCGTTATCATTGTTAATCCATTCCATAATAATTTCTACATTCTCATCTCCAACAAAATCATGATTGATTTGGAAATTACCTGGACCTGAGACATCTATTAAAACGATACCATAAGGATCGCCAAAGGAGTTTTCCTTTTCATCTTCAACTAGTTGATTGAATTCTTCAATTGCAGATTCCTTGTAAGAATTGTCACCATAGAACTTAATGTTCGTATAATCCGCTGTATTAACTACGATTGCTAACATAATGTTTTTGTTTTAAATTTATAATAGTTAAATATAACTAATTTTACTATAAGAGAGCAATGTTAAATGTTAAAAGTTGTTAAATGTATATAGTGACATTTAGTGATATGTATTTAAAGAGATGTATATACATATTAACCAGACTGTAGTGATAAAAAAATCCTATCTAGAGTTACCCAGATAGGATTTTGAATTTTTTCTTATAATATTATTTCTTTGGTTTTGTTATAGATTGTCTACTTAGTATACCAATGAGCCATATTAATCCAATACAGACTAAATAAGGCAGACTTGATGGTAGAGTACCATTAGAGACTAAAGTTGGTAACACAGTAGGTATTACAAATGGCCATAGAAAGAATAGAATAATTCCTGAAATAATAGATTTGAATAAAATACCGAAAATGGATAAACATACTCCCCAAATAATACCTAGTCCTATTGCCAATGTCCCCCAAATAAAACTAAAAAACATGCCTAAAAGTCCTACAATTGTTCTCATATACGTTTGTTTTAATTATTAATTATAAATAGAGATTAAAAATAACCAAAAAGATTGGGATAAAAAAGTTTAATTTAAGTTTTAATAAGTTATTTTTAAGTGCCGGAGAATTCAATAGAGTAGAAATGATATAGTAATATAAGTAGAAAATTGCCCATTCATCCCTTAGGGGGATATATCACATTCAGTTTTTAGTTGATTGGTATTATGTATTTTAGAAAAAGACATAAAAAAACTCCTACTAATCTATATAAAGATTAATAGGAGAAAAAACTAGGTAAATATTGCAACGATTAATTTTATTTTTGTCCACCTTTTAATAGAGCATCGAATCGAACGATATTTGGTGATAGTTGTTAACCAGGGGAATTACGCCCCACCCCTATATCTTTTATACTTTGAAAGATGTTCTTTGTTTATATTTAGAAATATGTTCTGTTGCAATTATTAAAGCTATATCTAAATTATTAGGAATTGCAGTTTTCTTTGGATTGCCTTTATGAAAAGCAAATGAGGTTGATCTTACTTCTTGTCTTGCCCATAAATCTCCTTTACCTCTTGATAAGTTACCTTTGGTAATATTATAAACATATACCATTGGGTAGGGATTAGTAGTTATTTGGATAAAAGTATAGATTAAACCAAATCTAGCATCTGATCTTTCATATATTTTAAAAGTAGAAGTTTTCATAATAAATGTTCCTACCTTAGTATAATCTTCATATTGTTGTAAAGACTTTTTTACTTTAATTTTTTCCATGATGTATATTGTTTAAATTTGTATAAGATAAATATAACCATTTGCTTTAACAGTAAAAAATATTAAATGTTAAAATATGTTAAATGTTTTTAGTGATATTTAGTGCATTATAATAGTATTCTTTGAAAAAGTCTTACCATCAATCTCTACTTTTTATAAAAATAGATCCTCTTTAACATACTTTAATGCTTTTATGTTTTGTTTAATAGCAGCTAAACAGATTTCTTCAGTTTGTTCTAATACATATTGTAATGCATAACCATTTTGTCTAACTGCTTCTAAACATATCGCTTCAGTTTGTTCTTTAACATATTGTAATGCAGAAGCATGTTGTTTAACAGCTTCCATACACATCTCCTCAGTTTGCTCATTTACATAACGTAACGCTTCTCCATTTTGTCTAACAGCAGCTAAACATATCTCTTCAGTTTGCTTTTTAATAAATTGTAATGTATGACCGCTATGTTTAACAGCTTCCATACACATCTCCTCAGTTTGCTCAGTTTGCTCATTAACATATTTTAATGCATAACCATTTTGTTTAACTGCTTCTAAACAAATCTCCTCAGTTTGTTCTAATACATATTGTAATGCTAAACCATTTTG